TCAGACTATCCATCCCACCGAAAAAGGAACGTCCCCGCTGGGTCTGGCAGATTTGAGCCGAGTGGGGACATCAATATCCGTAGGGATGCCATCAATGTCGGTGTCTGCCCCAAGCTCTTCGGGAGTGTAAAGGCACCCGTTCAAGGCATCTGGAAAGAGGAACCGTGCCATCTCCGCAACACAACGCCACGTCAACATCGTTCTCGGATAGTGTTTCCAGCATGGCTTTTGCAACAGATGAGTAGCCATGTCCAGGTCCCAAGTAAACACTTGGAGATCATCATGCTTAGAACGGGCCGCGTGGACAGACACCCTTTGTGGTGCCTTGCTCCAGTCATAATAAATTCTTGCGTTGGGAAACGAGCGTCTTATGAGGTCTAACATCAACTGACCACGCAGCGCAGGCACGTTATCGACGACATATATTTGTTCGAGAGACTGCATCGGCCCCAAGCGTAATTCACGGCCTTTAGCCATGACCACAACAACCTGTTCGGGGCTTTTTCAAGTATTTGGGGATTAAGCCTGATCGAATCAAGATTTTTGCGGCTTCCAGATCCTTTAGCATCAAGCTAGTCAAGTTACTCATGCTCGCAACTCATATATCTGGTAATAGTCTTCAAGGTCTAAATGCAAAGAAAGAACTCCATTCAGGAAGACAACGCCTACTTGATATTCGCTTATGTCGCGAATGTTATAGTGAGTTAAAAACGCCCAAGCACCATCCGGGATTTGTGTGCATCTTAAAATTGCACTTCGTTTACCCTCCGGTGTTATGTTCACGGATGCTCGGAAGTAGGATTTTTTGTAGCCTTTATCTACCAAAATTGTTTTGACTTCCGAAGGGAGAAAGTCCCAAGCATTAGAGTGCTCTAAGTATGAATTTGATAAGCTCATAATTGTTCTCCTTAATATGGCATCATGTTGTCGTTAGCTTCTGGAATGTACATATCTCTCGCACTCGGAGGTGGAATATCTCCGTACATCTTTGGCCTGGGTCTGAACTGCTGCTGTTGCTGTAGAGGAGCCCTCTCAATTTGTTGCTTGATAGTAGCCGTGCGTCCTGAGAGATTTGATGATCTCTTCCTCGGACGATACCCCACGGATATATTCAAATTGAGGGGAAGACCGTTTTTACCTTTGATCTCTTTGGTCGTGCCGCCTGGATATTTTTGTTTGATTATAAGCTCAAGGGCGTCTTGAGGAATCGGTGTATTTTTGGTGTCCAGCGATGCGGAATACATGGAGGATGGGCTCTCATTCCGATCATACTTGATTTGAATAAATGCCCCGTTTTTCGGATGCGTCACCGAAATGCCACCGTTGGCACTTTTTAGCTCTTTGATTTTTTTGAAGAGCGAATTGGCCATCTCCAAGAGATAGACACCTTTAGCCTGATACGTCTTATTGACCTCTTCGTAGAGGACGACATTCATAAAGTAGCGATAGTGACTCACAATACGAGAGCCACCGAAGCCGACTTTTTGCTCGAACTCAAGCCGACAACATTCACACTTGGCGTGACGATTGGGGTCATTACGGTTTTGATTTGGTTCGGACTCATCAAAGGCGAGGCAGTATTCATAATACTTCTTGCCTGTCTTAGTCGTAATAATGTGTCGGAAGTCCGTCCACACTTGTCCGAAGGGCCGCACAAGATGCCAGTCTGTAGATGTGAACTCAAAGGGCTGCACTAAGTCAGACCAGCGCAGCTTTTCATCGAGGGTTGAATGAATTTGATCGATCTCTCTTGGCATAACAGAATCCTTTTAAAATATGACCAGTGAGCTTATTTGCTCTAGTGTCTTTCTTTAATTTTTAAATTTCTTTTTAAATGGCCTCGGCCCTTCTAATAGTCCAACGCTGCCTATTTTTCAAGCAGTATTTAAACCAATGAAAACAACATATTGTAAAAAACAAAGGAAAAATAGCCTCTCGGACTATTTAGCCCATAAGCTAATCACATGATTTTTATGAATATTTTTTAAGCCTTGGCCAAGTAACTTTGGGTTACATGCCGAGCGCAAAGCAGAGGGATCGACCGCGACCGAAGTTCGATCGTGCGACTAAGCGGCTTTAGCCGATTTTTTTTTGTCAAATGACTGTTCAAAACTTTTTAGAGCCGAAGATTCAGCCTGAATGTCATAAATTTCGAGGATAGTGCATGAGACTTAAACCTCATGTCCTCGATCTTTTCCATGTTTCGCAGTGCATAGGCAGCACGAGCGATCAAAAACCACTTTAAGCTGTACCACGAGGATATGACTGTCATGGTCCAAAAGAAGAGCGGCCTAAATACCAGGCAGAGCAAGCAAATAGGGTCGCCCCAAAAAGATAAAATAGGCTCGACCTTTTGTAGATAGTTTTGGACCACTGATAGTAATCATCAGTAAACAACAATACCTCCTGTAAAGCCTCCGATCAATCGAGAAATCCTACTTAATATAAAAATAACAACATTGAGAAGCCCGAACATGGCGGATGGTGCTGTAACACAGGTTTTCACGCGAGATTGGTTTTTCAGTATGTAATCGAATATTTTTTCGAGTTCTTCTGGTAGTTTACTAATTGGTTGTATGTAATCCCTCCGTAACGAAGATAGAAAGGAGCATTCTGATATTTCTTTTGTAAGTTGATAGCCTCTTCTTTAGAGCATGTCTGAAATTCTTTTGTTTTTTGGTGTAGAAGAGTATTGCTTTCTTCTATGTTTTTTTGAACTTCTTTTTGAACGAAGATCGCAAACCTTCTTCAACTTTTGCAATATATCCTAAAACTTTAGGGTCACTGGTGTATGATCGCCATTCTTGAAAAAATTCTTGGTACGCACCAAGCCCATCTTCAAGAGACTCTTTATCATCGATAATTTTTGCGAGTGTTTCGTCTAAATTGAAGGCTTTCAGCATATCCATATATTCTTGACTTCGACCGGCTAACCTCGTGAGTGCGAATAAGCCCTTTTCATGATGTCCTTCTTCCACAGCGCGTCTAGCAAGTAGTAGTAGAGTGGGGACATATTTGATACTTTTGACCATATTTGCTTTAATTAGATAATCAAAAATATTCTTACAGGCCCTGCCCCATCGATCGATATTCTCTTTCAACATCATTTCGAGAAGAACTTTTTCAAGGTTTTCGTCCGACAATGAAAACCAAGGGTAATTATCAATAAATTCCTCACATATTTCTGATTCCTGTTTGACAAAATTTATCAAGGAATCCCGGTGTTCGTCAGAGTTAGAGCCTGGGAGATAAAGCCAACTTTGTACCTCCGCATCCAGATCTTGGATCATGTGTTGGGATCGCAACGTGAGCACTATCGCGCTCCTAAGACCCTTGTGTTGTCTGATGGCGGCAGCAAACGCTTCAATAGCTGGTGAATTTGAACCTCTCCATATTTCGTTCTCACAGACTAGCACATCCTGATAGGACCATTTTTGAGCCGAAGAAGTATAATATTTTTTTGAGAGCTTTCAGATCATTTGTAGCAAGAGCCTTAGTAGCTTTGGTATTAAAATCCTTCAACTCTTGAGGTTTGACCAGGAGAAGATCCAGGTTCGCAGGATTTTCTCTTGAAGAATCGTCACGACTACTACGCTCCCTTTCGGCTTTCAATTTTTGTCGAGAAGTCTTCCTGGGCCTTCATGGATTCCATTTTTGCTGTCTTTTTCTTGGTCCCGCATAAGACGCCGTGTGGTCTCCGCCTCTTTACTCACGGTCGCCTTCAGTTCACACTCTGGGCACAAGAGACTCAGTGGGCTTTTTTTTACGTTTCGGAAACATGCGGGACAGAAAGACATGAGTACCTCCCTAAAAAGCGAGGCTCTTTTCGTCACGTTTTGAAAATTTCTTTAATAAATTATAAATACCAATAAATACAAAAGGTTAAATTGGTTTTTGGGGCGCTTAAAAGATTCAAATTTCAAGGGGGAAAACTATGTCTTTCTTGAAGCGTTTGAGTGTGGCGAGCCGAACCGTAGACCTTGCAGACTACAGACCGGATGTGGTGCGCAGCGTCCTGATTGAGGACGAGCCTGGGACTGAGGGCTCGTGGGAGGAACCAGCCTGGGCACCGTCACGGGTATATAAGATCACAAAACTCAGGCTTCCGAATCTTGACGAATACCCTGAGCTTCGGGACGAATTGCGCGAGCTAAAAGCAGGCGATCAAATCCGCTGCAACTTCTCTTACAAAGAGGACGATGGGGAGACGTGTGAAGTCGAAGGGTTTGGCGTGGTGTCCAACCTTGAAGTGGACGGACGATGAAAACCCTGACGCTCGAAACGAAACTTTTTGGCGTGTGGGAAGGCGAAAAGCCACCTCAAAGCCAAAAGGGTCGGCACCGCCTAGCATTTGGGTAAGAATATGACTTTATTGAGATATTTTTCGCCTAAAGAAATTGGCTTTTTGTGCCGATTCTGTTAGGGGTGAGTAGGTAAAATCCGAGGTGAACATGTTCCTTGAAAAGCTCAAAATTCTCGCGGCTCCGCAAAACGTCTCTTGGGAAGGCTACAAGCCTAAAACAGATGAATGCGGTTATGTATGTGAAGCTCATCTCCGACAAGAGAAAGAAGCTCTTAACGCAGCTTGGCGAGAATACTCAACCTCTACTCTTTACCTGATAAGATCGTTGCTTTGAATGAAGAGAGTGAGAAAGTAATTTACTTGGTCCAATTCATAACAAAAATGGTTTTTGGCAAACGTGCTATTACCCAAGTCAAGGTGTGGCGAGACAAGACAGAGACAATCACGAAAGGCTTGGCCGAGCAGATATTTTTTGAATTTCTTCTGCCTCAAGCCGATTGTATAGTGTCAGACGGCCAACAAACCGACTATGGCCGCTCCTTTTGGGAGCTACGAATCTACGATGCTTTCAGCCGTGGGCTTCCTGTCTATTTGATCGATCAGAACAAGCGCACAAAACAAAGGCTGCAAACACCAGACGAATTTTTAGAAATGGCAGATCAGTGGTGGGGCGACGATCCCAAATTCCAAGCAAAAAAATCGCCATCTGTCACTCCGAGTTATGGGCTTGACAACGCGACCTGGAGTTTGCTAAACGACCCGCGACTAGATGTCATCGGGTACGCGCACCCGTCCGGTTCGCCACTGGGGAAGCAAATCAGCAGCCGTAGCCTCTATAAGCCAATGGTCTAACTTTCACGGCCTTGAGCTTGCGCAGCGAACACCAGCGTCACAAGGTCTAACGAAAGGTAGGACTTTCATGGCTCTGCACGTCTCCTCGATCGCTCAACTCAAGACCCTCGCCAAGCTCAAGCACAAAAAGGAACGCGATAAGTTCCCGAAGCTCTCGGACGCTCAGGAAGCTCTGGCGCAGGAACTGCGGTATCGGGACTGGTTCCATGCGCTTCAAGTTCTTAGTCAGAACCAAGAGCCCTCGGACAACAAAGTTCCAAACAGACACCTTGAGTTAGTAGCTGCGGCCAACAAGATCGTCTCAGTCCTGAACAAAAAGTTTGCTGGGCGTTATTCTCCCGCTCGCGTCGGTACACCGGAAGATGCCAGTGAGTGGTTAGGACGTGGCGTTACCGATTGAGTGGGACGGCCCTTTCAACTGGGCCATCTCGATCGGGAGCGAACTCCGGTTTGAGCGCGATGTTAAGTTGTGGAAGAGAGGCGAGCATCCGCTCCAGTCCCGTGGGCGTCCAAGTGATTCCCGGCAAGCTAAAATTGTACGACGAAATCGTAAAAATGTTAGAGGACAACCAAGACGGCATCGTGTACGACGTGCCTGATTGGTTATATCACGAAACTATAGATGGCTCTCAGCTTCTGTTGAGCGACGAATCTTAGCGTCAGCACTCAGGAGAGTTCGTCGAAAAATCTCTCGCTAAAATATCTTCATCCGAACTCGTAGGCGGCATCATGGTTGCACGCTCAGAGTGACGGTTTTTCGCGATCCTCAGCCACGTCTAGTCGGGTGTTGCCCCTTATCACTGAGTCAACGATAACTTACTCTTGATTCGGACTCTTTGCGGATTTCATCGACGATTTTCTTGTATTTCTTTTGATCGTCGGAATAAATGGCGATGACGTAAAAAGGTATTTCATTTCTCATTTTGTCGTAAATGTCCCTTTCATCGGGATTAAGTAAATTACTAGACCTGCCGATATCCGCTTTGCCAAAAAGAGCTTCAGGCAAGAGATAAAATTGATATTCGTAGTAATCAACCGTATCGACACCCTCGTCCAAGATTTTTACTAAATTCTCTTCAAAATCTCTAACATTGCGACTTTCCTTCGGGTAGCGGAGTTTGTACTCTTTTGCCAATTTGATGGCTTTTGGGGCGATCTCTAATATCCTTCTCTTCTAATTCGTCTTCAAACTCAAGCTGTATACCCAAAAAATCATCTTCCCGGTCCTACAGCCAAAACCACGACGCCCGAGATCCGTCACGTTACCAATTTTGAAATTTTATGGAGACTGTCCGCTGCATGTTCATCGTAGCCTTCTCGTTTCTCTCTCTTTTTCTTTCTTCAAATTTTTGATGAACGACCGAGTTTCTTTTTTCGCCTGAGTGCTTCGAGGTCTTTCTTGGTTCGGAACTTAAGCACATCGCCTGCGAGAACTTCAAGTTTGAGAGAAAGCTCATTTTGTTTCCCTAAAAAGTCTAAAAAATGAAATAGGTTCGTTTGAGCGGATCACGTCCCCCTCAAACCCTTACCCTGTAGCAGAATAATCTTACTCGCCCTAGCCTATTTTGGGCTCAGAGCCTTCCCATACCAAGGCGTGATGGAGAACTTCGTCCATGTGTCTCCACGCAGACGATTTCGACTTCTTTAAGGACGCTTTTGGGCACGTCCCTCAAGGTCTTTTCGTTCTCCTTGGGGATCAAGACTTCTTGATTCCGCCTCGGTGCTGCTGCGATGAGCTTCTTCTTTCAGACCACCGATCGGCAGTACTGCGCCCACGCAGCGTGACTTCGCCTGTCATGGCGACTTCGCGGTTCACAGGTCCGCTTGGTCACGGCACTGGTGAGAGCCGTGGCCATAACATCCCTGCTGAAGGACCGTCCTTGGAACGGCCTTCGCGGGGACGTGGATATGCAGGTCGATTTTCTCATAAAAGTCATCGGCAGGTCTAGCGCCTTAGAGCGGGAGCGCACATAGGATAACGCGGCTTTGGCCGACTCTGCATGACTTCGCCGAGCTTGCCTGTGCAAGTGACCTTGCCTTTACCAGGGGCATGGTGACCTCGGTGACGGGCAAGTCCCCGCCCACTTCGGTCCATGCGAGGCCCGTACAAAGGCCGATTTCCATGCTGGTGATTGGCGAGGCCAATGTTATAGCGTCTTGCACCAAGATATTTTTGCACTGCCTTTTCGGTGATGGTCTCGGCTTCAAACTCCATCTTACTGGGCTCAGAACCGCACTTTTGTAGAGCTTTGCGAACAACTTTGCGAATCACTGAACCGATCTCTCGCTCTAAGTTCCGAACACCAGACTCTCTCGTGTAGTACCGGACCAGTTCCTTGATGGCGTTGGGGTTCATGCTCAAGAGCCTTCTTTGACCCGTTGGTCTTCAGTTGTTTCGGGACGAGGTATTGCTTGGCGATTAGCGACTCTTTTCCTCTTCGGTAGTCCCTGATAGCTGGATGATCTCCATCCGGTCCAGCAGGGGTCGAAGATGGTCGAGGAGGGTGTTGGCCGTTGCCATGAAGAGAACTTTGGACAAGTCAGTAGTCGAGGGCTAAGGTAGTAGATCCACGAGCGCAAAGTTTTGCTCCGGGTCCAGGACTTCGAGCATCGCTGCGGTGGGGTCACCCGGTGATCTGCCGCGAGTTTGTCCACCTCATCGAGGAGGATGACTGGGTTAGACGTGCCTACTTTTTTAATGGCGTTGATGATGCGTCCTGGCATGGACCCGATATAGGTTCGACGGTGCCCTCGGATTTCGGCTTCATCCCGCACACCCACCGAGCGCAACTGAGCAAACTTGCGACCCGTGGCCTCAGCAATGCTTTTGGCCAAAGAGGTTTTACCAACCCCTGGGGGTCCGACGCAGGCACAGATTGGTCCTTTCGGGTTTTCGACCAAGAGCCTAACCGAGAGGTAATTCGAGGATTCGGTCTTTGACCTTTTCAAGACCCGAAGTGATCCTTGTTCAAAACATCTTCGGCGAAGACAATATCTTTTTTCTCCTTAGAATACTCATTCCAAGGGAGGGATAGAAGAGGTATCAATATAGTTGCGTCACCACCGTGCTTCTGCGCTCATCGGTGGCATGTTTTTGATCTTCTTCAGTTCTTTGTTGAGCTTTTCTCAGGCCTCATCGCTAAGTTTCTTAGCCTTGATCTGCCGCTCAAGCTCCATGAACTCGGCTCTCGGAGTCGTCCTTGTCACCGAGTTCTTTCTGAATCGCGTTCATTTGCTCATTGAGATAATACTCTTTTGAGCCTTTTCCATCTGTCTCTTGACACGGGACCGAATTTTTTCTCAACGCGCATGATTTCAATTTCGGCTTTGAATCCATGCCGTAAATTTTTTCAAGACGCGCACTAGGGTTGGTTTGTTGAAGGAGAAGCTGCTTATCGTCCAATTTTAGGTTGGTCAAATGCGAGGCAATGGAATCTGCCAATTTTGACTCGTCTTCGATTTGCGAAATGGAAAGCAGCATTTCGGTGGGATGCGCTTATTGAGACGAACGTAGTTATCAAACGCAATTTTGACCGTGCGGCTAATGGCTTCGCTTTCGACTTCGTTAAGTTTTTCTTCCTCAAGCTCTTCCACGTCCACGAGGAAATAATCATCCTTCGTCGAGGAAGTCTACGACTTTGGCTCTAGCTCCACCTTCCACCAGGACTTTGACATTACCATCAGGAAGCCGCAAAAACTGGAGAATTTTGCAGATCGTACCAACAAGATGCAGGTCACTTGGTTGAGGATCTGACAATTTAGAATTTTTCTGCGCGACAAGCATAACTTGCTTGTCGGTTGCCATAGCATCTTCAAGGGCTTTGATCGATTTGGATCGACCTGCGAAGAGAGGAACGACCGTGGTTGGAAACACGAGGATATCGCGCAGCGGCATAAGTGGTAGTCTAATAAACTCATCCGTTTTTTTCGGCATATCCTGGTTCTCCTGTTTGGTCTTTTTCAGCGGCATGGGTGCAATAAGAAGTAGGCGTGTTGACCGAAAGCTCCGTTCCACAAATAATTTTCACAAGAAAACGGTACGCCAATTCGACTGGAGCAAACTTGAAGCCATGCTCTTCTAAATAGAATCTTTGCTTTTGACATATCACGACATCTTCAGGATGCGTCTCCTTGAATGGTCGGGATCGTCACGGAGAAAATCGCACAGTCTTTTGCTTCGCAGGGAGAACCCTCCGTTGCCAACTAAGGTGCGACGGGGTCGTGCGCCTGGTTTGCAGTTGATGAACGTGCCAGGGAGCACCGATGTAGTCATAATCATAGAAACTCATCAGTCCAGGCCCAAGGGTTCATGATAAAACCATCGGCTTGCGCGACGAGAACAAACTCTGTGCTTACATAGTCGGCTAGACGTCTTGCACCATAAAGTGTGAGTATTCTTCGATGCAGAGTCGATTGGTGGGATTGACACGACAAACGGATCTTGCGGTTCTGGCGTCGAAGTGCGTCAGAGAAGTTTAGCACTTGGCGAAATTCACAAAGGTTGATACAGTGCTGAAGAACTCTCCGTGCTGGGTGATAAGCTCGGCAATCGGCAATGTACGTACCGATCTAGTCTGACTCGCTTGACGCAACTTTTAAGCTGAATTTGCCATGTTTGTTGTCCTAGAGGTCATCATCATCTTCGATGGTTTCGTCTTCGAGTTCTTCTTCGATTGCCTCTCTTACTGGTATCTCTTCCACTCGGAATCTTCGTTTAAGAACGTCCAGTTTTTTGGATCTACGATTTTGAGTGAACCTGAGTCAAATCCCTCGTAGATATCCTCATCAAGCAAGGACGTCTTCTCGATACTTCCATCGGTAGTGTAATAGAATGTAGGTCTTCTTCTTACTCATCGTCGCGCCTTCTTAATAGCATTAAGTAGCTCTAAACCTTTTTCGGACCATGTTTGTAGTTCATCATAATTCTGCAATTCAGAAAATACATTCTTTAAATTGCTTAGAAGCTCTAGTATCTCACCCAGTTGTTGTTCTTGGGCTAGGAGTGTTTCTAAAACCTTTGGAAATAGCTCTCGAACCGCCACGAGTTTCTCGGCTTCGTTCGGAGACAAAACCCAAGAGCCCCCAAAGACAGACTGTCCTTCAGGGGTCTAAAATTTGGGCTTTCCGTTTGTCTCGGCTTATTCCAACGTGCCAAGGTGACTTTTCTAGTTCCTCGGCTAACTCAGACGCCTTCTTCAGTTGTTCTGGACTAAACACGTCATCCTTTTTTTGCAAAACGGTTCAAGCGGAGAACCCTTTGAGAGCTTCCATGAAATCTCCAGCAGTTACCTCGTAATCTGCCCAGGTATCCATGAACTCTATAGCCTTGAAACTGTAGGCCCAATCGGAGAGGTCCACAACGCTTAATTCCAGTTGATTCACTGCGTCCAGAAGTGCATCGTCCGTTTCGTCAGTGCGTTTCGGATGGCCGAAATACCCTCGTGGTTTGCCTGCTAAAAGGTCTAAATCTTTGAAGCCGACATAGGTTAAATCTTCGAGGGTCATTATTTTCTCTTAGCGTCTTGACCGACCTAGAAGACTAAGGCGTCTTTTAATATTTTCCCGAGCCTTCTCTTCCCATTTGGTCATTTTATAATAAATTCTCTTTCTCTTTATTAAATCTTTTAGAAACTGCTTCTGACGATCAGGTACACCGATAATTTTCATCTCTTCTTGCACGGCAATATTATCTTGCTCGTATTCATCCCAATCTTGGGCAAACGATTGCAAGTCAAAATCTAAGAGCCATTGCGACGTTGATTGCAAGTGATTCTGCATGACACGGTGATGTGCGGTTGCGTTGATCCCTTCGATCACAAGGGCCTCAAACATCGTGCTACCAACTCGGGGATAAAGCTGATCTTCCGCAAACGGTGTCTTGAGCCAATACTCTTGCACGACATATTCGACCGCAGAGAGGACTCTCATTATAACCTGGAGCAACAGGCTTGGGCAGGTATACGAGGTCATGAAAGAGAATCCCGTTCACCAGAATGGGAAGCTCATAGTCTTTCAAGTCAGCCTTGGCTTCTGGAACCCAGCGCAGCATATTTTCCAGGTGCCGCAAGTTATGATACTTGCGATACTCTTGCAGAATAACTGCGACGGATTTGACCACAAACAAAAGGCTTTAATTCCCCAGAGTTTGAAATGCATCGTCTAAAGTAAACAAGAGTCCACCCCGAGACTAGCCCCCTGCCCCAACCGCCAAAATTTTTTTATGGTATAAAAAAGCGGTAATGGCAAAGGAACCGAGTTGTCAATCTTTTTCGACACGAATATCAAAGCCACGTTTTTTAAGATCGGAGAGTAAAAGCATTTCCAAATAACCACTGACGCCTATGGCGCGTCCTGTTTTGGGATTCTTAAGTTCTTTAGCCACAATCTTTACTTGCTTACGGATTTTTGGATGCACTTTGACCACGGGCAAAGACACGAGATCATCCGTGTCATAAGAACTTGCGACGTTCTCCGTTGGGTCTCGGCCTAGTGCGCAGCAACGGCTGCGAGTTCCAAAACTTTTCTCTGGGCCATTTGGTTATTTGGATAAAGGCCAGAGGCTAGATCGGATGCCGTGATGCCTTTCTTAGGGTGTTTGAGAGCCGACTCCACCTGATGCAAAGCATGATGGCAGTAGGCATCAAGGCGAGCAATGTTGTCTAAGGTATCCTGCCCGCCCGACGCCCTTTTGACCAAATGGTGTTCATGAATTGCGGCCTTCACGAAAATTTGACCGCAAAGGTCGCACTTAAATTGGTCTAAAGGTTTTGCTCCTGTAAGAAAAACACCCACGGCGACCCTCTACTTTTACTCGGCCAACATTTCCAGATCGCCTCGCACGATCAGGTCTTCAAGATTGCTCGCCTTGAGTTGTTCTTGGGAATAGATCTGTGAAAGATTTGTAAAGCTCCCACGAGAGTTGACATCCGCTAAGTTATAGGGAGGAATGATCCTGTCTGTGACACCAGAACTGCGAAATTTGAGCAAGACTTGGCCTGTTCTGGTGTTGCGAACGAGAACTTTACCTTTGGTTAGAGCTTTAGAGAGGCGAACGCTTCGCATAAAGATGTCCCTCGTTTTATGTTGCCGAAAGGCTTGGCTGGTTAGACCTTGCGGCAGTTTGTTTAACATCAGAGAGTAGACCGATGAAATTTTCTATTTTGAGAGTAACCGAGCCATCTGTTCCAACGCCACCTATTTGTGGTCGCGCTACCAGTTCACTCAGATTGCCTCCAGTGCGCAGAGCTTGAGCGATTTGTGTTGCTCCGACATTTGCACCACCCATGCCCGATTGCTTGGAATCAGCCCAAGAGGGTTGCGGAACGATCATACCATTATCGGTCCCAGTTATCGTGCCCGCTGGGGGTGTGACAACGGGTGTGGTCATCGGCTTGGCTTCTGCAATATTCGCAGGATCAGCCGTAATAGTGGAATCTGCTAGTTTTCCACCTAGATACTCGCCAGCCATGGAACCAAGCATGGAACCACCGGGAATGGGAGCCATAGCCCCAATCGCACCACCGACCACCGAAGCTCCTTTAGAAACCATGAGCTTCTTTTTTGCGGCTGACTTTTGTTCGAGGCGTAGAGATTGGGATCTTCGTCGATGGCCTTCATCTCACTATACAGATCGTATAGGGCCATCGAGCACCAAAAACCTTGCCCAGTGCTTTTTTGCCGAGACCTCCGACCAAAGACATATTTTTTGGCGTAAAAACTTTTCCAGCAACACTGGACATCATGCGAGATCCAGCCCCACCTGCTTTCGCGGCTCTACCTAAGCTGGGACGACGATAGCGAGGTAAATTTCTCCGCCCTCGTCGATTAGTTTGACGATTTTTTTGTCTATTGGAGGAGTCTCTTGGTTTTTCAGAATCAGGTGTCCCAGATTCTGGCGTCTTATTGCTCTCACCGGACTCTCGGCCTTTATTTCTCTTATATTTTTTACCTTTGCGCTTGCCTTTACCTTTATCTTTTCCGTCTCCGTCAGATCCATCTCCTGGTGGGGTATCATCTCCTCCCGGAGGACCGCTTCAGGCCCTTTTCCCATGCCTTGTTGAACGCCATCTTTAACTGCTTCTCGAATATCCTCTTTGGCATATTTACGGAATATTTTGCCACCAATCCAAAATGCACCAATGGAACCCACTAATGCTAGAACGGCAGTTACGACATTTGCCATCGGACCACCGAGTTTGGTGCCAAAAATTTCCATATCTGCGATGTATGAGGTCAGGGCAGACTTCATCCCAGCCAAAAAGCCGCCAGAAAACTTGTTCATAGCGTCTTCAAGGTTTTTTCTGCCTCTCAGCTTCGGCAGAACTTTTATTGAAAGAGTCCCGAAGCTGGTCTCCTTTAAACTTTTTCTCTTTTTCCCAAGTTTCCGCTAATTCCTTTTTTGCTTCTCATTGGTGATGCCAAGAGCCTTTGCAAGCTCATCGGCATTTTTAATCCCAGCTTTCTTGAATTGCTCGACATCGATTTCGACCTGTTCTCCATCAACATTTAAACGGTCGAGTAAAGCAGCAACAGGATCAGTACCGAGCTTAACCATTTTGAGTTGGTAAGCCGTGTATTCATTGAAATGCTTTTGCGCAGGAGAGCGAGTTCGTTTTGTTTGTCCGACTCACTCTTGAAATTATCGTCTATAATTGCCTGTCGAGCCTTTTCATACTCCTCCGCTTTTTGAGCGTTCTGCTGATAGAATTTAAAGTATTCTTCGGCTTTTTCTTTTGACATGCCTTGTTTGACAAGAACGTCGATGGCATTTTTACCATCAGATAGAGCTTCTTTTATGGACTCATTGAAGGTTGCCGTTTGCTTGGCAATACCTGCGGACAAAGGCACCATTTTCTTAGCAAAGTCTTTTGCTGCTTGTGGGGACATGGTTTTAGAGGCGTCGTCGAACATATCCTGCTGAAGTTCCGCAGCGTCCTGCATCGATCCTCGTCATCATGCCTGCGACTGCTTCATTTTCGACGCCAAATTGTTTCATAACGACACAAGCGCGGCTTCGTTATTTCGACGAAGGATACGGCCAGTGGATTCATCGACATCAAAAGAAGTTTTTTCATTTGATCGAACTGAGGCGTCCATCCCCGCTTCGGAGTTACCGATGAGAGCAAAAGCTCTCGCGCTGCGGATGCCTGCCCAACTTCACCAGCACGAACGGCATTGCGAAGACCCTTGAGCCTTTCGCGTGTTGCCTTGTTGAACTTGCCGATGAATTTGTCACTATCTGCGCCAAGAAGTTGGCTCAAAAGATTTTGAGCCGCAGGAACTTCTCACCCAGTCAGGGGCCGACCCGAATACCTTTGCGGTAGCTTTTGCGATGTCTTTGGATTCTTTTGAGATGCCCCGAGAAGCTGCGCTTGATTGACGGCCCCTCTCAGGGCCTGAGTCATAATCCTGGTGTCCACCACATAGCTTTGTGATGCCGCACTCGCTTCTTCGAGGATCTCAACCATCTCACCGATACTGACAGAGTTGGCCTTATTTCCCGCAGACATTTGCCCAAGAACGATGCGCATATTCGACAAATCAGTGGTCGCCTCTTGCGCACTCATACCGAACCGCTTCATGCGTTTATCAAGCATTTCAACGGACGTGCCGATATCTATCCCAGCCACTTTAGAAAACTTGGCGGCTTCAACAGTCAAATCCGCTATAGCTTTGGAAGAAAGTTTACCCTCTCGGTCTACACGAATACCGAGACGGACCTTATTGGCCGCTTCAGATAGCTCTTCCAATTTCATACCAAGATCAGCCGAAGTTTTGGCTAGGGCTGCGGACTCATTAGAAGCATCGTGAAAGGCTTGACCGAAACCACTCCAACCTGAGGTCACGTCTTGTCCGAGACCAAGACCAACACTGCGAGTGGCTTTGAAGGTAATCGGCTGTTTCAGCGATGGCATTATTAAATTTAGCGGTAGCTAGGGCAAAGAGCGCCATAGAACTAGCGCCGCTAACAATTTTGTTAATCCAATCGAAATATTTTTCCGTAGCGATCTTTCTGAGATTACCCTGTAATCCTTTAAGTCCCACCTTTAAAGCATCGTATTCGGCGGCTTGCATAGCAACAGCTTTAGCATCGGCAAGCGCATTATTCTTACTTTCAACGACCTGCGCTTGCATCTTTTGAAAAGCCTCGGTGTTTTTGATAACCGAAGCCTTACGCGCATCTAGTTCCGCTTTATTTTCGGCGATAATTTTTGTCTGTTTTTGCTCTTCTGACGTATCACCTGTGGTTTGCTGCAATCTTTTTAGTTCTTTTTCCGCATCGATAATGGCTGAGGTATTTTTTTCATACCTTCAGCAGCTTCATCTATTGCAGTGCCTAGTGAGTCCATTTCTTGTTGGGCTCGACTGGCTTGAGCACTCCACTTAGCCAGATTGATGGTGTTGACAACAAGAGTCTTGCTACCAGTCTGCAAGCTGATACCAAGAGCCTTCTCAAGCTCATTTGTCTTGGCAAGAGTTGTATTTAAGGTTTCTAGTTGTCCCGCAGCGCGTTTGGAATTGTCAGCGGCAAGACCCATGGCCTTAGCAAACCGAGTGAGGGGGCCGAGGGAAGGCGTCGAATCCTCGATTCGAGCTTGCCAACCTCTTTGCCCGTCTCCTTCGTCTTTTGTTCAATCTCTTGGAGTATTTCCTTGGTCTTGTTATTGTCGTCAGCCATAGGTTCTGGTTATCCCAAGTTATGAGAGCGAATGAACCCAAGGAACTCTTCTTTCGACTTCATCCCTAGTTCAACTATTTCAATCTTTTCACCCTTCTTGAGAAGGTCACCAACAGGACGAGACAGGATTGCAGGATTCTCACGATTCTTGAGATTGATTGCACTGGCTTGCTTCTTCAGATCCGCGATCAGTTGACCTCCCGCCATGACGACGGTCAGGGGTGCTGAGACTCTTTGCCTGGGAGGTCTTAAGCTCCAAGTGAATCTTGGCTTTTGTAAATCCGGGTTCCCTTCATTCAGAAGAGACTCCACAGGCCAGGACGTTCCGGTGAGTGAACCGATTGATATCGCTTAGGTCTCAGCTTGACGTCTTTCATGCAAAGGAAGCTGTATTCCAACACCTCTATATCAGCGTCAGACAGATCACCGACCTCTTTTGGTGTTAGACCCCAGTGCGCCATGATGAGTAGGCGACGAGCAAGAGCCGGGTCATGATAATTAAGCTCTTAGGGGGTCTACTAAAAGGGTTCGGTAAATCCGACTCCTTCGCTAACTGAGTACCATGATAGGGGCAGAAGCCCTCTTCTTCCTCGTCCAGGATTCTTTGATAGGTGCAGTTTGCCTCAGGGCAGTAAGCGGTAATCTTGTTTTCGGCCAACAGGTTTTTAGGTGGAAACTCTTGTTGATAATAGTTGATAAGCGCATCGGCCAACTCTGGAGGGCTATCTTTCAACTCGTAGAAGAAGGGTTGGCGGCTTTTTCTTGCGTTGCCAAGAGGTCAAGGGGATGGAGTTCCCTTTTGGTCAAATTCATGATCGGCAATCGAGAAAACGTCCACGAGAGGAACCTGATCTATTTTTGGATCGAAAAAGCGATAATGGCCACGTCCTGGTTGGCCCGAAATTCAGTGTCATTGACGCTATTGGTTGCGGCAAGGGTGACCGCTGGGTCATCGCATCCCGTGATAGTGGCAGCATCTCATAGCTGAGGCCACCAACCTCGGCAACGAAAGACTTTTGATAGACTCCCAGCCCCAAGGACGCCCTGAGCTTTTTCAGGACGGGGTGCTGTTTGCCTACTGGTGAAAAATTCGCCACATGCGGTGGTTGAGGAGGAGGCACTTCTTTCTTTTGCTGTTGACTTTTCTTCGTTTCCGCTTCGACTTTTTGAGCCTCCGCTTCCTCATCATACTCCCGTTGAAACCTGAGGGTCGGGGTTTTGGGGCGAGAGGACTGGGGTTGGGGAATATCGTCCAAGCTCATGTTGCTGTAGTCGATCTCGTTCTCGTCGTCTTCAGCGAGCTTCGTTGGAGTATTAAGTTCATGAGCAGGACTCTTGAGCTTAGAGTCTAGGTGTGGATGTTGCTTCAAGAGTTCGGCAAACTGTTCCTGCATGTCAGGTGGCAATTTATCAAAATTCTCAAGGTCGATAACGCCCATGGAGTAGTCTCTTTGAAGTTTTTTGGAATGGTCTGGATTAGAGCTTAGACCGATCTTTACAAAACGTCACTCAAAAAAGAGGTGCCTACCGTTGTAGGTCACCTCTGTCACAGAGCTCACTTGCTTAGGCAAAAAGCTTGATTTTAGCACTCAGGATTTTGGACGACGAGTTGGTCGTATAGAGCACCTGGACGTCATTTTCAGCCATCGTTGCGGCCCAGGTCACGCCCATCGGTGCGGTCTCAGCAAACGTGCTCAGAAATCGAGGTGCTTGTACCATCGGTAGAAAGCATCAAGGTTCCCACACGAGAGTCGCCCAGAGAATTGTCCTTCATGCGATACTCGATGACACGGCCCTGATAGAGGGCGCTTGAGAACGTCAGGTCGTTCAGAATAGCCGAGGTCATATTGGCCGAGAGGGGTAATCCCGTGTTTGTAGAAGACCTTGGAAAACTTGGTGTCGTCGCTGCTATCTGCTAGAGGCAGAAGCTCGCAGACACTTTCAAGGGATTCCGAACCCGTAATCTCCAGGAAACCATCGGTGGAATTGGTAGTCAGAACTGGACCGTAGTGATAAGCCGAGTTGAGGTTGATTGTGTTGATCCCTGTATCAATCGCGTTTGCATCAGCATACGCCCTGGACACCATGTCGCTGCTGCCCACAGCCATCCCAACGCCCGTCAGGGTGTTGCCCACTAAAGTCAATGGGTACTGCAAGGCTTCACTAGCAAGATGACCCGACGCATCAGTTCTGAGGATTTGACTCGCGCCACCACTCAGAACCGTGTTGACGTTGACAAAGTTAGTTCCGTCAAAACGAAGGACTTGGAAGTCGGAAACATCAGTGACAATCGTGTCACTCATCTGGTCGAAATTGAAGTTAGCCCAACTGAGATTCCCAGAGCCATCGTTTACCATTAGGTAGTTATCGCTTGCAGCTTGACTTGAGGGCAAGCTGTAAGACACCCAGATATCTTGGTGAGATTACCCGCTGCGGACACGCTCATGCTTGCGTTGCCTGCCACCAGACTTCCAGCACTCAAAGACGATCCAGCCGTAAGTGCGTTACTAACATAAACACCGCTAGACGCAGTGACTTGCAGTTTCTCAGTTCCTTCAATAACAAGCGCACCGTCTATACTATTCGTCGTAATAGTTACATTAGAGCCATCGGGGTCCTGATTGTAAAGATCTTGAAATTTGACAGAATCGACATAAGCCTTGTTCGCAAGGTCCGTGGAAACTGCCGTAGATGAAATCCCTGATATAATGTTATTTCCGAGATTTACGTTGTAGAGAAACGATTTATCTAAAAAACCAGAGGCGGTGGTCTGGATTACATCGATGGCCGCAGAAGGCTCGGAGTTCACGACTAATTGCATCACTGGATAACCTGCGATGTCTTTAGTCCAGACTGACTTTTTAAGCCACATACCTTGACCGCCATACAAGTCCCCGAGAGCGTTGAGCTTGATTTGATATGCACTGGGGTTGTAATTACTGACGAGGACTATGAGATATTCTTTCGTGTTACTGAGATATGTTTCTGGAAAATTAAACGTCTTAATATAGTCGGAACCAACAACCACATTGTCTGTAGATGGGGACAGGTAGTTGATACTTTTGCAAGAGCCCCCGTTGGTGGCTCGCTAGTCGATGTTCCGGTCCATTCCGTAATATAAGCGTAAACGGCAGTATCATAGTTAGGACTATTCACCCGAACTGTTACCTTCACGCTTTTAAGGTATCCTTCGACATACCAGATTCGCGCTGCAATTGATGAATAGATGTTCGGGGAATATGGTGAGTTGATAGCATAATATGAGTTAGAACCTGATGTACCGTTTGTGTTATAGTAATTAACTACGTTTTGCAGAGAAACGGTAGCATTTTTTCAATGGAATCCTATTCGCCCATTTAGCTGTTGCATTATCATATCGTAAAAAGTCACCGCTCGATGTAGACGTGAGCGTCACATCGTTTAGATTGGAAAGCAGCGAGGTTGGCAAAACTCAGAGTTCCTGCACCATTGTTTGTCAGCGCGTAATTTGCTTGCGAGGCAGAAGTTGGGAAGATAGAGGTTACGTTACGAATTTTAGAAATATTACCATCGGAACCAATAACAAGTTTTCCAGCACCGACGTTTGCACTTCCAGAGACACTCGCCGTTGGGACAAGAGTTTGACCTGCGGATAAGAAGTTTGTAATCTGCAAACCACCTGCGGCTTCGATCTGTAGCTTTTCAGTACCTGCAACTATTACATCTCTACCACCACTTGTCGTAATTTGGCCACCAACAGAATAGTGTTGCTGTAGGGACCGAGCAGGGCTCGTATACTGTGTGAATGTGATCGGAGTTGTGCCTATAGTAGCTTGAGATGAATTTGTACATATAAAAACGCTGCTAAAATGTGTTGCTACCATTTGAAACCAAAACATATTCACCACCATTGACCATATCACCATCAGAGAAATCAGCGGAGCGAGTCAGAGTTTGAGCGGAGTACACATATATGCCATTTTGCGCGGCGTTAGTTTGATCCTTCAAAAGGATTCGATCACCATTTGATAGATTGTATCCGTCAATGGTTGATGGGGGCTGCGCACCCCATATTTTATAGTTTGGCCCTGCATTCCAATCCGTAGGCGGATTCCAGAAGAACTGAACACCGTAGTAAGGTATTCCATTATTTGGATCAGAAAAGTCTTGAACACTGAAGTAGTACGTCCCAGATGTAAGAACTACTGGTGTTGAGAAAGATAAAATCAATAAACGACCACTGCTGAGTGTTTAGAGGAATTGTACTAGCTGCAACTGTGGCCGATGTCCCTAGAAGACTGCCACCAGATGATTGAGAATATATTCTCAAAAAGGCATCAGGTTGGCCAGGGTTGTCAACTTTAGCCATCCAAACACTGAATTTACCAATAGAATATGTCTGCCCAGAGGGCACAGAAAAAGCGTATCGATTAAAACCGATACCAGCAGCCGCGTTACTTCCGCCACCATTTTGCGTTGTGTAGATACGACTAAACGTAAGACTTCCACCTGCTAAATCTATATTTTCAACCGAGGCAACCTTGCATGTTCCTTTAATATCAAAACCTGCAAAGATCGACTTTGCATAATTCCTGGAAGAAAGGGACTGCCATGACCCATTCTCATAAACTTTGAAAAAACCTAACGATGTATCGTAATAGATCATCCCATTTTCAGGGTTAGGCGGTGGCGCGTCATAAGTGCCAAAGCGAACCGGAACACCGTGCTTTAATAATTTTTTGCTGGCCATATATGCAAATCCTTTCAGCATTTTAGTGTAATATGAAAGGTATCCAATAGTAGCCATCAATCCCTTCACATGAAATACTTGATGACCGCGCTCATGGTTTTTGCCGAGAATTGGTTGTATAATGAATTTCTACGTTTGTCCCCGACACTACAGCATCCCAAGTGAGACCAAGAGGTGATGTCTCAACAAAGCTATCAGACAGGTCAACGTCTGTACTACCATCCGCTGACACCAGAATGGTCCCGACTCTGGAAACGCCATCTGTGTCCTTAATACGGTACTCTATGACGCAGCCCTTATAGGATGAAGCACTGAAGGTAAGGGCTGAAAGCGCTGGTATCGGTTTGATTTGCAGATAACGTCAGGCCATGTTTGTATATAGATTTCGTGAACTTGTCGTCAGAAACGCTGGAGGCTAGTAAAAACCCTTGATTCGACGAGACTTTAAAGTCTTCGCTTCCTGCGATTTCAAGCGCACCCATACTAGAGGATGTAGTTATAACGACATTCGGTGTGAACTCAGTGTCTTGGTCGTATAGAACTTTCAGCGTCAGCGAACCGATACCTGCACTAGGATCGATCGTTTGTCCATCAACCTGAGCCTTCGTTACCACGTCACTACTTTGAACAGCCGAACTGAGGCTGGAGAGAATGTTGGTTCCAAAATTGACGTTATACTGGAGTGCCGAGGAAGAAACAAAACCCAAGGCGTCAGACCTCAGAGGGGTTCTTGCTGTTCCGCTGGTAACTGGTGCTTTATTCACAAATTTAGTGCTCGTCCCGTTGTAAACGAGTACGTCACCATTAGATAAGCTCGTCATCACAGCAGACTTTGCAAGCTGAGGATCGCTCCAACTTAAATTTCCCGAGCTTCATCATTGAAAAGAACTAAATTGGCACTAGCAGCATCGGTTGCTGGGAAGTTGTACGAAACACCTTTTATATTTGTAAGTGTTCCCGCAGAGGACACGACCAAACCACCGTTGCCAACGGTCAAGGTTCCTGTCGTCATTGAGCTAGATACCAAAAGAATTTGGCTGACAGAAACACCACTGGACGCGGTGACCTGTAACCTTTCCGTTCCTCCGATAATGAGCGCACCATCTGTGGTAGTTGTCGTGATAGTCGCACCGGAACCATCAGGATCTTGGTTGTAAAGGGATTGAAGAGTAACTGCTGCATCAACATAGGCTTTATTAGCAAGATCTGTTGAGACCGATGGATTGGAAATTCCAGAAATAACATTGTTCTTCAAATTGAGATTTGATTCGAGGAAGAAATTATCTAAAAGACCCGCGGCATTAGTTTTGAAGACACCTGAATACATTACGGAGTTCTTAGTAGCCGACAGTGTATTGACTTGCATTTTAATATCATAATTCGGATAAGTGGTCGTCCCCGCCCCTATGCGAGCGGGATCAAACCAGATTGCACTCGAAATCGTATAGTCATACTGTCTCTGAAAAGCGAAAGTAATCATTTTCCCATTTGCGTATGGATTGTCGGAAAGCAATGTGTAGTGAACGGAAAATGTATTTCCATTATATAGATCCGCGACATATTCAAGTCCTGTGGACTTTATAAGCCAGATAAGATAAGTCTTAGCAGGATTTAACTGGATTTGATTGGCACCTGTAAAATAAAATCTATACCTCGAAAGGGTTACTTGAATATCCTGATGGGATAGTTGTAACATCAAAAGGAGCACTGACAGCTAGTGCATTTTCTATTTTGGGGGTGGGGTCAAAAGTTGGCTTGGTGGAACAAAGTTGGTTAAAACACTAGATCCACCACCTAGATATTCCATGATACACGCATGAATAGTCCCAGAAGACGTAAAATTGCCGAGTCTTTGTATCCAATAATCAATCGATTCAAGATAACCAAGAGGCGTTCGAGATGGATTGACATTGAACAAAGTTGGCGTTGTTAATATTGTCAAGTATCGCGTTGTCACCAGCCCAAGCACTATTAACACCGATTGGTATTGAGGACGATGTGGCTACGACAACATTTCGGTTCCCGGTTTCAAGAGCAAATTTATTTAACCAATTTCCATTAGTTGTATATTGAAGATAATCGCCATTCGATAATGATGTTAGTGTTACATCATTCATGTTTTGAACGGATAAATTACTGAAACGCAGACTACCCGAACCATTGTTGGTGAGTGCATAGTTTGCCATCGAGGCTGAAGATGGGAAAGTAATTGCAACATTATTTAATTTTGTAATGTCACCATTCAAGTTGACTGCCAACTTGCCGCTCGCCACACTCATCACTTCAGGAACAGATGCTGTCGATAGAATTGTTGCGCCCGCTGACAACGCTCCGGTGATTTCCACACCTCCAGAACTGGTGACTTCTAATTTTTCTGTTCCAGCAATGATAACATTTCTTCCTGAAGCGGTATCAATCTGGTTGCCCGTCGCATAATACTGCTGAAGTGTTCTTGCATTACCTGATATCTGAGTAAAGACAATCGCTGTTGTCCCGATGGTCGCTGGCCCAGAGTTTGTACAAACGAATGCACAATTTCCGTAGTTCGTTCCGTTTTTAACAAAAACGAACTCACCGCCATTCACTTCTTCGGATTCGTCGAAGTCTACGGCCCTGGTTAAAACAAAAGGGTTGAGAGCAGTGACGGTGTAGACACCATTCTCTTTCGCTGCCGTTTGCCCAAGAAGCAAAACTCTTTTTCCAACTGATAAGTTCACCCCATCGAGGGAAGGAAGAGCCCCCGCGCCCGTTAGGGTCGCACCGACACCTGAGGTGCCGTTGGCGTAGGTCGCAGAAAGGTTGGTAGTGGTTGCAGCTTCGCAGCTTTCTTTGACATCGAAACTTGCGATCGAATTTTTTGCATAGTCCCTTGAAGAAAGGGCTTGCCATTGACCGTTTTCATAGACCCTGAAAAGGTTTAGGGTCGTATCATAATAGATCATCCCGTTTTGAGGCGACTGTGGTGCCTCGCTATATGTGCCGAAACGCAGGGGAACATCGTGCTTAAGTAATAAAAAATCGGTCATATCGCAATCCTTTCATCGGGTTTTTAACTGAAATTATCGTATGAAAGGTATCAATAGTTTCTTTGTGCAGGGGCTTCAAAAAAGCCCCTGTTTATAGATACCTCTAGGCGAAATACTTAATTTGAGCGGACATCTTCTTGGTTGTAGAATCCGTTGTGTAACGGACTTCTACATTCCCGCTATTGAGCGCAACAGACCACGACACCCCGAGATCCGATGTTTCAGCGAACGAGTCAGAAGCCGCAGTATAAGTCCCGTTGGAGGAAACCAGGAGCGTACCGAGTCTTGATGCACCAGAATCGTCGTCCTTGATGCGGTACTCGATTAAGCAACCTTGATATACCGAAGGGTCAAAAAGTAAGATCAGGCAACGCCGTGTTGGTCTGACTTGCCGAAAGAGAAAGACTATGTTTATAGATAGTTTTTACAAATTTGGTGGTGTCAGAACTATCTGCAAGCAGAAGCCTTGTGATGAACTAATCTTGAGTGCTTCCGAACCTGCAATTTCAAGGATTCCATCTACGGAGTTAGTTGTGATGAGAACATCACTACCATCTACATCTTGATTATATGATGATTGCAGGGTGACTGATCCTGTACCGGAAGATGAGTCCGCAGCTTTTTGGTCAGCAACATATTTAGGAACAGCATCGGTACTGGCAACTGGAGCGAGAATGCTAGATAAAACATTCGCCCCAAAATCGACGTTGTATTGCAAGTTCGAGGTATCCAAACGACCGCTGCTATCGGTCATCAGCATACGGCTGGAGCTTCCAGAGGTCACCGCACTGACGTTCACCCAGTTAGAACCGTTCCACTGGATGATCTCTTGGTTGGAGGCCGTGGAGACGAGCGCATCGCTCATTTCAGAAACTTTAGCTGACCCCAGCTAAGGTTCCCTGAGCCATCATTAACCAAGGCATAGTTGCTGCCAGGGGCTTGGCTTGCAGGGAAGGAGTATGAAATACCTTGGATTTTACCAAGGTCTCCCGAAGCAGAGACGCTCATACTACCGTTCCCGGCAACCAGGCTTCCTGCAACCATAGAGCCGGACACCGAAAGGATTTCCGATAAATCAAGCCCACTATCGGAAGTGATGTGCAATTTCTCACTACCTGCGATGATAAGATCACCGTCCGAAGCATCGGTGGTGATGATTGCTCCAAGCCCGTCAACATCTTGAGTATAAAGAGCCTGCAAGCTCACGCTATCAACGTATGCCTTATTTGCTAGGTCGCTAGACACAGAGGGACTAGCCACTCCCGAAAGAATGTTGCCACCGAGGTTGACGTTTCGCAGAAAACTGCTGTCGATCTTTCCAGCAACATTAGTCCTCATCAGGACATTCACAGTCGAAGTGTCAGCCACGCTTTGATTGATTCGTGCCGCAACATACCCTGAACCAAGACCGTTGCTAGAGGCATCTAAACCAGATTCCCAGGTCTCACCAATCAAAGACCCTGTTGAAATACCTGCAAGAGCGATAGGTGCGTTAGGCTGAGTAACGATGATAATACCAAAAACATAGTAACCTGGAGACAACACAGGTTGAGTTGTAAAAGAAAAGTTAATAACAGGCCAAGGAGTGCTGCTGTTCCCTTTGATATCATAAGTATACTGTGGCCAAGGCAAGTAAATAGTGCTTTGACCAAAAACAGCAGTCGTAGCAATTTCACTACCTACTGTTCTATTTACAGGATTAAAATTAAAGATAGCGATGCGAAATTGACCAGGGCCTTGATCTAAAGTATGCAACCACAGATCAATACTTGAAATCGAAGTTGATGATGTTACCTCAAACCGCGCTCCTGTAGCATGTCCGACAGAATAATATCCCGAGATCCCTTGGGCTATATTTTCGCCGGAAACCATGTATGGGTAATTTTCTAACGTACTCGAAGTCGCAAACGATGATTCGAGACCGTTTAGCAGCAAAGAATTTGTTGGAGCACCCATCCCACCAGCGAGAATTGCATCGCTCATCACAAATTTGGAAGAAAGCGAGTCATACCGGAGCATCGAATTTGATGTTGCACCACTAACGTCAACATCATTAAGGTTGGCAACAGAAAGATTGCTAAAGCTCAATGTCCCCGAACCATCGTTCGCAAGAGCATAGTTGGCTTGAGATGCAGAGATCGGGAAGCTGACGGGTACGTTATTTAGCTTTCTGATGTTACCAGCGTCATTGATCTCGAATTTAGCACCTGCTGCGTCCATAGCGTTGGTCACACTAGCACTAGACAAAACGGTCTGACCCGCAGATAAAGACCCAGAAATTTCCATGCCATCAGAAGCCGTGATTTCGAGTTTTCAGAACCTTGGATAATAACGTCACGTCCAGAACTCGTGTTAATCTGGTTTCCGGTCGCATAATATTGTTGCAGGGTCGCTGCTGTACCGCTGATCTGTGTAAAGTTGATGGCCGTGGAACCGAAGGTCACAGAGGAATTGATACATACAAAAGCACAATTACCGTAATTTGTGCCATTCTTAACGAAGACAAACTCTCCACCATTCACTTTGATGGAGTCATCAAAGTCTACGGCTCGTGTCAGTACAAAAGGGCTTGCTGCCGTCAATTTGTAGATACCGTTTTCCGCAGCATTAGCCTGGGAACGCACCAAAACTCGGTCGCCCACGGAAAGGCTCACACCGTCGATCGAGCCGAGAGCCCCTGCTCCTGTTAGGGTCGCACCGACCCCAGCAGACCCGTTATCGTAAGTCGCAGTGATGCTTGCGATGGTTGCAACTTCGCAGCTTTCTTTGACATCAAAACTGGCGACTGAATTTTTGGCATAGTCCCTTGACGAAAGGGCTTGCCATTGACCGTTTTCATAGACCCTAAAGAGGTTCAGGGTCGTATCGTAATAGATCATCCCGTTTTCTGGTGATGCTGGTGCCGCACTAGACTGAACAAAACGCAGGGGAACATCGTGCTTAAGTAATAAAATATCGGTCATATCGCAATCCTTTCATCGGGTTTTTAACTGAAATGATCGTATGAAAGGTATCTATAGTTTCTTTTAAAAGGGTTCCCCTTGAGGGGAACCCCACAGACACTAAGCAAAATATTTTATTTTTGCAGACATCTTTTGGAGGTAGAGTTCGTTGTATAACGAACCTCGACATCTCCATCTGCAAGGCCAACAGACCAGGAAACACCAAGAGGAGACGTTTCTGCAAAGGAATCGGAGATCGTCGTGTTCGTTCCATCTGTCGAAACAAGAAGAAGACCGATACGAGAGGCACCCGAGGTATCATCTTTGATACGATATTCGATCAAACATCCCTGATGAACTGTGGAATCGAAAGTCACATCGGCTAAAGCGACGTTGCTTTGATTTGCCGAAAGGGCGAGTTCATGCTTGTAAATCACCTTAGAAAACTTAGAAGCATCGGCGTTATCGGCGAGCAAGAATCCTTTTCCAGCACTGACGAGGAAAGCCTCAGAACCTGCAATTTCAAGGATTCCATCTACGGAGTTAGTTGTGATAAGAACATCACTACCATCTACATCTTGACCGTAAGATAATTGTAGAGTGACCGAACCCGTACCGGAAGAAGAGTCCGCAGCTTTATCGTCAGCAACATATTTAGGAACAGCATCGGTACTGGCAACTGGGGCAAGAATGTTAGATAAAACATTTACCCCGAAATCGAGATTATGCTGCAATGCCACCGTGTCGAGACGACCGTTCGGTGTTGTCATGAACATACGGCTAGAACTACCAGAGGTCACGGCGCTGACGTTCACCCAGTTAGAGCCATTCCATTGAATGATCTCTTGGTTGGAAGCCGTGGAAACAAGGGCGTCGTTCATTTCGGAAACTTTTAGCTGACCCCAGCTAAGGTTCCCAGAACCGTCATTCACCAGGGTATAGTTGCTACCCGTGGCTTGACTGGCGGGAAAGACATAAGACACGCCCTTGATCTTCCCAAGGTCTCCCGAAGCAGAGACGCTCATGCTGCCGTTTCCGGCAACAAGGCTTCCAGCAACCATGGAACCGGAGACCGAAAGGATCTGAGCGAGGTCAAGACCGCTATCAGCGGTAATATGCAATTTCTCACTTCCTTCGATGATAAGATCACCGTCCGAAGCATCGGTCGTGATGATGGCACCAAGACCATCGGTGTCCTGATTATAAAGAGCCTGCAAGCTCACGCTATCAACATAAGCCTTGTTCGCAAGGTCAGTCGAAACGCTTGGGCTTGCAATGCCAGAGATGACGTGACCACCCAAACTCAGGCCACTAAATTGCAGAAAACTACTATCAATTTTTCCATTTGTGTCTGTTGTGACAAGACTGTCAGAAACAGTGCCACCCAAAACAATCTTGAAAAAAAGGTTCCTACTTTGCATAGTAACTAGACTCATACTCATACCATCGTATTGAATAGCTAAGTATGGCGTGTATAAAAAGTCGTTATGATCTTGCAAAACGCCAGGGCTTTGCCAACTTTCCTGTGCCACGTTGTTACTGCGAATCATCAATGCATAGACGTTTTCACTAGACAATAGTGCGGGAGATGAAAAAGTAAAAGAGGCTTCATTTCGCACGTACCCAGGCACAATTTGGGACACATCATAAGTGTTAGAAACAGCAAGAGGAGACCCTGTGGGTAATAGCTGTCCATTTTGGCTGGACGTTGCATAAAGCTCAACTTGGATAGTTCCCGTAGGTAATGGACTTGCGTTGTATGGTGTTTGAACCAAAAAAAATGCTTGCGTTAGTGGACCAGATACACCACCAATCTGCTGTCCTCCTAGTAAGCCATCACCTATCAGACCGAATGCGTAACCATTATAAATTGCGGGATCTTCACTCATGCCAGGTGGCAATCGTAAATAGTCAACCGATGTAGAGCCGGAAGCGGTGGTAGCAGGATTGTCATTGACCCAGGAATTAGTTGCAGCATCGTATTCAAGAAATTCACCACTGCTTAGACTAGCTAGGCCGACATCATTCAGATTGCTAACAGCTAGGTTACCGAAAGAGAGTGTGCCAGAACCGTCATTGACGAGCGCAAAGTTTTCTTGGGAAGCAGATGTTGGGAAGCTGACCGAAACATTATTCAACTTTTTGATGTTACCAGCATTGCTGATGGAGAACTTTGCTGCGGCTGCGTCCATAGCATTGGTGACGCTTGCGCTAGAAAGCAGCGTCTCACCTGCGGACAACGAACCAGAAATCTCCATACCGTTAGAGGCAGTGATTTCAAGTTTTTCGGAGCCTTCGATGATAACGTCACGGGAGTCACCAGTCGTGATCTGGTTCCCTGTGGCGTAATATTGTTGCAAGGTTCTTGCGGTACCACTGATCTGCGTGAAGCTGATGGCAGTGGTGCCGAAGGTAACGGAGGAACTGAGGCACACAAAAGAACAGTTTCCGAAGGTCGTTCCTTCTTTGATGAAAACGACCTCACCACCGTTCACTTCAGTAGAATCATCAAAATCTACGGCTCTAGTGAGAACAAAAGGGCTCAAAGCCGTAACTTTATAGACACCGTTTTGAGCCGCATCACCTTGCGCACGGACCAAAACCCTAGCATTGAGAGCAAGGCTGACACCATCGATGGAGGGAAGCGCCCCAGCACCCGTGAGGGTCGCGCCAACGCCAGAGGTGCCATTAGCATAGGTGGCTGTAAGTCCTTCGACCGTCGCTGCTGCGCAGCTTTCTTTGATGTCAAAACCAGCAACACGGGAATCCGCATAGTCGCGGGAGGAAAGGATCTGCCATCCACTATTTTCATAAACTTTGAAAAGTTCTTCAGAGGTGTCGTAGTATATCATCCCATTTTCGGGAGAGGAGGGGCTTCGCCTGCCTTCCCGAACCGCACGGGTACACCGTGCTTAATAAGTTTTATGTCACTCACTTTTATACTCCTTAAGGGGATTATTGTTTTAATAAAGAGGTCTAGGAGCAAAAGAGGGGCGGAAAGATAGCATAAGGGCCGAAACCCTTATGCTATCTAAATCAAAAATTAGGCCATGAACTTCTTAACTTCGACGCTCATGCTTGCGGAGTCAGATGTCTTGGTGTAGGACAATTCCACGTTTCCAGCGTTGATGGCACCGGACCACGACAGTCGGCAATCAGCAGTTTCAACGAAGGTATCGGAAACGGAGACATCAGCACTGGTGCTGGTTACGAGGAGTGTACCAACGCGAACGCGACCCGAAGCAGCTTCTTTCACACGGTACTCAACCATCATCCCGCCGATGGATGCAGCAGGGTAGGTGAGAGCGGAAAGAACGCTAGAGCCAACGGAAAGAGCCAAGCTATCTTTGTAGATAGACTGGACGAACTTGGTTGCGTCGGAGCTATCAGCCAGTTTGAAACCACCAGCAGCCGAAACTTTCAGGGCTTCGGAACCAGCGATGACAAGGCTTCCGTCCACAGAGTTCGTGGTGATGAGAACGTCACCACCGTTGGTGTCTTGCTCGTACACGGTTTGCAGAGTTACACCAGCAACAGCGTTAGCCACGATGGAATCAAGGTAGGCTTTGTTGACGGCATCGTTAGAGGCAACTGGGGTTGCAACACCAGAAAGGATGTTACCACCGAAGTTGACATTGTATTGCAGGAACGAGCTATCAAGTTTGCCAGAGGCATCCGTCATGATGATCTTGCTCGCATCGGCGATACCAGTGGTAGAACCGATCGGGCTTTCGTTCACCCACTTACCAGCAGTGGAGCTATAACGCAGGATTTGCTTATCAGCAAGGCTTGCAAGGGCGACGTCGCTCAACCCAGACAGGGACAAGGTGTTCCAGGTCAAGGTTCCGCTGCCGTTGTTCACGAGAGCGTAGTTAGCACCGCTTGCTTGAGCGGACGGGAAAGAGTAGGAGACGTTGTTGATCTTGGTCAGGTCCCCGTGGAGCTAACCACAAATTTAGCACCCGCCACGCTCAAGGACTGAGCGATCGAGGCGCTGCTACCAACGGTCATGGAGTTGGTCACGTCCAAACCGCCAGAAGCCGTGACTTGCAGCTTTTGCGTACCAGCGATAATCACGTCACCATCGGTCGAGTTGGTGGTGATGGTTGCACCGCTACCATCGGGGTCTTGACCGTAAACAGTGTTGAGGGTCAAGGCGTCAACGTAAGCCTTGTTCGCACCGTCAGTAGAAGCCACTGGGGTTGCGACACCAGAAAGAATGTTGTTGCCGAGGTTGACGTTGTATTGCAGGAAGGAGGTGTCCAACAGACCGCTAGAGTTGGTCATGATGATTTTGGACGCAGAAGCAGAGCCAGAGGTCGAGGAAATAGCAGACTCATTCTTCCACTTAGAGGAAGCCGAGTCATAACGGAGGATTTGCTTATCAGACAAGCTGGTCAAGAGCAGGTCGTTCATGTTATCGAGACGCAGGCTGTTCCAGGTGAGGTTGCCCGAGCCATCGTTACGGAGAACGTAGTTGGAACCAGAGGCTTGCGTTGCAGGGAAGCTATAGGAGACGTTGTTGATCTTGGTGAGGTTACCGTTGCTATCAACGATCAACTTACCAGCGCCAACGCTCAAAGCTCCGGTAACGGAAGCACTGGTCAAAACCGTAGCGCCTGCGGTAAGAGCGTTGGTGATGGACACGCCGCTGCTTGCCGTGACTTGCAGTTTCTCCGTACCAGCGATGATGACGTTGTTGCCACCGCTAGTGGAGATGCTGTTGCCCGTGAGGTAGGCGCTGTTCAAGGACTTGCCTGCACCAGCAACCTGCGTGAAAACGATGTCGCTAACACCGATGGTGGCAGGAGCGTTGGTCACAACCCAAGCGGTTGCACCCCAAAGAGAACCGCCCTTCACGAACACATACTCACCACCGTTGACTTCCGTGCTATCGTTGAAGTCAACAGAACGAGCCAAGGAACCACTGGTGTAAACGTAGATACCGTTTTGAGACGCAGTGGACTGGTCTTTCAAAAGAACGCGGTCACCGTTGGAAAGCGAAACGCCGTCCAAAGAGGACCCGATGGAAGCAAGGCTTGCGAGGTTAGCGGTCGAAGAAGCGACGACGCTTTCTTTCGGGTCGAAACCTGCGGCCACGGAGTCAACATAGGTGCGGCTTGCGAGCTTCACCCATTGGGAGTTTTCATAAACCTTGAAAAGGTTGTCTGTTGTGTTATAGTAGATAACGCCGTTTTCTGTCTGGGCTGGGTCAGAGGAAGCGGTGCCAAAGCGGAGGGGTACGTTGTGTTTTAAGACGTTCTTACTCATGCGTTTTAACTCCAAAAAAAATGTAAATGTTTTTAGAAGCGCAGTTCTAAAAGCGACTTAGGAGTTGCTGATTTTTGCGGTCTTTTTTAAGACCAGTAGCGCATGGAGTAACGAAGAGTAGCGTCATGACCTGTAGAGGTCGATTGGTAGGCAAGCACTAGAGAGGAACCTTCGATACCTGCTAGAAACTCAATCCCCACAGAATTGATCGCGACGAAATTATCCGCAAGCGATGCAGTAACTCCGTCATGAACAATCAAAAGTTGCCCCATCTGAGGCTTGCCGTTGCGGATCAAAGAGTATTCTAAGACTAGGTTTTTGTAAGCGGACGGATCAAATGTTGCGATCTGTACGGGAGTAGACTGGTTATCAAGTAGCGTAAGGGTAGGCGTCAAACTGGTAACATGAAGGTCACCTAAACGAAGCGTCTTCTGTATGGGATTCCAAACTAAAGAAGTATCACCACTCAGTAAATCCTTTCCATCGTTATATTGAACAGAACCTAAAATACTCCCTTTCGCAGCACCTGCGGAAAAAGTTCGTCTGATTGACCATCCACTAACCGAAAAGAATTGCCAACCAGGACTCTGTTCGATCCGATGTTTTGAGCCAGTATCCATAAATCAGCATCACTCGCATCCAGCAACTCAGGCGATGAGACGATCTCAACGGTCAAAGGCGTTCCAGAAACTGCGATGTTCTCACTTCTTCTAATCTTAGTGTACGCTGCATAACCTTCACTAGGGAGAGCGATGCTATCCTGTCCACTGTTAAGAAAAGAACAAGAGAAATTTGCAGATACTTCGGGAGAATAATCTTACCAGCCTCTTTATTTTCAATCGTCAGAGTCGAAGGATTTTGCGTCACTGTAAAGTAGGCGTTGGCTTGAGATCCCTCGATCGCACTTTTCAGAGAGGTCAACACCGTTATGAGGTTGGCGTTTGTCGAAAGCGGAACTTCTACGCCAGATAAAGAGGTAAAAGGTCCAGGGTCCGACCCCAGGCCATTGACGTTGAACCAGAAGTAATATCCCGACCCACTGGGTCGTTTGATAGTCACATATTTATTGTTCAGAGAGCCCGAAACATCACCGAGCAGCGTGTACTCTGTCGCGGCAACATCTGGAAACTTAGCAATCCGGTTCACTGAAAGCGGAAGTCCAGGAATCTGGACAAACGCATCTGCTGTAATGGAAAGTTTCCCCTCCGACCAGGACCAAGTTCCACCCTTGAGAAGAGAAAGGTTAAGGTCTTCAATTCCCACCTTGACGCTAGGGAAAATAGAGGCATCCCAAAGTCCCGCTGAGGTATCCCCATCGAGTAGACGAAACTCCGCCTGCATCCCAGGCTCAATCTTGGCAAAACTCTCAGAGGAATTGTTTTGGACCTCAGCCGCCACACCGGAACGGTTGGCAACGTGTAACGGACCCCAGGCTGTAGTTTTGTTGCATCGGGTAGGCGCAAGACCTGATCGGTGCCTACAATACCCTCACCTGATAGATGCAGAATCGTCGCACTTTGAGGCGTCAGAACAATCGGTGTTTCTGAAGCAACGAGAGCGCCTGTATCTTCAAGGAGAGCACCAGTAGACAAAAAACCCGACATATCATTAAACCTTTTTTGGTCTGAAAAGAACGAGTATTAAATCTTTGGGATCAATTTTTAATTGAACAAGCTAAGTTGTCATCTGTCAAGTTCGATTCCTTAAGAGAGACCCTTTTGCCACCACAAAGCCGCTTGCGGATACGATGGATTCTCACCACTAGGCTCGGATGGATTATCCACGGGCTCAAGAAGCTCAAGGTTGACACTAAAGAGTTTTCTGTCGGCCCTTCCGTCTCTTCCACCAGTCGGTCAAAACTTTTCTTGGAAAAAGGGTCCATGGGATCTCTTTGGCCCGCCTCGTATATAATGTACGAGTCTCCCTTATGCTTGGTTTTCTTATTTTTAGGATATCTCGATACCTTTTCGGCATACGAGTCTTTGGCAAATTGATCGGGCGTTAAATTTTTTACATAGTCGGACAAAGGGGTGCATTGATAAGGCTATGCTTCGTGAGTGGGTCGAGATACGCTCCAAAATCCATAGCGATGATTTTCATCGCAAGCCTTTTCAAAAACATCACCTACTCCTCGTCATCTAAGACCTGGACTTTTGTGACTCCGGGCATAGCCCACCAACGGAATACCTCGGCTTTGATGACCTCTGGGTCTGAAGCCTCTGTCGCATATATTTTTTCGTCGCCTATCATGTTTCGCACTAGAATCTTGCCCATAGCTTTAGGTCCAAAGGTTAGATCTTATTTTCATTAACCTTATGAGCATTTCACCATCTTCGTTAGTGAATTGTCTCTCAAGTGCGAAAAATCTTTCCATAGAACTGACCATGAAAGGGTCTTGACGCTTAGGTCTTTCTTCCGTCCACCACAAATAAAGTGCCTTGATCTCTCTCGCTGAAAGAGCCTGACTGGTCGGTTGGCCATGGTCATCCATCAACTCACTTTCCCAGTCCAAATGAGCAAGTCCCTCGTGACGCGAACGCCAACCAAAACCACGTCGCTTTGGGTTTGCCTCTGTGCAAATCACATGCATCCAAGCGAGTTCTTTTTCAATGTAGTCTACTAGCGAATCGAAAAGGCAGTGAAGGATACGCGTGTCGAGTTCATGGAACTGACCACGCTTAAGAGATGAAGACGTTAAAGCATGGGTTTTATCGATGAACCTATTGATAAAATAAGATCTCGCTTGAGTAAGCCATATCCTGAGGCTAAACATAGACTTTGCCGCCGACTTTGCTGACCGCACGGACTTCTTCCTCAGTGAATTTTTTTCCGTTTCTGGTGCAAAAAAATTCCCACCAACCGTTTGAGGCGCTCCCTCAAGGGAGGTGAGTTGGTTGTTACTGCAATCAAAACTCGCAACAACCTCTCTTGGCGCTCCCTCAAGAGATATGAGTTGGTTGCCGCGGCAACTAAAATACCCATCAACCTTTTGAGGCGCTCCCGCAAGAGAGGTTAGTTTGTTGTCACTGCAATCAAAGCACCCACCAACCTCTTGAGGCGATCCCTCAAGAGAGGTGAGTCGGTTGCTATTGCATATAAAAAAACCACCAACTTTTTGAGGCGCTCCTTCCAGAGAGGTAAGTCGGTTGCTGCTGCAATAAAAATCCTTACCAACCGTTTGAGGCGCTCCCTCAAGAGAGGTGAGTTTGTTGTCTCTGCAATTAAAATTCCTATCGACCGTCTGAGGGGCTCCCTCAAGAGAGGTGAGACCTTCCTCAGATACATCAATATCTCCGCTACTATCGGCCTTCCACTTAAACTTTGGAATTATAACTTTAAACCTCGGTAATTTTAAGTCTGTTGGCACCCTTTTATGAGCCTTATTACGACGGTCCCAGTAGGTTTTCTTTCCTTGAAGGTCAATAAGAAGGGCTAGTTTAGACCAGGGGTCTTTCTGGTCTCTCGTCTTTGAAATAAAAAAGTAAATCGTATTACTTCTGTCATAGTGATCCCATTGTTCACTTTTATCGTGCTTGATACACCACTCCGTACCTTGCCCTAATTTATGGGATGCTTCATTAGTCGTGATCTCAAACACCGTCCACTCTTCGTTCTCAGTAATTAATTTTGCTCCTGGGATGTTTTCTCTCAAATCAACTTTGCCCTTTTTCTTTTCGGTCCTGGTTTTAGCCTTTTCTAACTCTTCAATTCTTTCTTGAAACTCTTGAAAAGGCTTAGAGCCCCAAAGGTCGATGTTCTTTTCGTCATCTTTGAGCTTATTTCTGTCCCTTAATTTCTTAAAACGGTCGAGATAGTCTTTGACCTTGGCTTTCTCAGCACCGAGGTCAAGAAACTTTTTCTCGACCGTTTTGAAGTCCGAGGTCACAAGAGTATATTTAGCGATCACCTGTTTGAAAAAACCGCCCATGGTTATCTGCCCTTTTTAGAATAATTCCTCATATAGCCATTTTTTGAGTTATTTTTTCGTACCAAAAGTCGCTACCATCCCGATCGTAATAGTCTTGATTGGGATCTTTATGCGCACCTTCATGAAGTTTGTGGGGCGTATCTGCCACATATGCTGGAGGTATTTTGGGAGTCGCTTGCCTTCCCGTGTAGTCGTAGAACTTATGTCCGATTTTCAAAAGGTATGACCCACCTTCTCTCCAGCCTCGATCTCTCCAAGACCACGCTCGTATTTTAATTCACAAGACCATACTTCAGAACTTACACCCATCTCTTTAGCTGCTCGATGAGCCGCTCTCGAAAAATTGTTACATTCCCAATAAGCGAACTTTGGATCGTGCAACTTCGCTTCTTTGGCTACAGCATTAAGAGCCTTAATCAGATTTTGCTCTTTTTCTGATCCAGACTCTGCCATAACTAAGACATACTTACTTTTGACTTTTTGGTTGAAAAAAAGCATCTTTTCTAATCCTATGAAAGCAAGATTTTGACTTTGGCCAGACAACTTAAACTATAACGGAACCTGCCACAAAATCTCATGCGAAAAGACCTTACGCGCCTGCACGTCATGGCTTGTCAGGATATTTTGCGGATCATTGGGCGATGTCTCAATCACCTTCCAACGGGTGTTATCAAAAAGACGGACGACAATATCCTCCAGGTTGACCTGTTGGATCTCGTCCGAAAAGACAAACTGAATCGGTTGAAAGCTCTCGATCACGCCGTACTCAGCCAAAACATTCGACTCGTTTCGTCGCGGAATGTCCACAAAAAGCATCGGCGGTTCGGCGCTATTGACCAAGAGTCGATACCAGTGTTGAAGAAACATCGGTGAGCGGTCCTGGACCGTACTACGCTGCATGGTGATACGGAACCTGAGCTTCTTTCCAGCATTAGTCATAGCACGGGTCTTCAAGGCTTCTTCGGAGTAGGGAACAAAACCCGCATCAAAACCGTCGAGCATCATTTCAAAGGTGATCTTGCCATCCCCACTGCGGTACTCAAAACGGGAGCTATCAAGGCCGTAGTACATCGAGCGATGCAGAATCTCGTCCCACTCTAAATACCCGAAGGTCGCCTCAGGCTCTAAGGTAAACCAAGGGGGAAGGCCCACCAAAGGGTTGATCTGCACGTTGACGCCCCACCACTGCCTCGATGGGTCGAAGAGATACATCTCGGTCCCGTACTTATGGTAGCCCCTGCGAACCCAGTTCCCCAACAGACCTGACAAAGCCCATGGGGGCTGCCTTCTCCCGAATTAAAACAGGAGCAGCGAGCCCCAGCCCTCAGCCTGGAGTAGAAAAAGATCTCCCGTCGATCAACTGCAATCGCGTTGCGTGTGCGGTTGGCGATCTGCGGGATCAGTTGTTCCTTGGCCAATTTATTGAACGTATCACCCACCATATCACTGGGATCACCGTGAGACCTAGAGTTAGAGGGATCGCCTGCTCGTGGGGAGTTGTGTGAGGTGTTGCGAACTCGTGGACCGCGAATGGCCATGGCGAATCTCCCTAAAGAAAATAACGAAACAAGATTCAGTGCCTATCTGTCTCTGCATTTTTATAATCTTCGAGAACCAGGAGACCCTCTATGATTCGCATTTCCGTGAACATGAGCCATCCAGACTTAGCGGGACAGAACCCGAAAAAAGTCCGGTTTGTGATTGCTCCTCTGAGACAACCTTTCTTCCTGCCCCGTGCCCACCCACCTGTGAGCAAAGACATCAACCAGATGGGTGATGTGAACTCCTCGGTGTCGCGATGGTTGGAAGTGGGTGGTGCTTCTGATCTTTATATTGAGGATTCTGATTTCCGTTTTCTGGGCGATCACGAAAGTCCTTACATGGGCATTGAAATTAAGAGTATGCTGATTGATCTCATCCGTAAAAATTTTATCGTCATCGAAAAAGACGGGGTAGCTATGACTCCCGAGCAAGTCATGTTCTATGGAAGCTGATCTTGATTACGTTTTGAGCTTTGACCCAGGGGGCAGTGCTCGCTCTTGGGCTTACGCGCTTTCTTCCGTGCGTTTTCGCGATACTGAAGTCCCTTTTTTGGGGTTTTAGAAACTGGTTTTGTTCCTGTCTTAGATGATCTTGCTCGTCCTAACTTTGAGGGCATGAAATCTTTTTCCAAAGAACTTTGTTCCAGGTGGGGTATCGCAAGCATCTACTCCTGTGACCTTGTAGCCGAACGGTATGTGGGTCGTGGCCACACTGGATCTTTAAATGAGATGATCCCCTTTCATTTAGGCTTTTGGGCCTCCCATTGGCTATCCCTTGGTGCAGGCGGGTTTCGGGCGATTATGGCGTCTCAATGGAAGCTCAAAGCCAAGAAATGGAACAACAATTATTGCTTTGACCACGAGCAAGCGTTTGAAAATTGGTGGGAAGACTATTATGCTTACCTCATACCTCAATGGGATTTAAAGCGAAGCAAGTCGTGTGAGCGGCACATCCAAGATGCCTGTGCGATCGGTTGGTACTATTGGCGGTTTGAGAAGAAAATAAATTGTCTACCCGAAGGGTTGAAAGAACTTGTATGTTAGCAGGAGACTTTCTCATAACACATCTTTTCTTCCCAAGACGACTGGAATAGACATGTCGAAGCAGGTCTTTGAGTGTCCTTATGCTCAAGCTCCCTTAACCAGGGCCTGTGAGGTTTCGTCTTGTTCTTTTAATTTGCCTGGGGAGTCTAACCTTTCCAAATACTACCGACGATGTTTTCTGAACTATGTGGAAAAAGGCATTCAAAACCCGAATCACTTAGCGAGCATTGAGCAGGCGCAGTTCTCCAAGCTCTCCCCGTGTCAAAAGAAATCTCTTTTAAAAGCCTTTTTCAAGTGCAGGAATCCGACCTCGATCATGCTCAAAGAACTTTTTATCTCTCTTTTTTTCCATTTTGATTCAAGACATTTTGCTTGAGGTTCCAAGGGAGTTTTGAAACCTGTTCCCTTTCGTCAGTGCGCTGTCTGTGGCGCGATGGACGATGAGGACCAACCAGAGTTTTTTACCCCAAAGGCGGTGCCTTACCGCACGGCTATGGTTATTGCTCCTGGAACTGTTATCAACTAAAGCCCCCGCCTGTGCTGATTCTTGAGGAACTTTTAGATGTCGATTTTCGACTTTTAGTAGAGCACCAAGATTTAGCACAAGCCCTCAAAAGGGGATCGGTTCCTCTCTTAGCTTATTGGTTATTCACTGGCGTACCTTTGACCTAAAAGAAATTTTAAATGGTTATTAAGATTATCTCGGGGACTAATACCTAACTGGGGAAATTAAAAGGGGTATCATTCATGCAAACGTCGATTGCCGAAAGGCTTGCCAGTCGTCTTGGTCAAAAGTTGGCCAAGCGCGGTGGCACCATGCGCTCTGATTTTGTCGTGGCAGACTATAGAGTTTTGCCAGGAACAGAGAGCAAAACAGCGAAGGTTTTGATTCAGTATGATGAAGAAGCGTTTGGCGTCCCAAGCAAAGAAGAAGTGATCTCAACCTTGAACACGCTTTACCGAGACACTCGCACCGAGCGTCCCCGTGTTATGGTCGATCCTGCTTCGGTCCAAGTGTATCCGAAGTTTCAAGCTGTTGCTTGCACGGTTGCCATTCCTGTCATTCGTCGTCCTTACAGCGACATCGAACGCTTCCGTATGAAGCCGATTGTTGCCGGAACCGTCTACCTTGGTGAAGACGTGTCCGACACCTGGACGGTAGCAAAAGGCGATGACAACGCGATCTACATCGAGCGCGTTGAGCGTGACGACATCGAGAAAATTCTGCGTGAGCGTTCTAAAGCTCATAGCTTCCGCGTCCATGCTGGGCGGGCATCTTTAACTTTGGCTCGTGTGGAAGCCTCGATCCCCAGCAGCCTTTACACTGTTGGGGACTGGGTGCAAGCAACTCACGGTGGCAAGCTCAAGACCGGAGAGATTTTGGGCATGGCTGAAGGTGGTGCTCACGTTCGCTTCCGCGATGGTGCTCAAGCTCTTGTTTCCTCTGGTGCTATCCATAAGCTCGTCGAAGCTGCGGATGCCTCTAAGAAATGGAACAAAGAAGCCTTGAAAGAATACTATCGTAAAGCCTACGGCTACGATGACGCCGAGTTGGAAAAACTTGTAAGTTATATTGGATAAGCGAGGACGGGTGTGAAAACAGAACGCATGACATGGGCCGAGGGCGTAAGTCCTGACGGTCAAGAGACTCCTCTTGCCGCTTTATTGACGGCAGAGAAATATATTAAAGAAAATAGGTTGCCCCTACCTACCCCACTTGAATATATTTCTTCTCAAAATCAACATAAAGTACAGGCGGGTCTTTTTCACTCGAAATTGACGGTAAAAGACTTATTACCTGGGCTCAAGCTGCGTTCTGGGCCATCTGAAATCGAAGTGGTGCGTGTGCTTCCGACGACAAAAGAAGTGGTGTACCGGGTCAAAAATCGGAATCAACTTCGTCGCTCGGATAGCACACGATTCATCAAACTTGCAAACCAACAGGGTTATCGGAAAGTCTGGAACCTCGCCACCTTTCTTCGCACCCTTAAAAACCTGCTCAAACCTATTCTAGCAGCGATTCCGCTCATGTGGGTGTTGCGTTTGGTCATCAATTCTGTGCGAAAGAAACCGATGAAGTTTTCGACCTTGCCGCCGAAGGAAAACTTTGAGTTCCAATCCCAAAGCTGATTTAGCAGCAATCAAGGCCACGGCCTCGGAACAGCAGGCCACGGCCCTAAAGATGCGCGAAGATGGTTTCACCAATTCGGAAATTGCATCGGCCCTTGGTTATACGACCGATCAGATCAACCTTCTCCTTCAGGAAAAAGTACAACTAGGATCTCCCGAAGATATCTTGCAGGAATGTCTGAAGACAGTGGTCTCTCTGATTCCGTTAGCGGATGCGACTTACCGAGCCGCTCCCGTAGGCTTCAACGCGAGTTCTTTGACAGGTTTCATCGACACGGCTCGTAACCTCATCAATGAGATTTACAATCTCAAAACCAAAGAAGAGACCTACAAACAGATTGTCCAGCGAGTTTTAGAAGTTTTCTGCCGTGAGATGGTCAAAGTGCTGTTGAATGAGGTTGCCCAGCTTAAAAGAAAAGATATTTCTCAGCCCAAGAAGTTTGAGGAAGAATTGACAAAGTTCTCGTTAAATATCGGCAAAAGGTTTCAAGAGTGCTACCGCAAGTCCAGAGAAGACCTGGGTGATGTATTAGGTGTCGGACCAGATGCGCGAGCTAGAATCAACATAGGGTTGAACAACTCAGGGTCTTGAAAAGCTCAAGCAGGCCCTACACCGAGGAACAATGTATGGGGCCGACACGATGCCGCTCAAAACCCTTAAAAAAGATCAGTACGATGCGCTTTACACAGAGGCGCTTTTTTATTTTGAAAAAAGTGTGTCAAGATCAAATATATCTACACGATCTTGAAGACATAGCTCATTTGGTACTGGAAATTTATATTATGAAAGTTACCAAAAATATCTTTTATTCGCTGGAAATGGCGGCTCACGAAGCAGTAGAGACGAAAAACTACATGTCTCAGAGGTGGTCGCCTTTAGATGATTTAAGCTATCCTTCAAGTCAGCAAGAAGCTCAAAGAGATTTAGATACCATCTATGTTTTGGCCCACCTGTCTCTTACGTTTCAAGAAAAGTATGTTTTCTGTTGCATCCTAAATGATGCGACTCATGAGCAGATCGCCTCGGACCTAAAGATTGAAATAAAGGATCTCGAAAGAATCAGGGCATCTCTTATAGGGAAATTGCAACATGCTGCCACAAGTACCGTCAAGTCGGGGAAGAAACAAAAAAAGCGAAAAAAAGCTCATTTTATCGGAAAAATCAAGCCCCGAAGCCCTCAAATTAACTGAAGAAGAACTGGACGCTCTTTTAGATCCTGCCGCTATCTCGCAAGAGCTTGCGGAGATGCATCGACGGGGAATCGCTCCAAGTCAGATCACTGCCGATGTCACAGAGGCGGTTCGCTGGCAAGACAAATTCCAAGAAACCCTCGACAACATGGCAAAATCAAACCCTGGAGAACAAACCCAAGGATGGGTTCAGGATTTGATTGAGGACTTCATTGCGTTTGAAGTCAGCCCCTCCAACACCGTTGACGAAACCGAGACCCTGCTCAAAGGACTGAAACAGAGTTTTATCGATCTTGAGAACTCTGGATATGGAGCGGAAGCTCGCAACTTTATCGCAACCTTGAAAGCAGAACTCGACATCATCCTAGAAAAACTCCACGACGACCACAAAGTTTGAACTACGTGAACTTCACTTAGAGGGCTTTTTCATGGCGACTAAGGTGGAAATTATCCGCGAACTGAAACGAGTATATTCTGTCCTGGGAAAACCTTTCACACGCAGAGAATACGATGAGGTCGCAAATATCCACTCGCGATCCATAGAAAAATCCTTCAAAACTTGGAACGGTGCGCTCCAGGAGTCTGGTCTTTCCAAGTCTTTTGATGAACATAAGAAGATCAAAAAAGAGATCGACACCCACGATGCTTCAGCAGAGATGAAGAAAGAGTGGGAAGAGAGAAAGAAAAAGCTCGTAGAAAAAGAGCAGCAGAAAAAGCTCCAATGGTGGCGAGAGCAGGTCCAAAAGCTGGAGTTTTTCAAGCAATTCTTAGAAGAGACTTTGGCCAAGGCCGAGCCTCCTGTCGTCGATGTGATGATTATCAAGCCTGATCCAAAAGCTCCTAAAAAGAGCGGGAAGAAGCACTGCACTCTCTGGTTTGAATTTTCAGACCTTCAGCTTGGAACCCTGATGACCTCTCAAGAGATGGGCGGTCTTAACAAGCATAATTGGATTATTTGGAAGGATAAGCTCAACGTCTGGAAGCAAAACGTCATCGAAAAATTGACCCAGTATAAAGACGAATACCATATCGATCATGTGGTGATTGCCTGTCTCGGAGATATGGTCGAGGGTCAAGACATCTTCCGTGGACAGCTTTGGCAAATCGATCGTCATGTGGTCGATCAAGCAATATTCGGAGCGAATGACACGGCCTCTGCGTTTATTGAAATATTCATGACTCACCCAGATCTTCACTTCGATATCCTAGAAGTGTTCGGCAACCACGGTCGCACAGGTCGCAAAGGCGAGCATCCTTTTAGTTGCTCGATGGACAAAGTGTACCAAAGGATGCTTGAGCTTCAATTAAGAGCCGTGAAAGACCTCAAGAACTATACCTATCATCAGAATGAGGCGTGGTTCTATTTGGTCGAAACCTACGGGTGGAATCATCTCCTGTTGCACGGTGACCAAGGGATGAGTTCTCTTTGGTCTTCAAGACCGACCGTGAACGGTCTTGAAAAAGGTATCACACGCTACAATCAGATGCTCCAGCAACAGATTCATTTTCTGCACTGCGGGCATTTTCATAACGACTGGCAATTAAGTTTCAATATGAGTCAGATACTCATCAACGGTAGCTTCATAGGGACATCGAACTTCAGTGCTACCCAAATGGTTGCCTCATCTCCACCCATCCAAGTCCTGCATGTTTTCGAGCCACGTATCGGTCTTTCCAAGACCGAGCGCATCTATCTCAATGAGGGTGAAGTGAAGCAACCGATCCTAGCTAAATCGTTAGCTCGAAAAACGGCCCTTAAAGGTTCTTGAACACTTGAAAACCTAAAAGGACATACCCGATGACGACTTTGCTTGAGGGTGACCGCCTGAAACTTTCTTCTCAGGTACTTACCACTGGACAAGCAAAGCATCAGTTGACGGTGCTTTCTCCTGTACATTTGATTCTCAAAGGCTCAAGCAGTGGGCAAGTGGTGGCGCTTCCAAGCGCCCTCACGCTCAAGACAGGATGGATCTATATCATCACCAATAGCAGCATGAAGCCTGTGATCGTCCGTGATTTTGTTGGCAATCAAATGGGGCGGCTGGAAACGGACGAGAGGCTGGAGGTCATTTGCCTCGACAACTCGTCACCCAAAGGCGATTGGCTGAAAAGCCTTTTTTCTGTCTCGCATAACCCTGTCAGCAACTGTCTTTTTCAAATGCAGTTCCAGGGTGAGGGCCTTGCAGGAAGCCAGTGGCTATCGCATCATGCCGCGATCGACTCCAAAAAGTTCCTGCCATCATCCCCTTTGAGCTTTGCCACTTAGTCGGTCTTGGCTTTTCAAACTCTCAGGACGACGTGTCCGCGTCCATTTGTATCTATAAGAACGGTACAACAGACCTAAATCTGTTTCAGGATTTCTCTGTTGTCCAAGCTAAGACACAGGGTCTGAACTTTCAGAATGATCTAGTCTTCAAAAAAATGATGCCGTATCAGTTTATTTAAAGGGGATATCGAATAACGGTTTTCTCGCAGAAAATGCGCTTGTGACCCTGTATCTTAAAATTATCAAGCCCTAAGTGCCCTTCCCTTAATTAAACAAAATCATAAGGAGGGTTATTACCATGGATCAGGTATTATTGGATAAAATTTTATACGGCATTGGCCTTATCAGCGCGTCTTCATTTGTTATCGTCATGACTGGTGATTTTCTAGTCGCCACTCTCCAAAAGGTTGCAGAGAAAACAGTCTCTCAAAGAGATGACAGATTTTCTCAAGGTGTTGCAAAATAGTGGGAAATCACCAAATCTGTTTGGGAAGATACTCGGGCTTTTGCCGACCGCCTTAGTCTTTTCTCGCGACCAAAAGACCAAAATAAGTAAAAGGCGAAAGCGTCATGAGTAGTTCGGGAGACGATTTAAAACATTTTGTCAAAATCAAAGAGATGATTCCCGACTACTCTCTCATCGAGCCTGAGATTTATAAGGAGGCGAGGAACCCTCTTTATATGAATTTATTTAAATTGTGGCGGCAAGGTCGCATCATGCAGGAGATCTACCGACGACGCTCCTACTTTTATAGACCGCCCAACTGGTTACTTATCTTCTCGTTAGGTCCGACATCCCAGGTCCGTGCTTACATGAACAAAACTCTTAAAACTATGCTTAGAATACACGAAGACCGAATGTCAAGGCGACGTTAAAAAACGAGGTCGTTATGCAAGCTCCAGGGTATCAAGCCATAAGCCAAGAGACCTCTCGTGTCTTGACACGGGGAAGGTTAGAATATTTTTTCTTTAATTTTTATTACGACACCAATAAAACTCAGCCCGTCACCCCTAGTGACCCTCAAGTCTACCCGAACTACCGGATTCTCAGCCCTTCCGGTTCCATCGTAGCTCAGGGGGTCGCTGTAGCTGGACCTCAGCCTGGAGCTTGGAAGTGCGGTTGGGTGGTTCCCAAAAATATCGAACTCACCAGCCCGACCCGACGATACGCCCTTCAAGCTATGATGGTCGATGAGCAGGGCAGGCAGTTTGAAGCATCCTTCCACTTTGATGTAGTGGAAGACCGAGTGCCTGCGCAAGAGCCCGAATTACAAAAAGTGATGACTTTTGCCAATCAACCTGTGCGGCTTTTCTTTAAAAACCTTGTAAGACCAGACCAGCTTTCTCTCGGCCTATCGATGAAGGGGACGGACACCCTGATGCACTCCGCCTCCCTCACCTTTCCTGTGCCCGACCCCCTTACCGTGGACAAGATCGCTGAGGTTGAGAGCGGGACGGGTTTGATCTATTACACCGACACTCCCCCTCTCAAGATTGGCATTTACTCAGCCCTTTGGACCATGCGGGAGTCTGCCACGAGTCCGCTTGAGTTTGAGCATCAGTCGGTCCATGTGATCGGCACGACCACCATGCACCTTATCAATAGTGTCCGAATGCTGATCGATAAGCTGCAAAAGAAACTCGGACTCGTCTACGCCTACACCAATGAAGATATTTTAGAGGCCGTGACGCAGGGCGCGAATATCGTCAATAGCTATTGGCCTCCCAGTAACTTTACGCCCGCGAGCTTTCCTGCCGCGATTGAAAGCTATATCGTTCTAGGTTCCGCATGGTGGGCCTTGTCTTCCCAGCGTATTCTTTATGCGGAGACCAACCTCAATTTTTCTGGCCAATCCGTGACGCTCGATTACAACCCTGGTGCCGATATTGAAAGTATTTTGAGTGGTTTTAAAGAGTTTCTGGATAGTAACGTCGGCAAAGCGAAACAATCCCTGCAAAGAGCCAGTCAAACTGCTGGAGCTATTGCGACTCGACCGTATCGCTTTCGCACCAATAACGTGTTTCTTGCCGAGAAAGGCCGTGGTCCAATCGGCTCGAATATTCAACAGCTTCTTTTGTTTTACGGCCTGTTAGACTGATCTTTGGGTTACTCCATAGGTTTTTCTACAACCCCGAAAAGCAAATGAGGTGAAATACCGATGGGGGCTACAGCCGAGACGCGACTAGCAAAAAGGCGTATCAACGAGCTGGAAGAAAAACTAAAAAAAATGCAAAGGGAGTTACAACAGCTAAAAGCTCAAAATCGAAAAATAGGTCGCTTAAGGAAAGAAGCACATCACGCAAAAAGGCGAGAGGAGGATTTAAGAGACCTGTATGAGGACGAAGAGGCATTGGCTTTTCAGGGGAACGAGACTACCATACAAGAAAAACAAACGCCTCCTACTCACAAAGAACGCTGCCGCAATGAAAATTGCCTGTCGGATGATATCAAATTAGTGCCTGCTGGATATCGTGTGGTTGCCGTATGTAATCAGTGCCAAAGCCGCTACAGTTTTTTGAAAAACGACTAACCTATGTTCAACCTTATAAGAAAGGTACTCGCCATGGCTAAAAAGTTTTTTATCCGAGAGACCCCGATTGACAAGCTGCTAGAACACGTCCAGACTTTAGAGAAAAAAATTGATATATTATCTGCTCATGTCCACAAACAAGGTCAAGCTCCTACGGCAGTGTACTCCACGCCCGTAGCGGTCGAACCGAATGTGGTAGACGTGGGAATCTCCGAAGAAGCCCCTCTGTTTATTCCGAAAGCTCGGTTAGGAGAGGCTTCGCTTAAGAAGGTCAAGACGAGTCTCGAAGCTCATGATTCAGAAGACGTTGAGAAACTGAAACGGAAACGCAAAAGCTCGTAGGAGTTAAGATCATGTCAAAAGTCACCCTCGGTGCTGGTTTGGATGTGGGAACATCAAACCTGTTAGTTGCTCGCGTTGAAGGCAAAAACGAGGTCGAAGTGAAAAGACTTCGCAACGCTTTTGTGGAAATCGACGAAGAGCAAAGGTCTCGCCTCGCGGCTGGTTCTCTTAATGCGGTGATGCTCAATAACAAAGCATACATCGTCGGTGACGAAGCCATCAGCATCGCCCGCGTCTTGAACAAAGAAGTCCGACGTCCCATGGCTTCTGGGGTTCTGAACCCTGAAGAAAAGACGGTAGAGCCATCATCTCGACTCTCGTAAAAACTCTCCTGGGTGAACCCCGTGAGTTTGGGGAAGAAAAATGTGCGTTCTCCATCCCAGCAGTGCCACTTGATAACCCTAAGGCCAACAACGTCTGGCACACTGGGTTTTTTAGCAACCTCCTCGAAGACCTGGGTTACGTTCCCGAGCCTGTGAACGAAGCCTTGGCCATTGTCTACGCGGAGTGCGCGAACGAAGACCACTGCGGGATTGCTATCTCTCACGGAGCAGGACAGGTCAACGTGGCGGCAAGCTATAAGTTGATCGCTTCGATTGAGTTCTCGGTAGCTCGGTCTGGTGACTGGATTGACCAACATAGTGCGGCTTCTGTGGGAACGTCCATCGCTCGGATTCTCAAGCTCAAAGAAAACCCTGAGTTTGATCTCATGAAACCAGATGCGCTTGATGACGAGATGGGTCCAGCCCTTTTCTTCCACTACAAAGAAATGATCCGCTATGAGATCAAACATCTTGTGACCCAGTGGGCCAAGATGAAATCTCAACTAGATTTTCCAGACGCCATTCCGATCATTCTCTCCGGGGGAACAGCAAGCCTCAAAGGTTTCCGCGACCTTTGGGAAGAAGAACTCAATCGTTTCAAAAAGAAAACTCCCCTCCCCTTCAAGGTCACTGAAATAAGAATGGCCAAAGATCCTTTTGGGGCAGTCGCTAGAGGTCTTCTGACCTACTGCTTGTCCTCATGAGAAACAGAGTCCTCTCATTAAGATTATATTGCGCGTCTAAAGGGGGTTTGGCGAACAAACCCCCACTTTACCATTGAAGGTTTCTTATGGCTTTTACAGTAAGGAACACAACTGCTTTCGACTTTTTGCTTCAGGATTCTTATATCTCGCAGCCTTTTGCAGCCAATGAGTCGATCGATCTTGAAACGATATGGACCTATGAGCAACTGCACAAATCGATGTACTATACCGAAGGTGCGCTCGGAGATGCGCTACGGTCTGGCATCCTTGAACTAATAGAACCTAATATCGGATACAAAGATCCTGTTTGGCGACTCTCTTCCCCACGCATAGAATATATCACACTCACACAAGACCAAATTGATAATAAAAAAATTGTGCTCAAAGAAACACCGAACAAAGACCTGCTTGCTGTTGATATTCTTGGTGGTATAGCACAATTTCCAGACACTGATTTTATCGTTACAGGCCGTGAATTATCTTGGGACACTTTGGGTATGGATGCTCTACTTGAAACTGGTGACACTCTTCGCGTTATTTACGGAAGCTAAAAAACCCAGACAAAGGAGCTTTAACCATGACTCAGTTAAAAAAGAAGTTTGTTCTTAACGAGGCAATTGATGGCGATAAAATCCGCCTGCTCAATGAGCAAAGCCTTGTAGCTAAAGACTCGGAGGGGAGCGATCTTAGCCTTTTTAAGTTGTCTTCGGCAGACAGTTTGGATTTTCAAATCCTTCCAAAAGCCGCATTCACACCGTCTTCTGATGATGATCTAACTCGTAAAAAATACGTGGACGACGAGATCACCAACCTGATCGACCTCTCGACCATGACTCGCGTGGTCTATGTCGATCAAAATTACGACGACACACTTCACGGTGCGTCTGATGGTTCCTTGTATCGTCCTTATAAAACGATTCAGGCTGGTATTGATGCCGCTTATTTGTCGGATATGTATGGTAACGCCAATTCCGACTTTGTGGTTATCATCAAGCAATCGGATTCCCCGCAATACGGCAACAACGCGACCCCGGTCAACTTGACGTTTGATCCAAATGCGACTCGTCTTGCCAACGGCAAAAGTGCTCTCACGGCAGAGGGTGGCAAAATCACTCTTATGACCGAAGTTGGCAGCACCGATGCGATCCCAATCAAGATCGTGGGTTCGATCACTATCTCCGGTGCTTTGACCACCCGCGTTAAGATGCGCAACATCTTTATCGAAGCCGTTGGTGGATCTGCCAACGTCTGTATGACCATCGACGGATCGGCTGGTCGTCACTACTTCGATAACTGCGTGTTTGTCGGAAAGATCAAATTCCAAGGCTCTTATCAGCGTTGGCATGACTTTCGCAACGGTAGCAACAACGGTATCGTGATGGAAGGCTCGCCTGTAGGCAGTGCCGCAGTCGTTTTAAACGACGTTTACTGCTTCGGCCAATCTTCGATCTCTTCTGGTATCTTTAGAGCCGTGAACTGCTCCCGTATCCACTCCATCACTCATTCAGGTGGAACGGTTAGTTTGTCTGCCTGCGGTTTTGAAAACGTAGCGGGCCTCGTCTCGACCGCAAGCAGCGGTGCTCTTTTGTTGGCGGATGTAACCTTTTGGACGGGCGCTGCTTACGCGGCCTTTAACAAATCCGGTTCCTGCGGCTACATTCTTTCTAACGTCATTCGTTCCGAAAGCTCCGACACCCTGAACGGCACGCGCCTCAAACTCGGTGCGACCGTGGCCGATGCACAGTACATCCCAAAAACACCTGCGCTGTACAGCGGTGCCTTGATTTCTGCTAAAACCGCTTTGGATGAGTTGGCTGATGGTGTAGACGCACGTATCCGCTTATCCGAGAAGGCCGCTGCTAACGGTGTTGCCACCCTCGACGCCAATGGTCTGATTCCCTCCAACCAACTGCCCGCGATCTCGATCACGGATGTCATCGTGGTTGCTGATATCGCGGCTCGCGATGCCTTGACTATCGGCACCGAAGATAATCAGGTCCAAATTGGTGACGTGGTAATCGTCCTTGACGATGATAACTACGAGGGTAACCGCAAATCCTACATTTGGGATGGCTCGGCTTATCAGATCCTAAACGACGGGGATATGGTTGATTCGGTCAACGGCTACACAGGAACAGTCATCCTCACGACCAGCGATATCGCTGAAGGCTCTAACGAATATTTTACGGTCGAGAGAGCTAGAGACGCTGCCGTAGTAGACTCGATGAGCGGTCTGGAAACGGATCAAGCTCCAAGCGTCAGCGCAGTCAAGTCTTACTTAGCAGACAACTACCAAAAAGAAGTTTTTACTCTCACCTCAACCGAAGTCTCGCAAGGCTATATCGACCTCGCCTTTGAAGCACACGAGTTTAGCATCTGTGCCTTCGTAGATCGTCTTGCCTTGCACGCAGGGTCTGACTATTCCGTGTCCTTGGTCGGTGGAATCACCCGCTTGACTTTCGCAGGTAGCGTTGCACTTGGGCAACCAGAAGAACTAGCTTCTGGTGACGTGATCCGTGTAACGTATATCAAAGTCGCCTAATTTTTTCTGTGGTTCCCCGCAAGGGGAACCACCTTAGTCTTATCTAACACCAGGAGGCTACTGTGAAACTAGAAAAGATCGTGAACATGAGTTTTCAAAAGAGTCTGAATAAGCTCACGGGCCTGCACTTGCCCATCCGCACCAGCTATAAGCTCAGGCAGGTCGTGTCTAAAGTTCGTGACGAGACCAAAATCTTCGAAGAAATGCGCTCAGAGAAAGCGCGTTTTTATGCTGATAAAGATGCAAACGGCAACGCGATCTGTGAAGAGAAGCGCGATGAACGCGGAATGCTTTACACTCAGTTTTCTATTACTGATGCCAACAAAGAACTTTTTAACCGCGATATGCGCGAACTCCTCGATATGGAGATAGACATCCCGTATGTGCTTCTCGATGAACTCGGAGATATGACTTCCATCACCGTGGATGATCTGCTCCAACTAGAGTTTATCGTCGATCAGATTCCTCCACCAAAACCAGCGCCTGTTGCTGCACCAGCCCCTGTGGAGGCAGCACCCGCACCCAAAAAGAAAAAGAAAATCTAACGTATGTCACACAAGCTCACAACTGTAGTTAGCACAGGGGTTATCCGTAACCTGCTCAAGCAGGCATTCAAGCTAAGAATCCCTGGGGATGTTGGTATCGACAAGAAGCAAGACCTTGCGTCTCGAACCATCACCCTCCCACCTAACACAGATGTTGAGCTTGAATACCGGGATTTCCGTGCTGTACTAGCTGAAGTTCTCGACCTTGAACGAAGAAAAGTTCTTAAAATCATTCGATACCCTGAGATGGAAGCAGGGGTCATTGGGCTTGAAGAAAACTATGTCGTTAAGGTCGATAAAACTTCATCCCTCAACTTTGTTGGCAACTTCAAAGTCGAATCTCGTGAAGACCAAGAGAGTCATGGGCGGGCGCGAGTCAGTCTCGCCTGGGAAACCATTACCGACCCCTCTCTGCTTCCACCTAACCCTGATCCTTACCAGACCCTTGTATTCGAGGGGGTGGACTTTTCTTTCATGACCCAGCCTCTGATCTCTGGGTCTCGGTTAGTGTCATCACCAAGGAATGGAAAAAAGAGGGGATCGCTTCGGCTAAAAAAGTTGAGATGGGCTCTTTGGTTTTCCCAACTCCCTTTCTGGTCACCAAGCTCGAAGGCTCGGCTGGAATTGCCTTCGAGTTGATCGATCCGGTCACCCGTGAGGTCCAACTTTCAAGTGAGAGCTTCGCTCCAACCTACTTCCCAGCAGGCACCGAACTTTTAGCCGTGCGCCTGAGTCCTCTAGCTCAACCTGTGACAAATCCCCAACTGACGCTTCACTACCGCGAGGTTTTAGCATGACGATACTCGACCCGAAAGAAGCTGCTCTTCGTCGTTATGATGAAATGAGCGATAGCGCGGAACTCAAAATCGCAACTTTTTGTCACGAGAATGGCCTCTCGGAAGAAGAGGTCGATTATCTGCTCGATGCTCTGCGAGAGCTTAATTTCTACTCATGTAGCCTCAATGACGTCCTCCTATTATACAATGCCCTTCACGGCAGTAAGAGAAACGATCTTGAAGAGGCTTATTACCAGCTAGTTTCTGCCGTGTATACAATCCGCAAGGAACGAAAAGTCTTTGATGATGAAGAAGATGACGATGAGGACGATGGTGAAGATAAAATCCCAGACGTTGGTACCCTCTGCTAGGAATCAGGCCAAAAGACGCTTCTAAAAGGTTAAGCACTACAAGGGTGTTTAGCACACGCTTTAGTACCCCGAATTGTCTATAAGATTCATCAAATAGAACATCGTGCTCCGACCTTTTAGAAGTCTAAAAAAGGACCAAAGTATGCGGTTTCCCACACACGCGCATCTAAGCCTACCCCGTCATCACGAAGGACGGTTTAAGGTTTACGCTGATGCCGCACCTCAAGAGTTTCCTCAAAAAAAGAAGTCGCCAAGGAACGCCTCCGTAAGATCGAAGACAAAGATACCAAGAAGTGTGTAGCTAAAGTCAACGGTCATGCCATCGACTATTCTTGGCTCAAGGGCGCGAGTGAAACCTATCAGATCAGTGCAAATATAAACGATTACTTGTTTACAGAAGTTCCGATCGTAACAGTAGAGTACCCCAATCGCAACTTGCACTGTTTTCCATATTCTGAGATTTCGTACTTTGACCCACGCTTCGGAAAATTTATTTACCAAACATTCAGTGGTAAACCGACTTTTGCCGATCACGATAACCGCGACTTCACCAAGGCCAAAGGCATTCACTTCGACGCAACCTTGCGCAAGGTTCCAGGTTGGGACGTGTGGAAGATCTATGTGCTCCTCGGTTATTGCCGACAAAAGATCCCACACTAGCAAACAAGATCGAGCGCGGGCAACGTCGCGGATACTCCATGGGAGCCTGGGTTTCCAGCTTCATCAACTCTATCACCGGACAAATCAGCAACGGCAACAAGCCTGTGAAGTATCCTCCTGGATCTATTCACGACGGAATATTGTCTTATAGTTTATGTTCCGGTGTAGACTTTTTGAGACGAGTTCCGTTGAAAGCCCAGCCGACGTTTCTGCGGAATCGCATCAACTCTGGTATTTTTGAGGTTTAGATAAACATGAAAAGTTTTTTAAAACAAATCATCGCAAAAACTTGGCCGGGGTATGATGCCATTGAATGGCTGGAAGAATGGATTTCTGATATCAAAGATCCACCATCTCCTGACATCATTGAGAGCTTAAAAGAAGCCAGTCCCAAGCGTTCTCTTAAGCTATATCGCGGTATCTCGGTAGGTAATTACAAAACTCCTGAAAAACTAATCCGAGCTTTAGCAGGCAAAAAACTGGAGTTAGGTGAGAGCTTCTCTTTGCACTCGGACCAGCTTTCATCTTGGTCCAAAGATCTAGACGCAGCCCGGAGTTTCGCCTTTTTCCCATACTCTGGTGGATATATTAAGTCACATACGAAGGGTATTGTTCTGGAAGCCATAGTTCCTCCATCATTAATACTTGTCGATATAACGAGAGTCTCTGGCATTGACAGTGCTTTGCGGCAGGATGTCCTCGAAGAAAAAGAGGTCATAGTCTTACCGGGTACAGTGCAGACTCGTTATATCATGAAGTCGAAGTAGGATCTTTCCTGGTATACAAATTTCATGGAGTATTTTGTGAACTTTTTCACAAAAGTATTGGCCAAATATTCACTCAACGAAGACGTTGATGTTTGCGAAAGTGCCTTGCCACATGACGCAATAAAAAACGCTTTTTATTACCATGGGACCACCACCGAGAGAAAAGCGCAAAAAATATGGAAGCATGGCATCAAACCAAATATGTCACGCACTAAAGGTTTTAGCCGAGCAGTAGATGACAGGGTATATATCAGCAAAAATGTCGGCTATGCACTTCATTATGCTCTCGGTGCGGCAGTAGCAGGAACTAACAGTGAATACATATATGATTTGATAAAGAAACGCGGTCGTTATGGATTCATGTTTGTTATTTCTGGTAAAGAACTACAGAATATCCATCCTGACGAGGATCAGATCGGTGAAGCTGCGCGTGATGCCTTCGATAAGAAAAAGAGGAAGTGGCTCAGAGATTTAGCGGAAGACTACCTTGAAGTAGAACCTGTTGAAGAATACAACGCCACTCTTCTCGAAGAAGTTATTCAAGGGTGTTATGATGCTTGGATAAAAGCAGGAAAGATCCTTCTTCCTTTGCTTTCAGACAAGCAGAAACTTGAGCTTATAGATGAGTACGGTAACATCGCGCATGAAGGCATCCTGATGCCATCACAGATGTGGCGGATTGATCGTAGCAAGATACCTTTACTGAAAAAGGATGGTTCTAACTTCTTTGAGATTGCGGAAAAAATCGGCTCCAGATAATTCAGCGGCAATCGAAGGAGATTTCAAGTGGCCAGTTATATTCAAAAAGTCCAAGCCAAAAAAATCTCCTATTCCTATTGTTCTAGGATTGAAGCCAAATTTGACTTTTTGAATAAGTTGAAAAAAACGGTCACTGTTCTCGTCGGAACAGGACTTTTTAGCACCTTTGCCCACGGCATGACGTTTTCGGACAAAAAGTTGGATACGTTTGCCAAAGACGTGACCAAAGTTTTTCAGGATGCGGGTGTCGAGTGCAAGGTCGATGCGAAACTGAAAAAGGTGAACGACAAGGTTTTCACCGTTTCGATCACCTATAAGTGTGAGGACGGTTCGGCCCGAGGTATAAAAATTACGCGGGTGGGTGATCTTACGACCAATATCGAAACGGGTGAAAAGAAAAACGCAGACGGTATTGTGAACCCGGAGATCGACTATGCTGCTGACAATATGCTTGAAATTCTCAAAGAAGAGATGATGGGTGAAGGTTTTAAGGTAAAATAATTATTTAGAGCTTTTTTCTTCTTTTTCTTTTTCGTCTTACTCGTTCCCGAAGCCTGCCCGCTGCTCACCCAGGCATCGACCTCTGAAGGTTTGAACTTCCAGAGTTTGCCGACCCTGTGGCAAGGGATTTTTCCATTTTCAACCCATCTATAGATCGTCACCACGGAAATGCCCAGGTGCTCCGCGATCTCTTTGATGCCTATCCATTTTTCGACCATGATGGTTGTCTCCCCTTGGACCGAATGATGATATAATATGAACAAAGACAAAATGCAACTTGCACCTCACGAAGTCGTTTGAGCAAGATTTATCTAGCTCACGAGACTACAGAGGATGCGGCATGTTTTTTCTTCCGTGCAGCGCAAATATCCCGTGTTATGTGCCGAGGATGCCCCAGCGCAAAAGCTGGTAGACGAGTTCAAAACCAAGGCCAAGGGTTACTTCCGAGGTCTGGGGTACGCTTTGCAGACCTCCAAGGGCGGTGCCTTTTTAGATCTTGAGACGAAGGAGAGGACCAAGCCCACGGTCTATATCTCCTGGCTCAGTGCCGCTGAGAAAGGCTCAGGTGCGGGGACTGAGGCTCTCCGATACCTGACGGAGCTTGCTGACAAGTACCAAGTGGTCTTGCAGCTTCATGTCGGTGTGGGACCACGACGCCAAGGGAGCACTCCACTAGGCAGGCTCAAGAAATTCTACGGACGCCACGGGTTTGTTTTGCGGGGGTCCGCTGAGATGGTTAGGCTTCCAAAGTAAGATTATGAATGAATCCCAAAAGTTGCCAGGAGATGCCGATGCAGATGAGATGCCCACGATCAAAAAGAAAATTAAATCGGAGAAGATAAGTAAAATTTACGGTCCGAATGAGCGAGAAAATGAAGACTATGTAGAATCCTGGCAACTCAACTACAAAGTTGATGGTGCAGAAAAAGTCCTTTTTGAAATCCCGTTAGATGACAAAAAGTTCCTTCGAGACGTGAAGAAGCAAATTGAACCTCTTCTACTCAAGCCGCAAGCTGCAAAAAAGGAAAATCCAAATGAACTTGAGTTTTTGCAAAGAATTGAAGTCCTAGCTAGTCGCAAGCCACGGCTGAAGATGATGCTGAAACCGTTCTACGAGAATCCAGGTTCCAATCGGTTGGACCAACCGGAGTATTGGGATGCTCTTATTGCTAAGTCGATCAAGAATCTCAAAAGAGAGGATCGGATCGTGTGGTTCTTAAAGAAGGCACGGGGCACTCGGCCCGCCTTTCAAGGTAAAGAGCCACCAGATCCCTTAAAGTCCTCAGACATCGACCAACTGCTCACTGACATCACCCACTATCTTGGCAACGCTGAGGTCAATAATTATCAGCCTGTTCTGAATTATACATTTAAGGACCAAAAGTCCGATAAGCTGCTTGAAGACCTTAAAAGTCTCACGGAAAAGTCAGAGTCTTTGCAAAAAGAAAAAGCCCGCTTGGTTGAGCAAGGGGCCGACAAGACCTTCCTTAAGTTTGAAGATGGTTGGCAGTGGCATCTTTTGGACCGTGCTGGGTGTGAGAAAGAGGGAGCCGCCATGCGTCACTGCGGCAACGTGCCTTCAGCCAGGAAGGGACAAAGAATCCTCTCTTTGCGCGAGCCGATTACGACCAAAAAAGGCAAAAAAATGTGGAAGCCCCACGCGACCTTTATTTGGAACTCCGATGGCTCTCTTGGCGAAATGAAGGGGTTTAGCAACCAGAAGCCCAAAGAGAACCTGCATCCTTATATCGTCAAGCTCTTAGAGGATGACAAAATCACCAAGCTCAAAGGGGGCGGGTACGCGGCTCAAAACAATTTTAGGATCTCAGACTTAGACGAGGGTTTAAAAGATAAGCTGATCGAAAAACGTCCTGAATTGGCTCCATCAGGGGTTGATCTGGAGGATTTGGCTCAGAGAATTGATGAATATATTGAAGGAGAAGAAGAACACTATTCTAGTGAAGACTGGCTCGGAGAGTATGAATATATATTGGAAGAGAGTTTTAACGATCTAGCTGAAAGGCAAATTTTAGATAAAGTGGATAGCGATGTCGAAGATAAAGTCCGATACGTCTTGGATGTGTTAGAAAAGAAAGTCTCTTTAAGTGCTGTCAGGTTGAAACTTATGAAGAGTCCTATCCACCAAACTATGCTCTCGCCTATTACCATCAAGGTGAAACAGAAACGGAGTTACCAGAAGACCTTGCAGAAGAGTGGGAAAGCCTCTCGGAAGAGCAACAAGATAAAGTGAATAGACACCTATCACGCGGATCTGTGAGAAGTGGCTATGTTTACTTTGAGGTTGATGCTGGTCTCGCTCTAGTTATCGACGAAGATAAGTTAAACGAAACCGTCCGCGATCTTTTAAAAGGTCAACTAGAGTCCGAGCTAGAGGACAATATCAAAGAAAAAATTGAGCAGGATAACATCACGGAGATCATCGAACCTGAACATGACGGTAATGGTTGGGTTATCAAGTACGTTTATAAAGTCGAGGACGAAGATGAAGAGCGGACACTTTACGCTATCGACGTTGATGACGAGGATTTTATCAACGAAGCCGCCGACGAGATCAAGAAGATCCTGGTAAAACCCGAGGCCGCAGAGGACTAAGGGACCGCAAAAAAGATCATCTGCGAAATTAGGCAAACTCTTTCGGCAGATCAAACACTTCAATAGTGTCTTTTGGCGTTATTCTTTTCTTACTAACCATGTTTTTCATGTTGAAAAGCACAAGCATTCTTTCGCCCCAACCAAAAGGGTTATCCACAACCAGATAGTCGGCTCCTTGCTGGACTAAAAAATTTCTCAACCGATCGGTATCCGTGTTTCTGATGCCATTTTCATTGATCGTAATATTCAAAAAAGTCTCGGCGTTGATTTTGTTATTCACCACATGCTTTTCGATTCGCGCTAACAAGTCTCGCTTACGCGCTCGAATAAAATACTCATCTATAAAAGCATGAACAGCATCGATCGGTAAGTTCACGTCGGAAAGATCTTTTCCCTCCCGAACGACAACTTGATAGAGCTTGCGAGACCCTTTGGCATATTTTTTTGCTGTATCATAGTGCGTGGTGAGATAAAGGCCAGGACCGTGCTCCCATCTACCACCCCGATGTGAGATGCTTTCCGAGGAAAACTCCAGGTTACCACCATGCCACAGGGTCAGGGTGGGTTCAGCAATCACGGCGTACTTTGCCGATACCTGTTCAAGGAAGCTGTACAACATAGGGGTCACCTTTTGATTTCTTTTTCTAAGTGCGGCAAAAGAGCTTTGAGACCGAAGTGCAGCGGCTTAGGAAAGCCCCTAAGTCAAACCATCCAAAGTCTTCGGTTTCCCAGCAGAGGATCGGGTCAAACTCTTTTGGCACGGTAATAAGAAAATTGTGATAACGAAAGTTGCCGTTTTGGTAGACGTAGAGCGGCTTGAGTTGATAGGCCCCAGCGTACTTGGTCTCTTCTTTGATTTCTCGTCTCACGGTATCTTCTGGCGATTCGCCCTTGTCCACGGCCCCACCCCACACACCCCAAGTGTGCGGCTCATTCACCAAGGCGCTGCGGTACGCTAGAAGGATACGGCCCGTCTCCTTAGCCCAAAACACTCCCCCTGCACCTGCGTTCCCCCAAAACTTCCCGCTCTCGTCGGTTGTCAGGGCGTGTTTGCCCGAGCCAATCTCAGCCACGACACTATATCTATCAGCAACACGTTTCAGGAAGGTCTGCATGAAAGACTCCTCTAGGTCGTGTTGAATCTTTTGGGACAAAAAAGGTGCCCTCCATGAGAACACCTTTTTACCGTACACAAAGTAGCTTTAGCGATTTGTCTACAAATTAAAAGCAAGCTAAGATGTTTGTCAAGCAATCCAAGCGAGGTTCGACATGATCGTGATTCTGGGTGGCTCAGGGCTGATCGGCACGGAGCTTAGGCGACTTTTGCACGGCTACCCTGTCTTAGCCCCCACGAGACAGGAGTGTGACCTCTCGAACCTAGAGGCCCTGGAGTTCTATCTGCGGTCGGTGAACCCTGAAGTGGTCATCAATGCTGCGGCCTACACCAACGTCGATCAGGCCGAGCAGCATTTGCACCAAGCCTTCCTACTCAACGCGGCTCTTGCCGAACGGGTAGCCAAGGTCTGTTCGGAGCTTCAAGCCTGTAAGCTCGTGGTGCATATCTCGACGGACTATATCTTTGGTGGCAAAGAGCACCACATCCCTTACCGTGAGGACGACCAAGCGGGGCCGATTCAGGTCTATGGTCTGACCAAATTACTCGGGGAAGAGCTATTTCTCAGGCACTGTTTAAAACCTTTTCTTTTGGTGCGCACCAGTTGGGTGTACGGTCGAGCACGGGCGTCGTTCCCGGAAGCGATTGTCCGCAATTTAAAGAACTCAAACTCTATACCCGTGGTATCCGATCAATTTGGCTTTCCAACTCACGCTCAGGATGTCGCAGGCTTTATTGTCCAGGCGCTCAGTGACGCTCGGCTTCGGGGTCTAATCCATGTTTCGGGTTCTGCGACGACGGTGCCCTCGCGCTGCGATCAGGCTCAGGTGATTGCGTCCTATCTCAGTGCCGTGGTGAATATCGATCTGAAAGTCAAGCCGTTTTTAAGTAGTGATGAGCACCGCGCCCGCGCCTTGCGTCCGACCTTCTCGGCCCTGGACACCACCAAGGCACAAGCCCTAGCTCCGCAGCATATCGTCGATTGGAAGATTAGGTTAGTCGAACACTTAGAGGAACTCCAAGAAAAGGGTCGCTTGTGGAAAAGTTGACAACTTCTGTCTATCAAGCCTGCATCTTTAAGCCTGATGTTTTTTCGGATGACCGAGGACATTTTTTGGTCCCGTACAATCTGTCAGACTTCCGCTCCGCAGGCATCCACGAGAGATGGATTCAAGACAATCAGTCCAAAAGCATGAAAGGCACCTTGCGAGGCTTGCACTTTCAAAAAGGTGGATCGGCTCAGGCGAAACTCGTGCGGTGTGTTGCGGGTTCCATCTATGACGTGATTGTGGACCTTCGACCTGACTCCCCGAGCTATCTGAAATGGGCTGGGTTTCATCTTAATGAGGACAACCACTGGAGTCTTTATGTCCCCAAAGGTTTGGCCCACGGCTTTCTAGTTCTGTCTGAAACGGCGATCGTTCAGTACAAAGTCGATTACCCTTATGAAAAAAGTGCCGAAGACGGTCTCCGGTGGGATGACCCTGCGCTTGGTATCGAATGGCCTGAGACTCCTCTCTTAGTCAATCCCCGCGATCAGAGTTGGCCTCTCATCAAGATTTAGCTTTGATCGATTTGCGAAGGGGGCACCGTATGGTTTCATTCTTGAAAAAAGTCAACCGCAAAAAGGCGCTTGGTTCGACCTTATCGCCCGCGACCAAAGAGTTTTTGGGTGAAGAGGCGTGGAAAGTGGTCAACCAAGATTTAGACAAAATGCGCAGTGACTTTGCTGGTCACTTATCTCGCATTGAGAACAAAGTTAAAACAGAGTTGGAAAAAGCTCAGAACGCCGAGCAGTTCGCGGTCGTCAAAAAACAGATTCGCACGGCTCTTGCGAAGTGGTTGTATCTCAGCAGTTTGAAAAAATAAGTCGGGCAAGATTTATATTGATAAAGGTAGAGCTTATGTCTTTCTTGCGCAAATTATATGTCTTAGCCGCTACTCCTGCCGATCTCTTATCGGCTCAGGACGTGGGGGTTCTTGGACTTTTGCAAGAAGCCTTGATGGGCGAATTTAGGCAGTGGGATCTTTACTACGCCTATAAAGAATCGCTCCTCGGTCTTTGTAGCCCAGCGATTGCTGCGGATTTCGAGGAAAATGCCGGAGAAGAAGCCTCGCATATTTCTCTCCTGCAACGCTACATCGTCGGAATGGGTGAACGACCTACGGTCAAGCGCCACATCATTCCCGAGCTTCCGAAGGGGTCTAAGATTGAAGACCTGATTCGGTTGCAACTCAAGTTTGAGCAAGAGGCTGTTGCCTTATACGGGAAGATCATTTCGCAGCTTGGCGAAGACTCCCCCTTAAAATAGAATTAGAAAACATCCTGGCCAAAGAGCAGGAACACACGCACGAGCTTCAATCCCTTCTGCGCAACGAACTCTAAGGAGACGGTGGTATGCAACGCGCTCATACTCTAGCGTTTTTGTCTGAATTAAGAAAAAAGGTTGAGGCAGGATCGATCTCAAAAAAGATGCGGAACGCCTCGCCGTGATCGCACTCCAAGAGGTTGCCGAGGCCCCTGCTGAGGAACCCGAGGAAGCGCCAGAGGCCGAGGAGCAAGCTGAGGAAGAAGCTGCGCCTGCGCCAGAAGAAGCCGCACCGATCGACCCGAAATCGCGCATTTTAGCGGCTTTGACCAAGCTAGAGCAAGATTTGAACCCGGCTTTCAAAGCGTTCCAAGACGAGATCAACGCTCTTCTGATGGAAACCAAAGGCGCGGCTGTTCCGCTTGGCGAGTTCACCATCGGTGCTGAAGAGTTGAACGCGAAAGTCGCGATCGCCCAGAAAGACCAAGCCTCGGTGATCTGCACTTACAACCTGAAGCAGGACTGGACGGTCGGTGACTTGGAGCTTCCAGCCCCTGTCGTGGCTTCTGCAAGTGAAGACGCTTGCCACTTGGGTTTGCGTCGTGAGCTTCTAACGATTGCCGAAGAGGTCTTGGACCATGCAGGATCTGCTCTCGCATGGAGTCGTTATGAACTACCCCGAGAAAAGATTGTGACCTTGGCCAAAGCCGCGAAGGATGTGTCCGATCTTCGCGTTCTGGAAGTCACGAGCAGTCTCGCTCCGACGAAATCGCAGAAAACCTGGGAAAAATGGGCGTTGGGTGCGGTCACGCAGATTCTAGGCTCGGATTATGTTAAAACCATGAGTCGCCCGTCATGAAACTAATTTTAGGATTTGGTGGGGGGCCTACTTCCTTACACCCAGAAACCCACCGATTACCAGCCATATCGTCCGGTGTATCTCTTTCGAGGACCACCACCGGATGCGGGTTTTCTTACGGGCTTTATGAAGACCCAGAGACTGGGAAGCAATACTATGCCGAGATGGGGCTTGATCCTTTCAGCCCTCTCTCGGGCAAGTATGCGCGTTTTATTGAAGAGCTTACCCCGATGCAGCTTGAGCGCCTGCTGAGGGATGATCTCAAAAAAGACTATTTGCAAAAAGTAGAATGCCCGCAATGTGGTTCCGAAACGATGCAGAATATGCATCTGATTTTGAAAGGATCGGGACTTCTGGTGTCACTGCTGCGGAGCGAAATTACCTAAAGAGAATCATGTCCAAGATTAAAAAAGAGATTTTTAATTTTTAGCCCACCCCAGATCGGTGTGGGTCGGTTACTCCAAACCCTTTTAGGGATATTTAAAGGGTTTTTGTTTGTTACTTCAACAAACACGGAGTCAGGAGCCCACAGTGATGCGCCTTTATCTGGGAAACTTAGCATGGAAGGTTACGGAACAAGAACTAGAGGCAGCATTCCAACCTTATGGTGTTCGCCCTGGGTCAATCCGTATCATCAAAGACCGCGAAACTGGTCGGTCAAAAGGGTATGGCTTTATCGAGGTCAAAGAAGGAGAACTGGCCTTGCAAGAGATGCAAGGTAAAGAAGTGAGTGGGCGACCCCTGCGTCTTTCAGAAGCCCTGAAGTCGCAACAAGCTCGGATGCAAGGACAAGCTAAAGCGTAAAGATTCAATATTCGATTTCAGTTTCTAACCTCCTCCACGAGGTTGTCGTCATTATTACCATTAGGTGTTGAGCAGCGCGAACTTATTTCTCCAGGAGATCCGTCATGACATTGAAAAATGCGCTGCGCGAGCTAAAAAATCGTGGGGACACAGTTTTATTGGCTGAAGTGGAAGCCTTGGAAAAGGTTTTAAATCACAACAAAGCCCCATCAAAACCTGTGGCTCATAGACTTTTAGCTCATGCGGCCAAGCTACTTCGTGAGGAAAAACCGAACTACACTTTGGCTCACACCTATCTTGGTGCTGCGGTCGAAGCGTTTGTTCACGAACGAGACGGTGAATCTGTGCAGATCGCTGCAAGCGTGATTGCTGAATTGCCACCGACAGGTGCGCCTGATGCAGCTTTTACGGCTGGTGGAGATTATCTGGAGTCACCAGAGGACCACGCAGACTTCGCGGATGCAAGCAACGAAACAGTTTCGATTCTTGCGAACGTGTTGCTCAACGGTGGTTACATTGTTGAAGCTCGGAAGTACCTAACGGCTTATAATATGTCGCAAGAGCCACAAGATGAGGATAACGATATGAAGGTCTCGCAACGCGAAGCCTTGGCCACGCTCAAGGCAAATCTTAAGAAAAAAGGCGACCTCGTTCGCGCTCGCGCCCTCGAAGAGATCCTAGCGGATCTTGAAGAGTGCGATGAGAAATCAGGTGAAGTCTGCAAAAGTGAAGTGATGGAAGAAGAAGCCAAAGCTATCGCTGATGAAGGCAAAAAGGCTGAGGCTGAAAAAGCCTGCTACCTGATGAAAGCTGCCGAAGAAATGATGAAAGACCCGACTGCCGATCAGTCCAAAGCTGCAAGCATGATGAAAGCTGCCGAAGACATGATGGCAAAAGCCAAAGAATGTGCGCCAGGGGAAGAGCACTGCGAAGCCTCTGACGAGATTTTGGAAGACGAAGCCGAAGCTGGTAAAGAAGAATTGGTGGTTGAAGATCCAAGCCATGACGAGCTAGAGGCTCAAAGCGCAGCGGAAGCTGCCGCTCGCCAAGGTGATATCGCCAAGGCTACCGCTTGCCTCAAAAAAGCAGAACGCCTGAAGGCTACCCGCACGGTCGCTGCTTTGCTCAAAAAAGGTGACTTTGAACTGGCTCGCGAAGGACTCGCGGCTCTTGCCAGTGAGGAACACGCTGCTCCTCTTCCCGAAGCAGCGGATGACGAAGAGAAGAACGCGGGTTTCGCTAACGAAGAAGACGCAAGCCATGACGAAGACTCGGAGGACGAAGAAATGAAATTACCTCAGGCCGCTCAAGAATCGATCGACAGTGACAAAGACGAAGCTGCGAAAGCAGAAGCCATGTTCCGCAAGGTTCGTGCTTTGGCTCGCGCAGGAAAGTTCAAGGCGGCTCTTGCTACTGCAAAACGTCTTGAAAACCTCGAAAAAGAAGTGGCTGCCGCTCTCAAAGACGTTCACTCCCTCGACCGTAAACAAGTCACCGCTTCCGAGCGTCGTAGCCTTGTGAGCGAAGGCCGCAGCCTGCTCGCAGGTATCCACTGGCTGTCTCTCCACGGCCAAAAAATCATCGCTGAAGAGCTAAAAGACGAAGAACTCGCAGCTGAGATCGCTGACGCGATGGATAAGGTCGATGAAGAATCGATCGAAGACACACTCGACAGTGAGCCGATGGCTGATGATGAATATGTGCCTGCTGAGGACGAGATGGCAGAAGAGGCTCCTAAAGCTCCTGCCGAGCACGAAGAGCACCACGAAGAAGAGCATGAAGAGCACCACGAAGAGGAACACGCAGAAGAAAAACCTGCGGAAGAAGCTCAGGAGTCTCGAGGCCATGCACTATGAAGTGCTCCAGTCCTTTTGATAGTCTCGGATGTAAGCAACCAGGCCGCGAAGCTCTTAAGCTTTCACGTTCTGGGTCTGACCATGCTGGATCCTTATCGGGTCATCCAAGCCGCAGGCAAGCTCTGTTGCTGAAGTTCACCTTGCCGATCAAGATCACGCCGAAGACGTTGCTGCGTTCTTCAGACGACGCGAAGTGGCCGGAATGTTGTGGCTCAGACCGTTGAGAAAGTCGGTCTTCGTGAAAATGCTGCAAGGCGTGAAAGCCCGCTTTACGCTAACGCCGTGACCAAAGGTAATCTCTGCAGGTAAGATGAAAGAAGAAGCTCTTGCTTCTCTGGCTTCCTGAGCGCAAGGATCGCTTGGCTTCGCTGCGAAATGACTTTACTGAGGCTATGGTCGTGGCCGCTGAAAGCCTGAACAAAGGTCTGCTCGCCGACAAACCAAACGCTCCCAAGAAAGCCTTCGTGGAGCGTCTTGTGATCCCTTTGGCATCCACAATCCTGCTTTGATCGTCGAAGAATGCTTCGGCTGAAGCCTTTGAACCGTTCATCGATCAAGTTGTGGCTGATGCCAACGAGTATCTGGAAATGCCAAAAGAAGCCTCGCGATGACGAAGAAGATGGTGACCTCTGCGAGCAACATCGCAAGGTCTCAAGTCACGAACTGCCACCGAGACCCTGCGTGACCGTTTGGCCCGTACTTCTATGCCGCTTGCTCCGGTTGAGCCTGCTCATGAAGCCCGATGGCGGAACGTGAAATCCAAGCTGCTTTCGACTCGATGAGTGCTCGTGAGCAGAACAAATGCTCCGTAGTCGTCTCCAACTTAGCCGTAAGTTTTTAATTAGGTTCTCCTGGAGGAAGCCGAAGGGTTTGACCCTTCGGCTTTTTTTGCTCTAAGATTATTTTTCCAAACTCCCTACTCATATTTCTGAGGGCTGCAAATATGGCTTCCTTGACTCAACTTTTGGAAAAAGTGGCAGAACGATATGCGGTCTTGGGTTGGGGTAACTCTTGGCACTTTTATGAACCTGGGAAGAGGAATCCACGTTGAAAAGCAAATCAAGTCTATCGACGACCTGCAATGATTGTCCAGAAAAATAAAACTTTGAGAAACATAAGAGCATCAAAACATTTGAAAAGCAGGATGACGAGGGGGACACCGACGAAGACGACAGCGATTCACGTCAGAAAAAGCAAAAAGAATGCGCCAAAGAAAAATTCCCCAGAAGTTGAAAAGGCCCATCAGGAAGCCGTTCTAAAATCCAAGAAAGTACACGACAAATTAGCCGCGTTAGAAAAGGTCCAGGACGTCGCCTTTTTGAAAAACTAATTCTTTCAAAAGTTACGAATCGGTTAAGCGCCTAGCCGCAAGGAAACTAACTCCTCGAAAAGATGCCCAAGAGCTTTTCTTAGCCCGACCGTGGGATATGTCAAATTTTCCGGCCTCAGAACTTAGTAAGCTCTTGAAAGATCAAAATTTTATCGTCAAAAATTTTGGTAAAATTCAGACCGAAGAGGCGTTGAAAAAGATCGAAAACGAAAAATACGCTCGTCGATTTGATTTGAACACCCATCTTTGGATCATGATTATCATTCTGATCTGTTAGAAGGTGTGACCGATCAGAAGCTGATCCGGAAAATTGGCATGGCTTACAGTAAAGATCAATTTCGCAGACTAGCTACCGCTCTTGCTCTCAAATCTCAAGATAAAAAGGTTTTAGAAAAAATTCTGCAAGTTGATGGTATGCATACAGAGGACGCTAGGAGCAATCGCATTGTATAAGCTGCGAGGGACGGAAGCTGGTGAAAAAAGCTGCGACCAAAACTTGAAAGAACGCAGGTATCATTCTCGCGAAGACGACTTATTTTTGCTCGCACTCAGTATCTCCAAAGATCAAAACCTTTCTCAAAAAATTTGTCGTTGAGGCACCGGAAATCGTTCTGCCGCGCCTGGAAGACAAATCAAAAATCAAAGACATCGCCAAGACTGAACCCGAGCTTTGGGCGTATATTGATGACGATGCTTGGAAAAAAGAGCAGAGGGCTAGATTAAGGACGAGCAATGGCGCTAACTTCAACCTAACACTCGACCATATTGAAGATAAAAAATACGTGATGGAAGAGGCCCTTAAGGGTGGGAAATTAAGCAAAGACTGGCTCGCGAAACTTGCTAAAAACCAGGATTTCATTAAGAAATACTATGAGAAAACCGCAGACTATCAGGCGCTCTCCGTGATTGAGGATATCGCCTATTTAGAAAGTCTCCTCAAGAAAGAGAAGAAGAGTGGTCCACGCGAAAAAATTATAAAGAACATTGAGGACCCCGACATCCTTCTCAAGCTCTTGATGAAAGAAAGAAATAAGGGTGTTCGTCATATCTTGATCTGAAGCTCCGCAAGAATCCAGAGAAAATTGCCGAGTATCTCGTCAATGATTTCGATGACGACGACACACATAGCTACGGTCTTAGGAAGCTCGACAAGAAGACCGTGGTGAAGATATTAGACGGCAAAATCGGAGGAGATAAGAAATATAAGTTAGATAGAAGAGATCTTTTGATCGACAAAATCGCCGACGATCAAAAACTCTTGATGAAATACTATAAGACAAAGGAAGAATTTCGAGATGAAATTCTCAAACATATCAAAGACGAGGATTTCCTGATCGAAAATTCTGGCATCAAACACATCAATCACAAAATGCTTGAAAAATATCAAGAAGCCAGAAAACCTTTATAAGATCGCGCTCGAAAACAGCAATTTAGGTTTGAAAGCCTTTCATAAGATAGCGTCTCTGAGTCCTGAACAATATGCGGAATTGACTCTCAAAAGTGTAGACCCTGACGTGCGCAAAGCGGCACTTCCCTATGTTAAAGACCTCAAGGTTTTGAAATCTGTTCTCTTCAATGATCCAAACATCGGTGCTGATGCGCTCCCCGCCTTTAAAGACGATATGAAGACGTTAGAACAAGCGTTCCTCAAAGCCAAAGACGAAAAAGTGGTGTCCAATCTCGCCTCGCGAATTAAGAATCAAGACATCTTGAAAACTATGTCCTGGAGGCAAAAGACTGGGGCGAAGAACAAATTGCCGAGAAAATTATACCAAAAATCCAAGACCCAGAGTTTTTAAAAGATATCGCGGCAAAAGGAATAAGCGACAAACTTGGTTCATAAAGCCTACGAAACACTTGTAAAGGATAAGGCAAACCATCGGTTCTTAATTGACACTTTTATTACGCCACCTGCACCATCCGGGTCGGCAGAGGCATCCGCGTCTTTACAGTCTTCTGAAAGATCACATGACAACAGGACGATAGAGAATAAAATTGTAGAAGCCCAGAATTTTTCAATAATTTTATGAACGTTCGGTTGAAGCCGATGATTTTTCCATTGCGCCTGAGACAGCGGCACAGGCTTTGAAGAAAAGCGGGTACAATCGATACACTCTACGCTTTCTTATTCAACAGTCTGGTAACCTCGCGTATCCTGAGATCCGCAAGATTGCCGAGACTTCGACCGACACCGAGATCATAGAGATTTCTTTCCGAAAACTGGCGGAAGATCCAGAAAATGGCGCATTTCTCGCCGATCTTTACACGCGCAAGGATTGGACGAAATCGCGATTCTACAACGATTTTGAAACCATCACCAGTATCGTTGGTCCTTTTCTCGGTGCCGATCAACGGCTAAAGATGTTCAACAATCCTGGTATTGTCAACAATCTCTCGCTGAAAGATTTCAAGCCAAGCAAAGAGGAAGCTGCGGTCGCGTTGTCTCACGCAGAAAAACTAGACCTGACTCATCATTTTTGATCTGTTGAAGATTGCTCCCGATGAGGCACCAAAAGTTTTTGAAAAAGTAAGCTCTGAAAGGCGAGGCTCGGTCCTTCCTTTTATCTCCGCTGATTATGTGACTGAAGACAGGGCGATTATGCTTGCGGATGCCATCACCAACAGTCACCATCAAAATGCAATCTCCCAGGCTGTTATCGACAAGACATATATCGTAGGAAACGATACGGTCAAAGAACACATCAAGCATTTGGTGTCGGAGCAAAAGTTGACGGATGAGCATAAGAACGAGCAACAAAATACGCGATTCAAATACCGATTGCCGCAACACTCGCGTAACATTCCAAACCCGATTCAGAACGCCAAAGTTCAACATCACGCAAAAGAAGAGTTATTTCGTCTTCTAGTTCAACTTGCTCGCTAAGAGGTGGCGCATGTTTTATTTCACAGTTGTCGCTGATCCGAAGGTGACGGAGGTTAAAAAACCTCTTAGCCCTATGACAAAAAAATTATTGTTAGATGAAAAAAAGGGAAAACCCTTGAAAATCTTGAGGATGATGCAACCATCTTTTGGGCAGATGTCAAGAAGGCTTACCCTGCACTAGAGCAACAGATCAAACCTCTTTTTCTGGTAAAGACCGAATTACCATCAAACAGCTAAAAGAAAAAATAGCTCAAAATGTAACTGAAGAGGACGCGAGCTATTGGTTGTCAGAAGCACCGTACAACTCTGGCTGGCAAATCCAAACGGAACTAGGAGATCATGCGCATCGACAAGTCGCGATCCAACTCAATATCGGACCCGAACTTGTAAAAGCCATAGACGACAATCCTGTTGCCCAACGGTTCTTTAGTCTTTACTTCCCAACAGATCCTCAACGATCGGCTCCACCCCAACCATTCACAAACCATTGCTTGGGCGAGGGTTTATAAGTTTGACGACAAATGGATTATCGAGGAGCTTCAAAGCGACATCTGGGGCGCGACTCTTAAAACCAACGAACACTACGCGGAGGACACCCGTAGTAAACCCGTTGGTGTAAAAATCCTAGAGAATCTCTCCGGCGCAGACAAGACAGAACTAGAGCGGTTCTTTTACAAGCATTTTGTTGAATGGGATAAAAAAGCTCCTCGCCACTGTCATCCGCATGGCGAGGAAGGCTGGGGTTCATGACGTCTATATGTGGGATGAAACCATCAAGAAAAAGCAACTAGATCGAAAAGTAAGCTAGAACGTCTTTACAATATCGTTCCTAGAGATCTCGGTTTTAAGAAAACCTCCCTCGACGTCGATGGTCAAAACTATCCTGCTTGGCACCGGATCGTCGCTCAAAGTTTCTTAGACAAATTAAGCAAAGGCTAACCCTATGCCTCGTCTATCTGAGCATGACATCAAAGTGAATTTGAGGACGTTGGACTTAGATCTGATCTATAAGTTCATTCCAGAGAACATAAAACAAGACGTTATACCGAAGGCGCAAAACCTAAGTAGCCTTAGGGATATTTCTGATGTCGTGGCTCAGAGTTTGGAAGAAAAGCGACTCAAAAGAAGCGGCCTTCTAAGATCTAAGGTCGAACCCAACCAGTGGGCTTTGGTCCGATGGGGCCAGGGCACCAAGCTAGGGAAGACTTTTTTGGGAGTCATCAAAGAGCTTCCCAAAGGCGGCAACGTCCTTTTCTGGGCCAAGCATGGCAACTATTATATACCAATGTGGTGGATTGAGAAGCTCTACACCAAGCAAGAGCTAGAGCCTGTCGAGTCGTGGCAAAGCCCGCGCCTGCCCACTCTGCCCGAAAACCACCCTGCCAATTCTAATTTGAGTGATTGGGTCGAAGACGGTTTTTACGAGCGTCTTTTTTACCAACACGAAAGCCGTTGCGACCGCAGCACGAACGGATTTTCTCAACTGGTCATCCGACCAACGCACCTTGCACAGTAAGCTCAAACGGCTGACTGAAGATCAAATATCGGCTCTTTACCACAAAATTCAGGAAGCACGACTTGATCTTGAACGAGACCGTCTTGATCGGTTGCATTTGGACCGCCTTGCACCAGGATCTTGGCTTCGTCGTCAAGCCCGACCGTGTGGCAAAAGCCTCCGACGTCGCGCTTGTAGAGCACCTCCAGGAAAAAGACAGTGCTCTAGTCTGGAACCCTGAAGAAGACGATATCGAAGAAATCCCCTTGATGTGGGTCCAAAGAATCAATGTCCAGAAAAAGAGTGCATATCGATCAGGGGGAGATTGCCCACGAGGACCGTCTTGCGCATAGCGAGCCTTACCGCTTGCAGGAGGTGAAAGACTCGCTTGCAGATGTGAAATTAAAACTTTTGCGAAAGTGTCTGTGGGAGCAGCTTTCACCAACACAACCCTGGACCACTTTATGGACTTCTCAAAATAAAAACTTTCATAAATTAGTCCGAGAACGCGGCCAAGCGTTGCTCAACTGGTTCAGCCGTTGGAAAGACCCGCAGCTACCAAACGAAGAGTCTTTTTCCCACCTGGAGTACGACACGGCTCGCCCTCTCGTCGTGCTGATTGTCTTGACGTTGATGTCTGAGGGGTGAGGCGGTGGCCGACTTTGTGCGAGCGGAAGTGGACCTTTTGAAGGCACGGTCAAAGCCAAGGACACGGAGATTGTGAAGCTCCTGCGTGAGTTGATTTGAGAATCAAAGATTTTTTTAATCTGAAAATTTAAACAAAGGGAATTGAACATGTTTTTGCAGCGAGTCAAAAAGAAATATCAGCCGAAAATGGTTACCTCAAGTACAGCAAGGGTGTACAAAGGCTTTGATATTGATCTTGCAGAAGATGATGACTATGAAAATTATATAATTTATGACCAAAAAATTGGTAAGTACCTTGGAGAGATACTAAATCAGGGACAGCCAATCGCCCACGATATAAATGAAGCAAAAAAATGATCGATTGGTATCTCAAATATGGAAACTTTGACGAGTATGACGTTTGATTACCCTAGCTAGGCTCCGAACTCACTAATACCTTTGACAAATTTGGCGACTACAGGCATCTTGGGGCTTTCGCAAATGGGAGAGCCCCTGAGTGCCAACGTGTGCGTTAGATTCCTGTGACCTTAAAGCAGTGAGCCTCGGTTACTGCGACCGTCATTATCGGTGGACTAAAAAGGCTGGCTCGACCCGTCCACGAATACGGTCACCGACCTTTGCCGCGCTAAGACGCACTACGACCAGTGCAAGGTTCAAGGGTGCATCGAGGACGAGGGCTTAAAACACGGCCTGTGTGGTAAGCACTACCGCCAGTATCGTCGTGGGGCGATCGATCTTGAAGGCCAAAGCCTGCGCCCGCTGAAACGAGCCCGCTACGGGATCATGGGGAAACCTGCAAAGTTCCAGGCTGCGAAACAAGACCGCGAAAATGGAGTTTTTGCGCGAAACATGCGCAAAAATATGCGGCAGGGCACCTGAACACTAAAGGTGAGCCGAACCCCGAGTATGAGAGAAAAAACCGTCAGTACAACCGCGACTGGGCCTGTGCGGCCTGCGGGCGAGTGGGAAGCCCAGCCTATATTCTTGGGTTTTGCCGCACACCCTGCTACACCCGATTCCGCCACGGCATCATCGATTTTTACGGCAATCCGCTGCGCAAAATGAAGGTTGTGAAGTACCCTGAGGGCACTCCTGCAAGGCCCAAGGTTGCACAAAAGCCGTGTGCAATAGCATGTGCGCCTTCATGCGCGATCTCTCAAACGCGGCACCATCACCCTGCAAGGGGAGCGGCTGATTATAAAAAGCCAGAACAAAGGTCGGACCTGCCTCGTGTGCGAACGTCCTGCGCGACTAAAAGGTCTGTGTGTGCTGCACCCACACTCGACTTGTCGAATCCGGTGAGGCTTACCTTGACAGAAAAGATAATCCCAACTGGAAAAATGTCGGAAAAAAATGCTCCGTCCCCGAGTGCGATCTCGAAGCTCGATGTCTGAGTATGTGCCCTAAGCACTATGCTCGTCATAAGAAAAATCAGCCTCTCGATGATCGACTTTTTTTCAAAAACAAGGGCCAAACCTGTTCGCAGTGCGAAAAGCCTGCTCGCAAGCGGGGACTTGCGGAAGCCATTACGACCGCTTTTTAAAGGTCTTAAAAAATAAAACCAGTGAAATTAGTGTTTTACAATTAAAAAATAAATTAAAGGCTTTTATTTCCGATAACTAAGTATCGGGAGGGGCTCTATGATGCATGAGAAAATCAACATTCTTACACACAAATGGGCGACTACCTCTACTCTATCGATAATGTCAAAGAGCGCAACGATGCGGGCTTCAATCGTATAGACAAAGATCGTTGGTTGTCCGTGCGCAATAATCCAAACTATATGGCAGACGTCTTAAAAAAATACCGTCGTCAACTCTCCTCGCGTTTTGGCGAAGCCTTCGAGGTTGTCACTGAATTTGCCCTGATACATGATACAAGATTGGAGATCGTCACTGATTCAGACTATGTGGCTTTTCGTCTGATCGGTCGCACAGAACATTTTAACGAGTTTAAAGCAACGCAAAGAGAGTTCGGGATGCACTACAAGCCTGAGCTAGGCTGTTGCATCGTTTACCGTGATGAAATTCCCTCGTTTGACCTAGAAAGCTTCCGCTCTAAAATGTCGGACTTGGAGATCGAAGTGGTGGGTGAGTTGCCTGTGGTCGCGCCTGCCCCTGCGACTTCTCCAGCGAGCCGCGAGATGTCGCCTGAATATGCTTTGGAGTCTCCTCGACCAGAAACGAGGACGTAACCTTTTTTGTTCGCGCTATATGCCCGAGAAAAAGGCGTTTGTTTTTCGTTGGAGTTTCAACCAAGAACTCAACCAACTTTTTAGCAACAAGTCAGGCCAACTCTCCGGTATTTTCCTCGTCAACACCGAGGATTGGAGTCGTGAGACGACCAGTCTTGCCGTCGCAAAAGAGGCCGTTGAAAAAGCCCGCAAGATTGTCCCCTCGTGGGTGTTCGCCGTTGAAGATCTTGCTGCACACGAAGCAAGAGAGACCCAAGCTCTTGCAGCAGAACAAAAACCTGTTCCCGCAGTCGTGGAAAAACTGGCCGATCAATTCACGCTGTTCCCTTTCTCCAAAACGAGTTCGTGCGGTTTTTAGATAAGAAACGAAGGCCGTGCTTTAATCGGTGCTGAGATGGGTCTCGGTAAAACTCTTATCTCTCTGAGTTGGGTTGCCGCTCACAGTAAGCGCGTCCTGGTGGTGTGTCCCAAGGTGGTCCGTCGCACTTGGGTTCAAGAGGCTCACCGCTTTTTTCCAGGTTACTTCAAAGGTGTCGAGTTGCGTCCCGACCGTCTGCGCAAGGAAGGGATGCCTGATCTATCAGGGTACAATCTGGCCACGGTTAATTTTGCTTCGTTTGAAAAATTCCTGCCTGCGATTGCCAAGTCTGGTTTCGACACGTTGATTATCGATGAAAGCCACTACATTAAAAACGAAAAAGCTCAGATTACTCGTGCGATTTACTCAGTCAAAAAACTCTTCGCCCACAAAATTCTCTTGAGCGGTAATGGCCATCAAAAATAAAAAATCCGAGCTTTTCACCCAAATTGAGCTTATCCGTCCTGGAACCTTTAGCTCTAAAGAACAACTTAAAAATGCGACGATTGGCCTGACCTGGAGTGTGATGCAGGATTTCTATCTGACAAAAACCAAAGAAGAGGTTTTGAAAGATCTACCCGAGAAAATGCGAAGCATCATCGATATCGAAGTCCCAAATTGTCCCGATATTGAAGAGGGCACCACGATTGGTGACCTGAGTCGGCTTAAAGCCAACGTCGCACGAGCCAAGGCCCCTTCGACAGTCGATTTCGTGAAAGAGATCATCGAAACATCAGACTCGGCAATCCTGGTATTTACAGACTCAGTGGATGCGGCTATCGACATCAAAAATGCCCTGGGTGATGACGCGCTGCTACATCACGGTCAAATGCGCGATGACGCCCGTGAAAGCGTCAAGCAGCGATTTCAAGAGGGTGAAGGTCGCGTGTTTGTTTCGACGAGACAAAGCCTTGCGGTCGGTGCCACCCTGACACGAGCCGACAAAGTGGTTTTCAATGATCTGCCTTGGACCCCGAGCGATATCCGATAAGCAGAGGACCGTGCGCACAGGATCGGTCAAAAAAACATGGTCAACGTCTATTGGCTCAAGGCTCAAGAGAACGAGTGGGACTCGAACATCATCAGCATTATCTGGAAGAAATTTGAGATTTCCAAAAAGTCTTGAAGGAAAACAAGTCACACCTGAAGAAAAAGCATGGCTTGACGAGCCCATCTCTCTCCAAGATGTTTTGGATAAAATCAAAAGAAAAAATTAAGAAGGAGCGAAGAAAGAACACTAAGAAAGGAACTCAATCACATGCCAAAGCACACCACGCATAATTTGAGTTCCAACGTAGTACCCTTCAAATCCCATCGAATCACCGGAAGTGAGAAGTCGTTCGGCTTCGTCCAAAGTCGCACAAAAAAGCGTCTGCCGCTTACGTCGCCTAGTCATAGCAGTTGTCTCGCAAGATTTTTTAGAACCCACACGATACCTGAAATTTCTCAGGGAACGCAAAGGGCTTTTAAGGAGTCGAAGATGGACCCCTATGTCTACAAGGCTAAAGTTGGAAAAGTCATCGACGGGGATACGATCGAAGCGACTATCGATGTTGGTTTTCACCTTTTACGCGCAGGCGCTTGAGACTTTTGAGGGTCAATACTGCCGAGCTTCACGCCTTAGAGGGTGACGTGAGAGCTAGGGCCGCTTCGGCCAAAGAGCGCATGACGGAACTTTTGGCGGGTAAAGAGATTCTGATTCGCACCGAAAATCCGATTCGTTTGGTCGTTTCCTGGCCGAGGTCTGGCTTGGGGAGATGAATGTCAACGACTGGCTTTTGAGCGAAGGGTTGGCAGTCGCTTTCAAAAGGTAGGATTGCTCAGTGTATACAGGCACTTGCAACCCTAAAGTCCTACGGCAAGATACCGATAAGAGAGGAGAGGGAGATAGTTATGACCACACTACTACCAACAACATTACAACGTCTGGAATCGCTCGTAGAACGAGTCGAGGCTTATGCGGTAGCAGGCCCTGAGCTTCGGGAGTTTCTTGAGACTTACGATATGATTACGTTGGGGTCGTCTCTCTCACGGATTTGGCAATACACACAACGCAAAAATATTTCTTTCGGTGTCGTCTCCGGTTTTTTGACCAAAGGTGTTGAACAAATTGATATCGAACTAGGGATGGCCAACAATCTCGAAATTGCGAGAAAAGCGCGAGTCGCGGGCTTTGGTTATATCTGGCTCAAAGGGCACTGGTGGGATCAAGAAAGAGAGATCCAAGTCCAAGAAGACAGTCTCTTGATCTATGGAAAACCTGGGCAAGCGAAGGCCCTCAAAGATTTTCTGCTTGAGATCATCCAAACGTATAAGCAGGAAGCCTTTGGATTCAAGCCAGAAGGTTCCGATCATCTGTATGGTATCTATCGGGATGGGAAAAAAGAGGACTACGGGGTTTTCCACCCGGATCGGCTAGGCGATTGCTACAGTCAATTAAAGCGAGGCAAACACGCAGGCCGCACGTTTGTTTTTGCCAGCGTATGGGGCCTTCAGACCCCAAGCAACCACCGGGCGATTGTCGCTCGTCTTAAAGCTGGCGTCCAAGACCACCCAGACCGGCCACAAAAAATTCTTGACATAGGCTCCCTTTGATTGCCAGTGTGATAGGCAGAGTCAAATCCATCACACTGCAATCATATGATCCCCTGCCAGGGGGATCGAAAAGGGAGTTTTTGCATGACCCGCGAAACGAGCAAGGCCGCGTACCAAGCAATTATGTCAAACGGCACGTTAAGTCAACGTCGTCGTGACGTTTATGACATTTTGTATAAGCACGGCCCTCTCAGTGCCTCTGAAGTCTGTCAACATCTGTCTCTGCCTCGTGACTCCGTGTCCCCGCGCCTCTCGGAACTGCAAAGACTTTCGATCGTCAAAGAGTTTGGCACCAAAACCTGTGGCATCACAGGCCAGACTGTCACGGCATGGGATGTTACCGCAAGTCTACCCCGTGGGAGTCTCAAAGCAAAACCACGTCGTCGTTGGATTCTTGCGCTAAACAAAGAAAAGATTCAAGTCTTTTCTGCTCGTAACGAAGCTAAAAACTACGCGAAGAAAAACCGCTCAACCTTGATCGAGGTAGTTGAGTGCAAGTCCAAGCCTGCCAAGGAGGAGAGCAAAACCAAAGCTGCTGCCTCGAAGCCGGAAGCAAAAGCACCTGCGTCCAAAGCGAAGGCGAAAAAGTATTCCAAAAATACCGCAGCGAAAAAATCTGCCAAGAAACCTCTCAAGGCCAAAAGGCAGTACAAGAAATCTGCGAAAGCTCGGGCCTAACTTTTTCAGGCAGAAACTCGCTAATCGTCAAACATTGGCGAGTCCTTGCCCGATACCTTGATCTCCCGAAGAGCAGTCGTCGCATAGAAAAAACGTCTTAAAAAGTCTCTTGAAAAGGCGTTTTCTCTCTTGCGAGAGAAGCTCGAAAACACCCCGCCCTGAGCGGGGTGTTTTCGTCATGAAGATTCTTTGTATCAACCAATGAAGAGGTGAAGCGTGGCCAAGAAGAAAAAGCAGGCGCAACCAAAGGCGAGTAAGCCAAAAGCTAAAGCTCCGAAAGCCAAAAAAGAAGAGCTTCTATTTGGTGATGACGACGATGACGATTTTGATGATCCAGATTTTTGGCAAGAGGTGTCTGAAGAAGAACAAGTCGCCCCGAGCCTGAGCCTTGGTCAAAGAATTGGCACCATCACCATGCTGGAAACGATTCCCGCAGAATCTCTCCCTGCGGTCGTTCGCAAAGCAGGGCTTCATCTTAAACTGCAAGGGTCCAACGTCCATCTTGCCCCAGGTGGAGAATCCTTGACCCTCGCTGAGTTGAAAGAACTTGCGCAGTGGTTGCTCGAAGAAGCGAGTAAAGCCTCGGAACAATATGCCATCGATCTTGGAGAAGAGCAGTGGTGAGGTGGTTCAGCCTCCTTGTGGGGCTTCTTTTTCTCTCAGGGTGTATCAAGAAAACTTTCAGAATGAGCCTTTTGTGAACGGCATGAACGTCGCGTGGGTGGAGTTCGGACGGGACATGGGCACCGGACACCCCGCTTGACGAACTGAAAGCACAGTTTCATGCTTTGGGCCGCATGACCAAAGGCGGTGGGATCGGTGTTGCCCGCATCTGGTTGCATACCGATGGGAGGCTCACCCCAGAATTTGATGCTCAAGGCGACGTGATCGGGCCTGGACCGTATGCGGCTCAAGATCTCAAGGCGATTTTCGACGTGGCTTTGAGCGAAGGTGTCGGTTGATGCCTGTCCTTTGGTCCCATGATGTTCTGCGAGGCAACGAAGGTGCGTCTCGGGTTTTGTTAGACCGCAACAAAAAGCTCCTGGCCGATGACCGCGTTTTGAAAACCTATCTGGACAAGGGGCCTCAAGCCCTGGTGGAAGCGATCGACGGGCATCCTGCTCTTTACGCCTGGGAGATCATGAATGAACCCGAGGGTGTCACCACCGAAGAAAATTGGGACATCATCTTCCCCCAGGACCGTTTGCCGATCGCAAGGATTGTTCGTTTTGTGGGGCAACAGGTGGCAACGATCCGAAGGACCGCCAAACACCCGGTCCTGATTACAACAGGATCTGTCTCTGCAAAATATTTAAGCACCTTCACCGATCGCAACCTTAAAGAGGCCGCGCAAGATTCTATGGCCTATTTAGATTTTTTTCAGATTCATTATTATGACCACATGCCTAAAGAATATAATCCGTTTTTCAAAGATGCCTCAGCCTTCAAAGCCGATAAGCCTATCCTGGTGGGTGAGTTTTATCCGCACCAATGGACTGCCTTCGATCTGCCTGCTCGGCGACAGATGTACTACCGCTTACAGGACAAGGGATACCTCGGAAGGCCATGGCCTGGAAGGATGCACACTACCCTATGATGGGGGCCGATCCTGGAAGCGATTGGTTACAACCGTGACCACCGCAGGAGTGAGTAAAAGATTCCTTTAGCACTTGCAAAATTTATTTTAGGCGCTACTCTCAAAAAGAGCTTTTCACAAAATAAGTTAGAAGACCGTGTAGCCCGCTACACAATTTGCACTGGATCTAGGACTAATTGGATTTCCTAACGTAAAGGAGTGATTCGATGAGTGTTGACATCAAGCGTACATTTTACACATGGTCTGACACCTTGCCACTCGCAGCGGGCGCTACCGTCTCGGAAGAAGGCCAAGCCCTTGAAGCCGTGCTCGAAGACGGTATGGAAAAGTGAAACCCGCAACAGGCGAAGGCGTTGTTTGCGGCTTCGCTCTTTACCGTCAAAAGTGTTCTCCACGGACGCTAGAGTTGAGTCTCTGGTTGTTCCCAGTGCTGCTCCTGACAGCATCGAACTTTCCAAAGGCAACCTGATTGACGGACAACTTCTGGTTGTCGTCGATGGTGCAGCTTTGGCTCAAGTTTCCGGCACCCCTGCTGCTGGTGAGTTCAAAGTTGATTTGACTGCTGGTAAGCTGACGCTTCATAGCAGCGCGGCTGGTAAAGCTGCAACCGTCACCTATCGCTACAACATGACGGTGAAAGAAGCTCAAGAGAAATTCTACGAAGCTCCTGCTAACCACCCTGACGCAAACTTCTTTGCTCAAGTTGGTGTTGGCAAAGGCAAGGCGCACCGCTGAACTATGACGCCAGTGTCGATTGGTCTTCCGCTACCCCTTCCGCTAAGGCTGATGGCCTGCTCGGTGAAGGTGGGGCAGCAATCCCCAACGCTCGCGTTGTCCACGTTCCTCCGCAGCAGATCCTTATCTCGGAATCGAGTTCCTTCTCTAAGAGTTAGCGAAAAGGTTTGTGTATCTCCTTTCCCAGGGTGGGTGGCTATTTAAGCCACCCACCTTTTCTTTGAAATAGATTCATTTCGATCCACAGAGGAGACCAAACATGTCCTTTCTTGAAAAGGTCCGTTGCCTCGCTTTTGATGATCTCGCTCAGGACGGGGATGAAGATTACGACGCTCATCGCATGAAATTAGAAGATGCGCGTCAAGAACTCCTGTTCTTGTATCGTCAACAAGACCCGAACAAACAAAAGTCTAAAGAATACGCGAAGGCTCTTAAAAACTTTCGTGAGGCTTGGTACAATGTTTTCAAAGCAAGAATCCCCGTCAATTCAGAAGAACGCTACCTCAAGGCGTTAATGACTCGTAAGTATACAAACAATTCACCACTCAAAGTGAGGTGATCTAGTGGCTTCTCATGCTTTACTGCTGACAACCTTTGCGAGTTTTGGTGACTTGATCTATCAAACACCACTGATAAGACTTTTGCGCTCACTCCATGATTCTTTGGACGTGTGGTGTCGAAACCCTGAGCCGTTCATCAACAATCCCAACGTGCGCGAAGTCTACAGGATGTCGAGCTTTCGAGTCCCGGAACCGAGAGATTTTTATTTCGATGCCGTATACCGCGCCACCACCGAGCCTGACGGTCTGATTGCAAAACTGCCGCAAAGCAATATCCATACAGTCGATTATTTCACGGTAGGGACTTGCAACCTTGTGCTACGGGACAAGGAAAAAGACCTTGAGCTTTTTTGGACAAAAGCCGACGAAGACTCGGTACGGGAAATCCTCACCCAAAAGGGTTGAACCCTGAAGGCGATAACTTTACCGTTATTTGCCCTGGGATCACTTGGCCCTCAAGAACACTACCACTTGAATTTTACCAAGAGGTCATCGACCGTATCTACAAAGAGACTGGGGATAAGGTTATCATCGTGGGCAAAGACCTGAGCTATGCGACGTATGACCCTGACCGTGAGAAAAACGACCCGAACCTTGCCCAGTACCGGATCAAAGAAGCGCCCAAGCAGCTTTACCCTGTCACCGCTTTTAATCAAGACGCCATCATCGATCTCACCAACAAGCTCACCCTGCATCAGGTGTGTGCGCTCTATAGCATGACCAAGATTGCTGTAAATACCGAAAACGGCAATGCCGTGATGTCTTGCACCAACAAAAATGCTGGAACCTTTATATTCCGACATTGACGGCTCCTGAGTATCGAACGCCTCACCGTTTTGGTTCGATGGCCTATAAGACGACAGTGGTCGGAAACGCTGAGGATTATTACCCGGCCTCTAGTTACGACCCAAGGACCGATCCCGAGCAAAGAACAAGCCTGATCTACCGCAAGATCAAGCTCCCGACTGTCGATGCTGTATTAACCGCTTACCACAAAGCTAACGAGGCTATTCGCAATGGAAGTACCAGCGCAACTTGAGATCAACGGCAAAGTTTATAACTTTAACGATCTTACTCGCTACCAACGACCAATCTACGTTGAATTGGTAAGGCAGATTAAAATTCAACAGAAAATGAAAAAGAAGTCGGAGGAGAGCCTCAGGCAAGAGGGTGTCATCGGCTATCTTTATGCCAAGCTCGAACAGTATTCGACGATTGAGTACATCACCAATATATACGACAACTCGACTATCACCCCAGGTTGAAAGGTCAAACCTTGAAAAAGGTGATCGATATATCCGCCAAGCGGAAGACTAAGCCCGACCCCGAGTTGGAGGCTATGCTCCGCTTTTCCAATTATATCGATAGCCTTATCACGGAGGAACTCAACCTTGGTGTGGTCGAGCCGCGAAATCTCCTTGCCGTGTTGAGTCACCGCATCGGGACCTTTATCGCGGCTATGCAATGCCCTGAAGAAGAACGCGAGACGCTCATTAACCACACAATAGAACTCATCCTTAAACTCAGTTTAAGTCGAACCCATTGAGGTCGCACCATGCGGTATATCGAAATTCTGGAAAGACTTGTCGATCTTGAAAACAGAGTCAAACTCGTCGAAGCCTCCCGCAAGAGCCGCTACCTCGAATACTTGAAAGACCTTCCTTATTCTAAAGATCATAAGGAAAAAGTCGTCAGAGGATGCCATGGAAGCCTTTGAGCGAGAAGATCGCATCATGTGGTTCCTTCGCAAAGCCTTGGCCTCGGACTTGATCGAATTTTACCAGATGCCAGATAGCGAGCTTGAAAAGGTTCGCCAATATCTCCATGGAAATGTTGATAAAGAAACTCTTAAAAAGAAAATTGAGAAAATCATCCATGCTCCGGTTGATAGTGCCAACGGCAAAGAGCGGATGAAAAAGATCGCGGAAGAAGGCAAAAAGCTAGAGGAAAGTATCGGCCAAATACGGCACTTTCTCGCAAATGCCCGCATCCATAAACTCCATGACGTCATGGATTTTACCTTCAGCCCCCACGCCTCGCAGCAAGAAGTCTTTGAAAAACTGCGCACCCTAGAGCAAGCCGAACTTGCAAAAAGACCGGACGAGCGGTTCCTAAAACCGAACGAAGGTGGACCCGAAAAGGATTTTATTAAATTCCCCGACAAGTGGAAATGGGTGGAGCTTGTCAACAGGTCATGCTGCAAGCGAGAGGCGAAAGCCATGCGCAACTGCGGCAACTGTGCCCATACCAAGTCTGGGGATATTATCCTTTCCCTCCGAGAACCTGTCGAGCTAGAGGTCAAAGGCAAAGGCGACAAAAGAAAAAAGAACTCTTTTGGAAACCTCACCTCAACTTCATTTTGAACGACGGCAAGATCGGCGAGATGAAAGGCTTTGCAAACGAAAAGCCTTCCAAGGATTTGCATAAGTATATCCTCAAGCTCCTGGAAGACCCCAGAGTCGAGCATATTGTCGGGGGCGGTTATCGTCCCGAAAACAATTTCTCTCTCAAGCACCTTTCGGCAGCACAACGAAAACGTCTTCTCAATCTCAAGCCCGACTTGGACCGCGAAGGTGAAGCCCAAGACGACGATCACGACGAAGACGACTTCCAGGACGAAGACGAATAATCGCGCAAATCACGCAAGAGATTGCCGAATCGCGCAATAATACCACGAGCAGGTGCTTCCATGAGCAATCCACGAGATCCCGCTGTTCCTTCCGAGATCAGCAAAATGCTACAAGAGTTTCAGCGTTCCTTTGAGGAATATGGCGTAGCACACCTTGCAGACAAAGCTCTGGATATTATGAAAGAGCAGCACTTCGAGCACAAACATTTCGTCATACCACCAGCCTATTTTGTGATTGAAAGCAACACCAAGAAAAAGTGGAATCAACAGGTTTTCAAAAATAACTACTACGCTTGGTTGAAAAAGTTTGCCGATTGCTTGAACAAGGTAGACTTAAAAAAATATCCGTGGATCTCCAAGAAAGAAATCCTAGAGCCTTTTCTCCGCATCCAGTGGGATCAGGTCAAAGTATTCAGCTTTTTCGAGCGAGCCAAGTTAGTGATCTAGTAGGAGGGGGCCTCTCGAACCCCGTCTCTCGCGTCCTAGAGGTCAACTAGGCATGTTTTGATTGCTGTCACCTGCCCCTTTAAGGGCGGTTGTTTTCCTTTTCAGAATTATTATTCAAAAGTGTGGTCATCAGCCAGATTTCCTCTTCTGTGTAGGGTTTTTGCGAAGCCTCTGCGGGAAATTCTTCTTCAGCCAATTTGTCTACAAAAACAAGGTCAAAATGATAGGCTGACTCACAAACTACCACCGAGTTTGCCCAGACGACGGTATCATTTTCTCGAACTTCTAACCAAAAGAAGCGCGGGTCCGAGAGATCGGGGTGCTTTTGCATAATTTCTTCCAAGAAAAAATAATCCATAGCACTGGGACAAGAGCGCGACTTATATTCGTGCTTGTCAAGGTGCTTACGAAGATAAACACCATCACCGGAATATTTTTTGGTCAAGATTTCACGATCAAGAACATGCCCATAGTTTTTTTGCTTGCAGCTAACCTTCGGCAATACTGTGAGGCTTCCGTCAATAAAAAATCGCTACGCCTTTGGTCTTGTGCTTGCAGACTTTGCTCTAAGGCTAAAAATCCTCGTACTTGGGAATTAGGACTAAACCTTGTAAGTCCTTTCCACAATAATTGAAGCTCTTAACTTCTGTTTTTCTTTTGCAGATCTTTCTTTGCTCGCAAACGTCGATCACACCATAAAAATCCATCGGCAATTTTTTGTGAGCAAGTCGCGAAGCACCGTAAGTAAATTGTAATTGATCCCAGGGTAGAGCCAGAGGCGGATTCTTATATTCCCCGGACCATTTCAAATCTCGCATGAGTGCAAAAATGCTCACGCTATCCCAAAGGACTAAGACACTAAACCCTGGGACATACAGACCATGATCTACTAGCTCACGCAGATGCTCAAAACTATCTTGCCGCAAATGGTTGTGGTGCTCGTGACAAACAATTTCGTAATCACCTGAACTTTTTGAAAGCTCCGCGATGCGTTTTTGTCGCAGAACATTGACTTTTTTGAGAGTATCCAAAGCGGAGACGAGATCAGCCATCAACTTTTGACACATACTATTTGTGTAAAAGGATCGATATGAAAATCGGATTCGAGATAAACACCCTGGAGAACAAGCTGCATTAAAAAGGGAGCACTGGGAGAACTGACTCTTAACGCGGGCCAACCTTCTGGGGGCCTGGAAAAGTCGAAGGTCAAGGACTCCAAATCCACAAAGTCACACAAAGGCTCGTACCATTCGTGACGAGGTTCGATTGTTAGAACAACTGGATCTGGGGAAGACATCCGAAGGGTTTTCATGATAGTCGCGCTTGCCAATTTCAGAAAGACAATAGAGGATCTTGATCGCCATGGTAGCAATGTTCCTGTGTGTTTTTTGCACCTGCAAAAAATGTCTGAAACTCAAGCACGCTGCTCGAAGTGGTCAGAACTAAAACACAGGCCCCCTTAAAAGGCAAGCACCACACCTTGGTTCTTTTTTCTTGCAAAAAGACTAATTGTGTCTGATGCTGAATGTTTACCTTCTAAGGAAGAGTGCCCGAGCGGCCAATGGGGGCAGGCTGTAAACCTGTTGACTTTCGTCTTCGGTGGTTCAATCCCCTCTTCCACCATTTTTTCTCAGCGTGACCTCAGAGCCAGATCAGGGGAGCAAGCCCGAGTTTCTTAACATAACCATCCCAGCCGCCTCGCTGCCCGTCCTTATTGACCCAAGCTGCGAGATTATCCGCCTCGATATTTCGGTCCCGCCTGACGCAACCTTTGCACTGCTTCATTAAAAGATACCACAAAAACCTCACAAATTATTACAACAAATAATTATGACACCATTTCGGTTTTGGTCTTCATTATACCAATTCTACTGAAAAGTCAAGATTAATAAGATTATATGTCGCATATATAAGTAATATAAGGATATTTTATGGTGTTTTTGAAAAAACTATTGGTTTTAGCCGACGACTACCGGATGCAGCATCAAGCCCCTGGGAAAGATTCCGGTGCGCCCCTGCATGATCTCAAAGGCACATACCCCGAGGATTTTTATGGCCCCAAGGGTGCGCAGTATTATGGGGATGGTCAACCCTACGACCACGAATCCTGGTCTATCTAAAAGCCCTCAAAGGAAAGCCAAACGCCAAAGTTCGCATCTATCGAGCGGTACCTTATGAACCCTCGACCACCGAGAAAATCTCTGAACTAGAAAAAGCTCTCAAATACCATTTGAAGTACGGGAAAATGCCGAGCAACTTTCAAGGTAAATCCTATGATGAACTCTCGGACCTGAGGATGACCTCAAAAAGAAACCACACCAAGAGGCTTTTACCCCGAGATCAACCTAGGGGACTGGGTGACGATCAATCGAAAATACGCGAAAGACCACGGTGAAAGTAGTTTGAACGGAAAGTTCAAAATCAAAAGTAAGTTGGTCCGAGCCTCTCAAGTCTTCACCGATGGCAACTCCCTGCACGAGCAAGGCTACGACCCCTAATTATGGCACACCAAGAGGTTTGGTGCATTGGAGACCACCTGGGTAGTAGCGGCCTTGATAAACTATCATACCGCTACATTGATAGGGATTTTCCCAAATCCTACCGCAGTTGCTTAGTTATCGGTGAAATCACATTCATAGTTGCCACCCACCGAAGAGAAATCGCAGTTCCCCACCATGTTCGATGTGACCACGCTGAAGGGCGGCTTTGTCACGACCTTTGTTTTGAGAGAGGTATAATCTCTCACCTTGGTATAACCGCACTGAGTATAAGTCGGATAGTAAGACCCCTCATACCAATAGTATGTCAGAGTGACACTCGGAGTGTTGATTGAGTCAGATACACAAGAGGTGCGGTTACCAGCCTCATCCGCAAAGATCGCAAAAACCTGCTGAGAACTACCGTTATTAGGTAACTCATACGAAGCTGTCGTCGTGTAGCTCTCCCATGTCGGAGAACTGCAAACATACGCGCTCCCATAGTCTACATACTTTGCACCCAGCGCGAATAACGACAGACTAACATTCGCCACTGAGGTACTCGCGGCACCATTCGCAATCGTGATCGATGGCACAGTTGGCGGTATATCATCGTGAATAATCGAATCCTTGATGCAATCCGTCTCATTTCCAACATCGTCTTTGAACTTCACATACACTTCTACCGTCGTATTCGACCTATCAAGCGTCCAATTTATCTCCCCGTAAGGAATGCTTTCCCAGTTCCCACCATAAGAGCAACTCATGGCATTAGTCACATACATCTGGGATGCGCTGTCATTTTTAATCCTCAGTTTGACTTGGCGTGAATTGGTATAGACAGCATTATTATTGATCGTGATCTCTCCTTTTCCAGGTGGCGTCGAATCCTGTTGAAACGAGACCGTTTGGCAGGTGGAAACACTGCCATCTTCCCCTACTAAAACCACACCCAAAGAAATGATTGTATTGCGACCTGTGAAATAAACATCGATTGAAGTCGCATACGGATACTCCTTGTAGATCAAACCACACAAAGATTCCGAAACACGCACGGCTTTTATGTTTTTTAACTCCGGTATCAAGAGCTTGATTTGCACATCCTTTGTTTTGCTTTGCGAAACCCTCGGTGACCAAGTAAGAGGGGCATCGTTAGTATCCTGGCCAGGATTCTTCGGATTATTTGTCACACCACCGGATTTGGTAGTAGTCGAGGACGGAGAATTAGTTGGCTTAAGTTGTGGCGATTCTGAAGCAGAAGGATCAGACGAACCCTCACCAGAACCACACCCAGAGAATAAACCTATCGCTAAAATCAGCCATAGTTCCCGCATGGTACTCTCCCAAGTTTAACGCCTACCTATCGGTACAACCGAACGTAAACTTGAGACAATTTCCAACAACAATTACAGTTAGTTATACACAAAAAACCAGCGAATTTGACGCCTCGCAAATTGACCGATAAGATTATTTTAGAAGTCACCCCTTTTACCTAATTAGTGCCTCTGCGCTCTAAAGACCGCGAGGACATAACTCAATTATAAGGCTGGGAAAGCGAAAGTCTCCCTTGTCTAGCCGATTCATCAGGCGAATAAAAATTCGTCCTGGGGTTGCAGTAGTAAAACGATCTCTTTTTCCAAAAACTCTTAAAAACATTGTGGAGACAAGTTCCCATGCGAATCAATCGTGCAGCCCGTCCAAAAACACTCGCAACCGAGTTCCGCCCTCGCGGCGGTGAGCGCCTCGTGGGCGCTGGTGGCGAAATCAACGCTTCCTCCAAGCAAGACCTCTTGCACCAAATCAAAAACCTCGTCGATGGCGTTCGCTCCGGTGAAGTGGCCCGCAAAGAAACCGAAGCCCTGTCTTCTGACGAGCGTCGTTCCGTAATCGCTGAACGTCAAGCGATCCTCGAAGACGCGATCAACGACAAAACTGGTGAGAAATGGCTCGCCCTCGGCGAAACCGTCACCGAAGAAATCTATGAAGCCCTGGGCCGCGAAGGCTTCACCCGTAAGCTGCTCGGCTTCAAGCCGATCAAACGAGGCGACATCGCTCGCATTGCCGTTCGCAAAAAAGACGTGCTCGCTTATTACATCGCGCACTCCTCCCCGACCGTTGTCGCATCCTATGTGCGTCAAAACTACGTGACGCCTCCCGATGCTTACCTGCTCGCTAACATCCGCATCGACAACCTCGAACTTGAACTCGCAGATACGGACCTGCTTGAGCACAAGTACAACGACGGTCTGGAACAAATCCTTCGTCAAGAAGACTTGCGCACCAAGGCTCTCTTCGACGCAGCCGCTACCGCATACAACGACCTCGTGTATTTCAACGCTTTCACGCCTTCTGTTTTCCAATCCATGCGCACTCAGATCGCCCGTTGGACGATTCCTTGCCAACACGCCCTGATCGCCATCGACCTCTACAACGATATCCTCACCGATGACCATTTTGCTTCTTACTACGATCCAGTTTCTAAACATCAGTTGATTATGGAAGGTGTGCTCGGAAACTTCTTCGGCGTCACCCTGATGACCGATGGTTTCAGGTACGAGACCCTCCAAGTGCTGAATCCGGGCGAAGTCTACTTCCTCGGTACCCCGAAAGCTCTTGGCGTCGTGATGGAGCGTAAGCCCCTCACCGTCGAAAATACTCTCGGTGCTCCTCTCGGCCAAAGCTGGAGAGGATGGTACATGGAACAGATCGAAAGTCAAATCGTGGTGAATGCCAGGGCATGCGTTCGCGGACAACGTACTTAATATCCTGTTTTATCAGGGGAAAGCCGGGTTTTACCCGGCTTTTTTTGTTTATTTGTCCACCAATTCGCTACGATGGACAAATGAATAATAGCGGATAGTTTTTGAGGTGTAAATTGACATTTTCACTGTAAAGCTCTACTATCCGAATGCCGATATTCAAATAACGGCTGGTTATTGGAGCAAATCTATGAGCTACTTTGTAAAATCCGTCACGTTCACCCGAAGCATTAAAAAACTCCTGGAAGAAAACCACCAAACCATCCCCTCTACGGTGAAATACTGCTTCGCCCTAAAGAAGGACGAGGATGACTCTCGTATTCTTGGTGTGCTTTTAGTTTCGCCGTTATCTGCTTACCAGCCGGAATATCTTCGCACGGCCTACCTGGAGATATCGCTCCTATGGGTTGAGCCACAGAACCTTGAAGGGATTTTTTTACAAAAGGTACTTAAATACCTTCAAAAACATACTTCAATAATTGGTCTGCTGGTTCACTTGGATTCAACATCAGAGAAAATGAACGTATTCAGAAATAACTTCATTTTTAAAGGCTTTGCGAAACAAAGCTATCACTATGAAAAAGACGGGGAGTTCTTTCATAAAAAAAGAGTATGGCGTGAGGCCACGAAACTCGAAGTTAGCGAAGCAGAACATGCGAATACCTTAGGCTTGACCAAAGTTATAGACGCAAGAAAGGCTATCTTTGAATTTGTTTTTCACAGGGAACACAAAACAAACGGAGTTATTTATAAAATTGAATTTGAAAACGGTAAGGTTTACATCGGGCAAACGAGCAATGGAATCGATTACCGATATAAAGGTCATTTAAGTTCCGCACGAAATGGTTCCACCATGGCCGTTCATGAAGCTATGCGGAATTGCAATTATCGATGCAGTATCTCTGAGATTGAACGAGTACCTATAGCGGATTTGACAGAGAGGGAAAATTATTGGATTAGAAAATACCAATCAACAAACAAAGAAATTGGCTACAACGATCCTTACGCTCCCGACTACATCGCATTGAGAATCCCTGAAGACGTTTTGTTTGAAGCGTTCAACTTACGAAAGCAAGGTCTAAAATATGCAGAAATAAGCAAAAAAATAGGTCTTAATCGAGATCTAATAAATTCTGTAATATGGGGCCGAGTAAGACCTGAAATTCGTCAAAAATGGCTTGAGGAAAACCAGGACTTAGAAAAACAAAAAACCCTCAATGACGAAGAAGTCTTAACGATTTTTGAACTATATGATTCTGGTCTTCCCGCCACGGAAATTGCGCAAAAATTAGATGTGACCAAACAATATGTATGGTACGTCTTAAATGGACAAATGCGTCCAGAGATCAAGGCCAGATATGAAGCCTCGACTGGAAAATCCTTTGTCTACACCAACGACAAAAAAGTCGATCTGGATGTCGCCTCTCAGGTTTTGAAAAAACGCTATGAAGATGGTGTGACAAATATCGAGATTGCGCAGGAGCTTGGACTTACACCAACTCAGGTGACAACGATCGTGACGGGAAAGACCGCAAAAGAGGTCTCAACTGAGTATATCAAGGACAAAAAGCTCGACAAAAATTTCATCCGAGACGAGGTATTGCTGCAAGCCTTTGACCTTGTTTTTAAAGAGTTGCAAAGCCAAGAGGATGTTGCGAAGAAGTTGGGTGTGAGTAAGAGCTACCTGAGCATGTTGTTCAATGGTCGCACTCGAAGTGATGTGAAAGAGCGATGGGAGATGGTCAACGGCAAGGCACCCAGCTTAAAGTCTCTGGCACAAAAACGACGGATGCAGGACTCCAGTGTGCGGGACAACTTGAGTCACAAATTCAAGGGAAAGAAAAGAGATCACCCGACTCGGTGCAGACCGTGCTTTTGCTCAAACGGTCTGCATTTCAAGACGGTCAAGGAAGCTGCCGAGCATTATGATATCCATCCGAACACCGTCACTTGGTCTTTAACGCATAAAGAGCCTGTTCTGGCAAAAGAGCAGGATGTGGTGTTTCAGTATGAGCTTGAGGAGCACAAGCAGAAGCCGAGCAAGGAAAGGGCCGTGCGAACCTCAGAGAACTTGTATTTCAAAACAATCAAGGATGCTGCCGTGCATTATGGCCTCGATTGGAGCACGGTAAAATCTGCTATCGAGCATCCGAGGACCGTAGGCGGTGTGGACTTCTATTATGCCTGAAGGTCCAAGATTATTGGATATACAAAACCATTGAGGGGCACATGAGCTATCTTGCAAAGGTCAAAGAAAAAATTCTGTGGAAGGTTATGCCTGGAGTTATTTGCAGGCCGCTATGGAAAAAGACCCCTACGTCAAAGAGAGCGTCGAAGCCTTGCAAAAGATCCACAAAAAACACTTTGGCAAGGACTTGGACATGACGAACATCGTTCTTGAACTGATGAAAATTTCACCAGACTCAAAAACTATTCTTCGCAGGTCATGAACCCCACGGCTAAAGCCGGGGGCTTGTCAAAGAGTCCCAGTTCATGACCAGCATTAGTCTTTGAAAGGAGACTACGTTTGAAGAATCATAATACCCAGGAATGCTTGCCAGTTCCTGGCTCTATTGCAAAAGAGGACACTGCCGTATTTGGGGATACGACGGACCTTTTTGTGCAAAAGTTCTTCAGACATTTGCGAGGCAAACATCACCTGTTCGAAAGAACAGCGAGGCAGCGTCAAAGCTGCACCCTCTAAGGGTTTGAGACAGAATTGTGTTTTTGTTCTTGATACTAATCGGAAGCCTTTAACACCGTGTACTCCTGCTCGTGCCAGACAACTTTTGAAAAATGGCAAAGCAGCAATCCTGCGAAAATTTCCCTTTACTATCATTCTAAAGAGGACGGAGGCAGGAAAGCCTGCTCCGTTTGAAGCTAAAATTGATCCAGGTGCTAAGACAACAGGAATGGTTCTTATTCATAAGAGGCAGAACAGAGTTCTTTTGCAATGAACCTTGTTCATAGGGGGCAAGAAATCAAAGGTAGCCTTCTTTCAAGAAGACAGCTTCGAAGGTCGAGGAGAAACAGAAAAACACGGTATCGAAAAGCAAGGTTTGACAATCGTCCAAAGGCTACAGGTTGGCTACCACCCTCGCTTGACCACCGACTACAAACTACCCTGACCTGGGTTACTCGACTTTCTAAGTTTTCTCCTATTGCATCCTTAGCTCTTGAGAGAGTTAAATTTGACACACAAAAAATGGAGAATCCCGAAGTATCAGGGGTTGAGTATCAACAAGGGGCTCTTCAAGGATATGAGGTTCGAGAATATTTATTGGAAAAGTGGGGGCGCAGGTGTGTTTACTGCGAAGCAGAGAATGTACCTTTAGAGGTTGAGCATATTAAACCAAAGTCTAAGGGTGGTTCTAACAGAGTTTCCAATCTGACTCTTTCCTGTCGTCCTTGTAATGAGGCGAAAGGCACAAAGTCTGTCGCAGATTTCCTCTCAAAAAAACCAGAAATTCTTGAAAAAATACTATCTCAGGCTAAAAGATCCCTAGCTTCAACCGCAGCGGTTAATGCAACACGAAATGCACTCTTGAATGGGCTCCAGAAAGTTTCTTTAGTTGTTTCAACAGGAACAGGAGCACAGACCAAGTTCAATCGGATTAAAAATGAGTACCCAAAAGATCACTGGATTGACGCAGCCTGTGTGGGTAGTAGCGGATCGGAGGTTAGGCTCAATCCCGAGATGCACGTTCTTGAGATTAAATCAACGGGTCACGGGAGTCGCCAATTCTGTGGTACGAACAAATATGGTTTCCCAGTAAGGCATCGCTCCGCAATGAAAAAGCACTTTGGTTTTGAGACTGGGGATATGGTCATTGCTGTAGTTCCCTCGGGAAAAAAGGCTGGAAGACACAAAGGAAGGGTACTTTGTCGAGCTACTGGTTCTTTTGATATTTCGACGGGACAGGGACGAGTACAAGGAATATCTCATAGGTACTTTAGAGTCTCACAAAGAAAAGATGGCTATAACTATAGGTATTTGAAAGGCTCGCCTTCCTCCCCATGGCTAAAGCCAGGGGCTTCCGGCGAGAATCTTCGGTGATGTGCGAGGCTGGTTTGTTCCGCATCCTCAGGAGCCTCTTTTGTACAGTACAACGGTGGCCTTATTTTCTAGCGGCCACCGGATACAAGGGGTGCTTTTCGGCAAGCGTAGAGCCTGAGCCATCACCTCAAACTCTTTTTGGTCTAAAAAAGACTGGAAGGAGCTTGGCCTGATTCGCCTTGCTCGGCTAGGACCAGTTCTTTGATACGTTGTGCGATGTCATGTGGGCACATCGGTCTGCTCCTGTTCTTGATGGGGAGTCAGAAGTTTACCCTCTTCGACCTCTTAGGGCGAGGCTAAAAGCCCTAGCTTGCACCTATTGTGTTTTCATCAGAGGTCAAAAAACAACATGATAGTTAGAGTGTTACATCTTTGGAAGCCTCGTCCTCTTCTGGACCAAAAAAGTTGACATTATCAATCTCTAAGGCCAAATAGCCAAGGTCACACGAGAGGATTTGTTCCGTCGTCAGATTGTGCTCTTTGAGTCTCACGAGACGCCAGAAGTGATCTGGGATTTCTCTCTGGCTCATCCTTTTGGCTGATTCTGAAATATTGGGCCATGTCCCGTCATAAAGGTTTTGCAACGCCTTGCGCAAAGAATGCTTGAAGGTGATGTCACGTTTTCTTTTGTGCTCTTCCCACATAAAGATCGTGTCTTTTTTTGCGGTGTACAGCGAATAGGATAGTTCATAGTAAGAGGTATCTTGGATGAGTAGCTCGATTTCTTCCCGGTATTTAAGAGACATCTCAAATTGGCCTCGGCAGACTTCTAGCGCGATATCTTCCACATGCTTGATAGCCCAGGACTCAAAGAGCTTCGAGTGTTCAGCCATGCTCAACGGTAAGATCTTGAACGGAACAAACTTGAGGCTCAACCCCCGCTCGACGATCTCAAGGAGTAGCATCTCTTTTTTTAGGAGATTTTTTAATTGATAAAATCTTCCAAAAACGGTGTAGCTATTATTATAGAAATCAAGGTCATTATTGAATAACTCAGCTATCTTGAGAAACTCAGAACGTGAGATTTCCTGAATTTTAGCTGCATTTTGCAAATTTGCGGCGGCAAGTTTCACACCCCATTTGTCTTGCACTTGTTGTAAGCGGAGCGTCTGATGGGCTTTCTCGCAATCGGGGCAGGGCACCTGAGTGAATGGGGTTCCGGTGCCTTGTGCTTTCATGATCGACCGAGAGAGCCAGCGACTGGCGAGGCGGTGGCCTTTTTCACATTCTACCGTACACGGCAGACGCGCCACCTTACTGTACTCACCATTGCCTTTTCCCTTTCCTTTTAGATACTTAGAAACAAAGTCTGGGATCGGATCTACGAGCTTAAGGCTCGGTTTAGGTGCCGGAGATTTCTGTATGAGAGCTTCGAGGTCGGCAAAAAAGTCGGCAATAGCCGCATCCGTCCACTGATGGATCTGGATCATTGAAAAATTCCTAAAGATTGTAGAAGCCTATTTGAAATCGCCACACGGTCCCTCAGATTTTGAATTTCCGCAAGGGCTTTTTTGATCCCCAGAAAAGATTTTTTCTCGGAAAAACCAGGGGGTGACTCGTGTTGGATGATCCTAAAAAACGGATGGCTCGGAACACGGACATTATAAGACGTTTGCAAAAGAGGAGGCTCTTCAGGATAGCCCTGCTACCACTTGGTTCCCGGACAGGCCGCAAATTAAAAAGACCCTGCCTTGGTTGCGGCTCTTTACTGCAAAGAGGGGCATAGTTGGAGCGAGGGTCGCTGCCAGACTTGCGGCTCGAAGAGCGAACCGAAAAGGGCGTTCCGCGTCGTAGAATGACCTTTCTCTTGGCAGAGGGAAGGAAGGGAGCCATCATCCATTCATGCTCACGAGGCGGTCTGATCCGCAAAATGTGCCTGTGGGATTGGAGATACACCCAGGCTTTATCGGGACCTTCGATGACTTTCGAGATTTCGATGTGAAAGTCAAACTGGAAGCTCTGGCCTTTGATCGACAAAATGGGGTCGTGAAACACCATGTCCTCGATCAAAGTCGTCTGAACCCAGCCCTTATCGAACGACTGCATCTCACCCAAGAGCCAAAATCTCTTGTTACGTTCGAGAACAGCCAAGCTCACAAATTGCCCCACACATTCTAATTTTGTGGTAGGACGTTAGCTAGGATTCTCGACACGGGCAAGGAGTTCTTGTCCTCGTGGGTGACGTTCGATGCGCTCCTTCAAAGAGGTCCAAGCGAACTCGTCCCCACGTTCTCCATAATAGCGTCGGGCTTCTTGAAAAAGACGACAAACATTTCAAAGGTCTTCATCGTCAACGCGAAGTCCAAGTTCATCGCCACGGACTTAGCAAAGTCCGGGAGCACGAGCTTGTTATAGAAATATTCGATTTGTTCTGCCCGTATACCTTCAAGACGCACGGGATCAAAATCGAGCCACGCAGAATTTCCGACGCGAAGCTCCACCGCATGAATCAGGTCTCGTCCACTTTGGATATGATAAGCTGCGATTTCCTTGTTCATTCTGTGCAAGGCCACGGCCATCGGCAACATTCGCACTTGAAAATCATAACCTCCAAGGGAAATGGTGCGGTAGTGAGTCACCACGATCATCCACGCTGCCGAAGATATCTTTTGCACTTGATAATAGGTCATAGCAAGTTTTGCGGCAATATCCCGCAAAGACATCGTGTTCCCTAATAAAGACAAAACCTTTTTTTCTAAAATTTCTTCTTCTTCAGACCTTTTATTTTCGTTGAACTTAGGCTCTAGCCTTTCTGCAATTTATCTCAGATTCTCTGTTTTTACATCTTCTAAATTATTGTGCATGTTTAACAACCTAAGGAGTCAGTATTGAAATTTCGTTCGTGCCCTCGTACAAAAACTAATTTAACGCTGGTAAGCCCTGGGCCGCACCTTTGCCACCGAGGGAAACTGTCTATCCAAGTGGAATCGACTTTGTAGCGTCTCGCCTTTTGGTAGTTGGGCCAAAGGAAATTCACTGGGATCGTGCAGGCGTTGATAATATGCCCGAGCTTCTTGTGCTCTTTGATGGTCTTATTTGAATCCGCCAGAGGCACAGATCTTTCAATAATCGGCTCTTCTGAATGGATGTAAATCAGACAATTTAGAAGAGTGCGGAAGACTTCGTTGCGCTTGGCGTTGGCCTCTTGTGAGGGCTTGACGGATTGCGTGACGAAATAGTCTTGAAGAGGTGCGCCACTTGCCAATTCATCTATCGTCTTGACATCGAGAGGAACCGTGAGGCTACCGACAGGTGGGAACGGACTATCTTGGGTGGCTTTGCAGTTATAGGCAAAAGTGATGATGCGAAGATCGGCATATTTCGCATCCATTCCAAGGTTTCGTCCTCGCCCCACACAGACATAGCCACCTTCGATCTCATCTGCTTCATCGAAGACTGTTTTGCTGGCAAACGAAAAATAAGCACAAAACGTCTCGGGGATGATATCCATCGGCACTTTAATGTCTACTTTTTGAAGCGCCTGCAAAAATTCTTGACCCACATGATAGGTCGGAGCGTTTTTAGTTTGCACAAACCTTTTGCAGCTTGTCACCCACCGCACGAAAACCTGATCTTGCTCTAAAGCACTTCCGATCAGAACGGCTAAAAGATCATCACGGTCGCCTTCCCAGGTTAGGCCACCTCTTGGGTCGATCTCTGTTATCGACAGGGCCTTTTGGATGAACTCAATTTCCTCTTTTCGGCCACGCTTGCCTAACACTATCTCAGGGTGCAAAACCCTTCCAAATCGCATCTTGGGGATCTCTTGATTGGGAGTGATTGACGCATCAATCAGCGTCAATCAGCTTCTAGCTCAGGAGCCTGCCCAAGCCAATAGCGATCTGAAAAATTCCATAATATCAACTATATAATCATATTTTTGAGATAAGCCCCATAGGTGCTCTTTTTGAGTTTTTCGGCAGCATGGTCCAAGGCTTCCTTAGAAATCCACCCCTGGTGAAAGGCGATCTCTTCGGGGCAAGCGATCTTCAATCCCTGCCGCTGTTCCACGGCTTGGACAAAATTTGAGGCTTCGAGCAGAGACTCATGAGTGCCTGTGTCCAGCCATGCATAACCACGCCCGAGAGTCTCGACGTTCAAAGTACCCTTTTCTAAGTAGATGCGATTGAGATCGGTGATCTCCAGTTCACCACGAGGCGAAGGTTTCAACGTCTTGGCGTACTCCACGGCATGAGCATCGTAAAAATAAAGCCCCGTAACGGCATACGGGGATTTGGGTTGCGCTGGTTTTTCTTCAAGGCTCACCACTCGTCCTTCGCGGTCGAACTCCACGACACCATAGCGTTCGGGGTCTTTGACAAGATAGCCGAAGACCGTGGCCCCTTCTAGCCGAGCGTTGGTCTTTTTAAGAACTTTGGTTAAGCCATGGCCGAAGTAAAGGTTATCACCCAGAATCAAGCAAGACGGTTGCCCCGCGATAAACTCTTCCGCAATCAAAAACGCTTGGGCAAGTCCTTCGGGTTTTGGTTGGACCAAGTATGTCAGAGAAATACCCCACTGCGAGCCGTCGCCTAAGAGCCGTTGAAAGGCCGCACGATCCTCAGGCGTTGAAACCACACAAATCTCGCGAATACCTGCGAGCATCAGCACAGACAGAGGGTAATAGATCATCGGCTTATCAAAGACAGGCAGAAGCTGTTTGCTCACCGCCAAGGTCACAGGATGAAGCCGTGTTCCTGAACCGCCTGCTAGAATAATTCCCTTCCGCATATTGTGCTTCCCTTTAATTGACCAAGCGGCCAAGATTAAATGTACATGTCCAAATAGGGAGGTCCGCCATGATTCGCCAGTGCGCGTTGGTGCTACTCGGTATCGTCGGTTTCTCTGCCTCTGGGTTTTCTCAAATTCTTCCTCAAAACAGCCTTTTCTTGCAAGACTGTCTTGAATGCGAATCGGAGAAAATGTCTGAAAAAGACTTTAACCAGCTTATTGACAAAGCAGAGAAGGTGTACAGCCCTATTATTAAAGCCCATGGAGCCTACTTAAACTTTAACCGTCTTTGGTCCGATAGTACAGTCAACGCAAGCGCGTACCAGTCTGGTAATGATTGGGAAGTCAACATGTACGGTGGGCTTGCTCGTCGTCCTGAAGTGACTGAGGATGGTTTTACTTTGGTGATCTGCCATGAACTTGGCCATCACCTTGCAGGCTTTCCTTACTCGTCTTGGGCTGCGAACGAAGGCCAATCGGATTTCTTCGCCACCCACAAGTGCGCACCAACTCTTTGGAAGAATGAGTTTGATGTGAATGCCAAGGCCAGAGAGTCCGTGGACCCTGAGCCGAAAAAAGAGTGCGATGCTATCTATAAAACCGAAGACGCTCAAAATCTCTGCTACAGGATTGCGATGGCAGGCAAGAGCCTTGCCACCCTCCTTGGCGAGTTGCAGGATCTGAAACCTGACTGGAAAACACCGGATACGAGTGTGGTCCGTCGCACGAATAACAATCATCCCAAGGCGCAGTGTCGCCTCGACACTTACATGTCAGGAGCGGTGTGTCTTTCGGAGTTTGACCCCAGCGTCATCCCTGGCAACGGCAACAGCCTCAAAGATGAGGAAGCGTCGTCCATGCACCACTGCACCAAGTCCCGTCAGTTTGATGTTGGCCTAAGACCCACCTGCTGGTTTAAGCCGCGTCTCTAATTTGCGATCCGCAGAAAAGAAAGACCCTGGGAGTTCGCACTCTCAGGGCTTCTTTTTTCTAAGATACTGAGACCATTGGGTACTGGAAATTTTTCTTTTTGCTTTGCCGTGAACTGCCGTGGATGTTGCTCCAGAGATAGGGAAAGCATCGCCTCTCGCCTCGCGGTAATGCCTCGGCAGCGCATTTTGACAAGCCGCTCCCAGCGCGTGGCTTCGCTGCGATTCTGAAAGGGGCCGAGAGCTACGACCAGATCCCATGGTGGTGATCCTGGAAATCTGTCTTGCACTCTTTTTGTGTACCTTGCACCACCACGAATTTCTTGCCGATGTTGCCTTAGTCTTCTTGCAACCTCTGTTGTAATGCCCACATAAGTTAGGTTAGAGACGCTATGATACAAAAGATAGAGATACCATGGTTTTTCCTGCACCGTTTTATCTCTTATTTTGACTAACGTCGTCTCTAGGCTTTTTGACTGATACACTAGACTCAAAGGGGCTTGGGGGATGATCTATTAGTTCCCGAAAGGTCTATTAGGTTGGTTCCATAGTTTTATAGCTTCCTCACTAACAGAATCTGCCCAAGGGCCTTCTTCCTCAGGGTAAGTGAATTTGCCGCCTGTTATTTTTTCAGCGTACACATACATAGCGGTCGCAATACCTTTGCGCCTATATTTTTTCCACTTCTACGTGTGTAGGTCGCATTTCGTCGAAATCTGACTCTACAAACAAAGAACCTATGGTCTTCCCGTTGTACTTGGCATAAATCCATAATTCATTGTGATTTTTTTCCAAGAATGACTTAATTTAACACCCTTTAACTTCATGGATTTTGCCGTTAATTGGTAGCGACTTTGCACTTTAAATAGGAAGCTCATGATGATTCCCCGTTTGGTTTTGGCCGCTTTTCCTTAGCTGACCTGTTTCTTGGTCAGGTGCATATTTTTTTCGATGAAAGTCTCAAAGTCTTCAAATTTTTTCTTTTCCCAAAACTCAACATCCTTTTGGGGGTCATCATCGTCTAAATAACGGTTAAAACTCATAAAATTTTTGATCGCTTTTTTGACTCGCGACTCTTTTATGCCCTGCCGAATGAATATATTTGCTAGGCTATATTCAGAGAAAGGTAGTCGATATATCTTTCCATCTATGACGTTTTCTTCTCTTTGATGCCAAATGACATTCTTGGGATTGAACACAATTAACTGTGGCTCTAGGGTCATCATAGCCCCATCCAAATCCAATATACCGTCGTAACCCAGACGTTGAAAAATCTTTGAAAAGTTACGATTAGTCTTTATTTTAGTCGGATAGACGAGACGAATAATCCTATAGACATTCGGATTATTTGAGATGTTTTTATTTGCTATTTTTTGTAACTGTTCTTCGCTGGGATTATCTTCACTGGGGTTGAGAGGATAGAAAAAATGGGACACTTCTTCTTTGGGAATGTCATAACGACTTCCTTGCTTAAGCGCATGTAGATTCCAAATCTCCGTCATGGTCTTGAAACCAGCGGCTTTGAGAATAGCGAATCCGACAGACTTTGGCATTTTTGCAAAATTAAGTAGTTTCAGCCCAGGCTTCAGCTTTGCATCCCACCGATATCGTTTGCCGCCCCAATCCTCGATATCGACATATTGTTTTTTGATAAAAAGGTAGACCCCGTAAGGATCATGACGTTTATTATCCTCAGTCGCTGAAGGGTTTGCTGGATTGTCGCTGACCCGGTAGTAAGGATAGTCCTTGTCGTTCACGCCACCTTCTACGCCATACTTCAATTTCAAAGCGTCAAAAAATCCCATTAAAACTTCTCCACTAAAGCTCTAGGTAGTCTTTTTTCTATGCTCGGTCCTGCGAATTGAAGCTCTCGTTTAAGGAACGACCAGGGGATGATGTCCAGTCCTTTGGGGGCATACTCCTCTTGCAAAAGACCTAGACCCTCTTCCCAGTCGAGCTTGCCCTCTTTGAAATATTTGATGGCCGAGCGAGCGAAATCCATCAGATCGCCATGTGTTTCCTTTTTCAGGTACTTATTGAGCTTCTCGTTATCGACCTCATGCTTGCCCGTCTTCAGCCTTTTTTCACGGCGTCAAGCACATGCTTGACGATCGGCATGGGTGTTAGAGGAAAGCCCAGCGACGTGTATTTTTCGGCTTCTTCTAGCTCTTCGGGCTTTGCCTGATAAGAGGTGTTTTTGCCGTAATCTTTTAAAGACTCGGATTTCAAAACGTAGACATAGGCTTTGCGGCCACTTTGTAAAATAAAAGTTTTCTTTCATACTGGCTTTCCCAGAGGTCGAGCTTTTTCCAAACCTTCTGGTTTGATCCTGTAGACCAAGCCTTCCACGTCCTCGTCAGGATCTTTGACTAACGTGTGGTAGTCAGGTCCGTCGTTTGTTTCGACGCTGATCTCGCGGTAGCCGAGGATTTTATCGGGAGTGCCCGCTTTATCGCCTAGCTTTTTGACCACCAACTGCCAAAGGTCGCTATCCATCAAGGTCTCGTAGACAAAAACCAAAAGATCGGCAGCGACGATGCGGTATTTAGCTTCAACTTTTCTTTGAAAATCCATGTCATCCTCCAAGACCTGCCAGAAAATCTTTGTGGCTCGGAGAAAAGAAAGCCCTCGGTGATCCAAGGGCTTTCCAAAGTCATGAATAAAGGAACTACAGAGGAAAGACTAATCGCACGAGTCTTAGAACACAAGGTTTGGCATGACGTTGATGAATCCCTCACCCGTATTGTAGTCATTGAGATAAGGAATGTATCCGTCTTGCACGGCATCTCGCGCCTGCTGAATCGCAGCCCCCACCGCGACTTCCTTACTCAGCTTTGCGGCAAGAAGCGCCCGAGAGGCGTTGAGAAGACCAGAGGCGACTTTGCCTTCGAGAGCCTCTTTTTGTCCGCAGTGCCCATCAGGATGTCTTTGATCTCGGCAGGTGTCAGACCTGGGTTCAAAGTTTTAAGAGCCCCTGCCACGGCTGCGACTTTAGGTGCCGCTTGGCTGGTGCCCGAGAGCGGGAGCTTCGGACCCCGAGGGGTGGTGGACTCAATCGCCACACCGGGAGCGGCGATGTCCACCGTGCTGCCGTAGTTAGAAAACACCGCAAGCGCACCTGTCGGGGTGGTTGCCGCGACCGACATGCTGTTCGGTAGTTTGATATTCGCGGGAGCCACGGGAAACTCATCGTTGCTGGACCCATCGTTGCCTGCGGCGAAAACGAACAGGGTGTTGGGAGAGTTGCGAACCAAACCGGATTGCGCGTTAGCAACCTGCGTGGTCAAAAAGACTGCAAGCTCATCAACGGTTTTTTCACGCGGCTCTTTGTTGCCTGCCAGGAGTCTTAGAATCGGATACACGAGCATCCGAGCCTGGGGTACACCCATACCGAAAGACCCGTTGGCCACATCGATCTCTTTTTCTGCGAGATATGTGCCGATCGGATTGAACACCTGCCCTTGGACTTGCGCAAAGAGAAAAAGACCACCCTTGACGATATTTTTCAAAATCCAGTTCGGGTCCTTACCCTCTTGCGAGGCTTTGCCGACTTTATCCAGCAAGCCTTGCAAAGGATTTTGGTGGGAATCAATCGAATGGTGAAGACCTTGTTGCCTTCAAACTCGGAGGCGATGCCTGCTACATGAGTCCCGTGGGCAAAAGCCCCGTACTGGGTGATGCGGCTTCGGAACGAAGAGTCAGAAATCTTTTTCTTCAACCATGTTTTCTGCTCTTCCGTCGCCGTTCCCGTCAAAACTTTACCCTGCAAGGTAAAAAATGTTTTGATGTCAGACGTGAGCAGCGAGGTCTGAGTCAGGTCGATCAGGACATTGTTGTTATCGAGGAAATTCCATCCATACACGTCATCGGTCTTGCCGTTGCCATCGTCATCGAACAAATCAAAAGAGCCATCGATGGGATTCACCCACACAGACTTTTTGAGATCTGCATGGTCCACATCCACCCCACTATCGATGATAGCCACCGTTGCTCCAAGGGCAACAGAAGACGACAGGCCCACGAGGGCCGCAAAAGCGGTCTTTAGCATTAGAAATACTCCTTGAAGATTTCCTTAGAGTCTATCAATGTCAAAGCTAAAAGCAATCGGTGAAAAATTATGAGCCCTGATAAAGACAAACTTCTCTGTGACCGCTACCCGAAAATATTTGCCGATCGTTATGGTGATATGCGCACAACAGCCATGTGCTGGGGCTTTGAGTGCGGAGATGGCTGGTTTGATCTCATCGACCGCTTGTGTGCAACCATTCAAGGGCACATTGACCACTCGGTAAAACAGCGAGAGAGTCGGCTTCAACGTCAAGCGATCTATAATGAGGCCAAGGCCGGGTATTGGGAAAAATTCTTAGAATATTTCAAAGGCTTTTCCCCAGAATTTATTGAAGCCGAAAAAAGCAACATCGATAGAAAAGTTGATATCCCCGAAGAGATCCCACAAGTGGTGGCCTCTCAGGTCAAAGAAAAATTTGGGGCTCTTTGCTTTTATTATGCAGGTGGAGATGACTATGTGTACGGTGCGGTTGCTATGGCAGAAAACTTAAGCCTGACAATCTGCGAAGCCTGCGGGAAGCCTGGAAAAGTAAAAGGTGATGGTTGGATATCGGTGCGCTGCCAAGATTGTCGCTAGAAAAACCCGCTAGGGAAGCGGGTTCTGCGGGCATGTTATTTTTCGCAGCGTATGACCCAGTAGAACTTCGAGCTTGGCAGGTCCATGCCGCTCAAAGTAGACGGATTGCGAGTTCTTTCTAAAACTTCGTATTTTTTGCCGTTGCAGGCTTTGGAGGCTCCGCCCTCAAACTGGGAGCGATACATTCCCTCATCCTTCACGAGAGAGCCTGTGTAGTACCCGATGGTCTTGAGGTCACCTTGGTCGCGTTCCAGCGAGGCCGAAAGGCAACCGTTGATAAGCAAGGTCAAGATAAAACCGATTAGATAATACATAAGATCACCACTTTGTCGATTGGTTGCAAATTTGGAAGCCCACGAAAGTGCCGACCCCTCCGGTCACGGCAGCCCCCAAGGCCCGCCCAGTTCCGCGCCCAACGCCGCAGCTACCGCAATAAAAGCCGCTTCGCACTTAATCATATATTCGGAGCGTTCCCCGTCCGAGGTAGCCTGTGCCCACACTTGTGCGTTGAAATCTTTCTCAAGCATGGGCTTCACTTTTTCACTCACAAAATCAACGGCTTGAGCCCAAACCTCACAGGACGCCACTTTGGCGGTCGCACACATCGCATAGGTCGTAGGCTCGGTGCCTCGGCAAACCTTGGTCGGATTGCGCCAATTTGGACAGGGTAATTGAAGCCTGCCCAAGACTCGCAGTTTGTGTTGCAATCGATTCCTGCATAGGCCGGAAAAGACAGAAGAAACATGAAAAACGCCAAAACTCGCATGAAAATCTCCCTTCCTGAAGAGAGCCTCTCTTTACTTCTTCTTTCTCATCTTTTCAAGATGCCAAAATTGCGTCGATAAGATTCAAAATTGCGCCACTTCAGCTTACTTGGGATTACTCATGCGGCTTCTGCGATTACTTTTTAAAAGGACATCGACTCCAGTTGACCGTGAGTTGAGACTTCTCCTCACGTTTTCAAAGGAGTTGCATACATTTTTGAGCACCGCCTCAAAATTAGGTCTGCCGTTAGCAGACCTCGGGGGCAGCGTGTCTTACAAGCTCGGATGTCTTTTAGCCGCGAGCGTTGAGGACGAAGTGCTGCGAGCAGCTTTCGTCAAGCGTTGGTCACATCTCTTGGCTCATGGTGCCAGAGTGGACACCTCTATTTAGCTACTTTGCTACTTAAACCTTGTTATTTTTTTAAAGGGCTATTGGTATGGCAAAGAACATTTTGAAGCACGGTACAGCGATCCGCATTGGCACCCTGAGTGTCGCTCCCAATCCCGCCACAAACGGGACGATGTACTACAACACGAGCGACAACTATTTCAAAATCTACGAGAATAACCAGTGGCAAAACATTGCTTCTCGTTCTTACGTGGATTCCGTTGCTGCGGGTTTCGACCCCAAGGAAAGCGTGGAAGCGGCCACGACAGGCAATATCTCGCTCGCTTCTGCGCCTGCATCGGTTGACGGTGTAACGCTTGCAGAAAACGACCGCGTATTGGTTCGTGCCCAGACCAATAAAACTCAAAACGGTATTTACAAAGTAGTTGCAGGAAGCCTCGTCCGCACTGCCGATTTCGATGATGGTATTGAAGTCAACGGTGGGGAGTATGTATTCGTCAAAGGCGGTGACGTGTATGCAGGAACCGCTTGGGTTGTAACCGCGCCTGACTCTGCGGCTACCATGGGTGTTAGCGAGATTGAGTGGACGCAGGTATCCGGTGCAGGTAAATCGCTCCAGAACGCCTATATGTTTGGTGCTACCATCACCACCACCTCGGCTAAAGGCCCCGTCATCATCGAAGGTTCGGAAAGCCTCTCGATCACGGCCACGGGTGGACTCAGCGTCACGACGTCTGCTTCTGTTAGCCAAGGTCTGAACGTCGGTGGAAACGCCTCGATCGGAACGAACCTGTACGTCGGAACAACCGCGTCGGTGGCGAGTGGGTTGGCCGTGGGTTCGTCCGGTGCTTTCCGAGTGTCTTTGAGCGGTGACCTGACCAAGATCAACAACGTGTCTTATAGCTTCCCGACCACCCAAGCCTCTGGTAGCGGCTACCTGCTGCTGAACGATGGCTCGGGTAATCTTTCGTGGAAGAATTTCTCATCTGATGTCTTGAACGACTTTATGCTGACCAACCTGCAAGATGGTCAACTGATTCGCTACGACTCGGCAATCGGCAAGTGGGTCAATGAAGCTCCTGTTAGCACCTCTGGTTCCGCTTATAGTGTGGTCACCACCAATGGTGCAGGTTATCTTGACTCTTCCTTTTTGCAGTACAACGTCAATCTCGGTGGAAACGTCCTATCTGGCGTTGCAACTCCGGTTGCTTCAACCGACGCTGCCAACAAAGCCTATGTTGATCGCTTGACGCTGCAAATCATCTATGACCAAGATGCCAACGGTTCTGACGCAACAATCACGACTAACTCCGTTGATGGTGCGGTGGTGATTGCTGGTTCCGAAAAACTTTCTGTCACTGCGGCAAGTGGTGCCGAAGTGCTCAGTATGTTCAGTGCGGGTAGTGGCAAATTCAGCGTGTCTGCTTCTGGGAACGTGACGAAGATCAATAACGTCTCGTATTCCTTTCCTGCGGCACAAGCCACTGTTTCTAATTATGCCTTGGTCAATGATGGTTCCGGTAATTTGACCTGGGGTGCCTTGGCCGTCAGCGAATTGAGCGATCTCAGCCTCACTTCCTTGTCGGACAATCAGCTTCTCCGCTACAACAGCACCTCGGGCAAGTGGGAAAATGAGAGTGCGATCAGTGCCACTGCGGGTACGGCTGATGCGGGCAAGATCCTCATGTCGGATGCCTCTGGCCGTTTGGACACTAGCTTCCTTCAGTATAACGTCAACCTTGGCGGAAACGTCCTATCTGGAGTTGCCGCACCCGTGGCTTCGACGGATGCCGCGAACAAAGGTTATGTGGATGCGAAGACTCTGCAAGACATGTACTCTCAAGACGTAAACGGTGGTGATGCTATCATCACGACTAACTCCGTTGATGGTGCAGTCGTCATCGCAGGTTCTGAGAAGTTGTCAGTCACGGCGAACAAAGGTGCTGAAGTTGTCAGTATGTTCACCGCTGGAAGTGGTAAGTTCAGTGTCTCTGCCTCTGGTGATTTGACCAAGATCAATAACGTGTCCTATTCGTTTCCTGCGGCCCAAGCGGCGAGTGCGAACCACGCTTTGGTCAACGATGGTTCGGGCAACCTCTCTTGGAACACCTTGGCCCTGAGTGGCTTGAGCGATGTCGGTCTGTCGTCTTTGGCAGATAACCAACTGCTCCGCTACAACAGCACCTCGGGCAAGTGGGAAAACGAGAGTGCGATTAGTGCGACCTCAGGAGCAACCGATGCAGGCAAAATCCTGATGACGGACGCTTCCGGTCTTCTGGCCACCAGCTTCCTTCAGTACAACATCAACATGGGTGGATACCCGATTTCCAATGTTGGTGCTCCGGTAGCGTCTTCTGACGTGGCAACCAAGTCCTACGTCGATTCTGCTGCTTTTGGTTTGACACTGCAAAAAGCCTATGAGCAAGACGGTGATGGCTCGGATGCGCTCATCACCACCACGTCGGTTGATGGTGCAGTCGTCATCGCAGGGTCTGAGAAGCTCAAAGTCAGTGCGACAGGTGGCCTCCTCGTTTCGGGTGCTTCCGGCATCAAGTTAGCCGACCCCGCAAACGAAGCTCGGTATGTCGATTATCGTTACAAGGACGCGATGGCTTTGGCTGGAGGATCGTCCAACACGGTGTTGGCAGCCCTCTCTTACCCTGTCGCAACCTACTCTGGTTGCGTGGTGAGCTATCACCTGAAGGACGACTCTTCTGGTAAGATTCGCGTCGGAACTATGTTGGTCTCCAACTCGGCTGGGGTGGTTTCCTTCACGGATACCTTCTCTGAAACGGACGACCTTGGTGTCACCTGGGCCGCCTCCGTGTCTGGTGGTAATGTGGAGTTTCTTTACACGGCTGGCGCTGGGAACAAGTCTCTGAGTGCTGAAATCAAGCGTTTCTTGGCCTAATTTGGAATATTTAGGTTGCGTGGAGACTCACATCCACGTAACCTGGAATTTCACAAAGGTTCAAACTCAAGATTGGTTGGTGGGTGTGGCGACACACCTGCCAACGGTTTTTTTAGGGAGCAAGTCGTTATGAAGCATTTCCTCTTGTGCTTGGGTCTGATGTTTTTTGTTAGTTGTTCAAGAGAAGAATCCCCTTCTGTGGTTACCGAAGGGCCAAGCGTTCCAAGCCCCTTGCCTACGCCTTACCCAGGACCAGACCCAACTCAGCTTTTTGAGGAGGTCAACCTTGCAAGGCGAGTCCGTGGCTTGCCCGAGTTGACTATGAACGAGACCCTGACCTGTGCTGCCCTACGTCATGCTTGGGATATTGGTCCCAAAAATATGTGTAGCAACCACGGGTCCGATGGCTCAGATCTATCCCAGCGTATTCGTGGGTGTCGAGGTGCGGCGACCGCTGAGATTATCGGATGCAATTATCTCACCGCCAAGCAAGCAGTCGATGCCTGGACCAAGCGCCTAGATACCTCGCGTATTCTTCTTAATTACAACATGATGCAAATGGGTGTCGCTGAGGTCAATCGTCACTATGTCGTGGTTTTTCTCGGTATGCTGTAGTCACTCGACCTCTCTCTCATAAGATTTGGTTCCAAACTTATGAGAGGGATTTTTTTATGTCCAATCTGCCTTCCCGTCGAGCCAACCAACAGGCCCTCGTCGCCAAAAAAGACCTTTTGCACAAATTTTATATGCTGCTCTACAAAGCAATGGGGACAAATATTGATCCTGGCATGGCCAAGCAAACTTTTGATGCTCTTCATGCTTGGCACGTTGAGGCAGAGATCGAAATCATCAAAGACGGGACTCTTTACGAGATCGTCAACACGTTGACGCGCCCGGATGTTCCCGAGAAAGACCGCGACAAACTCTGGCAATTTTATGTGCGGGTCTTCACTCCGATGATGCATCATTATCAAAACCTCAAGAAAGAGACCTTTATGAAAGGTTTTGAGGACGTTAAAAATGAAGCGTTGCGGATTAAGCGCAAAAATCAGATTTCTTTGACAGACCACTCAGGAACCGACAGTGGGCTTTCCCGAGCCTTGAACCGCCTGAGGGCTCTACCGGACCCGCAACCCCAGGCACCAGCACCTCAAAGCCCCACACGACGAATGACCGAAGACGAACTTAAAGATGAAAACGTCCTCGATGTCACACCTATCTCTTCCTTTTTCAGACAAGTCGCGGCAAAATACCCGCAGCCCCTTCAAAGGAATAAAAAATATGCGTGACCTTGTTTCTGCCGCCTTCAAGCAGGCGGCTGATGCTGCTCAAGCAATGGCTCAAGACCAACAGGTGATCGATGCCGTTGTGCAAGCGGGGATCTTTTGGTGGAAGCCCTCCGTCGCGGCAATCATGTCTACAGTTGCGGTAATGGTGGGTCGATGTCGGACGCGATGCACTTTGCCGAGGAGCTTTCGGGAAAGTTTCTCGTGCGGAACGTGAGCCGCTGCCTGCGCTTGCGATCAGTGACCCCGCTCACCTGAGTTGTGTGGCTAACGACTACGGTTATGACTATGTTTTTTCACGGTTTGTGGAAGCTCATGCTCAAGCAGGGGACGTGCTTCTGGCGATCAGTACCAGTGGCAAAAGCCCGAATGTGCTGAAAGCCGCCTGTGCTGCGGCGGCAAAGGGCGCGAAGGTCATAGCGTTGACGGGAAAAAAGATACCCTGCTTGAAAAATTGGCGGACATCACGATTGCAACGCACATGACGGGAAGTCCGTGGTCTGATCGGATTCAAGAACTTCACATCAAAGTGATTCATACTTTGATTGAAATCTGTGAGCGTCAACTTTTCCTTGACAATATGTCTCGCGTCTTCTGCGAAAACTTAATATACTTTTTTCAAATCATCCTTTTTGCTTTTAGGATACTTGGCTCTAATGGAAGAAGCTCCTTCCCTTTTCCGTGTGGTTGACCTCGACAACGAAACGTATGTTTCCGTTGAAAATCGAGGAGCATCGACCGCATACCTGATTAAGATGGGCGACTCATCGCAAGCGGCTTTTGTCGTCGAAATCGAGGAAGATTACGCGATTGTAAAATTTCCCGGTCAAAACCCTGTGCAGCTTGATTACACTAACCTGTATCACCTGGACAGTGTTTGTCGCATTCTATTTGGAGCTAAAGATATTTATTCTTTAGAAAAGAGATTTATGACGTTACCACCGAACTGTACATGAAAAGTCACAAAGATGATCTACTGTTCGCGGAAATTTCAAAAGAACCTTTGGTGATTCAATATGCTATTCAGGAATCCGAGGCCATTTTGAAAGATGTCGAATTGAAACTTCTGGTGGAAAGATTGGTGAGTAAGCATAACGCTAACAAAGAGAAGGTTCGCAAAGCGGTTCTTTCTGTTCTTAAATCGATGCTTTGTTCTTAAAGTCTACTGGAGCTACTAATCATGAAATACTTTGAAACTGTATCGTTTTTCCACTCCCATTCAGCTTACACCACTTGAAACATATCCCAACGCCACCAGCGAAGAGGGATCGCTTTACTATAGCTCCACGGACGGGACGATCAAGATTCGACAAATTGACCGCTGGGAAAACCTTGCCACAGTGCGTTATGTCAACGCGCAAGAATTTGGTTCCGATAATATCGATGTGTCAGGTAAGTCAGAAAATGACTACATGACCTGGAACGGTGAGGTTTGGCAATCCACGTCACCGACCATCACCGCGACCTCTGGATCGGCTTATGACTTGATCGGCACTAATGCCTCCGGTCAACTCGACGCGAGCTTTTTACACTACGATTTGGACCGAGACGGATATGCGGTTTATAACTTACCTGAACCAACAGACCCCTCTGAAGCGGCAACAAAAAACTACACAGACAATCAAATATTCGGTGATAATAACGTCCTGATTGTGGACCTTCTCATAAATGACTTTCCGCGTTGGAATGGGACTAAATGGCAAAACGTCATGGCCGTGTGGGAAGCTGCTCCTGACGGTTCTGGTCTATGGGATGAAGTGATTTCGACCAATCCTGATGGGAAATTAGATAAATCATTTTTATTCTACGACTTAGATCGCAATAATTATAAAAATATATAATTTGCCAACCCCAGAAAATTCAGATGAAGCCGCAACTAAGGGATACGTCGATTCCCAGCCTTTCGGTGCAGACAACATTCTTATCACCGATGTGAGCAACAATGACCTTCTGCAATATGATGCATCCCTTTCCAAATGGAAAAATGTGCGCGGTCTTGCTCTACAAAACACGGGCAGTACGACCAACGTCTTTGTAACCGCTAACAACGTCTACGAGACCGTCGATAACAGTATCAATTTTTACGATAATTCGACGACGACTATTGATGGAACCATGGTTGTGCAATCCACAGGCGGTGGCACGTCTTTCACCGTCGAGGAAGGTGCCGTAGCCATCTTGACAGGTGACATGACCTTTTCAAGCAAACAATAACGAAATCGGTTTCAAATTCGGTGGAGGTGGTGGTGGCGGAGGTGGTGGGGATACCTACATCTCTATCACTAACAATAACGAGTTCAACACGTACTCGATCACAAATAATAATCAATTCGATGTACAAAACAACACGATAAACAATCAGTTCAACACTATCTCTAATGTCACGTATGAAACACTACAGTACCAAATCGATACGACCAATTATGTCACCAATGTAGAGAACAATTTTGAAATCGTCTCCACGGGCGGTGGCGGCGGCAAAATTGAGATGAACAACAATAAAGTCAAATTTGGCTTTGATGCCGATGTAGATATTGGTGGTGGTGGAACAACTGTCGTAAATTATTACCTTGAAGCAAATAATAACAACTTATCCCTAGGTGGCGGAGACACCATCATCAACGTCACCAATCAAGAGTACCACCTTGAGGGCAACGTCTCTCTTATAACAGTCAACGAATCGAAAACAGAGGTCAATAACTATTCAGAAACCACCGTCATAAATCAAACCACGGGGTCGCCTGACGCTGGGGTTAAAAGTTGGACCGGATGGGGAAATTCGCAATCATGCGACCACTTTTAGAAAAGCTGCTGGTAAAAACGACCCTACGGACACAAGCCTACATCTAGTCGAAAAATACGATACCAACCTCATTTTAGATGCGAATCAGTCAGGTTATATATCGGCTGCGAGTTTTAGCAGTGCAGATTATGCAGGAGCACGAATTGAGTGCCGCCTAAAAGACCAAACGAACGGGGATGTTCGCATCGGCACGATTTATGTCGGAGCCAATAATGGTAATGCTTCGTTTGTGGACACGTATCGCAGAAACAGCAGATTTAGATGTCTCTTGGTCTGCCCAAGTTGTCGGTTCTCAGGTGCGACTACAGTACGAAAATGGACCGCACAACAAATCACTGCACTTTGACGCAAAATACTTTCCGCACTAGGGGTAACATGGCTTGGTCTTACATCGCTCAGTTAGAACGGATAGAGGCTAGTTTAATACCCGAGGCTTGGAAGACCAGTTCCGAAAATCTCTGATTCCATTCCTACTGCTCTATGGTTGCGGGACAGAGGACAAAAGAGCCAAGTCAGGATCAAGATCCAGCAGAGAGGTCGATCCCATATCCCCTAGTCAACAACCTACCCAAACCAAAAGACTTAGCAAAACTATCAATCAGCAGTAAGAGGAACGAGGATGGGGGTGCGAGATAGCCCTGCCCATCCAGTCCAACTAACAAATGATCAGGGCGCCCAGAAAAAAACTTTCTGCAAGACCATCTGCGATGTGCGTAAAAATACCGATGCATTCTCAATTGTAATCCAGAAAATGCTGATTGGTTTATGGGATTTCTCTGATCCGCAGATCAATAAAAATCGATCTGGAGACCCCGAAATCGTCGCTCTTGAAGACGAAATTGTAAAATCAATTCATTATGGAGCACAATTTATCGCGGATAATTACGACTGTGCTATCAGTAGCCCTAAGGGCACGATCGATTGATTACCCTTTTTTGAGGTCTTACCAAAGATTATATTTTTAGGAATCAACAAGAGGAACGACTATGCGCTTTTACGACCACGTGAAGAATAAGTATCTTCTTCAAGCTGAGGACGGACCTAATAGCATCGATCTTTCCCCTGGAAGCGCCTCTGACGAAAACTGGCAAACTGAATTGCAAACAGGTCGTACTGCTGAAGAGATACGTGACGAAGCCAAGGTCTTACACGAAATCCTAAAGTGCGTTGAGGAGCAATCTCTTAAGGCTTGGGATATTTTCTCTCTACTGAATGAAGGTAACGGCAAGCATCTTGAGATGAACTCCCCCTCCTTATCAAAGGCATTTCTCGCGACAAGCTCGTGAAGATGGCGATGATCTTAACCAAATGCGCTGAATATGCGCACATTAAATAATGCCGAAATTGATTTTTGGCTTTATCATAGTTTTAACATTTCATTAAAAGGGACCGCTCATGGATTTCAACAATCTCACCAAGTTTGAGACCGCTCTTCGTCAAGACAAATCTGTGTACGTTATCAACAATACCGAACCCCGTGGCCTTTTTGTCTGCACCGTTAGCGATCCAACCTCTGGTAGACAAGTGAAACTGGAACTCCAAAAGACTTGGATTCCCTACTGTCTGACAGACATTCTACCCCGTGGGATTTTGGAAACCTCCGTGGAAATTCGCAACAGCTTGCGAAAAAATATCCTGCGGATTATCGACGAAAAAGAAGCCCTCAGTATGTTGAACAGTCCCAAAGGACGGGCTGAGTACGCTCGCTTGAATGCTTCGGAATTTACCGCTGGAACCGCAAGCGAACGTAAATCCAATCTCATGGAATCGGTCAGTCTGACGCAAGCAGCAAACAGTTCTACTGAAAACCCAAATGTCGATGCCGCGCAAATCACTTTGCACCCGAAAATGCAGGCTTGGGAGCAACGGGTTGCAGCAGGTGAGATGGACGGTAACTCCCTCGCCTCCGAACTCGAAATCCACCGTGGCGAGTTGACGGAAGAAGATCTGCAATTCCTGCTTGCAGGAGCCTTCCTGAGAGAAGCGAAAGAGTTTGCCACCGAGGCTCTACAAACCGGAAACTACCGCACCTCAGGTCCGATGAAGCAAGGCGCTTTGTTCTCCACGGGGAACGAACCGTCCGCGACATCCTACGAGGCCGATTGGGGCTGATGGCTGATGAAAGGGAAAGCACTTGTTTATTATAGGCGATGTTCACGGCTGTTTAAAAACCCTGCAAGCCTTAATAAAAAAGCTGCCTAACCAGGATGACATCATCTTTGTGGGTGATCTGATCGATCGAGGCCCTCGGTCTTCCGAGGTTTTAGACTACGTTCGAGATCACCCACAATGGCGAGTTGTGCGCGGAAATCATGAAGACATGATGCTCGACCACTTCCGTATGGAAGTCCCCTCTGGTCTTTACCCTCCTCGCACATGGCTTATGAACAAGGGGCGTCCAGAACTTTACACGCTCGACCAAATAGAGTGGGTTGCGTCATGGCCCCTCTACCTTGAATTTCCTGATCTCAAGGATGAGCAAGGGCGTTATCTCTTTGTCAGCCATGCTGGACCTTACTATGAAGACATCGAGAACTGTCTTCAGCTAAACTCTTTCCGTCTGGACCTATCGATTCTATGGAACCGCTATAGCGTCAACCCTGGTCCTGATCGCTATTGTGTCTTCGGACATAACACCGAAAAAGATCCGATTATCACCGAAAACTATGCGATGATCGACACAGGTTGTGCTTATTACGGCAGACAGGGTTGTGAGTATCTGACGGCTTTTGAATTTCCATCGAAAAAAATATATCAGCAGTCCAATCTAGATATGAAAAAAGGTTCTTAAAATATGGCTTCCTTAACCCCTGATCGTTTCAGTGCTTTGCAGGCAGCAGTAGAAAACCAAAAAAAAACTAAATATCAAAAAAATACCTCCCAACAGGACTGGAAGAAACAGGCTTCCTTTCCTTATAGGACGAGACTCTGACTTACCAGACCAATACATTAGCTTTTGGATCAACCCCTCACAATGCGGCTGGAAGGTGGGAACTCGTACCACGATTGAAAAGGTCGCAGGCGGTGCTATCCACCACGAATGGCCCACCGTAGGTCTTGGTATTCAGGAGTCTAACATCCTGATCGATCATCCGATCATATCTTTTACTTTTCAGTCCGGTGCTATCAGCCCCGGAGCGCATGAGACCATCGACCAAAATAATTTATCCCAAATACCAGAACAATATATTCCCGAAGGTCTTGGCAACTTTTACGACTTTATAAGCATTCTGAACAAGTCGAACATTTCGGCAGGTGGACAACCGAACTACGTCAATATTTTGTATTCCTCTAACATCTTCCCCAACCTTTGGTTGCAAGGTTTTTTCACCGAAGAGGGTGTCAACTGGGACGATAGCGCCGACAACCCAAATCAGATCAACGGCTGGGGCGCGAGCTTTATGGTATTCAACAGCTTTCCAGACCTTGGTAGTGCCGATTCCCTGCGCGGTGTTTTCGACACCTTTGGTTTCCAGGCGTGGAGCCTCTAAGATTTGGTCCTAAACTTCGTTCGAGGGCGAAAAATCATGATGCTCCACAAGCCGAAAACGGCGAGCCTGCACACGGAACTAGTCGAGAACTATAAAAAACGACTGGAAGTCATCGAAGATACCGAGCGGGAAGAAAAAGAAGAACCTTTTGAAAGGTCTTTTCTTCACAACGCCATCTATCTTCATTCGCTTTGGTTTGAGCAACTTGAGGATCATGCAGGAGACGAGAGAAGCCCTCTCCTCGAAGAAATCCTCAAAAGAAGAGAATCAAACCTCGCGACATTTCAAAAATGGATGAGCGACTTCGCCCGAGACGCCAAGCCCAACGGCTGGGCCATTTGGGGCCGGTCTCATACTCTCAAGACCTTTGTGGGCTTTCCCATCAAAAGCCACGACGATAAGGTTCCACTTGGATGTGTGCCGATTCTCGTGATCGACTGCTGGGAACACGCTTACCAAATCGATTATCAAAACGATTTCGACAGTTACCTCGATCAATTTTGGAAAGACATCAACTGGAGCGTCATCGAAACCAGACACCATGAGCTTGCGACTCTTCTTGGTTACGGGATCAAGTAAAGATTTATTCCAATCCGTACCTTGAGAGGAGTCTCATCATGCATTTTTTACAGAGGGTCGCTGTTCTCGCTAAAAGCGCGACCATGACAAACCGAAGCAAGCTAAAGACAAAAATGAGATCTTGTTGTCGATGCAAAAAGATATGCAGGCTCGCTTGCTCGATCAAAGCCGCGAACGCTTGGCCGATGCTCTTAGGCGCAACCTCGATCGCTCTAGTCCAAACTTCCGTCGCGCTTTGCAAACCTTCCGCCAACGATGGCTCGACTTTTACAAGTTCCCTTTGAAGCCAGATCAAGAGGAAAGATATCTGGAAGTTTTGCGTGACAAGGAATCTCTGTGAAAATCCTTGTCGAGCCCATCTATAAGACCAATCAACTTCTTGTGCGTCTGCTGGGGAGCGACGTGCAAACGGGCTCTTATATTTTGGATGCCACACCTGCAATCCCTGAAGTCAAGTCTTTTGAGGTTTTTGCTGGGATGGTGCGTCAGGAAGAGGCACGGCTCTATTTCACGGGATTCGCAAAGTTCCCCGATAGCGTCAAGGTCACGCTACCCGACTCAACGCAGCAAACGATTACCTTGGTGGAGGTCATTTTACCAAAAACCAAGATGTCATCGTTCAAAGCGAAGAGACGATCACTAAGGAAGAAAAGCAGGTCTTCCAAGCTCCAAAAGAAATTGAAACGATTGCTCCACCCGAAGTCCCACGGCTATGGGTTGAGCTTGCCTTAGAGCGCACAACCCCTTTAACCTTGGGTCAATATATCGCTTCCACCCCTTAACCTATGAAGGGGGGCTGAGGGTCGAGCCTTAACGAACGAAGTCGCTCAACCTGCGCTCAACGTCGCCCCTTATCTCGTGGGTGTTCCTCCCCGATTTGAAGGTGCGTGGTCAAACAACCTGACCAACTGCGATTTCTCCTTGAAAGAAAAACGCGCCTTTCTGGTGGACCTTGCCCCGGTGGGCTGGGGACTTGATCTTGCCAACCCGAACGATATGCTTCGGTTGCAAATCTCTGAAGCCAACCCTTTGCCCCAACTGACCATCACATGGCGAGCCCAGGAATCTGACCGCTCCGCAATCAATGTGCAGCCTCGCCTGACGATAACCACACCCGACGTGTCTGAAGGTCGTGCCTTCCAAGCTATCGTCAGCCCGCATGGTAAAAACGACCACGGTTATATCCGACTGCAAAGCTGCAATGGCCTTTATGCCTCCCCAATTTTTATTTGGACGCGGGAGTGCCGCGAACCATACGGTTAGACGTTCAAGACGACCCTGGACCTGTGACCATAGTCTGGCACCAACGGTGCTTTTTGCGAGAGAACCAAATCCTCGCCTTGGTCGCACCTTTAGCGACCACCTATGCTTCGGCACACACCTGGGGACCGATCGGTTCCTCTGCCGCTGATCTTTTAAATATCCCTTCAATAGTCTATGAAAACCGTAAATGGCCTTTCACCCAAGGCTATGTGCGCATTGACTCCGATGTGGAAGACCGATTAGAGCCGCTCTCCTGGTCCATCAAGTCCACCCTCGGACCAACCCTCCTGCAAGTTGAGGAAGGATTGCTTTCCAGTTCGTTTGCCTCGGCCTCTTTGTTGCTCTCCAACTATCTCCCTAGTGAAGTGAGCGAAGCAGGCAACTACAAGATTAAATGGTCTTCGGAGGGCGTTCGGCTCATCTCCCGAACACAACCTGGGGGATGGCCTTACCTTTTGCTTTTGACCTTGCGATGCCGCAAAGTATCAAAGAAGCTCCGCTTGCTCTTCAAGTCAAGAGCTTCGCTCCCAATCGCGGATCTAGTGTTTTACGGTATTTTGGATTTTTTCCAAAGTAGGGGATTATTGCATGATTGCTATCAGATTTTTAATTTTCTTCTACGATCAAAAAGAAGATCGTTCCCACCGCCTCGCTGCGGTCACACCTCTCTTTTCTTCCCCTTCCGCAATCAAAACGCTCATGAAAACCGCCAAGTTTGAGGGTCGTCCGTCGCTGGTGGTGACAGGCGAAAAAGAGCATTTGGAAAAACTGGTAAAAAAAGTCGAACGGCTGGATGTTACCGACTGGTTAGCGATTGACACCTGGGAACCTCTAAAAGAAAACCTTATAAAAACGGTCGAAAGCCTCGAAGGGCTTTCCGTCTATGAGCCGACCGATGAACAACTGGTGGTCGGTAAAGAAGAAGTCCTTGCCGGAAAAAAATATCCCCCGACCTTCCCAGTCAAAATCAGGCGCTTTGGGACGAGATCGGTAAGCTCTATCGTCCGAAACTTAAAGGGTCACAGGATGAAAAGGCCGCGATCCAACGTCGCCTTTATAGTGAACTCGCCAAGCGGCAAGGTCTCGTGCCTTGGGTGGATGTGTCCAAAAGCCAAAGCAAAGAGGATCTGGTCAAAAAGTTAGAAGAGGGAGAAGCTAAAGCTCATGAAATCCTAGAGCGTCTTTTGCGCCATGCGGTTTCAGAAGGCTTGGTGAAAAAAGCTCAAGGCGTGAAATATTTGGGAGCCGAGGAAGACAATTCCGGTGTCTCTCGTTTGATGATGGCCCATGGTCTGACCTGGGTTCTCTCAGACTCCACCTCTTGGAAAAATCTTGCCGACTATCTCGTGAAAAAAGAGGCGTTCAACCGTCATGGTCTAAAAATGATAAGCCTTAAGATCAATCCTCTAACCGATCTTGAAATTTATGGTGAGAACGGGACGCCTACAGCTTCGGTCTTCATCTATCATCGGTTGACGCAGGCTCAGGCGTCTGATCTGCTTGGAGACGTATCAAATCCAGTTCGTGAACTGAATCGTCTTGGTAAAATGTGGCACGAGCTAGGACGTTTCCCAACTCTCTAGTTATGGTAAGTAATATGCTAGTCTCTGCCTTGAAATGTCTTGTCTGTCAAAGCGTGATTTGGTCGAAGTATCGCCACGACTTTTGTTCGTGCGCCTGCGGTCAATGCTTTATTGATGGTGGGAGAGACTATACGCGCTGCGGGGCACAGGACATGGGGAAGATTGTCCACGGGTTACTGGACACTGAAACCGACGTGTTCCGCCAAGAGGAGCCGCAAAATAAGGATCTTTAACATGCGCCTTATCACGGTGTTACTGATCTTCTCTCTTGCCGCTTGTGTTCACCCAAAACAGCCTGTATCGGAACCTGCACCCGTGCTGGACATTCCGACCATTCCGCACTCCCCTACGGCTCCCGTTTCACCGCGACCTGATCTCCCCGATGCTCCGGACGATGCCAAAAAACATTTCACTTACGTCGAGCAGGACAATTATCTTTTTATCAAGTTCGATCCAAAAGTTTTACCAAAAGGTACCTTCTTCATCGAAGCCACCTATAGTGATGACTATCTCGGCTATTTCGTGCTTGGAGATACAATAGCGGTTAAAAAACCTGAGAATGGAGCCAAAGTGTTCCTTTACTACGTGCTAGATGGACTCGGAAACAGGCTTCTGCAAGAGCCCTATACAGCCATTTTGCCTTAGGAAGGAAAAAATATGTGCAAGCCAAAGGTTTTATTTTGCGTTGTTCTATTTTGCTTGATCCTCCGGCTTCATCGGCGGTCTACACGTACCACCAGTGCTTGACTCTATCGTGACACAACCCGAAAAGCCGATTCACATCGAACCCCACCCGCCTGCAACGACTCCCATGCAGAATTGTCCCGTAGAGGCAGGACGTGAAGATGTTGTGATTCGTCTCAAAATTGAGTGAGGGCTTTTTTGTGAGCAAGAAAAAGAGTTCCATCAAGGTCGTCACCAACAACGATGTCCTCGTCGAGGGTCAAGAAGCCTTGACCCTGAGACACAAGAGAGAGAGTTGTTGGCTCAAAAGCTAAGTCATGTTGGCCCTCTGGTTGAGCCCGAGGTCCAGGATGAGCCTTTGTGTATGATGAGCGTCAATCCTCTTTGGGATGGCAAAGAGGTGCCCAAGCTCGACCCTGCGGAACGTCCCCTCTGGGATCTTGATCTGCTGAAAGTCCTTCACCTCTGGTCTTTTTATGGTGTGCGCGGTGAGGGGGTCACCGTGACCGTACTTGATTCCGGCATTAACTCTCTTCACCCTGCTTTTGCAGGTAAAGAGATTCACATGCGATGCTTCCTGAGTGGTGTGGACGACCCTCGCGACTACACGGGGCACGGCACCTGGGTGGCTGGCAAAATTGCCGGAGCAGGGGTCGGTATTGCTCCACGAGTCCGTTTGGAAATGCGGTCGCGTCCTTGACAACAGCGGGGTCGGCAACGCCATTTTTACCAACCAAGCGTTAGCTGCGGCCCTCGACGACGACACCGACATCATCAACCTCTCACTCGGTTCAACGCAGCGCAGCAAAGAGCAGGAAAAGCTCGTGTGGAAGCTCTACCGTCAGGGTGTCCTGGTGGTGGCCGCTGCGGGAAACCGAGGGAGTTCTGAGCCTCTTTTTCCAGGTGCTTTCGATGGCGTTCTTACCGTAGGGGCTTTGGATCATAAAGAGGCACGGGCGTCTTTCTCCAACTATGGGGCGGCTCTTGAAATCGTTGCCCCTGGTGTGGCCTGTTATGGCCCCTACCTCGGCACGTCCTTCAGAAAGCTACAAGGCACATCGATGGCCGCACCAGTTGTTACAGGCATCATGGCCTTAGCCTTATCTTATCTAAAGGCCAGTAAGCCTGAGATGAGCAAGATTGACCGCCGAAACAAAGTGATGGAGGCGCTGAAAATCTCAGCCAAAGACCTTGGCCCTGCCGGTTGGGACCAAGAATATGGCTTCGGTGGACTTGACGCCTTAGCTCTCTTCCGCATCCTCGAAAATTAGAAAATTTTTTTCTAAAGGACAAAAAAAACAGTGGCAAAAGCTCGAAACTTGCCTATATATTCGCCTCACGAAACGACCTTATCGTGGTCACTGGACAGGCAAGGCTTCAACTTCGGAGTGATGTAGCAATCCACCCAACTAGCAGATGCTGACACATCTGTGCCAGACCCCCCGAGAGTCCCATATCCGCCCGTGTTCCTGCCTCCACTCCGACCTGTACCACACCACAAGCATTCCCATCGACGAGCCCCTCGGCTCCCGGTGGGATGCGAAGGTTGCCAGAATCTCAAACCTCCTTTAAGCTGAAAAGAAACAGCTTTAAAAGAGGTCTTTTTTATGCGAAACTTTCTTTTCGGCTCTCTGGTTTTATGGGCCGCAGTGTCTTGCTCCGATGACAAAGACGACGAAAAACCTTCGGCACCGCCTGCTATTCTGGCAAAAGACCCGACCAGTATTCCTGCTGAAAAACCAAAACACTGTCTGCCCTTGCCAAAAGGTTGGCCGAACCCCTGGCCTTGCCTACCCGCGCAACCGAAGCTCGAACCAATGCCTGCTTCTGCGCTCGGTGAGGCCATCAATAAGGAGCGGTCAGCCAAAGGCTTAAGCACCGTTGCTGAAGACAAAAAACTCGCCTGCGCTGCAACCAAACAAGCCTCGGAACTCGCCCTGCGCAAAACCTGCGTCCACACGGGGACCGATGTTTCGAGTTTTGTCGAGCGGCTGACCAAGTGCGGTTTCACTGTCAACGGTGGGGCTGAAGTGATCGCTTGTGGGCACGGAAGTCCCCAAGCCGCAGTGGATGCTTTACTGAAAAGCCCTGCCCACAAAGCCATCCTTATGGATAAATCAATCAAAAGATTAGGCACCGCGCAAAGCGGCAATTACTTTGTCGTCGTCTTTGCACCAAACTGATTTTTTACACCGAGAGGATTTCATGTCGGGTCTTGATATTATCGCAGTCACTTATGGGCAGGATGAGATCCTTAAATGCTTCATCAACTGCATCAAAGCACAAACGAACGACAACTGGACTTTACATATTGTTCATGACGGGCCTAATCAGGCTTTGGGCGAGGATTTGCGGGACAACGGGTACCTCGTCAAAGAAAAGGTGATCTTTTACGAGAGTGAAAGGCGCACAGGCCATCATGGGCATTTTCTAAGATCCTGGGCGCTAAAAAACGTGGTGACCCGAGAGTATGTGCTCATCACCAATGGGGATAACTACTACGTCCCCGTGATGGTCGATCATGTGCTCCAAAGTCCTGCTGATTTTATTTACTTCGATTGCATTCATAATTATCCGAGCCCTGTGTTTCATAACCGCTCAAGCTATGGATACCTCACTGCGGAACTAAGATTCGGTCACATCGACATGGGTTGTGTGGCTATCAAATCAAGCCTCGCTCAGAAAGTGGGTTTTAATCATTCCCACCCTTGCGCCGATTGGGATTACTTCAAAGAGGTTCTGGCGACACAACCCACGACTCGCAGGATCGACAAAATTCTTTTCGTCCATAATTAAAATTGAGCGAGGATTCGTTATGTCTCATCCAGAACAACGTGCTTTCTGTGCTATCGTCAAACAAAAGCATCCCCATTTTTTTGCAAACACAAAAGTTCTCGACATCGGATCTCTCGACATCAACGGCAGCAATCGCAGTCTTTTCACAAACTGTGAATATCACGGCATCGATATCGGCCCTGGTAAAGGCGTAGACTATGTTTGTCGCGGGCATGAATGGCAAGGTGCAGACGAATATTACGATTGTATTATCTCAACAGAATGCTTTGAGCATGACCAATTCTACGCCGAAACAATAAAGAATGCCGTGCGGATGTTGAAAAAAGGTGGCTTATTGATTTTTACCTGCGCAACGACGGGAAGGCCCGAGCATGGCACAAGACGCACAAGCCCTGAAGACTCGCCTCTGACCTGTTCTACCGAAGGATGGGAAGACTACTACAAAAATTTGACGCAACAGGATATCGAAGCGTGTTTAGATTGCGCCTCCATTTTTATCGAACACGCCTTTGAGACCAACAACCAATCCCACGATTTGTATTTTTACGGCATCAGAAGCGGTAATTCTTAGTCGGATACCTAGCCTTGACACACCAGGAAGCGTTGTCGGTGGGGGAGACGCACATTTTGAGCCGACCTTGAGGGTCTTTTAAAACAAGACCCTCATCGATGGTTGGATCTCGGATCGCGTCAAAAAGAGTGCGAAAGCCTGTCGTAAAATTCTTCGCAAGCCAAAGTTTATTTTGACCGTCGATAACATAATGCGACCATGCTTCGACGTTTGTTTTGAATGGCTCTAAGATTTTTTGCCGGTCCGCAAACGTCGAGTCGAGCAAAAACACGCTTTTCTCCACCAGGATGTCATGAATAAAAAGCGTGTCTTTTATAGTTTTTGTTTTGCTATGCAGTAATTCAGCACAAAGCACATACCAATCCCCAGGGGGAAAAGCCCACGCAAAGCATTTTCCAGGTGTGGTGTCAGTGTCCAAGCCTTGTGTTCGGTGTCGTGACGGGTCCGTGTCACAATCTCACCCTCAGGCGAGATGCCGATGAGGGAGTTGGTGCCATTTTTTTGGCTTTTTGAGCCCACCACCCACGGCCCTCGTAAAAACCAAGAAGACTTGGCATGATGGCAGACTCAGGCCGAGGCGGGTACAAAAATTTCCAGGTATTGTAATACATAATCATTCGCCAAAAATATCCAATTCTTCCAGGACTTTGAGAGCCTTTTTGGTAGGCATTTTGTGCTGCCCGAACGCGATGGTGGTGATACCATCGAGAAGAGTCCGACGCAACGTCTTGTCCTTGATTTTAGCGAGATGCCGTAGGGTTTCCTCAGTTGGCTTGACTTTGACCTCAGGCAGTTGTTTCTGGATGATCTCCACGCCACCAAGGCCGGGGGCATTTTGCAACGCAACAGCCAATTTTCCAAGTAAATCCTGATCCTTGAGGATTTCAGGGTTAATGATGTAGCGGGCTGCTTGCTGCTCTTCTTCTTCAAACGGGATGTCGTTCTCGCGCAGCATATCCACAAATTCCCTTGGAATATTTGCGCTTTTTCGGCATTGGACGTTGGCCTCGGCATCCCCGAGGTAACCCAAGAAAGTCTCGACTCCCCCCGTCTCGGTGAGGATGTCGTCAAACATATCGACCACTTTTTCTTTGATCTCAGCCGCCATCGCCTCTGCGGGCTTTTTCACCATGTTGCCGACGATGTGGAGGGCAACATAGGTATCAAAAGGGGCAGGCATTTCCTGCTGCTCTTTTTTGTTCTTTTTAGCGGCCTTTTTTCCGCTGGAGCTAGAGGGGTCGCCCCGCCAAATACTGCATTGATCGCACTTTTGTTGGTCGTTGCCGCTTTTTCTTCTTGGTAGCCATATTTTAAAACCTCCTAAAAGTAAGTTCATAACTCTTTTCGGAGACTTTTGATTTTCACTGAGAAAAAAGTTTTAATTTGCTAAAATAACAGAACATTTTTCCAAAAGACGCTGTAAGTGCCTAGAAGCGAAAGATTTTTTGATCTAAGGGGGAATTTTTCTATGCTGCCTTGGCAAAAACAAAAACAACCGTCGCAGTGATCGGTGATGTGATGCTTGACGAGTATGTGGACGGAGAAGTGCAGCGCATTTCACCAGAAGCTCCGGTTCCGGTCGTGGAAGTACGTCGGCAATTTTGCGTTCCTGGTGGTGCCGCAAATTCAGCGATGAACGTCTCCGGGCTCGGTGCCTCTGCCCATCTATTCAGCGTTGTCGGGATGGATGAGACGTGTTTTTTGCTCAAAAATATGCTTAAAAACGACGATTTGGTGATCCCACTGTTTGTTTTTGATGATAGTCGCATGACCACCCGCAAAACCCGCATCACCTGCCAAGGCCACCAGATCTGCCGTATCGATCACGAAACCACCGAACCACTTTCGGACGAGATTCGGGTGAGTCTTGTGGGAAAAATCGAGGAGTCTCTTCAAACACCCAACCTCCCCAACGCGCTGCTTTTAAGCGATTACGGCAAAGGAGTTCTTACCCCTGAGTCCTGTCGGGCAATTATCGAGCTTGGACAAAAACATGAAATCCCGGTGATCGTCGATCCCAAGGGTCGCGACTACACGCGCTATTGTGGAGCGTCTCTTATCACCCCGAACCGCAAAGAAGCCTGCGATGCGCTCAAAATCGACTCGCACTCGAAAGTCACTGGAGAATACCTCGGTGAGCAGTTGCGAGACATTTTCGGCTTTCCAAACGTCCTCGTCACGCTTGGGGCCGAAGGCATGGTGCTCGTGCGCAGACAAGCACCGAGCATCTATTTACCTGCTGTAGCGCAAGAGGTGTTTGACGTGTCAGGGGCAGGTGATACCGTCGCTGCGGTCATGGCGCTTGCACTCGGTTCTGCATGTCCTTTGGAAGAGGCAGTTCACCTTGCGAACACTGCTGCTGCGGTCGCTGTTTCTAAACACGGAACACATCCTGTGAAAGATTCGGAATTATTGCAGGCTCTCGAAAAGCGCAAAGGTTTTTGGGACAAAGTTGCAGGCATCTTTCAGTCTAAGGCCCGTTCAAACCATGGCGAAACTTATTAAGCGCATCACATCGTTTTTCAAAGCTCTTGCTCACTGGAAGGAAGCGGATGTCAACCTTCGCACGTCTCGATTACTCGCGTGTTTTGGTTGCGACAAACTTGACGTAAAAAAGGACGTATGCCGCGAGTGTGGTTGCTTCGTCCGAATCAAAGCCCGCTCGCAAAATGAATCGTGTCCTCTGGGTTACTGGTAGTTCGGATATGACCACCTCTTAACCAAGGAACCGTTGTCAAACGGTGGAAAAACCACGATGAAAAAACTTTTGTCCTCGATACCAACGTCATGTTGACCGACCCTCAAAGCATTTTTATGTTCGAGGAAAATGATGTTGTCATCCCGATCTCGGTAATCGAAGAGCTTGATAAGTTCAAAAAAGATATGAGCGAGACTGGACGTCACGCTCGTGAGTTCTCTCGTATCTTGGATCGGTTGCGAGACAAAGGTAGTCTGTGCTCAGGGGTAATTCTTCATGAAGACCGTATGGACTCTGGGATTTTGTACGTCTACCTCGACAAAGAGCCCTTACCCCCACCCTATCGAATACTACCGATAATCATATCCTGGCTATTGCAGGCACCTTCCGCGACCGAGGGCACGAGACGGTCCTTATCACCAAGGACGCAAACCTTAGAATCAAAGCAGACGCTTTCGGGGTCGAAGCACAAGACTTCGAGTGCGACAAAATCGATGTGTCCGATCTTTATACGGGTGTCCGCGCTATCGAGGTAGAGGACCACGAGCTTGATGGCTTTTTTCAAAAGTCACACCGCTCTTACGATCTCAAAGCCAACGAATTTATCGCGATTGAAGGACGCACCAGAACCCTTTACGGGCGCTTTGATGCGGCTTCGCAAAAGATCAAACGAGTCAACATCCCCGAAGATATCTGGGGTGTCAAACCTCGCAACGATGAACAGTTCTTGGCTCTGGCTGCCCTGATGGATGATCGGATTAAGCTCGTGACCCTAAGCGGAGGAGCGGGAACGGGTAAAACTCTTATGGCCATCGCTGCGGGTTTGCACAAAACCACCGATGAGCATGTGTTTAAAAAACTGCTCGTCGCTCGACCGATCTTCCCCATGGGAAAAGACCTTGGCTTTCTACCAGGAGACTTGTCTGAGAAGCTCAACCCTTGGATGCAACCGATTTTCGACAACCTTGAGCTTCTTTTAGGACCGAAGCACGGGTATGAAGAATTGATGAATCAAGGTATACTGCAAGTTGAGCCTCTCACCTACATCCGTGGACGATCGCTTCCAAACATTTATTTTATCGTGGACGAAGCGCAAAACCTGACGCCACACGAAGTCAAAACCATTTTGACCCGTGCGGGTGAAAACACCAAGATCATTTTAACAGGCGACCCCGATCAGATCGATAACCCTTATATCGATGCGACCAATAATGGTCTGACGTATGTCATCGAAAAGTTCAAAGAGGAAGCCATCGCTGCACACGTCCAGCTTGTTAAAGGAGAACGCTCCGAACTCGCAACCGTCGCGTCGAAACTTCTATGAGGGTTTTTATGATTCGTCTTCAAGACATCATCGACCATATTAGCTACCTGCGTGTGAATATGAGCCGGGACCTTCTGCAAGCGACCGAGGAGCTAGGCGAGGTCGCTAAGGCTTACCGCAACCTGAAAGAAAACAAAGATGTCGAACATGCGATCGAACACCTACGAGAAGAAGCCTGCGACCTGATGATCTGCGCCCTCTCTCTTACTATGGTGCAAGCCCAGATTCTTTTGTTCTCGAAGAAATGTTCGACACTATCGAAACGAAACTCTCGAAATGGCAGACCACAAAAGAAAGGGTCAACCGTGAGTGCGATCAGGCGACTAGAGATACTTATCGAAGCTAAATACGATCATATCGACTTCAAACCGCCAAAAGGCGTCAAAGACGCTGCAAAAAGAGGTCTTGAGCTTTTAAAAGTGAAAAAGCTGCAACACCCGTTGGTATCGCAAGAGCCCGCGACCTTTCGAACGGCAAAACAATTTCCCCGTCCACGGCCCGCAGGATGTTTAGTTTTTTCTCTAGGCATCAAGTCGATAAAAAATCAAAAGCTTGGAAGGAGTCTACCCCTTCTAATCCAAGCAAGGGATATATCGCTTGGATGCTTTGGGGTGGTGATCCCGGTTTTGCTTGGGCCAAAAGCTCCGTCCGTCAACTCGACGCTGCGGACAGAAAAAAGTAAGGAGGTTGCAACATGTCGTCCGATCCTTTTAAGACAGGAGAACCACGACTACTAAAAACAGGTGCTGTTGCACCAGCTATCAAATCATCAGCAAATCAATCTCCGGCTGCCGTTAAGAAGTCTGCTCCCGTTCCTGCTCTCGCGACTCCTTGGGTTTATCCTAAGGCTAAAATGGTGCCAGACAAAGACACTAGCAAAAGCGAACTCAAACCTCAAGGCGTCGTGATTCACTACACCGTGTCGGATAATCTGGACGCGACGGTAGACTTCTTTCAAAAGAACGAGGTCGATATTCATTTTCTAATCGGCAAAGATGGCGCAACGGTGCAAATGGTTCCTTGCAACCGTCAAGCGGCCCATGCAGGAGAGTCGGCTTGGGGAAATCTCAAATTCCTCAACCAATATTTTCTCGGTATTGAGGTGGTCTGTCTCGGACCTATTCAACGCTTGAAATCAGGCGCTTTTGTAGACGGGTACGACAGGCCCTATAAAGGCACACCCCGCGACAAACTCATGCTCGGCAACCGCTTTTGGGACCCGTTTACTTCAGCCCAGGAAAAAGCCCTCGATGATCTGATTCGCTGGATGCTTCAAACCTACAAATTTCCAGTCGGCAATATTGTCGGACACCATGAAATTGCACCAACGCGCAAAATTGACCCAGGGGGATCTTTATCCCTGGATATGGATGCCTACAGGAAAAAATTCATGACCGTTTCATAACCTAAAGGACAAGATCATGTGTTTGGCTGGTGACACTTTGATTCCTTCCTCCCTTGGTCTTGTCCGATTTGATTTTCTGCATGAGGCCATTGTTGGCGATAAGATCGGTTGGACTCATAATTTTTTTTCAAAGAAGACTTCGAAATCGCCACCCGAAATGGCCCGCGACGGGTGACCGACCTCTTCAGGGCTTTCTCTCCCTGCATGAGATCGAAACAGAGGATGGGGACACGCTCAAGTGTGTGGAGGACCACCCCATCCTTAGCCTTGTGGACGGACGCCCTCTTTTTCAGCCGCCTGTTCTTTTAGATGTGGGTCAATGGCTGGGCAAGCCCAGGGAGACAGGGCTTTTTGCAAAGCTCCCAATCCCCAATCATGAGTGGGATTTTCCCTATCTGAATGATTGGGAAAGAATCATTCATGATTTTATTGGCACCACCATCGAGATCGACACGCCTATGATCGGGCAGGTAGACCGCGAGGGGCAGATCGCGTTTCTAAAAGGTCTTTTTTGAACTTCGGGATTCGCTGCCCTGTTGCCTCGACCGCTGCCGTGAGGATACCAAAGCACGACCAAGCCAATCTGGTTAAATGCCTGTTACAAAAACCTTGGTATCCAAGTGGCTATTCAAAAGCGCAGCGACTCTTATTTTGTCAAAATAAAGCGCGAGTCGTACCAAGCCTTTGACCTCTTGATCGGCCTCGATTGGATTGGAGAACCGTCTCGGGTCGAGACTCTGCCCGCAGCAAAAATACTGCGGGAGTATATTCGTCGTTTGACGGTGATCTGCGGGCAAAATCACATGACCCGCTGGTCCCTGGTGGAAAAAGTGCAAGATGCACGTTCGGCCTATCGGTATGCGAGTGAAAAAGTACCCCGTTCTCTCGTCATCGACGTCCTGAACTGCCATTTAGAAACGCCTGTCGAAGACCTTGTAGAAGATGAACTCGCATTCCTGCGGCACCTTTTATGGCAAATGACCGCTTGCTCCTGGACTAAAATCGTAAGGTCTAAACCGATCGATCAAATTCACACAATTTTCGACCTTCGCATCGAAGGTTATCCCGAGTACACTGGAAATGGCCTAATTGTTCAATGAGGTTACTGACATGGAAATTACCAAAGAAGTGGAAACGCTTGTCACACAAGTGGTTTCGATCGCATGGCTTCGCTCATGTCTTGAAGTCGGCATTCGCTTCCGCAACAAGGACACGGGCGTTGACGAGGAAAACGAACTGCGAATCTACGAAAGTTTCGTGCGGCAATTAGATTTATTTGATATGCCCGACGTGAAAGTGAATCCTAAAATACTGGAAAAAAATATTTACGAGGTTCTCGGTAATTATCTTTGCGCACACGCAACGTCGATGTGCGAAAAACTCTGGTATCTGCGGCTTTCTCCGAAGCGATGTTAAATAAAATTACAAATTTGAAAGGATCAAAAATATGAAATCAATTTTGCTTATGAGCCTCTTTTTAGCGTCTTGCCAAACTTTTAAGCCTACATGCAGCGACACACGCAAAGCTGCCGTGATCGCCGGGGATAAAATCGGCAATGTCCTTAGCTGTAAAACCAGAACTAATTGCCGATGATCTTATGGCCAAGATTGAAGCTGCGAATTTGTGTGAGGAACGCGAGCAAGGTGCGTTGCAAGATGCCATCTGCCGCCCGGTTGCTGCCTACGTTGCAGATCTACTGGTGACCAAGCTGCCCGCTAAGTGGGAGTGCGATGGTGGTTCTGCAAAAGAGGCCACGGTAAACACCCTGTACTCTGCCTGTGTTCAAGGTGATGTGCTCTAACTATGGGAATCATTCATGTTTGACCCACGTTCTTATCTCAGGGATCTTGGCTTTGATTTACAACAAGGCAACCCCACTCTTTCAGAACTTAAAAAAGATGGCGTGACCTGTGTCAAGAGCATCACCCAGACAAAGGGGGTAACCCTGAGGTTTTTCGACGAGTCACTCATGCCTACAAGATGCTCACGGATTTAGAGTACCAGCATCGCGAGATGTTGCATGAAATGCGGTCTGGAAAGCCAAACCTTAAAGGCGACTTGAATATCCGTATTGAGCTAAAAGTTCAGTTTGAAGACGTTTTCTTTGGTCGTAATATGTTATTTTCTTTTAGTACCGAGGAGTATGATAAAGAATTTAGACTGCAAGTTGGTCGCATTGAAGTGGTGTCTACTCCGATTGAGCTTGTGCCCGAAATCTTAAGTAGAGGCAACGGCACTCGTGAGATAGTCCTACTGTGCAAGGGCCATAAGATGGGCGAGCATCGTGGAGATGCTATCATCTTTATCAATACAGCGCGTCACACTAAGTTTAGCGTCCAAGGTAACGATGTCTACTCCGAAGAAAAAGTGCCGCTTAATTTGATGCTCAAGGGCGGGACTTTCGATGTTTTGACTATGTATGGGATTCAAACTGCGAAGATAAGACCTGGAACGCAACCTGGAGATAAAGTGGGAATCCCTCAATGCGGTGTTAAAAATCGGAAGTCACTTTGTCGTCGTGCAACCTATTTTTCCTACACCTCAAGAGTTAAAAAGCAAATCTGAATGGCGTGGACTTGAAATCGATTGGGGTAGTGAATCTGATGTCGAGAAACCCACATGATCCTTTCATCGACAGAATAATTACTTTTTTGCTGCTAGTCTTCGCTCTTCTCTTATGGCAATCGGCTAAAGAAATGCGTGACGCTGCTCGGTCTTTTCTCGATCAGTGCGGTTCCTTGCATGAGCGCGTTCAAAACGTCGAGCATGTCAATGCCGCGCAAGATCAGGATCTTCGGTCTATCCTACCTTCTAATGATCTTCCCTAGTTCTAAAATTCAAAGCCCTTGTTCTTGGTTCTTAAACAAACTCTGACCAAAACCAAAGGGAGATTTCAGAGATGAGGCTTCGTCTATTAACGTCATTATGTCTTCTATTCTTCGTGGCGTCTTGTGGTGCGTTTCAAAAAACAGATCGCTCGGCACCGACTGTGAGCTCCTGAAGAGCAAACGATTGAAATCGGTTTCTCCAGCGAGTACGTTCTCGATCCGCAGCCAAAGCGATAAACTCTTGCAATCCAGTACGATCACCGTTTCTGTGACTGCTCGTGATGAAGAAAAACATCCTTCAAGGTAGAAGGCTACGCGAAAACAACTCCTGGGGACCAATCGTTTTACGATTGAAAAGGACGTCCCGAACTTACTGCTAAAGACTGACTTTATCGAGGAACTGCGACAAAAAGGTAGCTATGAGAGCGAGCGGTTTTTTCTTTCTACAAGGGCATGACCGAATCCGGTTGCGATATGTTTGAGGTCCGTGGCATCAAAGACTTTGACTGGTTGAACGTCGATGCGATTCTTTGCCTTGAGACAAAAAACATTCCGCAACTCAACGCTGAGTTTAAACTCTACGGGTACAAGGTTAAAGCCACCTTTCTTCTCAAGTAAGAAATACTCGAAACCCAGGCTTTGTGCCTGGGTTTCATTTTTCTCTCGTGATCTTAATCCAGCCTTGCCTGACTTCGAGATGCATACAATCACCAACCATCAAACTGCGAATATCTTCTATCTGCTTCTTAGTTAAGCCATCATTATGAAAAAATTCTTTAAATGAGCATCTTGCGTCAGGCTTCCCTACCTGTTGCACAAGCAAAACCCTTTGATTCACAATATTATGATATCTCTTTATCTCGGATTTTATTTTAGCGATAAAAAGAGACATATTCAGACTCCTTCTGGAAGTTCAAGATAGCAACCACCGAAGTCCCAACGATCGAAAATCAAAAGTTCACCCGTGTTCTCCCCGTGACATAATCCTGGTAAGACGATTCTTTGACCGCAAGGACGAAATAAGTCCCTACGTCACACAAATCCATTTGCCCGTTGCGGTATAAAACGGCTCACCGATTTTAAATTGCGTCAACGTCATGCCATGGTTATTTATCATGGACAATCCTTGTCTCTTAGAAATAATGGGGGCACCTTCCTGGTCCTTTGAGTGAATCAGTTACCCACGTCCAATCTGGAACACAACGGTCACCGTCACGGTAAAGAAAATACAGGAAACGGCGCCTCGCCTGCATGCGCCTGCCCTTTAAGGGGCACTAAAAAATATTTCATGTTGCAACCTCCTAGCGCAATAGTTCTGAGCGATCGAGCAAGCCAAAGCGCACGATCCTTATCTCGTGTGTTCAAGCTCTTAAATTTTGTAAAAACCTTTTGCATCAAACAAAAGTTGATCCCAATTACCTTGAGTGTCTCTGTATATGATCGCTCTCGTTTTTGGATATTGTAAGCAGAACATCCCGCACGACGTTTTCTGCATCGTTTGTCACACTCATACCTTGGTCTTCGTCCTCGACAACCGAAAATCCGTCAATATGATATAATTTGAATGTAGATCTCATATTTCACAACCTCATACTCATCGTCTCGACTTCGGATTTGATTTTGTCGAAGTTTTCGCGCAAGTCACTTTACCACATCTCGCCAGTCGTCATAAGAAAGACGACCGAGGTTAAAATCGACCTCAATATACTCGCTCTCAATTTCGAGAAGAGACATCTTTGATCTCATGAAGTGTCTCTTCGAGTTCGTCCACTTTCTTTTAAGGTCATCGACATCGCTTTCCAAATCAGACACTTCGCTCTCAAGATCATCGCGTTCATTGCAGGAATAGACGGTTGTTCCGACGATCAAGAAAAGCCCGACAAAGGAGGCCATGGTGTCTTTTTTCATGAGGCCCTCACATCGTCAACAGTTCGTCAAGAAACCCTTTGTCTTTTTGAGCGTCTCGGGCGAATTTATTGTATTTGGTGATTTTTTCTTCGATTGATTTCAGCCGCACGTCCAGGATCTTGGCCTTTGAAGAAAGGTCTTTTATACACGCTCACTCTCTTCACCAGATCTTGCATTTCGAGGATACGATTGCTGCGAATATCGTGGTTTAGTTTTCCTGTGCGAACTAATTTTGCAAAGTCATCTTTCATGACTTCCAGACGGTCAATCAGATCCTCTTCGATAGCTGCCTGAATGGCCTTTTTGGAATTTTTATCCGAGTAGACAGGAACTTGGAACAATTCAATTTCATGTTCCTTGAACGATTCGCAGATTTTTTCCAAGACTTTTAGTTGCTCGTGGTGGGCTTCCGGCACGTAATAGACACCGAGCTTGATCGAAACGCCGTAGCACTGAGTACGAACGATGCTGATGAGCACATTGCTGAGTTGCTCCGAGTCCAAAGTCTTTTGCATCTTTCTATACTCTTTGAGCACCATCGCGTTGAAAGGCGTTTCAATATTGAAGTCAAGTGATCCGTCTTTTTTGTTGAGGTGATGACGACTTCCTCTCGAATTGAATATCAGTTAGAACCGTAGCTTCAAAGGTTTCGACAGGAACAATCACAGGTATTGCCACTGAATCAGTGACATCGCGCAACCTTTTATAAAAACGGTTGTCTCCTTTGAGGAGCACACGCAACGCTCGCAGCAGCGCATTTTTGTAAGAGTTCTTTGGTAACAGGTCGAGGTAAGTGATAGGTTCCATCAAATTTTTGCCTTTATAGGCTTTTTTAAGGGGCTGCACATGCAGATCCCCAAACTTAGACATAAGAGACTCGAAGTCTTGACGATTCGTTTGGAATGAAGAAAATTTCCACCAAACCAGCGATCCTCGCATTTCTGCTATTTTGTCGGCTCTCGTTCCCATAAAAAATCCTCCTTTTTATTTTTGAATTATCCAAAAGTCATCAGAATGAGACGATCAATTACTTCTTGGTCTTCAAAGCTCACCTGCTTTTAAGAGCTAGGGAAGCTGCGTGTTGCACGATTGATTTCAATGTTTTCTCCCGGTCTTTATCCGAAAGATCATCAAAATCCAACTGACTCTTTGCCCGTTCTATATGCCGCTTAATCAAGCGACCCCATTCAAAAATTTGACGTGTGCTGCAAGGCGCAGAGATTTCTCCGTTGGCAAAGGCAGTGCGAAGCTGGTTGGCGACGATAACCATGTTAGCGGCAATTTTTGCAGGGATTCCTGTTTTAGACTGGACAATCTCGCTTTCTTGCTCCGCCGGGAGATAGTCGATGTGATACACACTAAAGCGCGAGAGAAAAGCCACATCAAGCCTGTTACGGCCAGGGTAAAGAGATCTAAATTGCTCCATGCACCCAGCCGAGTTTGCTGTAGCCAAAATTCTGAAATTAGGGTGGGCCACCACAAGCTCACCTTCATTTTCCTTCAGAATCAGATCACGGTCTTTTTTGTGTTCGGTCACGGGTTCTGTGACGGTATTGAGCGAACACAAAATATTCGCATCGGCATTATCGATCTCATCGATAATCACCCACATCCCTTCACGCATAGCCCTCACCAGGGTGCCATCGACGAAAACCGTCTCTCCTGCTCGCACCAGGAGGCCACCCAAAAGCTCTGAGGTGGTCATTTGCCCATTCATCACAGGCCGCACACAGGGTTGATTCATCCGAGCCGCTATCTGCTCGAATAGACTGGATTTGCCTGTACCTGCATGGCCTGTTGTCAGGACGCAACGATTTTCTAGGATGTCGCTCACGACATCGAAGGTGATTTCCGGGAAAACTATATTTGGCGTCAATCGCTGGGACAAATCTTTGTTGTGCAGGCGAAAGCCCCGTCCTGACCGGCAACTCGATACCCATGAGAGTATTGGTATTGGTAGTCGTTGTTGCTTTTTTCGCAGCTACAGGTGCTTTTGTCTCAGCCTTGCCTCTTGGCATCTTAGTACCTCCCTTTGTCAGTCACGGATCTTGCTGACAAGAGGCTTATCGGACGATCAAAATAAAACTTTAGCTTTTGAGACACACTTTTTAAAAAGTTTTAAAATACCCCTCGCTTGCGCGGGGGTGTCAAGCAAAGACCCTTTAATTACTCTGCGAAGAAAATTTGTGGCTCAGGGATTGGTGCTTTTTTCATCCTCATGAATTTGACCAACTTTTCACAGGTTTCTAGGACTGGTGTTCCTAGCAAAATCCCGTCTTCGTCGAGTTTCACATTTACGAGAGAGCCTCTCTTATCCACTTTGACCACTACACCATGGCCAAACACTTCAAGCCTTCCCAGACGGAAACCATGCTTTAGATTTTTGAGCCTCCCACCTTCGTCCATGTAAAGATGGTGACCAAAATCGTCGAGCCGTACCGACTCGACACGCCCGCCTAAGGCAGCACTTAGTTGACTGAAATCTTTGAAGTTCATAACACTTACCGTTTTTCTTTCTGCGTCAATAAAAATCGTGTCGAACCCGCTCATTATGTATCTCCTTTGATTTTTTGGACCACAATTGTGGTCTACCGCCTTCGCTTGACAGCCGTACTCTTAGCTGACAAAAAGACCTCGTGCAACACAAAATAAAAGGTTTTAAAAAAGATGATCTAAAAAAAGTTCAAAAAAAGACCTAAAGTTTGCCACGTAAATACCGATATAGCTTATAGATATCAAGGGGAGGGACTTCATGAAGGGCACAAGATCATTGGAGAAAGTAGCGAGGGCGATATCGGGCCAACACGATGTCCAGGTCGTCTTTCAGGGCACCCAGGCATACACGGACGGGAAAAAATTGTGCTTCCCGCATTGGCCCCTGATGCCCCAGCCGAGCTATTGTTCGACACCCAGGGCTATCTGGATCATGAACTAGCCCATGTCCTGTACACCGACTTTGCCGTGCTAAGGCGATGTCAGAACAAATTGCACTCATTGGCTCACCAATCATTGTGAGGATAGCCGGATTGAGAAAGTCATAGGGGAGACTTTTCCAGGCACTAAGCTGCATTTAGAGCCTTTGAACGCGAAGTGGAAAAAAATCACCCTATGAAAAATGGGATGAGATATCTCTCATGAATCGCGTCTGTCTCGGTGTGCGGTCTATTATGCAAGGCGAAAAGCCCAGGCTAGACCCTGACACCAAGCCTCTTTTACATCCCGTGTCGTCAGTCTGGCAAAATCTTTACGCTCGGCAAAAACACATCCGACATCATCGATATCTGCGGTCGGATTCTGCGTGAGATCGACAGAGCCCAAGAGGAACAAGAGAACAAAGAGGACCAAGACCAAGAGGACCAAGACCAGGGGGACCAAGACCAGGGGGACCAAGAGGACCAAGACCAAGGGGAACAAGACCAAGAGGAGGACCAAGACCAAGAGGAGGACCAAGACCAAGACCAAGACCAAGACCAAGACCAAGACCAAGAGGAGACAAGGCAGACGAGCAGGAGACAAAAAAGGCAGAGCAAAAAGCAACGCGACCGCGAATATGACGGAACCTTAAACTCGGAAGCTCTTCGTGATGAGGAAGTCAGACGAAGATCAAAAACCCATAGACATCCATCAATTCATGGACGAGAAACTAGCCGAGCATTTTGAAGAAGAGCGCGAAGAGCGCCTTGAACTTGAACAAACCGAAGAAGAGCGAGAGTTTGACGATGCTCGTAAGCATGTGCCGTATACCACGGAGTTCGATAAAGTCCATGAGTACAAAGAGACATATTCCGATTATCAAGCGATCAAGCAAAAGGTGCGACCCCAAGCTTTAAAACTCGCACTGGAGCTAGACCGCATCCTCGTCGCAAAAGAAAATCGCAGGGTCCTGATGGAACAAGAGCGCGGTATTCTCAACCGCAAAGCCCTGACGCGCCTTGCCGTGGACAAAAATTATCGCACACCGTTCAAAATCCGTGTGCGTGAGGAAACCCGCAAAGTCGCGATTCAACTTGTGATCGATATGTCTGGGTCCATGGAGGGCTCGAAAATTATTACAGCCAAGTTACTCGCTGCGACGTTTGCGGAAGCCCTGACATCGCTAGATATAGATTTCGAGGTTGGTGGTTTTCACACATACACAATTCCGCATCCGGTAGACGTAGATAGTTTATCCATTTTTCAACCGGGTATTTGAATCATTGCAGCATCACATTTTCAAACCCTTCGTTAGTCGAAATCTCACGCCTATCGCAAGGCTATTTTCGGATGGTGCTAATTGCGATGGAGAGTCTATTCGGTTTTTTGGTCAACGGCTAAGAAATCACCCAGCCAATCGTAAGATCATGATTGTTCTATCAGACGGGACCCCAGCGTCCGATGGCATTTCATCGATCCTCAACGCTGATCTAAAAAAAGCCGTGCGCGAGCTTATCCGTGACAATATCGAGTGCGTTGGTATAGGCATTGAGTCAAATGCCGTTAGAACATTTCTATCCTGACCACATTATCGTGCGCGACGTGCAAGACCTAACGACTACTTGCCTGCGAAAGCTAAAAACTATGCTTGCAAGCGACAGATAACCTCTTCGAAAAAAAAGGTATATTTTTTCAGGTATTTACAGGAGAAAATCTCAGCTTTCTCGGGAAACTTCCGATAAGTAAAGTAGAGGCAAAGGAGTAATCCCATGAAAATGGCTGACTTAATTCGCGTAGCAAAAAGCGCCTGCCCTGAAGAAATCGCCTGGACTCGTGGCGAGGCTTATGGTGAATACAATATCGAGGACTACAATAAAGACGTCAAAAAAGTCCTCTACTGCGTGACCGCAACACCGCATGTAGTCGATTACTTTCAAAAGAACGGCTACGACCTCTTAATCAGCCACCACCCTTTTAGGACGAGCGTTCCTCAGCTTATCTTCCACACTGCGCTAGATTGCTGCGAAGGGGGACTAAACGATCAGTGGCGCGACCACCTGCAACTAAAAGCACCATACAAACACTTCGATGGGACTCTCGGTTGGCACGGGGAGATCGACCCTATGCCCTTCCAAGATCTAGTGCAAAAAGTCGCACAGTTTTTCTGGCTCGAAAACTATCGATGGGGAAACCTACTGCGATCAACCAAACCGCATCATCAAAAGCGTGGTGATCTGCTCAGGTCTTGGAGGTATGGTCACAGAACTTGCCCTCGCCTCAGGAGCGGATTGCTACATCATAGGCGAGAAAATCCAAAGCGGTAAAACCTCTGGCTTCAAGGCTTTGATCGAGACAGGACATACCAACAGCGAATGGATGGGTGTCTTGCTTTTCAAAAAAATACTCAAGGGGGTCCAGGTGGACCTCGTACCGCAAGAGCTAGACTACTTCGGACGAGAGAAACACGCCAAACAACCACCAGTCTCTGCCCTATACCAAAGAGGCGTTACCGCCATCTTGGTCTTGGTATAACGAGCCCGATGACCACGCCGATGATTTCCTCTACGACCGCGATGAGGATGTAGCCCTTGTCGAAAACAACGGTGTCTATACCTTTGAAAAGAAGAAAAAAAGCTGTTTTAATTGGATTTGTATTTGATCTTCTAGTCTTTGCATGAAACTAGCAACGACCTTTTCCCATACCGAGAACTCCCGTTGTCGAACGTGCTGCTTAGTTTTTTTGAACCCTACATCCCGAGGGATAATTTCATAAAACCATTTCAGCTTGGAAGGTGAGGTGCCTTGACCTTGCTTTTCCGAGCTATCAAACATCAAAACTTTTTTGGCTTTCTCGACACGGGCCATTTGAACAATGGTCGCAAGAAATTGCTTTTCCCAACCACGCAGGTGCTTCGCCAAAAAATCTTTAACCTCTTTTTGATCCGACTCTTTTAATTCCTTCAAATTTTTTTCTTGTTTCTCCGTCAAATACTTGAAGTCTTTGTCCCACCCAAGATAGTCGCATTGGATCTCTTCGATCACCCACATATCGGGGAATTTGTAAACCCTTGCCCAAGCAAAAGTCTGGTTGTGGAGGGGATGAGCACCCCCTGCGTGTTTTTCAAACAACGAGGCTAGGTAGTTGTAAGTGACTGGACTCTTTTTTCAGGTCGCTCAACATTTTTGGCGTAAAGTTTAATTGAATCACCACTTGCGGGTCTCTAAGTTGCTTTTGGGTGTTCATCGTGTAAGGACGCTCGCTCAACCAGAATTTCTGGTCCTCTGGCGAGATCTCCTCAATCAAATCCCTCAAGTTTTTAACGGTAATACGTCGAGACTTCGTGAAAAAATCTCTTTCAATTTTTCAGAAATCGCAGGATAAGCCTTTTTCACATCCTCAAAATCGATCACATGATCGTCTGGGATGCTATCCATCTTTTCTTGAAGCATGAGCTTCACGGGAGCGATCGGTTGTTTTTTTGTGACCTTGATTTTTACCTTGGCCGAAATCCGTTGCATTCAAATGCCCCTATCAATTCAGATGAACCCCAGCCCCAGATAATCTTTGCCCTAAGATTCAGCATAGGAATAGGAGGACACCACTCATGGCTTACGTCAAAAAAGTTCAAGAGGTCAAAGCCTCGTCCCGTTGCATCCACGACCTTATGGTTGCCCTTCGGGTCGCGGTTGGTAGCAACAAAAGGTATCTGACGGACGTTGAGGAAATCTTTAAGAACCGCCTCAACGACCTCAGCCCCCAAGAAGAAAACGACCTGTACTATTTGATTCGTGACCTCAAGCAATCGTCAGGGAGCGACGACTCACAAAGTCAACCTTGGAAAAAATGGTAGCTCAAGCCTCTCCGTGGTCTTCAAGCAAGAAAGCGTAGCGATCAAGGATACCAAACTTGCTACACCACGTTTTGATGTAGTCCATGTCTGGCTTTTTGACTCCAAGACTTCGACGATATGGGCTTTGTCTTTCAATCGGAAGGAAAAGAGCTTGAGCAAAATCAGGTCTTCAAGGCTCACCACCTTGCCTAGACCCTTCGCATCTTGTGCGCGACTCATAACCCCTTTTAGAAAATCCTCGTGCTGCGGGAACACCAGCAGATCGACCTCGCGATCCCCAAAGAGAAACTTGTGAATCATGCGCTTGGGCTTGCTGTAATCGAGTACGTCTTTTTTCTGGAAACCCGCTTCGAGTAGAGCTTTCTCTGCACTCTTCACGTCGGAGGCTAAAGCAGAAAGTCCACGTCCTCGGTTGACGAGGCTTTGCCGTGGAATGAACGCGCGTAGACCCCCAGCGTAGGCTGATGGGATTTTGGCGCTCTTGAATGTAGTGTCAGCCGCTCGCATCGCTTCGAGCAGGGAGTTCTACCTGCGGCAAACACTTGGTCCATCTCCTGCTGATGGGCCAATATGCGCTGAATTTTATCGAGGTAGCTCATCGTTAGTTTTCCGTGAGTCTGGTGCGGTTATAATCGTCGAAATAAATCTGCACAACCTCATAGGCTATCTGGTCCTCGTGAATCATCTCTTTTAATTCGCGGAATTTTTTATTCAGTGGCCAGATCACACCGAGAGAGCTATCGAATTGAAACCCAGTACACATCCCAAAAAGTCTGAAGCCAAACTTCTTTGACACCTTTGAGCCAGCAGTGCTTTTGTGATTGGCGAGCCATAGGTCACCCACCAATCCGGTAGAGCATGATGATCGGGTTCCCAGACTGGGCCTGACGGATGACAATATGCCCTTCGCCCTCGATAGCAACGGCATACTGGTCGATACGTCCTCGCAGGTGCCGCTTGAGGAATCTAGGCATGTTCTCAAGCTCCTCATCGGTGACATCGGTACGCCAGACGTACTCATCACCCGAGAAATTCTCGTCCTCAAGATAACCCCAGAGAGAGTCCAGGCATAGCTTCCACATGGTTATACCCCCTCACCGCAATATTTGCAGACTTCCACCCCGTCATACAGGACTGTAATGGTCGGCCCCCCGCACGAGAGGCACGAGACTTTCGAGCCCGTCCAACGGGACTCTAAAATCCGTGAGGCGTCCTGAAAGTAGGCTGGAAAGGCTCGCAGCCTGTGCTCGACGCGCACACGGTCAATTTTCATAAGGGATTCAGCGAGGTGGATAGCTTGGCTTTTGATAGTGCCCATAGTAACCCCCATATATAGGGTCTTATCGGCACAAAAGCAGAGGTTCTTAAATGTTTGTCTTCAAATGACTGATTTTATTGGGATTATTTTTTATAAGGCAAAATGAGATCAATAGGGTTGTTTTTAAACTTTTGACAATAAAATCATAATGCTTTTGTTATTTCTGGGTTTCCGATTGCTTCGTCGATTCCACGAGGCCACAACCTCATTTGCAACTTTGTCACCGTGTCCCTCTGATACTACATGAGATTCGTTGCCCTGGGGACCTACCCATTTGATTTGATAGCTGCGATGCAATTTGACGCAGCATTCAGAACACGACACGGAAATATCCTCATATACGATCTTGTTCCTGAACTCAGGATCAGTTTCGTGACGCAACCGACGTGACAGGTGGACATCTTTGCCGCAAAACGGGCAAGGCTTCAAGACCATCTAATTTTCCTTATCCTCAAAAATCACGACGTTTTTTGGCACCATTTTGAGATCGCCTTTTTGGGCGCGACCATCGATCCAATCCTCTTGAGCTTCGACTTTGTAACGGTGAGGTGTTTCGTCAAAAATGACAACCGGAGCTTTGATATCTCCCCAGGTGGAAAACACACATAGGCTTTGGTCGGGATTTCGATCAAAAAAACCTCCTTGACATCGGGGCTAAGGAAGTTGCAGGGTTTTTGCTTTTTGTCAAGAGATGTGCATAGCAGGCTTTTTCTTAGATTTCCTCGGTAAATTCCTGACATTTTTGGCATCTTCGGCTTCTGGGAACATCGCGGGAAAATCTCTTGCACGTCTTTTCTCGTCAAAACTTCATACTTCGAGAGGAAGGCCACCAATTTGCGAGTCAGCTTGCGAAAGTCTTGAGAGTCTTTAACCGAATCGTCATAGTCTTTTTTTGTAGCTTTGCCCAGGCTGTTATAGCGTTTGTAATCCGCAAAGTTTTTAATCGCGACATATTTATTTTGGTGATGCGAGAAAAGTTTGAAAAATTTATCTTCTTTGACCGCAGCATAATTTTTGTAGTGTAAGCCGATATAGGTCTTGGCATCAAAAGGTTCCAGATTCGGCACCTCTTCCTCATCCACATCCTGGTCAAGACACTCCAAGTGATGCAAAGACATGAAACAATATTTCGGCTTTTTATTAGTCAAATCAATGATCGTGATCCCATCGTTATTGTCTGCGTTCATGGGGTTCTCAACTTCATTCTTGTCTAATTCTGGACAAATGCCATGAAAGTAACCTGTCTCAGGATGAATTGCATAGGCACATTGAAGAATTTCAAGAACATCTCTCCCTGAATATTTGTTCTCCGCTTTGTCTAGGAAAGTAAGAAAATTGACCAGGAGCTTCATAGCCGTTTGGCCATATAACCACTGGTGATGGATACCAACCACTCTTGTCGGTTGATGGTTCGGATTGTCCTCATTGTACATCGCGGGCAGACGCAAATATATTTGATGTCTTTGTCCCATGGCCTTATCCTCTCTTGGCAGCGCGGTTTGCCCGCTCGGTTCTGAGTTGCTCAAAGGTATTCATAAGCCAATCCGCTCCTTGATCCAAGGAATCAAAATGCGCTGCTTTTTGAAATCCGTTGCGTTGGTCGCCCAGTTTAAACTCCCAGCCACCGTCCCAAAACTAGAGATTTGCACGTTTTGCTCTTCGCTGTAGAGAAAATCAAGCACGGTTTGAAGTTTCATGACAGTTCTCCTTTGTTGTCCTTGTTTTGAATATCGACCTTGGCTGCGTTGATAACATCGCAAATCATACACCCTGGACAATCATCGTGATTACCTAAGAGCAAAGCGCAAGCAACAGCGTAGGCTACTTCAAAAGAATATGTGGCAGCATCTCGCATGGTAATCATCTGTTCTTCCTCAATATTGGTTTTCATAGTAGTCAAGCCCCTCTCTTTCTTTTTAGGATTCACTTCCTGGTCCAAAACCTTGACTGCATACTTATAAACAGCTTCTTCCAGAGTCAAAAAGAGGACCGTGCGAGTAGTAGAAAGAACCTCTGCGTTTTTGGACCTCGTAGACAAACTTACGGCCCTTTTTCAAGGCAACGACTCTAATATCCCTAAATTTGTCTAAGATCTTCATGGTTCAATCCCTCGAAATGCCCCCATGTTAAGAAACACAGGGGTTATTGGACTAACAGACACAAACTGTCACTTAGCTTTCTTTTTCTTGGCTTTCTTCTTAGGTGCCGCTTTTTTAGCGACCTTTTTCTTGGCTTTCTTGGGTGCCGCCTTTTTGGGTGCGGCTTTCTTCTTCGCTGCTTTCTTTTTCATAAAAACTCCTTGGTTGAAAACCCACTCATTTTTTTGGTGGGATTGCGATTCCTTGGTCTGCGACCGAGCAAGCATACTTGGTCAATTTGGTCTTGAAGGTGCTGAGAACTACTGGCTCTCCATCAACACGAACCTCACCGATTTCGGCACTGAAGTTGTAGCACCAACGCACAGGCTTCTCGTCGCTACCTTCTGGAGGTGTCAGCGTCAGGTTGATTTTTTTGACAGCACGAATGTTGTAGTTCTCTTGCCGTGCGGCTTCCGGGCACATGGACATGGAAGCTCGCGTCCGAAGCCACAGTGGTTTGACCTGCGAAACCTTTGCGGCTAGGTGAGCCGACGAAAACCGTCATGCCGTATTTGAGATCAACCAGACCGATCTGAGCGTCGAAGTCAAGGTTCCAGTCTTCATAACCAGCTTCGACTGCACTTTCCGTCAATCGATCAAGCTCTTTGGTGTAGAAATCCTCGCTATCGGTGTAACGCTCGCCATCAACTGTCAGGTCAAAAGCGTTCGAGATATATCCGTCAATGCCCTGAGGGGGGAGCACGTCATTTGTTTTTTTATTTTCTTGAGTATCCGTGTTCTCTGCTTTTTTGTCTTGCTTGTCCGTCAAGGTTGGTTCCGAATAGTTTGGTTGTTGACCGCAAGCGACTAAGGTGAACACTAAGCTGATGATGGTGGTGGTTTTCATGGTGTTGACTCCTTTGTTGTTTGTTAGTCCGTTTGCGCTTTGCATCGCGCTTATACTCTCTTATCGACGTTTTTTTGCGATTGCTTAGAAGTTAGGTACAACAACCAAAAATCCTTGATCTCTTTTTTTAAGACCTTTTTTAAGCCGTAAAAAGAAAAAAGCCCTGTGTTTACAAGGCTTTGCTTTAAGTTTTATAAGCACCTAATTTTATTAGAATTTTATAATAAAATTAAGGCCGACGTTGATAGGTCGTGTCTCTTGGTCGCCACTCACGTTCATACCATGATTATGTGAGGAACTCGGAATGGGGATCACTCCCCAATCGTAAAAACTACCTCCACCCCAGCGATCATCTAAAACTGACTTGATAGTAGTGGCTGCGGTTCCAGCAGGACGCATGATGGCATCCGTTGAGACGGTGCTGTTTTGTGTTGATACCGCAAGACCTGCCGTGTTTTTAGTCCCGCTTTGATTTCCCGGAGCGAGACTTGTGGCAATCCCTTGCACGGAACCAACCGCATCACCCGCATTCCCACCAGTGTTTGCTGCGACGCGCAAACCTCGGTCTGGGTCGCGACCAACTCCGTTGTCCACGCCACGCAAAAATCGACCGCGCAAATCGGGAAGGTTGAATGTGGTACTTCCATTACCTTGTCCATGCGCCGTACCAAGGACATCAAATAGAGCTTTGTATGTAGTGCGAGAAACTTCGGCACCGTTGCACAAAAAGCCAACCTTGAGGCACTACGGTTGTATTCCCAGCGAAAGGAAGCACAACTCCAGGCGGACAGATAGACAAAATCGCCATTGTAAAAGACCTCGCAAGATACGTCACAATACAATCTTGGCGGAACAAAAGGCGAGCATTCGCATCTTCTCCCTAGATCAGATTAGGCTGTCCTATCAAGGAGGGCTTCTTTTATGGAAAAAATAATTACGATCTTTGTCTTATTATTTGGAGTGTGCTTCGTATGCTGAAATACGAGCAATAGACGATGGAAGGTTGCAGAACGAGTGGTCGAAAAATTGTTTGTCTTTGGATGCGGACTTCATTAGGGATATTCCATGTGATGGCGAAGCAAGTCAATACGTGAGACAGAAGCCATCTAATAACAATTATGTGCAACTCGTGACCAACAACAAATGCCTGCAATCTATAAACAAGACCCCAGGGCAAATCATTCGTCTAAAATCGTGTAGTAAAAGCAAGGAGCAGAAATTCCTTATCAAAAGACTTTCTGTGAATCGTGTTCAATTTGTTTCACAATACGGCCTGTGTCTAACAGTGCCGTACAATAGAATTTTAGTTCAAAATGAATGTGGAAATGCGAGAACTTCCGCTCAAGCATTTGGTCCAGTCATGCTGCCACCAGAAAAGCCCACACCTGAACAATGGGTGCGAGAACAACCATAGGATCTCCTTATCGATGGTGATAGGACCATTTTAATTCCGACGCTGACGTCTGTTCCAAATGCTAAAAAATTCTCGGTCTTCTTGTGCTTGTAGATTTCGACGACATGGCTTTTACAACAACAAGCGTTTTCGACGCTGCGTTGAAACTCAACCACTGACCTTAGAGGTTATGCTTTGTTTCAGAAGGATATTGATTTACAGCACGTCGTAGTCGGTAATTTCCGTTCATCAAAACCATATTCATATTTTATGGACTCCAATCATCCAGAAAAACCAAATGAGTATGTCAGGTCCCGAGAGCTTATCAGAGAATTGTATGCGAAGATGGGGGGAATAACACAGTTCGATTTTTCAACTCTCACTCTTCATAATACTTGGACCCCCAATTACGTGGTCAACGCTTTCATGATGTTGTTTGCAGCAGACGCGGATAGTGGCAGGGCTGGATATGCTCGCGGATTATGGCCTGTGTCCGGTTGGCAATCTGGGACTGTGAAAAAAACTGAATTTGCACACTATCAGGAAAGTGCCATAATTCAGTCAAGAAAAGACTTTCAGATGGGCACAATTATCCACGAGACCGGACATCAGGTAATGGGTCTGGGAGAGGATCAAGGCGATTGGGGGAATGCAAATTGGGACCGCTGGTGTACTATAAATTGCTTTCGCTATTGAAAAAGGGGAGCATTTGCTCCCCTAGTCCTCGTCCTTTTAGGTCTACCGCTTGAATCAAAGGCATACCGGACTCACTATCTCCGTTAATAATAGGCCAAGTCGTTGATTTAAACATGTCCATGAGTTCTTGACGCAGAGTTCTCACCGCTAACTCTGGGTCTTCCACTTCCCCTGGTCGGAAATAAAACTCAGGACCAACAGGGTCTTCCGTCCAACTAATACCCTGCTTTTCGACTTCAGAGATCGTGAGCGCCTCATCGATATCATCGGCTAGAGGACCGTAAATGCACTCATGGAGCGCATACCGTATCCCACCCTCAGGAAGACTGGTTTTCACCACACGAAAAGACCACATCCTGTAATCCCTAAGCTGCAAGTTCTTCTTTTGGTTCCATCACGTCTTGGTTCTTTTGACGACGATACACAAAAATTGGTACGCTTGCACAAAAAGAAGGATCACCCAATTTACAAATAGAGGCCAAACGGCATGTTCATAGCTATAAACTAATTTAAAAATGCAAGCGAAAAATCCAATTAAATGTAACGCAGACCTTTCCTTCACTAAGAAAGAGCCTACAAAAAGAACCGTCGAAGCCCAACCGATAATTTCAATTAAAAGTTTAAAATCCATTTTTTTGCTCCTAATTACGTTAATTAAAATTGATTTTTGAGAAAAAAAATAACCTTAGCTAGAAACTAAGGCCACAAGGGAAAGAGACTAACTTGTTCTCAGAACATGAACCTAAAACCTATAGAAAGATCCACAAAGCTAGAGGCGTTGTTTCCAACTGTAAGCCCAGGGGCGATATCCGCGTTTATCATGAGAGGAACGCTGCGGGCCTGATAGTAAAGACCGAACGGAATGTGAACACCCAGCCCCGCATTTCTCTGCCCCAGTTGGATAATAGCACCCCCACCCACGTAACCAGTCAGATCACCAAGAGGTGTGAGCCCAGCGTAATCGACAATCACAAAAGGATCGGGTCCGGTAATGACCAAACATCCCTTGAAGAAACTATTGTGATTGGCCTTCGCGTAACCAGAAATCCCAGAACCTGCGGTGGAGAAACCCAAACCGACACCAAAATCCTTCGCGTAAGCCGGAAGAGCTAAAGAAGACAAAACAATAAGACTAGCTTCCGCATCGCGGCTCCTTTTCTCAGATTATGTTTTTAAGGGATTTTTTGGCGAGGAAAAGCTCTCGAATCCAAATAGACGTGCGGTTCATAGGATAATCTTTGTGGTAGGCACAAAAATCGAAGGCATCTTTTAAAGTCGCAAAGCTCTCAACACGCAAACACTGGCCTATACCGTATTCGGAAACCCAAACCCGCTGCTCACCCAGGTAGACTATTATGCCCATCGTCCCCAGATGAATGCAGTACATGACTAATCCTCAAACACAGTGGGTTCTGGCTTATCCCAAGGACCATCATTAAAGAGCCTCAGGTATGTCCTGCGACCAATCACCTGAGCACAGTCACGATGCAATTCATCTCGTAAAAAATCATTGGGCTCTTGAATCTCAGAGTCCGTGGCCATCAGCAAACCTGTAGCCCTTCCCCTTAGACCAAAGAACCCAAAGGTCTTCTAAAGTCACTTCGACTTTTTGGCCGCTTTTTCCCATCAATAGTCCTTAGGGTCTACAAGATAAGCGATCACAAGAAAGCGATCAGGATAATGGACGACAGACCGCACCTTCATGTTTTCATAGTTAGGGAGATACACATAATCCCCGCGACTCGGTGCTGGAAAGCCTCGCACTCGGTAAAGCATCTCCTCTTCAAAGTAATACTCAACCTCAATTTCAGTGCGAATACTCGCAGCAGCATTTTTCTCAGGATAAAAGTTGTCGGTGAAAGTCATAGTTTCCAATGTACATCCCTCTTTGAAGTAGGATCAAATCTTAATAATGTAGTTTACATTGATATTGAGAGGTCGCGTTTCACTATCACCAGCGCCTAAAGAGGCCGCAGTGTTATTTAACGTGACCGAAGCCGTAGCACTAGGGCTACCAGAGCTTCCATAAATAGCGGCACCAACACTGATATTCGCAGTTCCACTCGTAGCGAGGTGCATTGATATCTGTCCAAAAGTTTTCCTGCCAGGGCGTAACATCGATCTGTCTATAGGTCACATCCCCGTTGATGCAAGCAATCGCGGCATAAAGACCACCACCAGTATGACTATGTGCATTGTTTGCAAAGTTGGTCGTGCCTCCGAGCGAAGCGGTACCGCCCGAAACTGTCACACCATTCGTCTTAGTCGCGTTGACTTGCAAAAGACCCTACATTATCTCCAGTCAGACCACCTGTCCCCGAAGCTGTTCTCGAAGCCCGATCAATATCTCTGCCCGCACCTGCATCTCGACCCCTTAGAAAACGTCCTCGGTAGTCGGGAATATTAAATGTGCTTGTTCCGTTACCTGTACCATGTGCCGTGCCAATCGCAGTGAATAAGGCCAAATACGTCGTTCGACTAATCTCTCGACCATCGCAAAATAACCAACCATCTGGGCTTGTTGAACCCGCGTAAGGGAGTACGACACCGGGAGGACATATACTTAGCAAGGCCATAAAGTTTCTCCACAAAGCTCATAGAAAATAAGCCTTGAAAGAGTCTTATGTGGAACGACTTAATTCGATTTCATCGATCTTCTTTTTAATGTCCACTAAATCAATTTCGAGGCTCGATAAAATCTTTTGCGAACATCGAAAAATATGCTCGAAACAATCGAGCATCTCGCGAGTATTCTTTTTCTCTCAAGTTCAACTGCTCCATAACTTCCACATCGATCTGATTTTCTAACTTTCTAATGTACTCTCGCACGAGAGCATACTCCGCCATCGACACCGTGCGCCATTGATGCCCATCATAACGCGAAAGAACAAGTCTCTCGTCTAATTCTCGCAGGGTGTCACTTAGCTCAGACATGGGCATATTCGCGAGCTAAAATTTCTACGGGTAGAATGCGGCCCCGCCAATCCTTGTAGGTGACCTGCTCCCAATCCCCAAAAACCACAAATGTGGTCAGATGGAAAAAATCACGACTTGAGAAACTCGTAACCTCATAGCCCACGTCTTGACCCTCGACGTGAACAACTCTTTCAAGCTGGTCTACAAAGGAGAACAGATACGAGTTCCCTACTTTGCGAACTTCAATCGTTTGAGGTTTCTGCCAACGCCAGTTTCAGGGTAAAAATGCCGCTTAAATCCATGACAAACCCGCCAAGATTTAGTGAGAAACCCTTACCATAAGGAATACACCAGTATGCTGTACTACGTCGTCGCGTGGTATCTCATCGGTGTACTATGTTGGATCTTATTTGAAGCTCAGGATGGAAATATTACACTATTTAACTTGATACAAGCAATCTTATTTGGTATTTTGGAATATTTATACCAATTATTTATTTCATCTTAGCGGTTATCAAACTCTTCGTAAAAATAGGGACGATCTCCAAAGAGATCGTCCTCTGGCGAAGAAAACCTTAGGCAGCAGAGACCTCTTCAGGCTTCTGCTCTTCTTTTTTCTCCGCAGGCTTAAACTTCATAGACAAGTCCTTGAACATGGCACCGAGAAGCATCATCGGCAACATGCAAAGATAGGCCATTGTGAAAGCAAAGCACATAGGCAATGGAATGACCCATTGGCTTGCACTCGGCCTTCACTTCATCCTTGGCTTTGATAAGAGCTTGCGGCATTCTCAGCATCTTCTCTTTCAAGCCCTTTGATGTCTTCCTTCAGGCCTTTCAGGTCTTTCATAGCAACTCCTTTCAAAAATTTTGGTTGGAGTAACCGACTAAGTACCCGCGTGAGACGTGAGACAATCAGGACACGGTAACCAAAGAGGATCGAGGAAACTTTGGATAAATTTCTTCTCCTCATAAGCACTCATGGGTCGCTCATTCTGCTGCTCAAACCGAAGCCGTGCCTCATCGAGATCCTGCTTCAACGCCTCTTCCGCTTTTTTCTTCAACCTGAAAAACTCTGAACGTGTAAGAACTAACTGATACCTTTTCTGACACTGGAAGCAGTAGCATTTTTTGGTGATTTTGAAGGCTTGGTCAAGAGAAACCTCTCTTAACCAAAAGTTTTATCTAAGCCCGTGACGGCTGCTTCTAAAAGGACGCCGAGGAACATTTTTAAAAAGAAATTCATGACTCACCCGAATATTTTGAATCTTCAACCCACCGATCAACAATCGCGAGTTGACGTTTGACATACTCACGAGCGTCTTTCAAAGAACGAAAAGCGTACTCTTTAGGCAAAGTCGAATTATAGATTTCTAAAGTCTCGTCAGAAATTTCGAGTCCTAAATAATCTTCAAGGTGCGCCCAAAAGTTGAGCCAAGCCACAGTGTCACTTGATGGGGTGCAATGTCACACCAATCAATTTCCAAAAGAGCCCTTAGCTCCAAATAACTCATGTCTCTTACTTCGTCGTTTTGCACCGCGTCATCCTCGAAAAAACCCCCGCCTCACAAGCGAAGCGGGGAAGTTTCAAAGTAACTTAGGAGTTCCAAGCATCATTATTAGTGTTACGCCTGAAGCTCGTGGTTCCACGGTTTTCAGGTGGGTTTGCTGGATTGACAACAATACGACGACCATCGAGTGTCGAACCGTTGAGGCGGTTGATCGCTGTTTGTGCGTCTTCCTCTGTGTTCATCTCCACAAATCCGAAACCTTTGCTACGGCCAGTGTCACGATCCATAATGACTCTTGCAGAAGTCACAGGACCAACTTGCTCAAAGTAGCGTTGCAGTGCGTCGTTATCAGTACCCCAGGACAAACTTCCAACAAACAGACGTTTCACGAGAAACCCTTTCACCAAAAAAAGTTCGCTATTGACGTGCAAAAAACTCGTAGTTTTTCAAACACTACGATTTCAAATTCGATTTTAAGAGAAAGCTCAACAAATCTTACAGGCCCTAAGGCCATAAGTCTATATCTGACAAAAACTTTGCGTCTTTTTGATGATGGACCTGTGGATAACTTGTGGATAGAACCCGCTAAGACAATTTCACACACATGATTCAAGCGTTCGACGTGCTCATAAGCATCCCACGGATGCTTTCCAACAGCACACACACCATGACGATCTTGACCAACAATGTCGTAATCGACTTTGCCCGTGTCGGACAAACGCCAAGAGCCTGAGCCGTGGCATCACCTAGTTCAACACTGGTCGCAGGTAAACTGGCCACGTTCGGACCAACGCGGGTGTAACGAAAAACTTCAGGAAACTCCTTGGCCAAATCCTGCAAGTTGAAACCTGCATACATCGCGGCGACAATATGAGTCGCATGAACGTGGACAACAGCCCTCGTCGAGGGCACACGTACGCTGCAAAAGCCAGTGCATGTGCAACTCGCCCGAAGGCTTCCCACTCTCCCAGATCAAAGACCCGTTAGGCTCTTGAAACCGGAGCTTCATCGCGTTCTCAGGATAAATCGTCGTCTTTGCGAAAGCCAGAGGGGGTGATGTGCACGTGATTGGCAACGGTGCCTCTAAAGGCCGCCTCGGGGATATTATGTTGCCCATCACGGAGTCGTGATCCAGCCACGCTCGTAACACTGACGCATCACATCACTGCCAATCGCGGTTGCGCGTGGCCCATTTGCCTACCTCTGTTCTCGCTTTTACCACGACTTCGTTCACGCAAAAATAAGAGGCCCCATCCTCGCAGTTGAGGCAAACTCCACACCACAAGCAGGAGCCGCTGGGACCTATCGCATTCGACCAGCCACTACCACATGTCGCTCAAACTGGTTTCGCAACCTGCTGAGACCCTTCATGGATTGCGCATCCGACCGACGCAAGACCTACCACCACCGTGCTACGACTTTAAAGTTCACGACCGCCTCTTCGTTCTTCCTATCTCTCGGACGAAAACACCCGCTTTCATCCCCATCAGATAACCGTCTTTTTTGCACCTAGATTGTAAGACATCCAATGCACAACCAAAGAGCACAACCGCACACAGAAAAAGAACTAACCACGCTGGTATCAGTATCATCCCTGCCGCCTTCAAATTTTTTGAGTATCTCCTAACTTATTCATATCAAGAGTAGAATGAACCCGATCGCAAACATTTAACGCCTTGGCCTCGGTTGCTGCAGAGAGCCAAGAGAGGAAATCCTATGCGGGTAAGAGGTACTACGAATCTTCACCTCGGACATCCCCGTACACCGTTTGTCAGTGGGCCATCATCCTTTTCGCCGTCAACTCATACTCCTTGGCCTGAGCAAAAAGCTCATGCTCTTCCCATAAGCGCCCCAAGAATACTGGTGTGACAGGATGCTGGTGTTGGGAGTCAATGTCCGATGCCCACGAGCCCCACTAATGAACAGCAGCAAACCGCACGAGGCAATCTGACCGACCCCTAAGGTGTGAACCGGAACCGCGGACCCTTGCATCACGTCAATCAACGCAAAGCATGTGGTCAAGTTTCCGCACTAGGGGAACGAGATCACTAGAGTCAGGTGGGACTTGCGAGTGGGAGCGAAGTTCTCTGCGCAAAAATCCAATCGATCGCTTGCTGCTGCAGGTGTCCTCTTCCATTTCCACCCATCCAAAGGTGGACACCGTGCTGCTCAATGTCGAGAGTAGCGCCTCATGCCATGGGCATCAATCATCGGGCAGTAGGGGTGAATACGTTGGGCCGTTGGCTTGCTCGGGTCGGACCAGATCATCTTGTAAAGTAAGCAGCAGACGGTTCAGGCTTGCTTGCCCTGGGCTTTCTTCTGGTTGCCATGTTACTAAGTCCAATGCCGTTGGGGTTTTGTATTTTTCACCACAACAGACTGAAACTTATCTTCCACTTTCCAAAGTTTCATGGCATCATCAGAACTTTGCCCAAAATTGGACCCAAGGTCTTCGCCCTCTGGTCCCAACCGTGCAAATCCCCATACCTGAGACCGATCTCAAAATCACACCGCAAGGTCACAGGCACCTGCACACCCCACACCCGCTCGATATACTCCGCATACCCGTCGTCAGGCAGTCCTTGATGATCGGCAACGCTTTGCTCACATCGCCCATCGGCACCTGAAATAAGATCGAGTCGTGGACCACGTTCTCAACCAGCCACCTGCGCTCCAAGTCGTGGACCAACACGTATTCCACAAAATTGTTCAAGCCAATGATACCCGCATCCGAAGACTGGCCCTGGATCGGTGAGTTCGATGGCTTTGCGATCGGCCTCGCTCGCATGTTTCATTTGCTTGGTCGCATAAAAGTGCGACAACCTGCGCCTGCGGCCCATCATGGTTTCCACATACCCCTTGCGACGAGCCGTTTCCACCTGCTCTTGGGCCAACGCTCCAGTCGAGGGAAAGCCGAAAAGAACTTCCGCATCTTGGCTTCAGCTTCCTCAACCGTCCAGCCGTTGTCGGACGCTAACCCCTGCACGGTCTTACCGTACAAAAGACCGAACGTGATCGACTTGCTTTCCTGCCGCATCGACTTCGACACCTGCTCAGGCGGTATCTCAAACATCAAACTGGCCGTGCGTTTGTGAAAGTCCGTCGAGAGGATGATCTTTTCAAACTCTGCATCAGGCAAAGAATCACTGTTCTCATAAGCCCGAGCCAAGTCTTGCCCACAGGCATTTAAAAACTTCACCAACTCAGGCTCATTGGAAAAGTTCACGGCCCAAAACACTTCCGCTGCCGCATAATCGACTTGAATCAGACACGTTCCCTCTCGCCATCTTTTGGACGGAGGCTCGGCCTGAAACATATTTTTGATTTCCTTAGCCGCTTTATTCCGTCCAGCAGGGAGATTCTGGAAGTTCGGAGAAGAATTATGGACACAAAGCTCATTCACGATGAAATTATTAACATCTGCAATGTGCAGATCGTAAACTGCGACCGAACGGGCAAGCTCTTCAATACGAACGATCCGATGATTGACCGCTTCTGATATTGGTGTGAAGGGAACGACCTTACGCTTTCTTCTGCCTTTTTTGTCCAAGCCACTCGATCTAAAATGCTCAGACCACGCAGTCTTCAAAAGATTTTCAGGTCGATTATTTAAAAAGTTCAAATCCCGATGATGAACAACTTCTCCGGGACCAAAGGCTCAGGGCGCAGAGTTCGATGCACGAAAACGTGATCTAAAATTCCCTTCGAGCAACCGTAAAAATACAAACGGCTATAGCGGGAATGCGTTTTACGACTTAAGCAAAGGATACGATCATCAGGCTGCAAACATTCAGCAGCGACATAACTACCATCGAGGAGACGAACGCCATGCTCAGGAGTCAAGTCTAGGTGACCTCGGGAACCATCGATAGCAGACTCCCAATGCAACCGTAAAACTTTTCGGTGCCCTGTGTTTGCCTGACCAAAGCACACGCTTTAAAGTTAATTGCGGAACCTCGCTGTTATCGTAACAATAAACAAGGTCTCCCGCTTTTACGTCCTCAATCGGAATCCCTTTGGGGAACTGACCAAGATCACGCACCACCTCAACCAAGGAACCTGCGGCTATGCATGAACTTAACCGACCCGTATCCGTTCCGGTCGGGTGAAGGAAGCTCGAACGCGACTATCCCGACAGTCACCCATCTGATCGTCGATCAGCTTTTGAATCGAGTTGAGATAACCCGCTGCGAGCTTTTCCAGCTTGGCCAACTCGCTGATTAACTGAAGCGGATTAGGCGGTGGAACGAGATCACCAGTCTTCGGGTCTTCCACCATCTGGGCGTAATGGTCCAAATAAGGTCTCACCCCAGGGGCCGTGCGGTAGTTTTTCGAGCTTGAGGTAATGCTCTAAAAACCCAGAATCAAAGAAGGTTCTTTTGGTTTTTTGACTGTATTCCAAAGGTTCTAGTTTTAAAAAATCAAGGTAAAAAGCATCGCGGTGGGTTTTCTTTTGATGTCTAGATCGACAATCTCCGCAGGCCCCGAATCTTCGGCCCAAAGGTCATCATAAGCCACCGTCGTTTTAGAAGTGAGCTTGTGAGAGTAGCGACGACGAAACTCCAAGACCTCAGGACTCTCCTGCAAAAGATGATGCTTGATCTCTGTAATACGGTTCCAAATGGGTGAGTCTACACCTTGCAAGTAGCTCAAATGCTCATTCGACACATAAAGCCCGTTGCACTCCATCAAAGCGAGGCTACGGTTAGTCTTAGAATAATAAAATTGCATGAACCTGAGGAGTTTTGCTTTTGCTCCGCGTCAGGCTGTTCATCGGCAAGCCGCAACTGCTCGGCCTGAAGAGCCAAGGTCAAAATCGTATCGCTTCCACCGTACTCGGCAAGCTCATCAATCGGCCAGGTCCATCAAATGACCATCGGACCTTTTTCCAAATGCTCGGCCCGGTAACGAAAGTTAAAAAGCTCTTTGCCGAGAGTCTTTGAGACTGTAGGGTTTGTCCCCAGACTCCATGAAACGCGCAAGCCCTTTGCGGTTTTCATCCAACCAATGCATCGCGTTTTGAGTACACCACCAAAAAGGTGCGTCAGGATTTTTTGGATAATACCCAAAAGCCCATACAACACAGAAAGATCAAACTTCGCGTTGTGAGCCACAAACATCGAGATCCGACTTTTCTTAGAGGAAGCGTTAAAAAGCTGACGACCTGCTTCCACCAAGCGGATTTTTGACTCCACGGGCTCAAATAGCGGCTTATCAGGATGCTCAATCGGAATCACCACGGCCTCACCGCGCACAAAGGAAAACTGCCACGAGAGGAAGGCGTTGTTAAACCTGCGGTTCAAATTCATCGTTTCTGTGTCGAACGCCACGGGTGTCCCGCTTGTCAACTCGCCCTGCGCAAGAGCCGTAAGAAAATTCAGTGCTTTTTCTTCCGTGTCTAAAAGGTCTATTCTTTTAATTTCAATAGAACTAACGCGAGCAGAAGTAACAACAGCGGAATACTTGCGTTTTGCGGTGGCGACGACTCGTTGACTGTCTTCCTCGATGTATCGGGTCGCACTTGGGTTTGAGAGGACGAAAGAGGGGCTGTAGCAAACGAGAAGGTCTGGTTCATAGTCTTCCAAAAGTTTCAAGCTAAAAACATGCTTGCGCAAAGAGTTCATGCTGGTGCTGCCATCCAGCAGCGTGTCGATCTCACGCTTATTGATCGCCTTGCCCCGGAGATATTGGAAAACGCTTGTGCCAAACGCGACAATCAAGCGTGGCCGATGCAGGCCCAAATCTGTCATCAAATGGGTCCAGCAGGCATCATACTCTCTCTTGGTGAACCGCTTGGACGTGTCCTCAGGCAAGATTGATCGAATCAAATAAGTCAAGCGGTAACTGAACCCTGGAGTCTCCTGGGTGAACCTGCGCAAAATTTGGTCACGGAAGATCGCTCCACCACCACCGACCAGAGGAAGGCCCTCTTCGACCTCCATCATAGTCGGAGCATCGAAGACAAAAAGACCTCGGCAAACTCTTTCCCGTACAACCTTTGATGCGCTCCAACCTGGGAGCAGCGCGCCTTTGCGAGCAAGTCACCTTGCAATTCACGGCTACCAAGGAATGCGAGTTGCGCACGGCTTCAAGCTGCCGTGCTCGCTCTCTTCGAGCGCGAGCTTTGAAAGACTGATCCAAAATTTTTCTCCAGGCAGATGGCTCCCTTTTACTTACCAACGGACCCTAACTCCCCGAAACACCTTTTTTAAAAAAAAGTGACCCCTTCACTTTTCTCTCGCCAAGGGCTCGGACCTGTGACTTATAATGTCCGTGAAGCAATCAGAGTACCCTACCGATCGAGACACATGAGTATGATCGTCCAAGCCACCGTCATTGGTGAGCCGAAACTTCTATTAGAAGTACCGCCCGTTCTTGCTGAGAACGAGGTTATGGTGCCTTTGGAAGTCTTGACCCTACTCCTTCTCGGTCGCTGCTTTTACAACTACCCCCAACTCACAAAAGTCTGGCGGGCCGAGGTTGAGCTATTTCTCGAAATACTCCTGGACCCCTCTTTAAAATTTGGCAGCACCTTTGACGACCTCAAAGGACCATTGCTCAAAAAAGCACAGTGGGCTCTACCTCGCAGTCAGTTGAAATATTTTGGCCTCTACGGTCAGAAACTGGTTGACAAAAAGAAAGTTTCTGATCTGAAGAATTTGCACGGTGAGTGCCTCGTCAGAAACGAAAAAGCTCCTTACTCGGGGGCGACCTCGCTCAAAGAAATCGTATCTCCGCTTTGCCGAGCCAGTGAGACAGAGGCACAGATTCAAGACGCAAAGTTTTACTCGCGCAACACCGAAGCGATTCAATTAGGTGAAGTGCTCAATAAGCTCTGCCGCCTTGCCCGCGAAGTGTACCTCCAAGCCTTAAGAACTTCGAGATCGAGCGCGATGTCCAAGGTGTCATCTGGTCGTGTTTTGAATCGGTGCATTCAAGAGCCTGTGTGAAAGTCCGAACGCGACTTTCTCAGAGCCATCCTCGATGCCTTCCGACTTCAAACTGCGGGCATGGATTACATCCTGTTCCAACCCCTTTATCAGATCGTGTACGCCCGAGACAAAAGCCTTGCACAACTGCAACCATCAGTAGGCATGTGGCTTACCCTCTTCGGGCAACAGGGATCTGAAACCAGTTATGCTGTTCACAGGGCAAATTACTGGATCGAACGTGATGATGACCTGCGTTGCTTTCCTTTGGGAGAAAAATGGCCGTTCTTTCTGAAACAAGTTCAGGCTATCGGTGAGTACGGCAAGTACCCCGGCATTTATCTCTTCTATAAGCAAGAAGGTCAGTTTGCAGTCGGAAGCAATTCGTTTCACCCCGCAAACTTTCCGGCTCAAGCCTTTGTCCTCGGTGGGGAGCTTCGCAATTTACCTGAGTGGGCTTTTCCAACCCTCAAGGGTAAGTACAGAGGACGCGCTTGGAATAGCCTTGTTTCCTCGAACCCCATCACCAAACCGTTGCCAAAAAAGCCGCAGGACGCCAAGCCCTCTTCTGCGTTTATGGCGCTGAGTGACAAGCTCTATGAGCAACACTACCAGTGGTCGCCTCAACTGATACCCCCTCTTGCAAGAGGCCATCAAAGCCTGGGCCGAGAGTCGGGATAAGGAATACCTCTTCCCAGAAAAGATCTGGGCACCTGTGCTAAAAACACTGGAAGGTTGCCTTGAAAAAAGGAAAAACTTTCCTCTCCGTCTCAAGGCTCCGTTGCAAGAAGTTGTCCTTGAGAACAGCGACCGTAGGGTTTGGAACCAAGGACACCAGGAGCAAAAAGCCACTGATACGGGCCTGAATATCATGGCCCAAACCGCACTCCGCGCTCTCAATCGTCAGCTTGGAGATTGTTATAGCGGATATCTGCCAGGGACCACTCCCCTCAACGTCATGCAAAGCCTGCAAAAGACCCTCGGACAAAAAAACCGCTGGGTCTTTTAATGTCGATGTGGTGAAAGCCTTTGATAGCATCGACCTCTGCCAAAACGTAGAAGAATGGAACGAGTGGTTACGACGCTGCGATGCCATCGTTCGCAAGAAGACCAGTGACGATACGGCTCGCTGCCTGCGCAACATTTTCCTGCCGTTTGTCGAACGAGTCCGTCAAGGCTTCTACGCGAATGACACGATCGCTCCAGGTAGAACTCCCTGGGTCTGACTCTTGGACCTTCCTTCTGGGTTTACATCTCTCTGCCTTTAGCCGAGGCGTTGAGCGATACCAGGGAGCTAGGGATTTGCGATTGGGCCACTATCACAGGTGACGATACTCTCGCCGTATTCAATGAAAAGGCTGATGCGGAAGCCAAAGCCAAGGTCTGGTCTGTCTATCAAGAATTTTCAGCCCTTGGTTTCAGCTTTCACCATTTTAAAAACTTTGCTCTTAATTATAATCCAGAAAACCCTGTGACCACCGAGGGGCCTTTTGCCCACCACTGGCCAAAAGACGTCCCCGTGGTTCATGCTGGGTTAGCTGTTCACAAAAACCTGATTTACGTCATGGCCTCACCTGATAAGGTGGGAGTCCAAGATCTGTTCCGTCAAGCGAAGTACGGGACACTCAATTTTCCAACCAATATCCTACGGCTCGCGCAAGCGAACGGTCACTTTAACTGCCCCACGAACCAAACATCCTCTTCCGCCAATCACCATGCAGGGTTCTACTCTGACGTGTCGCTGGGCGAATTTGCGAGAAAGAAAGATGTGGGTTTGTTCGTGCAAGAGCTCAACCACGCATGGAGGTTTGCTACTACACAAATCTGAAGACTGTCTCCCTATCTTGAAAAAACACTCTTATGCAGACACCGACGACAAGAAGGAACTCCGTTCTCAGGCCGCCCAGTCCTACAACGACTACATCAAAAATGGTGTGCGTGTAGGCGATAGCAGCATCATGTATCAAGGTCTGAAGAAAAGACTTCTTTCTGGTTTTCCCGAGTTGACCAGCAAAGATCATCCAGACGTGCAAAGTTGTTTTGGGGACGCGGAAGCTGTAGCCTTAAGAATACAACTCCGAAAACCCAAAGCTCGCATGTATTCAATCCATGGCTTGAAGATGAAACGAGCAGCAGCGGAAGCCAAGCGTTGCAATTACAAGCATCGTTTCTATAAGCGCAAGGGCATGTGTGTTCCACTCGTCAAGTTGGCGATAGAACACCCTGATCTGATGTTCACTGATCGTCAAAAGGAAATGTCTGAGCCGGAGACTGTCCTGGGTCCAAAATTTTCCATGTACTACGACCAGGACGAAATGTGCTTCAAAAGATCGAAGCAATCTTTGCAAATCCTCGGACGAAAAGGCTCACCGATTTCTGCTCCAACTCCCAACGCGGAGCTATATGGAGTTATCTGCACCATCACGCAGCAGAAGCCGAATCAGAGTCTCAGAGACGAGGACTTGGGCAGAGAGGTTCTAAAGATCTTCGAGGGCCTCTCAGAAGAAGAGAGAAGATTTTTCAAGAAGGAAGTGCAGGACCATATCAAACGCGCTGCGAAGCAAGACAAGAATTTGCAGCGTGACCTAGAAAACGGCCTCGGTAGCCCCGAAGGTGGATATGTCCTCGTACAACGCGCCTGGAAAAAGAGTGCGGTTGTACGATCGATATTAACAGCCTAAGAGCGCCCCCCGCCACCCTCCCTCTGGGATATATTATTTGATGGGGAAACAACACGGTTGTTCGTGGGGGTTTTCTTTTCTGAAATTTTTAGGGTCGAGTCTCCACCAGGAAGGGCTCACCCTTCGCTTCGCTCGCGGGCTCACCCTTCCTCATGTACAGGCCAAAACCCCATCGCCTTCGGCTCTTGGGGATTTTGTCCGTTCGGGAATCTCCCCTTCCCCTTTTTGAAAAAAGGAGTAGTCATTTGAGAAAAAATTAGGCTTAAATAGTTGCTCAAGGATTTTTTAAACCATGAAATAAGAGGACGGACTGAGGATGAATCAGACACCCAAAGACGAGGAGTTCGAGTTTTTAGAGAAATCTAACAAGTTTTACAAGGACGAACTGACAACAGCTTTAAAATTCTTAAAAGATGCACGGGGAAGAACTTCTGAGCCTACTTGGGATGCTTTCCTGAAAAAGCACTCTTATCTTTTGGAACAAAGGCCCTAAAAGATTTGAAAGGAATCACTATGAAAGGGTCCCCTCAATGTTTTTGAAAAAACTACAAGCGGTCGCGGCCTCTGGTTCTTGTCGGTTGGAGTTTGTGACAGAACTGAAAGATAAGTCTTTCAACCTGGAGGGTGGTTTTCATAAAGCATACAACATTCCCTCCGGTGCCGATCTCGATGAGTGTTATCTCGAAGGTACTCTGAAGTGGTATGTAGACTTTGAACCTGCGGGTAAAGATGGTGGCTTCTCTTTATCTGTTTCAGTTCCAGACGGACAAAAGGCCCTGATGAATCTCTCGTACTATGAGCAAGAAACTAGCGACGACACTAAGAGTTTCACCAAGGAATTAGTCCTAAAAGATCCAGAGGTCAAAGTGGAGTCTTATGGTTCTCAGGTCGAGAATTATAAGAGTGGTATCACGATGGGTCTCGCGGTAGACGAGATCTACTTCGATGCTGGAACAGAAGAAGTTTTGATTGTTTTCAAGGCGGGATCATGAATCTTATTGAAGCCCTTAAGCGAGCTATCGAGCATCAAATATCCTTTGGGCGGCTTAAAAGACACCTTGGTATGCCGTGGATGAGCATACCTTCCGACTTACCAAAGAAGACATCCTCGCGGATGATTGGATGACTGCTCCTCAAGGAACCACAATGGCCACTGCCGAGCAAAGAGCCAAGCTCGCAGCCCTCATCCAGAGATGGATGGACGACGACGCTGAAGAGGTTGAGCCGTGAACCTGATCGAAGCAATCAAAAGTGGTCGTCCGTTTCGGAGGCTAGAACTTGATGTCCCAGCCTACAAGTGGTGGCCGAGTGAAAACTCCTGGGTAGAGCAATGTGAGGTTGACGACTGGTTTCGCACGATATCGCTGGAAGACCTTTTAGCTGATGATTGGGAAATTAAGCGGGATTGAACTGTGCAGGATTTCCGACCAACAGCTTGCTCGGTTGAAAGTGCAAAGTCCACGATCATCATCGACACGATGAACTTGATGTGGGCCTCCGCTACTTCAAAAGAGTCGTGCATTATACTTCAAAGAGGGAAAACCCACGGGTCATATTAGGAGCTTTTACACCAAGCTCGTCTCCGTGTGGCAAAAATTCGGAAAACCGCACGAGACCGCCCTAGTCTTTACTTACGATGCTGTTGGATCTTCAGAATCAAGACGTGAGCTTTACCCTCGCTACAAAAAACGAAAAAGACAAAGAAAACTCCCTGGTGGACTGACCGCAGAAGAAGTGAGAGAAGATATTTTTGGACTGATAAGTCATCTCCCTTGTTACTTACTTGGTGGTCCTGGATACGAGGCAGACGACTATATTGCAGCGGTGACTAAAACTTTTAAAGAGCGGGATCATCTGGTGGTCACCCGTGACGTAGACTTGTGGGCTTTGATAAAGGATAAGGTCCATGTCTTGGGCAAAAAAAGACCATAAAAACGGTTCATCTGGAGCGTTCTCTTGGGTTTTCCGACTTCTCTTGGATTAAGCCCTATAAAGTCCTCTTTGGAGATGTTTCGGATTGCATTCGTCCGTTGTTTCCTCCGTCATTGCGTGAACTGATAATTGCCGAAGTCCTTCCTCGGTTTGATCCTGAAAACGCGGTTGGATCTCTTTATGAAGCTCTGAAAAATACAGACAATGAGTTAGTCCAAAATCACTTACGTCATCCTACGTTTTTCGATAGGCTATGTTTACACTTTCGCTTGGTCGATTTTCTACCTGTTGACGTGACACCGATGATGACGCATAGCCCTGGAAATTATCTGGAGCTTCGAAGGTTTTTTAAACGAAAGTCATGCAAGTCACTTGCGAAATCGATGCCTTTTTTCGCGGAAGTTGAGATTGAAGTCCCAGGTTGGTTCGTCTGTATTGCCACAGTTGTTCTTGGGTCTGGAATACCATCTTAATTACTTTCTTTTTTTGTGCTTCTAAATATGTTGCTGATATATTTTGCACTGGACTCATCACAGGTTGTATTTTTCCACCTGCGAGTAGGTGAAATGATCCCCTGTATTTTTTCCTGTGCGGTGGTTTTGTGGTCGCGAACACCGGGAATTTTACGGTGATAAACCATGACCCCTCGCAGTGGATGCCGTATCAGCAACCGTTGCTGGATCATGGCACTTCCACTTTTGGTGCTTATTCCGAAGAGGACGCACCTTTTCTTTGGGAGTCTTCTGCCCCCTCGTACTCTCCGTGTTTGAGCGGTACGACATTTCAGATGACTTATAAAAGCCTTTCGGTCACCTTCGCGTCAGACTAGAAAGCCGAGTCATCTTTTTGGTACGGTCCTCGGGTCCATAGACCTTGAGATTCGACAAACTGTTTTGCATCCTCAAGTCGGATACACGTTTGCTTATACAAAGCTACTCGCCCGGATGCCTCTAACCGAGGCACCTTCAAGGTTTTGACTTGAAATACCTTGGCAGCTTTTTCCCTCTGACGAGAGGTGTCGAGCTTCAAAGCTCGGCACAAAGATCTTATGCTCACCCAGCCATCAACTACAGGTACAGGATAACCAGCGACTAGAAACGAGATGTCCACTAGAATCAACCCTTAAACTTTTTCCAAATTTTCAGTTAATTGCCATCGATCCTGCACATCGAACCGAACGCACACACTTTGTATTCCAAGATGTTCTTCAGACACTTCAAGGACAGTTCCTTCAAAATCCGCGATATTTTTTACGCGGTCCCCCACGTTCAACCTTCGATCTTCGGGTATTTCTTCGTACCATTTTTTGTCACTACGCTTGAGCACTGTGATCTCTTTTGCGGCCTTGGTCAACAGTGAAAGCCGCAATTTCGGCCACATATTTTCCGCCTCGGTCTTCTTCGGCCTCTTGAGCCGCAGCCTCAGCTTCTTCGAGGGTAGAGTAGATTCCGGCCACATACGAGTGTAGTTCTCTTTCACCCCAACGCAGCATTTCTACCACAAAAACCTGCATATTTCCCTCTTTTTTTAAAATATTGATGGTATCATAAGCCACATTCCAGAGAAATTCAAAGAGGACAATTATGGTTGATCCTGAAAAACTTTTGGCTTGGGAAAAACTTTGCGAGCCCCAGGATGGTGATTTTGAAAATTTTAGGTCCGACTACCAAGTGAGGCGTATCAATGCCTTGCGGGATTCTTTTCTTGAGGCAATCGAAATCTTAAAGAAACCGAAAAACGAAGATCCCATGTGCGTGTTGTTCTATGATCGAAAAAATAAGCGGCAAGTTTCAAGTCACGAACTGATGCCCACCAAGGTTGTGAAAGTCTATATGACTGCGGACTCCGACGAATACAGTTCGGGACCCTGGCTTGGTCAAGAAAAGCATCCCTTGTACTACACAGAAGAAGTTCTAGGCACACTTGCCTATAAGTCTGGAGATTGTCCAGATCAGAACTGGAATATGTTTTGTAGCGTCAAAGACCTGGTTTTTTTGGATATCAAATCATGAGTATTGATGAGATTTGCGACTACCTTAAAACGGCATTATCGGATCAAGAGATCGCGACAAGAGTCGTGGGCCTACTCCGAGAGGGTCATCAGTGCCGTGTTGCACTTGTGTCTCTTTGCCCGGATTCAACGTATGCTTCGGATGTTGTCGAGCAATACGATCATTATTGGCTTGGAGCTTGAGAATGGAAAAAACAGAAGCGACGATTCAAGAGCAAACACCTGAGAAATTCGTTTTCAATGATCCTGTGGTACTCCAATTCCTGGACCAGTTATTTCAGGGTGAATATGTGCCTCCTGAATACGAGGATATTTTCAAGGCAAACATCGAGGACATTCTTGCATGAGCAAACTAATCGAACACGCGAGAGAAGAATTGCAACGCGCAGGTCTATTTGACAAGGATTGTTACGATGGTCTTATCGGAGAAGCCGTGCTTCGCTTGATTGAGACCCATGCCAAAGAAGGGCACAGTGGAGCGTCTTCGGATCTCGTCCTGAGTGTCTTTCAAAAGCTCGCAAAATTTCAAGTTCTCACTCCCGTCACAAGCGATGCTGCCGAATGGGAAAAGATACCCGAAGAAAGGCTTCCTTGGGAACAACGCGACCTTTGGCAGAACAAACGTCAGTCGAGTCTTTTCAGCACAGACGGTGGAAAGACCTTTTTCAGTGTGGGCGAGTAACAACCCAGAAAGGGTATTATCACACCCATATTGGGTTTTTTGATAAAGTGCTTTCAAGAGGGAAAACATGAACATCCTAGAAGCTGTGAAAAGCGGTAGAAACTTTTCAGAAAAAGTTGGAACAGCCGCGAGCCGATCGATTTTTCTTGTGTGGGAAAACTTTCTAAAGAGGCTTTTCTTGCGGAAGACTGGGAAGTGGAAGAAATAAATGCAACGATCACTGAAAAGGATTTTTGGGTAGCAGTCCATAAATCTCGTATTGGAATAGAGCATGGCAAGGCTTTAGCCAAAGAACTTGGATTATTAAGAGGTGGAGATGAGAACTTGGAAGCCTGAGATGACAGAAACTGAAGCGAAGGACTTGGCATATTATGAGCGCAATATGCTTGCCCTTCGTTATGCTGATGGCTGGTACTATGACACCGACAATAATTGGGAAGGGTGGAAAAGAGTTTTGTCGCTTGATGGCGGTAAAATGACATTTCACATTCCTGATAACTTCAATGTCGGTAATCTGAAGCAGATCGAGCCTAATTGGGATGGACATACTACCGAAGAAAAATGGGCTCGCATCGATCGTATGATGGGCATTGATAAAAATGCGCTTTGCGCTGGACAATCGTCTTCAATCCAGTCTTAATGAAAGAAAAAATTGACAAAATATGACCGTGCGAGGACGTTTTGGATACTCTATTTTTTCTCGAAAAAAATGAAGTCGATACTTTTTTGGAGCGAAAGAAATGTGACGTTTGCCCTGGTGAGCTTGTTGCAACAGGAGTAGCGTTGACAAGTTACCCTCCGCAGTATCAGCATGTGTGCAATCGGTGCGAGAAAAAAGTTGTCCTTGATTCGGTCTATCCTCGGATTTCCTATTTAGAAAGCCAAAATCATGCGCGAAGTTGAGACCAAAATAAGACCTCTTGAAGACTGGAGTGACGCGGAAGGCAACCACCATGAAGCTCTTTATGACATCGTGATAAAGAGCACCACGCTTTGGAGGCAAGATCGAGTGCGGTTGCAGGTTCTTGGCAACACCTTTGAACTCAGCAAAAGGATTTGCTCGCAGCGATTGAGAACGCGACCAACTTCGCTTCTGGGGAATGACCCTATGCAGTTTCCCCTTCCGTGATCCAAGAGATTTTAGAACGGTTTTATCATGGACCCATGAAAAACCGATCAGGCGTTCGTGATCCGGTGCCCTTGGCATACTGATGCAGATCCCTCGTGTAATATCTATTGCAAGTCTGGGGTCTTCTTTTGTTGGAGTTGTCACTTCGGGAAAAACAAAGGAGTCTCTCCCGTCGAGGGCTTTAAAGCCTTGGGAGTACCTGAGACCGAGCTTGCCAAGTTTCATCATGAGGGCGAGCTTCAGACCTTTGAGTTCAAACCTCAGGCTTTGTTTTTAGAAAGTTTTGAAAAGACACTCTTGTCAGAGTCTCAAGAGCCTGAGACACAAGTTGTGACACGAGAGGCTTGGCCAAGGTTCTGGGGTTGGCGAGAAATCAGGGCAAAGACCCTGGAAGCTCTTACGGTTCAAGCTCGCTTTAACCCTGAGCTTTGCACCGTGGGATCTGAGCGGTTGCCGCGCATTGGTTTGACTTTGGCCAGCACTCAGGGCGCACCGAATCAAGTGTTTCTGCGTCTTTCGTCGGAGCAGATGCCCAAAGCTGTCAACGCCAAAGGGTTGGACTTAAAGCGTCCTGATATTTTCCCTCTTGGGTTTGCACCTGCCTTGCGACGATGCATTTGGCCTGACTATTTGATGTTAGTCGAAGGGCCTTATGATGCGCTGCGCTCTTACCAGCATCTGCGGGATATGGGCTTAGAGGGCAAAGTCGAGGTCGGTGCGATTTTGGGAACAGGCCAATGGGGACACGCTTGGAAGCACAAATTTTTAGTCGAATACCTGCCACGTTTTCAAGGCACTCTGGTATTGGCCTTTGACAAGGACGAAGCGGGGTTTGACGTCACGCGGCAAGTGATCGGTGATCTCGGAATGTATCTCCCGAAAGAGCGCCTCAAGGTTTTCTATTGGAATACGCGAGCGAAAGATCCTGGGGATCTCCCGCTCGCTGAGTTCGCACACGCTTGGGGTCGTATTGAATCTAGCTAGTCTAGTGTTTCCCCGGTGATAGGGTTCTTTTTGTTAAGCCAAGCTCGATATAGTTGTTCGGAGCTTATTTTTCTAAGTTTCTTTAAACGCGCCATTTTTTCATATTTCTGTGTTTTGTAATCAGACAAATTTTCAATACACACTTCTGTTTTTGCTTGCACCAGCTTGATCGTGCGTTCCGCTTTTGAAGCCCAACGGGTCCATGCCTCACGCACATCGTTTTTGTGGGACGGCCAATTTGCCTCTTGGACTTTTTGCACATAACTCCAAAACTCGTCACATGGGCGGCAAAAATCTCGTCAAACTCTGCTAAGAGCCTGTCTGGCTTCCTTGACCTCTCTCCCAAAGTCTAATTGCCTTTTTTTCTCCTTAAAATCGATAGTATCCGCCGTGAGTAACTCTAGCTGTTCTAAATAACTTGGGGCTGAGACTTGTGACAATCTTTTGTACAAAGTGTCGAAAAAACTAGACACCAGGGCATCAGTAATATCCTGGGGAGTTTTCTTTTTTAGCTTTGTTTTTTCTGCCTTAACCATCGTTTTTTTAAACATAAAATAACCTCACCTCTCTCATTGCAAGGAGTGTTCCTCGTCAGGAAACAGTACCCGAGCAATAGGTCAAAAGAAAGCGTGACCTCCGGCCAAAAAGGGTGCTAGGCTATCCTAAATTCCCCCTTCTTTGAGTTTTGTGAGGTTTGCTTCCATGCTACTGAGAGCCGATGCGTTTTCCCCTATGAGTACCGCACGATTCAGCTTCCCCAACTAGACTTAGAACTTGGTGACAACGCCTCCCTGGTTGTCAGTCTGGCTGAAGGTGAAAGCCACATTCCGCTCCATGATGGTGCGTTTGAGCAGTTGGTGGGCTACTTAGGAGCGCCGTTTGGGTTTGCTAAGAAACTCAAAAACGCGGGTCGCGGTCACGTTCTGGCCTACCTGCACAAGCAGCTTTCGGAAGTCAACGGTGACAAGTATTACAGTGCAGTGACACACCCGGAGCAGGGGCTTGTAGGTCTCAGCGAAAAAGAAAACCTTTTCTTTACAGGTTCCGAGGCGATTCAAGTCGATCAACGCCTGGAAGAATATTTGGGCCGCTCTAATTGCCCTCTGGCTTTAAAATCGGCGTCTCTTCAAGACGGGCATGTGAGCTATCTGATGTTCCTTAAAGAGGAGCATGATGTCCTAAGCGACACGGAACCCGTGTGGCGCTGGGGTTATGAGTTTCGTCATAGCATTTGGGGACAAGAGGTCCCAGCGTTCCATGTCTCCCTGGAGCGGATGATCTGTGCCAACTTGACCTATATGCCGGAAGACTCTTACCTCTACCCGCTCAAGTATGAAAACGCTTCGGAGCTACGAGCGGAGAGTTTCTTTACGTTCTTGCAGTCTCCCCCTGAGCCGAACTGGAGTCAAGTCGATCGGTTGATTGCGCGGCTTCGTCGTCAGCAGGCCAGTGTGGCTGAGGTCGAAGAAAGTGCGCAGCAGCATCCTCGGGCTTTTCCGGGAGCATGGGGAAGGCGACCCGGAACTCAAGCAGCGTCTTGAGGACACCTTAGGGTGGAAGGACATTGTGGATGCCTATGGTCTTAAGGATATGGATGAGAAGCCCTCGCCCCAGTGGTTTAAGCGAGCTTCTACTGCCCATAACCTGTTACGACCTCTACAATCTTTTGACCCGTGAGGTGACTCACGCTCCGAACACCGTGGACGCGCAAAAGCGGCAGGGTCTTTTAGTGTTCGCAGGCGACCTTTTGACTAGAAAACCGGACTTAGAGGACTTGCCACCTCGTATTGATTGGGATCAGCGTCGAGTGGAGCAGGCGTCTTCTTATCAGCGCGTTTGAGGTTTTGCTTGAACAATCCCTATGCCGTATTGGACCAGTTTGTTCTGGACACGCTTTTGGACCACAAGGAAGAGGTGTCGTGGCGCTTTGAGTTTCGCGGCTCGTCTCTTCCGAGTTGTCCAAGGGCGTTGATGTTTGGTCTTTTCCACAAAAAGCGTCCTGAGGATTTTCCAAAAAAGATGAAGACTTCACCATGCGTTGCCACTTCCATGTGGGTCGAGCGGTTCACGCCTTGGTGCAGGAGACCTGGGGGCGCAAGGTCTTTTGTGGGGGGACTGGTCGTGTTCTGACTTAAATGCTTGTGGGATGGTGTTTCAGAATACCCGCCTACCGCATGGCAAGTGTCTTCGGTGTCACGCACCTGCGACCTATGTGGAAAAGGTGGTGCATGATCCCTCGACTGGTTTTTCAGGGCATTGTGACGGTTTAGTTTTTTGCGAAAAGCTAAACGGATATGTTGTCTTGGAACTCAAAACGCGCAATCATAATATTATAGCCAAAGCGGTCAAACCTTATGAGTCTGATCTTTATCAGGTGTCTGCTTATGCCACCTTGATAAGTCAAAGTTATTGGATACCGATTGTCGGACGCATGATTCTTTGGATTGGGAAACCTCGGCCAAAACCGCACAAGATGTGGTTTTATCCAGGCACAGGATCTTCATTATTTCAAGAAGAGCAGGAGAAGAAGAAGACGCTTGATGCTTGTTTGGAAAAGGGTCAACCCGAGGACGTTCCTGGTATGTGCGATGTGATATCGGATGGGGATGGTTGTCCCTGGCAAGGTGTGTGCTTCTCGCCAAGCGAGAAAGATCGTCAAGAGATGTTTAAAAATTTACTAAGGATTAAGTAGCATGTATCGTCACAGACCTCTTTTTAAAAGCATTTTTTATTGACGGCCCTTTTTGTTTCATTGTTCGCAGACTCTGAATGTGCGCATCGATTTTCGCAAACTCAAAGATTGGCTGGTTCAGCCGGACGATCATCTGGTGAGCATCAATTACTATACGGCTTTGCCTGTGGACCACGAGATGGACGATCGGCATCGCTCGTTTCTAAGGATTTTGACGCGGGATTTGAAGATCCGAGTGCGGTCTGTGCCGCTCCTTAAAAACCCTCAGCCACTTGCCGAGGAGTTTCGGTTTTGGAGCACCGTCGCATCATTACTCAAAGGGTGAGGATATCCTGCTCGCTTGCGACATGGTGAAGGGCGCTTACCTCGATCACTATGACGTGGCTGTCCTGATTTCAGGGGACCGGTGATTTTACACCTGCGGTCCAGCAGGTGCTAGATGCTGGAAAGCAGGTGATTGTGGTGTCGTTCAAAAATTCCTTGAGCCATGCCTTGGAGTTTTGCTTCCAGTCAGACCCTTTACTTGAATGACTGCATGGACAAAATCCAACTGCGCAAGGTTCCATACTCGTCCTAAAACGGACCAGTATAACGATTCTTTCCTCGATCCTGAGCCAGAAGAAGCTGAACCGTCGCATACAGATGCTTGCACAAGTACGGGATTCCCTGCGGGTTCCTGACTTTCAGTAGGGCTCCGTTGGAACGTCTTTTCACCCAGGGTTTTTCTTTCCAGACTCACCCTTAAATTTAACTTCACTACATCCTTGACGGGCGAGGACGACTTCGAGGTGTAGAAAAATAAGGACAATCACAGTGGACCCAAACAAGGCTATTATCTTTAAATAACCAGTTTTCTGGTTCTCTTTTTAGTTCCAAAGTTTTTAATGACACTAGGCGTAGGGCTTCCCCGCCTTTGCGCTTTTTGACCGATTTTCTCGTTGTATTTGTTCCGAGATCGCTGTAGTACAGTAGTAGGCACGACACCGATCACCTGTAGAATGCACTGCGGGAGCGTCCTTCATGGACACTCCACGACGTTGAATTGTGTTAATCATCACCCCGGTACTGGCATACTTGCGAATACTCGCTGGGGTCATTCTTTTCAGTTGAGCGATCGTTAAATTCATTCGGACCCTCACAAGTTGGTTTTACATAATCTTGAAGGTGGGTTTATGGGCCGTAAAAAGAAATCGTTACCACCTAAGCACTTCAATGAATTTATCGAGGGTGATGAGGAACTCAGAACGCTGATTTTCAAGCCTCCGCCCGCTCCGCAGCAATCATCTTTGAACTGTTTTCACACCTAGAGCACTTACACTATGGATTCTTTTCTTACTTTTGTGCCCGATGCCCTCGACGCGCTTTTGGGATCTTTTGTTGCTTCAGCTTTCAGCGGTAGCTTCGGGCACTTCTAAGAATAGAAATTTTAGCTGAAAATGCTAACATCATGGAAGACGTCAACGAAGAAGAAAGCGTCTATCAAGTTGGAAAAAGCAAAAGCACCAATTTGGTGGGAGCGGCACATGCCCTTTGGTATGCCGTGACCGAGTATCAGGCAAAAAATCAGGCCCCAAAAACTCACGAGATCTGGCGTTCCCTTTGGGATCTCAATCCATCGCGCACGGTTTGGGAGTGGTGGTTCAAGGCAAAAGCTCGGGAAGCTCAAGAACTTTGGCGAGAGTGGGAGTTGGTAAGCTCATGACCGACCCTTACGCTGAAGTGGTCTTTGAGGAGTGGGCTGAGAAAGAACTCGGTCTTTACGGCCTCGGTCCCACTGGTTTATGATGGTTCACCTTCTGATCGAAACCTATGAACAGACCGTTCAGATCAAACACTGGATATCATCGCCCCTATCTTCGCCTCGTCTACACTCTCACAAAGCAGATCGCGGCAAGCAACCAAGCGTGGCAATTTTTCGACACGTTTAACTACGGTTGTAATGTGGCTTGATGAAAGCCATTGCCGAAGTATGCCCCCAGCATGTCAGCTGAGTTTTCCGACCTTTGCCGAGCGCGAGATTCGTTACGAGATCTATTACCAACTCTCGAACTACAACCTCGTGGCGTTGCCTTATCAGTCTTGGCAAAAGTACCGCGAACTGGAAGCGTTTAAAAAGACTTTCACAGAAAGCAAGGCCGTGACGTGCGCTCTCTTCAAGAGTTAGCCGAAGCCTATGACATTCCTTTGGCTGAGGTTTTGGAGATCTATTCGCAGATCGCTTTGCAAAATCCCCATTCCCTGGAAAAAAGGCTTTATTCCAACGACGACGTGGGCCAAGTGACAACGCCTAAAGACCGTTTGGAAGACCCTTCCGCAAGAGAAACCAGAGTGCAAGAGGAAGAAAAAGAAGTTCTGCGTTTGACACTCGAAAGAATGCCTCTCAAGAGAAAGCTGTTTGCGCTCCTCAATAACTTAGTGGACTTAGCGCAAGATATTTTGCCAGATCAAATAGAACTTCAGAACTTTTCAAACATGAAAGCACCTGATTGTGTTAGATTGCTTGATTGACACAAGAGCATTTTGCTCACACGTCATCGCGTCAAAACAAAACATCTAAGGAGTGCTGGGATGCTAAGGAAATCGACAGTGTGCCTACTCTTGATGAGCGTCACCGTTGGAGCGATTTCGTTAAACCATTTGAGTTTCCAGACAAAGATTGGCAGCTAGTACGTCCCGTTGGTCCTGTGTGGACTGACTACCGCCATGCGGTGACGACAAAAAACGGCAAGCGGTATTATGAATACTGCCATGCTTGGGATTCGCAAAAAGATGATTTTGTCGATAACCGCGAAGAAGTGTGCGACTGCTGCCGTTTGCAACTCGCAGGCACAGTCGGTACAGGCGGCTCCAAAATCGTCGGTCAGTATCGCTATTACATGAACGTGTTCCACTACCTCGCTGAAGAAAATGTTGACGGTGATACGGTCAACAGCCTGCAAGGTATTTTCCTTCTGGAGATGTCGGCTTCGGCTTTTCAAGCGCATCCAAGACTTGAAAAAGCCAATGGCTAATTTTCCTGTGACCCATCCCGATCGCGGAGCTTTTGGTGCTTATTAAATTTGATAAGTCCCAAGAGCCTGCCAACATGTACTCGGCTTCACTCGATACCAAGAGCGTGGCGTTGGACAAGGAAGCGTTGCAAAACGTCATCGTCCAAAAATACCCCGATGGCTCGAAGAAAAAACTGCAAGGCGACGGTAAAAAACCAGCCATGTGGAATATCTGCGCACCACATCGTCCCGCGAAGAGATGCGACGAAGCCTGCGCACTCAAGGCTACTACCAAGCGGCACCAGCGGCTGAAGAGTCCTCGCACGGGTTTGCCAAACCGTCCTCCTTTCAAGAGTTTCAGAAGCAACCGGAGGTTGACTTTGGGTGTGGACCCTGAGGACACGGAAGTTTCTCCCGCCCCTGCACATCTAAAGGCCGCGAAGGTCGCTGCGGTGAGAGATGAAGCTCCCGCCCTCGTCCTGGAGCGAAGGCTGCTATGAGCCCTGTGAGCCTTGCTGAAGCGCAAGCGGCAGCTTACGAGGGCTGTCCAACGGCGTTCGGTGACTTCGCAGGGAACGTCGATTGCTTTTCGGCTTGCAAAGTGACGTCGATGCGCAAAGCAGAAACCGAGAAGAAACAAATGGCCGCAGCAGCGGCTCGTCGCAAACCAGCCCCGATGTTGGATGACGATGACACGCTCTAAAGATCAAGCCTACTTTGATCTCATCGACACCGATCAGCACCTTGTTGTGCTGGTCGGTGAGTTGAATGAGCAGTGGACGTTGTTGGCTCAAAGCGAGCTAAAAAAAGCCAACGTCCCCTTTTCCTTTTCTCGTGGTCCGAGCTTAAAGAGGCGCGGGTTGCGAGCGAATGGCTACGTTTTCCCGTCCTTCAATTCTGGGACCAAGGGGAGCTTTCGACTGAGATTATCGGATTCAGCCAAGACCGCTACCGCAGGTTTGCCCACGCCTTTGCCAAGGTATAGGCCACAAGCCACCGAAATAATTCAAAAAAGATAGCCATTTAGTTTTCACAAAGAAATACCGATAATATGGTAGGTAGCTGGTCCAGTTATTGCAAATTTTTGGTCGGGCTTGGTTAAGGGAGTTTTTTCGTGGGTTTTATCACTGCTTTGGCTCGCACAGAATTTCGCAATGAGGTGTCTAAGCTCTTAACAAAGCGCATTAAAATGTTAAGCAGCTTGGCCAATCAATATCAAAAAATAATTGAACAAATTGATAGCTTGCAGGTTAGCGCGGCAGTTGTCGATCATACTCTCTTTGTAAAACGAATCATGGGGCTAGATGACGATTTTGCAAAAAGGAAGAGGCGTTTTTTGCCGAGTACCGTGCGTTGATTCAGGAGCAAAAGAAAACCTTAAAAAAAGTCGAGATGATTGAAGAACTTGATATGGCGGTCGCCGAGTGTAAAAACAAACTAAACCTCGCAATCTCGGTAGTGCGAAAGGATGCCACAACTTTATACAAACCTGCTCAAGCGGCTGGTGTGACAGGTGTCGCGCTTACGCGACTAGAATATTTGAAAGAGCTTACTTTGGAAAAAGAATTAGATATTTTCCACGAGATAATCAACGAAGATTGATGCTGATCTTCATCAAAAAAATTAAAAACTTAATCCCAAGGATTAGGCGACGTGAGATTTTTCGCGTTGAAGTGTTGACGGAGCCGTGATGAAGTTATTAAATCATTGAAAAAAGTGGACGCTTAATTATGGTTTTTTTGCAAAAAATCCAAGAAAAAATAAATGAAGTGCGGAGCAACGCTTTTCACCGTAGCAAGGCGCTCAACAAACTTTCCGAGTTGCAGCTACCAATCGCGAAAAATTTGTTTAAAATCACTCACTACCAAACTCCTAACGCCTACCTTCATTCGCTGAAAGAGCTTCGCGCTTGGAACGGCCAACTGCGTCGATTGCACCGCTCGAAAGGCAAAACGGGCACTTATTCGCAGCAAAGTTTTGTACAAAGCCCTGTGGACTGAGCCGTTAGGTGAGAAAGGGGACCGCATCGAATTGGCGGCACAAATCGTCAACGAAGGGTTTTCGCCTGTGATGATTGACGAAGGTAACCTGGAAAAGATGGTCGAAAAATTTATTCGCGATATCCTCGAACCCACACCAGGGCACACGTTCTCACCTAGCTAACCTTTTTGGGATAGCGTTTTTCCCAGAATTTGATCTCGCGTTGGATCGCTGGGTTTGAGCCCACAAACTTGGCTTCAAAATAGTTTTTGGACTGGGTAACGACCTCTAGTTCGGTATGAATCAAGCCTGAGTTGGGACTCCACCAGTTGAACTTGAACTTCTCAAACGGCGCTTGTCCTGCGATGCGCAGACCGAGCTTGGAGAAGCCGAGCACTTGCAGGATAACATTTTCTTTGGCTGAGGGTCCGATAGCGATCCCATCGGATTCCATCTCGTCCCAGACAAAGTATTCGGTTTTCTTCACGGCAAGGATCATCAGGCGTTTGAGAAACGACATCGACAAGATCTCCCAAGAAGTTCTTTGAAAAAATCTTTGTGGGAGATATAGTTGATTCATCATTCGATGGAGAGGTGGCCGAGTGGCTTAAGGCACGGCCTTGCTAAGGCCGCGACTGGGAAACTGGTCCGTGGGTTCAAATCCCACCCCTCCGCCACTAGCCTTAAAAGCCAGTAATTACAGCATGTTAAAGAGTTATTTGGGATAATCAGTTATCCGGGATTTCCGGGTAACTGACTCTTTGACGCGCAAAGGGTGAGCAAAGAAATTGAAACTGCCCACGCAAAGAGAAAAGTTAATTCATGCGATCATTTACCGAGAAAACGGCGTAAAGCCCCTGCCTTTAGGCATGGGGATATAAGCCGCGCCCAGCGAAGCTGAACCTTGAAAAGGTGCCGAAAATAGTGTAAACATCGCGATGCGATGTCAAAAAAAACTATTAAAATTCGCATAAAAGACGCTGCCACTGCCAAGCACCTGAAACAAATGGCACGAGCCGTCAATTATGTCTGGAATTTTTGTAATGAAACTTCTTTTTATGCCTTGCGAAACCATAGCCGGTGGCTCAACGCGCAAGACTTAGAAAAGCTCACAAAAGGTTCTAGCAAAGAATTAGGTCTTAACTCGACCACCATCCAAGAGGTCTGTCAGGAATACGCTCTCAGAAGACAAAAAAGCCAAAAAAGAAAACTGAGATGGCGTGGAAAAAAATCCCTTGGTTGGATACCTTTCAAGAAGACAGGGATCTCTTTTAAAAACGGCAAAGCCACCTACGCTGGTCACAAGTTTAAATTGTTTCAGCCGGAACGGTTGCCTGATGTAGCTCATGGAGCAGGTGAGTTTTGCGAAGACTCTCGCGGGAGATGGTATCTTTGTGTCTCCATAGACTACGAGGTACGAGCACCTAAAGTTCAAGGTGAGGTAGGCATAGATTTAGGATTGAAATCTGTAGCAACCCTATCAAACGGGGAAAAGGTGTCCAACGGACGCTACTACCGGAATGATGGAGCGCAAGCTCGCAAAGGCACAGAGAGGGAAAAAGAAAAGGCAAGCTAAAGGTATCTATGCCAAAATCAAAAATAAGCGCATGGACGATCTGCATAAGGCTACCACTAAGATTGCTGATGAAAATAAGGTGATTGTTGTCGGAAACTTTGGTGCAAAAAAACTTGCCAAAACAAGAATGGCTAAGTCCATCAATGATGCCGCGACAACGATGTTTAAGACAATGCTCAAATACAAAGCGAGTGCGCGTGGGCGTTGGTACGTGGAGGTCGATGAGGCCAACACAACGAGGACCTGTTCTTTCTGTGGAGTAATTCCAGAAAGCTCCCCCAAAGGGGTGAAAGGTCTCTCGATAAGAGAGTGGGTGTGCTGCGGCTGTGGAGCGATCCACGATAGAGATGTCAACGCAGCACTGAACATTCTCCGCATCGGGCGCGATGCGCTAACTTCTAAAGTGAGTTAGGAATCCCTGGCTTTAGCCATGGGGAGGGCGTCAATTTGTTTCAAACACAAAGAATTGCCGCAAATGGAAGCTATTCAAGCTGCTTGCATTCTTGGATTTCGAGCACTTCAAGGAAACAGGCCGAATAGTTACCGGGCTCGATTACTATGCTTGGCCGAATGGGCCAGTTCCAGTCGCACTTCACGACGAAATCCAGCAACCAAAGGCAGACTTAGCTGGTGCTGTTATGTTCACTCGTATTGACGATATCGATTGGGATGTACGTCCAAACGTCGATTTCAACGACAAGCTATTTTCACGACGAGAACTTAGGATCATGACACGTCTGGCCGATATTTTTAAGGAAGCCGACGACGCGACATTGATGATCGATAGTCACATGCCTAACGAACCCTGGGACCTGACTTATAGGCTCGGACAGAAATACCAGAAGATCGAATACAAGCTAGTTCTTAACAACCCTGGAGCGATTTCGGAAGATCATGCTGATGGGGTAGCTGCGGAAGATGCGGCAATGGAATGGATAACTGAGGACTCGGCTCTCTGAGTCTTGCAATGATAGCGTGACGGATTAGGTCCTAGTTTTTAGGATCGGTTGTGAATGAGATGTCATTCATTTTTTCTCGTTTTGGTTGATGCGTCACGGGGTCAACTTCAGTGGCAAAAAAATCGGAGACGTCTTCGCCTTGATTAAACCTTGCTTCGATGTCATGCGATTTTTTAACCAATTCTGAAAAGAAGTGGTCCCATGCTTGCTCCGCATTCATGTCTCGGTATTTTTCCTCAAACTTCTGCTTTAACACAGTCTCGCCATGAGCGAACGCTTGGTATTCTTCGTCATTTAATCCCAGGTAGTCTTGCAGCGAGACATTCGGTTTTTCTTGATGCCACATCTCAACGTATCTATCCAAATCCTCAATAGTGAGTTTCTTTGCTGCCGCGAAAGGTCCTCAGGGCCTAGTAAGGCCATACCATCCCATTCAGGAACGCCATCGACAATTTTAAAAGAGCGTAGATATTCAATGTCCTGTCGTAGCTTTTGAGCCTTTGGACCTAAAAGGTTGAAGGTCTTCAAGTCCACTTTTTTGGTGGTAATCCTTCAAACTTGATTATCAACGCAAAATTGCCCAAAACATCTAACTTTATGATCGGAGGAGCAGCATTCATAGTTTCACCGTCATCGTAAAGGTCAGCGGCTTCCAGATCTATATCCTGGTCTTCCCATCGCAGCGCACTCCCAAATATTTTAGCTTTTTTCAAAATACTTGGATCTTTCAATGCCATGAGGGATGGATGACTCAGTATTATTTTAGAAAAATCAACGATGCGAGCTTGGTTATCGCCGTCAAAATAAAGCATCATTTTCAAATCGTCGATCACCTTCAAGTGAATAACTCGTTTGACTGAAAATGTCGTTTCTGGAAATTTATGTGCCCTGTACCTATCCACAATCTCACTTAAATTGTTAGCCATGCTTTTTATCAATTTATTAAGTTCTATTTTTGTGTCAGAGGTAAATTTTTTTTCCATTTTTATAAATTATTTCTGGGTCTATAGAAAGCCCATTAGGCCAAGAAATGATGCAGTTTTCTTCAATAAATGCTTGCTTGCAAAAATCTAAGTTATCTTTGATTTTTGATTTACCATCAACCCATGTTTTTAAATTGACACAGCGCATCTCACCATCGGCGAACTCAACATACAAATTGAAAGCGTTGTCTACTAAAATATTTTTGATGATTGGAGTATGCATTTTAATATCATCCTTTAATAAGAATATAGTTTATATTTTCTAAAGTAGAGTCTAATTCTTCAAGGTAGGAAGACATTATATTTCTCACTTCAGCTTGAAAGTCGGCTTTGAATTTCTCGTGAAGGGCCTCATAGGCTATCTTGATGGAGCATTCAAAAAAATAGATTCACTCCACCCCCTCTCACGAGGGGTTTCTTTTCTGTAGTCCTCGACTATGCTGTAGTCCGAACAAATGTTTTCCAAAATATCGAGAACAACTTGATCGTAGTCCTCCCAGGAAACATCCGTCTTTTTCTCGTGACGATATACAAAGACGTACTGCCGCTTTCAGGATCAGTTTCTTCGACTAGGCGTGTGTCTACGCTCACCGCCTTCAGTTTTTCAAATACAAGCTCAAATAGTTCCTCACGCTCCACATGAGCAAGCATGTCGTACAACTCCTTATCCTCTTTGAGGGTTTTTTCCAGTAAGCGGCGAAATTGCTCATAAGGGATCGACATGGGTTACATACCTCGTCAAAGAATAACTTATCGGCATAAAGCCTGAAAAACTTTAGCAAAAATAGTGAAAAGGGAGCAGCGTAATAGCCTGTGGACACAGGAGAAAAAGCGGGAGTATGCCCCCTCATCAACGGCAAGAGGGGCTATACCTTGGAAATCAATCTTTTGGCCCATAAGATTGATTCTCCATATAGTACGCTGCGCGTGGAGCACAGAATATAAGTGCTCGGGTAGTGCTGCGTGAGGAGAGGTGGCCGAGTGGCTGAAGGCGCTCGCTTGGAAAGCGAGTTTACCCCAAAAGGGTAACGTGGGTTCAAATCCCACTCTCTCCGCACTCCCCCTGTGAAAGATTTTTTCAAGTCGCACACGGGGGATATATGCACGTCGAAGCCAAGCTCGTCCTTCCCAATTACAACTCTTACGCCCATAAGGTCGCTGAGGCTTACCTCGCTCGACCGAAGTTTGAAGCAGAGTATGTCGAAAGCTGGAAGGCTTTGATAGTCAATCTCAAGACCATGTACAAACGTCTGCAAAGTCAGTTCCAGTTTGAGTTCACGGAGATCGACCCTTACCGCAGCATGGAAGACATGCGGCAAGACGTGCAGCAAAACCGTGTCCTAAAGTTTATACAGGGCATTCTTCTCATCCGGTTTGGACCGAAGAAGAGAATCATATTTTTAGGGCTGTTCATGACGCTCTAGGTCACCTTGCAGGCTATAAAAAAGGTCGCGGGCACAGGTTTGATCTGGAGGTGAGCTAGGTGTCTACAATCGCCAGTTGAAAGTTGTGTCCCCTAAGGCGCACACGGCTCTTTTCACCGAGTTGGTCGGACAGGTGTGTACTGGTATCGTTAAGGGTGGGTTTCCGACACAAAAAGTCTGTAAGCTGCACGGGTTTGATTATGTCCAGGTGGGCCTGATCGACGAACAGGAGTATCTGAAAAACTTTCCTTCGTTCCAGCAGAAGGTCGCTGCAAAAATACAGAATCTCCTGCTAAGAGGGCTTTTCGATGTAGCGGCTTTTTCAAACAAGTTCTCGCGAAATACGTTGTCACATCAGACTTCAAAACGGTTGAGAAGAAATTCTTAGATCAGGGTATTGAGAAAGCTCAGGTCCAAGACTACCTTGATCGATTTAAAAAGCTGAGGGATCGCAACAAGCTCAAAGACGATGAAAAAAATATCGACCTTTGGGGTCTAGGTCTTTTAAAGAGTTTCAAGAAAGAGTGGAGGACTTAGAAAAGACCAAGACCGCAACGGAGAAGAAAAAAGGCAAGGTTGATCTCCGGGAAAAAATTCCTGGAGCAATCTTTATTACAGCGAACGACGAGTGGACAGTTTATCAGATCACCACGAACGAAGCGTCTTCTAAGTTAGGTCAAGGGACCGAGTGGTGCATCAAGCATGAAAGTAGTCATTATTGGCAAGAGTATAGCCGCAAAAACAATATTTATTTTCTGATCTCAAAGACCAGAGACTCGAAAGACCCCTGGTTTAAGATCGCTCTTCTCAAGGATATGCAAGGTCAAGTGACTGTTTGGGATAGCCTAGATCAAAAGCATTCTTCTCTTCCAGACGATTTGAAAATACCTTCGTTTGAGATGGAAGTATTCACCTTCAAATGGCAGGCAGACGAGAAGGGTAATGTGAACGCTTCGGGTCTAGGGTTGACGTCTCTGTCGGAGCACCGGATATCGTCACGGGTGATTTTTATTGCAGTGACAACAAACTCCTTTCTCTCGACGGAGGACCAAGAGAGGTGGGCGGCATTTTTAAATGTGCTCGCAATAGACTGACGTCTTTGAAAGGTGGTCCCAAGAAAGTTGGTCAACATTTTGATTGCGGTCAAAATGCGCTGGTGTCTCTGCAAGGAGCACCGGAAAGAATTGACGGATTTTTTATTTGCAGCGGAAACAAACTTCAGTCTTTAGTTGCCGGACCCAAGAAGGTTCATCTTTATTTCGAATGCCGAATGAATGATCTCAAAACTCTTGAGGGAGCACCAGAATTTGTCGGGCAATCATTCGATTGTACTACAAATAAAATAGAATCATTGAAAGGATCTCCTAAGGAAGTCGGTGGCAGTTTTTATTGCACCTGGAACAATCTGATGTCGCTTGAGGGAGCACCCAAGATAGTCCGTAAAGACTTTTTGTGCGGAGAAAACTCAAAAAAATTCACGGAAGAAGAAGTTCGAGCCGTGTGCAAGGTTGGGGGTAAGGTGAATGTATAGTTTCTTCAGAAAAGTGGCAGAAAAATATACCTGTACCAGTTCAACAGATGGATTTTTGTTGTCGCGTTCTGTTGAAACTAAAGTTTGCAAGGAATCGCAAGAAGCAGTGTAGTATTTTACGATAATCCCTTTAAGAGGCACTATCGAGAAATAGTCCACGTTGCACAAACCCCTTGGCGCGGTATGCTCGGAGCTAAGATCACGAGAGAACAACGGGGCATACCATGGCGCAAGATGCGCTTTTGACGCAATTTGACGGTTTGCAGTCGATCATGGATATCAACAAGGTTCTGGACGATGCCGCCCACAACCAAGGGCTTGTCTACAGCACGATGGACCCGTCCATGCGAGTCAATGGAGCGATTTCGAGCGGTCTTTTATCCTTAGACCTCATTATGGGTGGAGGCTTTGCTCCAGGCCGTATGTCGTCGCTCGTAGGTCCGACAGGTGCGGGTAAGAGCACGTTTCTTTTCCATACCATTAAAGAAGCGATCGCCCGTCAGACCTTAGTGGTAGCTAATGACCACGAGTCGTCATTCGACCCGACTTATCTGCAAAATATCGGGCTTGATCTGAATAAACTGTGTGGGTTCCGCAATAAAAAGGGCACCTGGGAAGTGACTCCTCAGCTTCGTTATGCCATTGGCACTACGGCTGAGAGTACATTTCGGTATATGAACAGCATTCTCAAAAAGCTGCCCGATAAAATCCAACTTTGGGACGATAAAGAAAGCTGCTACCGCTACTTCTTGATTGCGAACGAGTATGAGTACAAGCCGACCTGGAGACACATTAACGAAGGTTTGAAAGAAGCTCGTGGTCGAAGCGGAAAACTTCGCTCCCCAGATGCTTTTTATCACCGACTCGCTTAAAGCGATGCTCCCCGAAGCGCGTGATGAAGAGCCCGAGAAAGAGCCTGTTGCCATTCAAGCCCGCTGCTTTGCCGCGCATTTCCCGCTGGTAAAGTCTTACATCGGACGCAAAAATTGCGCGTGGCTTGTCACCAACCACTTGACGATCAACCCCATGGCGATGTTTCAGAATCCCGAAAGTGAGCCAGGGGGATCTTCCGTTCAATTTTATCCCGACTTCAAATTGCGCATCGAAGCCAAGCGTAGTCAATCCAAGATGATTACGGAAAAGACGGTCGATGGGCATGGCGAAGACCGCTATTTCATCGGCACCGCCAAAATCCAGAAAAACAAATTTGGTCCGAGCTTCCGCAATATGGAATATCGTCTCTGGCTTGACTCCGCAGGCACACCAGGGATGGGCATCGACCCCGTATACGATACCTTCATGTTTCTGAAGCACTGCGGTCTCATGCAAGAGAAGATGGGCAACACTATGCACATCTCGCTCTCAGGATTCGAGGGTGACATCACTTGGCAAAAGTTCAAAGCTATGATTTTAAGTGATGAGCAGGGGACAAAACTCCGAAACGCTGGGTTTGAGTTAATCCGCCAAGGCAAAGCCCAAGAGCTTTATTATGAGTATTTGAAGAACAATCCCGACACCAAGCCGAGCAAGAGCAGTAAGGCGAGTAAGGGCAGAGTTTCTATCGATGATGAGGATGATACTGCCTCTGAGGTCACCATTTAGTGCGCACACTATGGCTTCACCTGGAAAACGACAGGGCTCAACACGGAGTATACTAACGTGTTGGGTCTTTCTTATTGGCCTGAAGTTCGCACAGGAGAGGTGTGTTCTCAAGGCCCACGGCATCTCTCGGTGCAACCTCTCCTGCACGAGGAGGATCTTGCCTGGGGACATCATTCCTCGATTCTGTCGTCAACCACTTCAACCGTGGTCTCGGCCTGATAGTTCTGAGCGTCTCGCGGTATGTAGCATCAAAGACAAATCCCTCTTCGCTTACGAGCGCAGTGCTTTGACGTATCTGCTCGATCCTCCTGCGAGACGAGATCCTTTAAATTGGCTTTTAGACAAAAACCAGGCTTTCTCCGCGCACGGTCTTAGCCTCACTAGCAGAAGATCTTTTGACTATAAGCAGTGAGGGTCACCACCATCGGTGGACCTTGGCGAGTTATAACGGGTCTTTTTTGTCTGGGCGTATTTGTGGCTTGGATCAAGCGTGTTTTAGGTAATGAGTCGCAAGCCTACCTCGACGCCTTCAACCGTTTTTATACGCTCGACACACTTTCCCTCGTGCGTTGGGCGCAATATCAAGGTCGGCTCGAAACTCACGGAGCCTCATTAAAGTCAGTGGCATCTGCTCTAGGCGTCAGCTACACTCTAACCCAGAAACCATGAGTTTATCGGAATTGCTTGCAACACGGGACGTGGCAGGCGCTTTTGCTTTCTGGGAACAACTATGAGCACTTATCAAAAGCCGAGAGTCTCTCGCAGTGAAATACCGTCCGAGGATCTTGCCTGAGCTTATCGGCCAAGACCTCTTGGTGCAGACCCTGACTGGTCATTTTAAAAGCGGCACGTTACCCAGGGTCGTTGCTTATCACCGGGGCAACGGGCTGCGGTAAAACCACTGTCGCTCGGATTCTCGCGCATTACGTCAACTGTGAAAATTTCAACTTCGAAAATAACATCCCTTGCTTTGCCTGCGGCTATTGCCAAGCGGTAGCAAGTGGACGCTATCCCGACTGGCGACGAGATGAACTTTTCGGATGACCGGGGATTGACGCGGTAAGGGCAGTCATCCAAGCGGCAGAGTATGCGAGTAACTGCAACGCCCGCGTCTTTATCCTAGATGAAATCCAAAGTGCGACCAAAGCGGCCCAAAACGCTTTGCTTAAACTTCCGAAGAGCCGCCTGAGGGCGTCTATCTTATCCTTTTAACCACCGACCCCCAGCGTCTTTTACCGACGCTTAAAAACCGTTGCTTACCTCTTGCCGTTGAGCGGGTAAAGGAAGAAGACCTTGCGCAACATCTCTTCCGTGTCACGAAAAGAGAGGGCAAGCAAAACCTTTTTGAAGGTCTCAATGAAACGGTGGAAGTGACGGATGCACAGGGCGAAAAGACCACGCACCTCTACACCATCTATAAATCCATTGCGAAATATGCCTACCGGTTGTGGCTGGGCCCTGTCTTACCTGGACCGGGTGATTGCTGCCGTCGAGGGTGGGCAAAAGGCCGAGGAATTGGTGCAATCCCGACCGGCTTGCCTCGATCATTGGGGACCTGTCCGACTCCCTACGGTATGAGGCAGACTTCGCAAGATTTCTTATTTCTGGAGTCTATTCAGGTAGATACGCTGAAGCCCTGGCGCAAGCCCTGAACCTCTTGCGGGTTCAGTCCACAAGCCTCAAGTCCTTAATTGAAAAGGCTTTTGATTATCATTTACAAACGATGTATCTTTTTATTGACCCTAATGAAAAATACAGCGAGCTTTTTGATCCATTCTATAGTAATTGGAAGGGTTCATTAGTCGATTGGGGCCGCCAGCCCTCTATGCCTCTCAAGTTGACGTACCAAGCTGCGACTGAGCTAACGAAGCTGTTTCTTGCTCTTGTGACGGATCTCGGCACCTATGCCCACGATGATCGACGCCTACTTCTTACCTATATTATTAAAATGGTTGACTCAGTGCGAGAACATCAGGCGGATGCCTACACCTTAAGAAGTCCGTTCCATAAGCGGTACAATTTGCTTCGAGAAGAATGATGTCCTTTTTGAGCATCTAAAAGAAAAATATCAACTCGTCACGGCTTTGCCGCAGTTGACTTCTTCGACCATAATCTCGATAGCGTGTCGGAAAACGGGAAAAATGTATGCAGATGTCTTTCAAAATCAGGGCGTCCTGCTCAAGCAGGTTCGACCAGGAGTTACCCTGAGACTTTATGATTCAGCAGTGGCGCTCTTAGACGAACGCGAAAATGCAGTAAAACCGATAGCATTTGTGTCGATTTTTGAGCGGAAAGAGCACTTGGGTCGAGCGTCCTGCGTGGAAAATTACCTTTGGAAAGATCAAGAAAGCGATCTGGCAGGGATTCGTCTCGAAGGACTGACCATTCCTCAGTATACGTTTTTCTTTTTAATCGAGGAGTTCTCAGCGGTCATCAGTGACCAAAAGCACACCGCAGAGGGTGCGCGTTGGTGGAAACGTCAAGTGGGTCTTGCTTTGGCACGGGGATTCGATGTTTTTGCTGAAAACGAGTTTGGGACAGTTAAAAAATCGAGTCTGAAGATCATTTTAAAAAAATCTTTGATCTTCTTTGGGGAGCTTCTGCCAAAGTTCCAAATGCGCCTTTCTTGTGATCGCAAAGCCTGGGTATTATACTTATGATTAAGTTTATCAGTTTTAGTTTTTCAGGTGACAAATTCTACCAGCAGAAGACGACGATCCCCCTTGGGGACGCCTGGGCTCACGCTTTTTCGCGGAACGAACTACGACGCCGTGGCTAAGGACGACAACGATCCGATGAACACGCCCAGCAACGGCACGGGCAAGACACGGCTTGGTCAGATTTTTAGAAGGTTTTATTTACGGCAAAACCGCTCGGGGGCCGTTTAAGAAAATGGTCACCCCTGCTTTTCAAGGCACACTTGAGTTTGAAGACCTGCGCACCAAAACCCTTTGGTCTTTTTCACTCAAGGAGGGTGACTGGGAAGTTAAAAAGAACGGGTCCGTGCTGGAAGCGATCTCGCACAAAAGTTCCGACGTGCAAGGTTTTTGCAGCAAACGATCGGCATCTCACGGGAGGAGTGGTCGTACTTTGTCCAGATTGATGGCGACTCCCTAAGGACTCTTATTAAGGGAAAGCCTGCCGAAAGGCGAGCGTACTTAGAAGAATTTTTTAATATCGATGCCTACTACCTTCAACAGTTAGAAAACTACAAACAAAAAGTCCGTGATGTCGAACAGGATATCCGGTTAGTCGAGCAAGATCAGGTGCGTCTCTTGGAGGTAGAGTCGGCCCTGGAAAAGTTGCCAGGGTCTTTGTGGCTTGAGCGGCAAGTGGAGTTTTCTCGGGAAATCTCTCAGTTCCTTCAGTCGCAGCAGGACACCTATACAAAAGAAGCGGAAAGCTCCGCAACCAAGTGGGCACTTGGTCGGAGTACCATAAGCTCCTGGTCAAGTATGAGGACTTCGATCTTTTAAAAGAAGAGGACAAGCAAAAGCTCGAAGAGAGTCAGCTTCAGGAGTTGCGTGGAAAAGTAGACCAACAACATAAGCTGCGCCTTTTTGTCACTCGTCAGCTTACTCCGCACAAAAGCAGACAACCGAAAAACCTGCCGGAAAAACCGGATTTCCTAGAACCGACCCCGCAAAGCCTTGCCGAGAAAAAGCACCTGCTTGCCCAGATGAATGAAAAAATGGCGGTCAAGCAAACGCTCCGCGACTTGTTAGGAAAGCTCCCCGAACTTCCTGAAGGGGTCACGGTCGAAAGTGTTGAGTCCGAGCGGCTCAAGCTGCAAGGTGATCGCGTCGAGTGGGAGCATCGCTCTCGATTTTAGAAAAGACCCATGGCAAAGGCGAGTGTCCGACCTGCGGTCAAGATCTCCCAGAACAGATCAAAACAGAAAGTCCTGAAAAGGCAAAAGCGAAAAATTGCGGCTCTCAAAGCCGAGATGTTGCGACTGAACGCTCTTTCCGTGACACTCAAAGACCATGCGAAGAAAGAGCAAGAGATTGCCTTTCAGAAAAAGCGTCTCGACGAATTTCCTGTCTTTGGTCTGACTCTACCGCAGGTAGAAGAGCGAGTTGGAGACTTTGGAAAAAGAAAGTCTCGCCTGGAACCTTTATCGTAAGAGAACCGACGAGAATCAAGAATGGCTCACTCGCGACAAAGAGCTTGAGGCAGAGGCCAGGGCTCTAGGTTATCCAGGGCTTTTAGAAGAGAAGTTTGAGGTCGCAGTTCAAGCCCTGAGCCAATCGGTGAAAGAGCGAGCTTTGGCCTTGAAAGAGGCCGCTGAGTTGAAACGCCTGATAGATCTTGTGATGGCTCTTCCCCCTCTGAGAGAACTGGAAGCAAGGCTTCAAGAGTTGCAGGCGGAAATCCTACCCGAGCTTAAAGCCAAGATTGAGGAAACCGCACAGATTCGCGGAACCTACACTTTTCAGCTTAAGCAAAGGCGGGAGCTTCTGGAGTCCCGTGAGGATTTGAAAAAACGGGTCGAGCCTTACGAGGCATTGAAAAACTCAGCCGCAAGCTAGAAGTCGCTGCTGACTTTTACTCCCCCTCGGGCTTTAAGCTCTACGAGCTAAAGCAGAGATGTCGCCTTTTGGTGGAGCGAGCCAACTACTGGTCGCAAATCTTTTCCAAGAACCCTACCAGTGGTCCCTCAGCGAAGACCTTGACGACTTGAATCTTTTTGTCACACCGACTAATCTCAAGAAAGAAGATCCGTATCCTGTAGCCTTGTTGAGTGCGGGTGAACGCAACCGAGCGGCTCGTGTGCTTCTGTTTGCACAGTTGGAGTTGATTCCCCCGACTAAAAAACGAACCTTTTATTTTTAGATGAGATCGAAGCAAACCTCGATGAAGCGGGGATGAAAGCCTTTACCGATGTGGCTATACCAAAGCTGAAGGAGACATTCCCTGACCGTTCCATCGTGATTGTCAGCCATTTGAAGGGTCTGAAAAATTCAGGCCATTTAGATCACCTCTGGTTGGCGGAGCGCAGAGAACGAAAAACGAAGTTGACGCCCTATCCTTGGTATCACCGCAAGTTGTCAGTAGGAGAAGCCTGTGCCAAGTAATCCAACTGTCGAAATCTTTGGTCTGTCTTTCCACAGTCCTCTTCTTATCAAAATGCTTGTACCGTCCACTTACCATGCGGTGTACATCTCACACGATTGGGGTGGGTCAAACTTTCGCAAAAACTTGGACCCCACGGTTAAGCAAGCATTTTCCTGTAGCAAGACGCTTATTTTGCTTGCAGGCAATTTGACAGTCCTCCAGCAATTTTTGCGCGAATATCCTGACTGCGAGCGTTTCAAGGTTTTGCTGTTTGATTTCCCAGGCGTCATGGTACCTTTTGAAGACCCGTTGATTGAATGGCTCGACTGCGACCACCAAGCAGGTGGAGCATGGCAAACGGCCAAAATCAAAATGGAACGCTTTGCGACGGATCTCGAAAACCTTTCGCCTTTGTCGGCTCAAGGCAAAGACTTGATAGGGCGTATGAAACGCTTTTGCCCGCGTGAAAGTCGCGTCAGCGAGATCGAGGCTTTTACCGAAATGTTTGCTGAGGGTCTGCCTAAGGACTACCGAGATCTTTATCCTCGTCCACACAGGACGTGGCAAAAGTGCAAGAGCCAGAAATTGATATCGACTGGAAGTCTCAGACTTTCAGGCAAGTCCTTTCTGAGGTGCTCAGGCAATTTGATGATTCTCATCTAAAGCAGGTCATCCTCAACCTCGCGTTGACGTATCAAGTGGGCAAAATTTCTAAACGAGAATTTACATCAAATTGTAACAAAGCATTGGGAACTAGAGAACATTTAAAGAAATTAACAGTGGTTATTAAGAAGTGGATGGACGACAAAAAGCTCGGACGCGCCCTCTACTTGCGCTACCTAGATTATTTAGCAAACATCGGGAAAAGAGGGTGGCAAACCATTCTGAATGAGGGGAAAATCGGTGTGGCAGAAGAGGATCTTCTCATTTTGATCGCCTTTCAGCCGCGAAGCCCAGACATACTTTCTCAGTACCAAGATCAGTTGAAAGCCGTAGAGCAGCTAGAACCAGATGCTAATCCGACAACGGTGCATCACCCTGACCCGCCAGACTTAAAAACTCTTTTTAGCCCAGAGAGGTTCACATGAGCGGAGTATCCGAGTTGGTTCTTATGATTATTAAGCGGCTTGTGGATAACCCAGACGCAGTGCATGTGAACGAAGTCGATGGGGAGATGTCAAAAATCATCGAGGTCACCGTGGACCCAGATGATGTAGGGAAAGTCATCGGCAGACAAGGACGCACGGCAGACGCGATCCGCACCATCGTCTACGCGATTGCAGGTAAAGAGAAAAAACGCACGGTTTTGCAGATTTTGGATTGATTTGGCGAACGCGCCGTAAATCCCCGATTTTCAGGGCGGGGGTCTCACCGATAACATATCAATTTGATTTGAAAAAAATGGTGTTATGTTTTTCTTCGTTTTTGCCGATATAACGTTGGTTGGGGGTGAGTCATAACCCATGAGTTTTTTGCCACAAATTGATAACCTAGTTCATGCCATGGCAAACGTGCCGCAGCGGGTATATCGCTTGCCTTTACCTCAGGGCATAAAGTTCAATGTCCTTCAGCCTGGGGATAAACGTCACCCTCACGCGGAACGCATCAAGGTGTTCAAAGGTAGCCCTGAAACAGGGCCAAACTTTTCGATCATGCTGCGAGATTTTCGTGTTGTGGGAGACGTTTTTCTTAACTCATCTGAACTGAAAATGATCGTAGAGCATGTGAAAAAGTACCAACATGCATACCTCAAGATGTGGTATGACGACGGCATGGATATTGATGATCTTCGGACTGAGATGGATGCGATTGACCGCAAGGAGCCATAGTGGTTTTCTCGCATTTCAAAGTGGACCCTCAAGCATTCTTGAACAGCATTGACGAGATGCTGCAAGTTCATGCCTGCACACGCTACGACCGTGTGGACACCAGTCAGGCAAGTGCGGAGATGCGAAAGACGTTTGCCCGTTGGCATTACCATACTGATCAGGAGTTGCGGTTATGTCTAGCGGCTTCGGAAAAAGACCCGCCTACATTTCATTTTGAGGGGATTTCCGTCACCGTTGGTCCGGGCGACTTGCTAGTGATACCTGCCAATTGCACCCATGCTTTTGAAGGCTCGGGGAGTTCTTACGGCTTTTCTCCGAGGACACCGACTGGACTCCCTTTTTCCCGATTTAATCGCCTTTATTTTTGAAGACCCTGTATTTCAAACTTCTAAAAATTTCTATAAAAATATCACAAAGTATTGTTTTTACTGGCAAAAAATGTCTTGCGAGGACGAGTCCTTGTGTGATACTTCGGGCTGGCCCCATAAGCGAGGACTTCATGTTTTCAACGGTAGTGATTATCGGCTCGATAACGACCGCTCTAAGAGCGGTCAAACTGCACCCGACTTGTGGCCCTTGGTTCGCTTTTTTAAAAAGCCACGGTGTCTCTGAAGTAAAAGTCTTGGTGGGAGACGCTTTCAGCACGGGCAATTTCCCCGATATCGGATTGCCTGCTTGTTGTAGAAGTGCCCTCAGAGAAAGAGCCTCGAAAGAAATTCGTCGAAGAAATAAAGCGAATCTATAAAGAAAAAACTCTCCCCATTTTGTCGGGCTCTCAAAAAATATCGAAAAGGAATTTGTCAAAATGGCGTTCGGCGATAGCCTCGACCTGCTCGCGGATGAAAATATCCAAACAGCTACAAAATGCACGTTCATTCTGGCTCGTTTTTTCAAAAGAGTGAGGTTTTTTCGACCGGAGCTTTCCGAGAGAAAGTTAAAAGTCTGACGGGTAAAGAGTGGGAACCTTCCAGTTGTGCCGCGACATTTAATAATTTCGTGAAAAGAGGCATCCTGAAAAATGTCGGAAAAGGCAAATACTACTTTCTAGGTTTAGAGGCGAGGTCGTTTGAGAAGCTAAAAAATTTGGGATTTGACGTCGCCGATGACATGCGCCTTTTTGAAGAGAAAACGAAAAATCTGAAGAGAAGACATCAAAATCGGAGTCAAAACCCAAAGCTGGTTTGACTCAGGAAGACCTCTCTAAAGTAATCGATAGTCTCAAAGAATATTTGCACGAAGAAGTGCAAAGAATTTTGATAACAACGAAAATAAATGAACGTCTTTTGCGAATCGCTCCAAATGATTTGAAACGGGCAGAGGCAGTTCTCGATTTATTTGTGAGCCAGTCTAAAGTTGAGTAGTCGTCAGCATTTTGTTTTTAATAAAGAGCGCATCTTAGAGCTTTTGCAGCGAGCGAATATCAGTAGACTCGTTCTTGAGTATCACGGGAAAAAAGGCGGAGGCGAGGTCGATGCCTTTTATTTCTACGATGCTCACGGTGCATTATTAGAGTCACCCCCGCCAGAAATCTCAGGGGTTGATATCCTGATTTATCGTCCAAGAAAGCCCGAACCCGTGCCCTGGCCGATCGGTCTGGCCGTCTATGAGTGGGTGTACGATTTTTTGGATTTCAAGATCGCCTCTTGGGTCTGGGGATCTCGCGGCACCGTGGAATTTAACATCCCGCAGCAGTGCGTGATTTATTATCATAGCACCAGGAAAGGATCGCCTGTATTCGGCAATTTTTAGCTCATGTATAATTTATCGTCTTCGGGCGTAAAACCCTGTCCTTTAGGGCAGGGATATAAGCCCGTTTTTAAACTTGCTAAAAACCACTAAATATCCTATAATATTAGAATGATATTGAGCTATGAAGAAATCTTAAACCTCAACTCTTTGGAAAAGAAAATTCTTTCTGAAGCCTCACACATTTCCAAATGCCTCTATAACTACACACTGTACAATCAACGTCAGTTTTTTCGAGAAACAGAGGGCAAGTACCTCAATAAGTATAAAATCTACTCCCAAGTCAGAGATCAAAATCCTAAGCTATACTACAAGCTCAATTCTTGGGTTTCCCAGGCTATTATTTACCGCGTAGACAGAGACTACCAAAGTTTTTTCAAACACCTAAAAGTCGCAAAACCTGACGAGAAAATAAGACCACCGCAATATAAGAAAAACGGTCTTTTCGAGGTAGAGTTTGGTGGACCGTCTCCTCTGTTGAAAATGGTCAAGTGAGAGTCAGCCTTTCAAAATATTTGAGAAATAGGTATGGGGTGAAGTTTCTCCATTTCCAGATTCCCTCGTATCTTAAAGACCAGAGTATCGATCTCGTAATTCTAAAACCTCAGTCTCACGGGCAATTCAAAATCAAGTTTTGCTATGAAGTTGAGGAACAACCTAAGGTCGAGACTTCTAAGGTTCTAGGTATAGACCTTGGCACCAATAACCTTGCAGCTTGCGTGTCTTCAGACGGTGACGCCTTTCTTTTCTCAGGAAAAAAGCTCAAATCGCAAAACCAGTTCTACAATAAAAAGTCTGCTGAATTTCAATCCCAGATCGACCTTGAAAAACATAACCTTAAAAATGAAGCTCAAGCAGCAGAAAATATCTCTCACCAAGAAAAGGTCGAGGAGAATTAAAGACACGCTGCATAAGGTCTCAAGTAACATCATCTCTTACTGCTTGAGTAACGACATATCTAAGATCGTTATCGGAAAAAACATCGGTTGGAAAAATGAAGTCAATCTCGGAAGAATTAACAACCAGAATTTTGTGCAAATTCCTCACGCTAAGTTAATTTTTTCTCTTGCAGTACAAAGCAGAGAAACATGGCCTCACCGTCGAGACTATCGAAGAATCCTACACCTCAAAAACTGATTCTTTGGCCTTAGAGCCTATCTCTCGACAAGAAAAATATCTGGGAAAACGAGTAAAACGAGGTCTTTTTCAGTCCTCTCTCGGAAAGCTCGTGAACGCAGATATCAATGGAGCCATCAATATTCTGAGAAAAAGTATAGGTGATGCTTTTGTCAAAGAGCTAACTTGTAGGGGCTGCGTCTTCCAGCCTTGGTATTTCGCTGGGTTTAAAACCTAGTGAATCCACAAGCCTACCCCTTTAGGGGTAGGTAGTTGACTCTTCCTGCGAAGCAACGCCAGTCTTCTGCGAGCTTTTGGGGAAGGGCAGATGTCCTTTTCAGACCTAGCGAAAATCCTAAGCTGACGATATACTTAGCTTAATCCAAAATTGACAAAAATTATAAAATGTGGTTTTATAACTTCTCTCTCACAGAGGAGTTTTTTGTGCATTTGGAAGCTGTCGCTCCGATGAGGCGTATTCAGTACCATAAAGTTTGGCAAGCAGATGCCCAAACGGACTATGTGCAGATACGTTACTTTGCTTGTCGCCAAACCCCTTGGTCGATCATGTCCATACTGCGAAGCTGAAGAAAAACATGGGCTACCCTTCTTTCGCTTTTAAAGCACAAATTCAACCAACTTTGGGCTACATGATAATAACTATAAAGACGTACATAGAGAGAAACATTTAGTGGGCTGCGTGGTATCTTTTGGCCAGACAAAAAGAAAAGCGGCTATCAAAAAACAAATCATGCAATTTCTTAAAGAGCAGATTGCTGAATATGGAACCACCCCTGAGATATTATTCGGGGAATCCTATCCAGAAGGAGGAGATACCTTGAAACGCGCAGAAATGTTTGTAGCAAAGGCGTATCCAAACACGATTTAACGGTGGTTGAAATGAAAATCACGGTATGGACGCGCAACCGCGTCCGAACAACACTAGATGAAACACAAGTTGTCAGCCAAGTGCGGCATCTAACCGCCGGAGAGACCTGGGTTTCCGTCACCCTTCGCGATGGTCGAAACCTTCAGCTTAAAGACCCTGTGCTCTGGGGTTGAGTGTCTCGATCACGACACGCGGGAAAAAAGAAAAAAAACCACGAATTTTCTGCAAAAACTGGCTGATTAAGTTATGTCTAAAATTCCCCACGCAAATATTCATCCCGACCGCTTGATAAAGCCAAGCGGAGTGCATTCGTTTTATCTCGGTCAAGAAGGTGATCCCCTCGTGCAAATTTTCGATTCGTTTTGCATGATGCATCAAGTCACATTCTCTCATGGAGTTAGGTCGATTCTCGAAGACTTTTTCCGAGAAAAAAGCTGATCGACCCGCATGGAATCTAACAGATCATTACAGTGTCTATAGAGCCCAGGCGGAAAAAGAGCGAGCCCGACAGAAAGAAATCTTAGAAAACGGCTTTCTTTTGAAGCCTAAGAGAAATCGGAAAAAAAGGTCATGACGCAACGCATCATTCTTCACACGGCAGACTTGCACATCGGGAAAAAACCGCAAATACGGTGACTATCTCGAACAGCAACAATCTATGCTCGAAGGTATCCCTTCGCATCACAGAAGATACTCTGCGCGAGCATCAAGCGAGTGAAGTGTGGTTGATTGTTGCAGGCGATATTTTTGATCGTAATGAAGACACGCTGCGTGAAGAGTTTGTCCTCTTCATGAGTCATTTTCTCTTTCCGCTTCTAACCCTCAAAGAAAAGTATGCGAACTTTTCTTATTACATCATTGACGGAAACCATGACCGTCAGCCGTATATCGAACACCCCTCGGTCCTATCAGCGTTCAAACCGTTGACGCCTTTTCTCAGTGTGCGTGAGCCGCTGTTCTTTCAAAAAGAGCGTCTCCTGCTCGTGCCCTTTGGGGGATACTCCGAGGCGTCTTTTAAAGAGCTTTTAAAAAAGTATCCCGTGTGAGTTTATCGTGGCTCACGAGTGTCTCTCGCGTATGGTCACCGACACGGGCTGGACGCCCCCTCGTGACCAGGACCACGGCTATATTGAAATCAATAACGTCGTGACCCCTGAGATCGCGGGTGTCTTCCTGGGGGACATTCACAAGTGCCAAGCCTTGGACGATGCTCAACGGGTGTGGTACTCCGGTTCGCCCACGACTCTCGACCACGGGCACAAGCTCCCTAAAGGCGTTTTGCGGCACGTCTATAAGCAAGTCGTAGCGATGGCCGTTGGGTCCAGGACAGACTCCCCGAGCTAGTGCCCCTCGAAGACTCGCGCATCAAACAGCACTTTCAGCTTGGTAGGATTCTATCTCCTGAACAAGTCCCGCTAGGTCACATCACCGACCTCTACCGCAAGCATTATGTGCCAAATGACCATTGCACCAGAGGTCTATCAAGTGCTGGACACTCAGTTTCCCGAATTTTTCACCTCAACCCTTATCAACTGGGAGTTTGATCGTGGGGTCGAGGGGAGTTCGGTGTCCTCGGAGGTTCAGACGACTGAAGAGCCTACCGTTTCTCTCGAAGATTACTATAAGCCTTTGATCGAGCAATGGCTCACGGACAATGCAGAACATTTAGCCACCGACGAGCGGGCTGATTGTTTGGACATGCTGCTCACAGATTTCCGCTCGCGCTCATAAAGGAGAGGTATGTTTAAGGAAGCCGTTGAGAAAGCGACCAGCCTTGAAAATTTGAGCGCCTTTGCCCAGGCGCTCGAAAAGTTTTTAGTCGAGGCGCAGCTAGGTCTGCTCAAGGAAAATCCGGCGAAGAGCCTCACGGCCCTGGTCAAAACGCAAGTGCTAGACCCGGCTCTCGATGCACTCAAGACCACAAGCAGCAAACCTGCACAGACCCTCTACGATGCTTATGCTGATGTGGCGCACTTTGGGACAGGGTGTGCGCAAGCTGCTCAAGACGCAGGCTGCGAAGCCACCGACCTCGCGTGGCTCTTAGCAAAAGCTCCGGCAGTAGCCCCAGAGAGCCTCAAAATTTCGGGAGCTTTGAAAAAGAGGCGCAGCAAGAAAAAATAGTCAGTAGTTTCACGTGAAACATTACTTTGTATAATAAAAACAAATATTTACTGTTTTGCCTATTTTGGGGACCCTTGAGGTTTTTGGTTTAAGTGCCGATACTTACCTAGAGGAAGCACAATGGATTCCAATCAGCGCATCAAAGCAAAATACATAGTCACCTCTGCCCCAAGGCAGGTAGACCGGCTTGAGCATGATTTAGTACACCCAGAAAAAAACAGAGAAGCTGCAAAATGGCTTAAATCTAAAACAGCGGAGATCCTTTATCAGGACGCCAAAGGTAGCTTAAATCTTTACGATACCTCGATAGTCTTTTGGAAGCCAATACGGAAGCTCCAATATCATTTTTTCTTAATTTCCGTCCTCTGCATAAGGGTATCCTGTTAGAACAAATATGGAAAAGAGATAGTGCCAAAGTTTGCGCATCAATGGCTTGCCGTTAGGTGTCTACTGCTTGTTTGAAGAATTGCTGCCTCGGTATGGGATTGTTGTTCTTGGTGAAGAAAACACTCCCGAAGGCGAAAAAATGGACCAAGAGCCGCACAGAAGAAGCATTAAAAAGAGGTTTGTTTGTGTATTTGACAAATGAGCATGGAACCCTTTTCGAGGCGAAAACTTGGAACGAAGTTAAAAAAAGAGAAACTCTTTTGTGGGGCAAGAAAGACGCTAAGTTTTTAAGCCGTACAATTATTATTAGTATGATGTCATTGGATTAAGAGGAATGTTTTTTAAAAAAAATTAAACGCCAATATCGCATTTTCGCAATGGCCTACAATCGAGACCGTTGGGCTGATCTCATGCGCTCACGGCTCAACGGTGCTTTTGATGAATTTGTGTGCGACCAATATGCAAAAGTCTTGGCGTATGACCACTCTTGGGATGCAGAGATAGGGCGTCTCTTCAAAAAATCTCGGAGATGTTCGATCCCAAGAAGGTGAAGACAAAATCACGCTTCGACCGCAACCGCGCTTTCCAAGAGGCGTACCAGGATTTCGTGCATACCTGCACCATCGTCACGGGCAAAAATAAAATTCTCGACAAAGCAGGATCAGAGTTTTTGGTGTGGGCAAAAAAGTTGAGAGCGGTCGATGCTAGTTGGGATGAGGAACAGCTTGCTCGTGAGATGCTTAAAAAATATGCACCTGACCTTTTACATCTCATCAAATAAGGGGCCTATGTGAAGTCTTGTCTCCTCTCAGACCGATTGTATGTGCCCGTTGAATACGTCAGCGACCGGGCTTTATCGCAATTTGTCTATAGTCTGGAAAATGACGAGGACGAGGCAGACTTCAATCAATTTGCTTCCGGTGTGCGGCAAATCCGCACCTTTAATAAAGTCAAACTTGGCGACGACTTCTACTTCGGCTTTGCTAGGGGCAACATAGCTAAGGTCGGTCGGCTGTTTGGGGATCTGCCTTGGCAGGACTTGACCGCGACTCCACCCATGACGAGTGACCTGAGATTCACAGGTGGGCTTTTTAATTGGCAGGAGCACGGAAAAGGTCAACTCGAAGCGGCCTCGGCTTGGCTCAAAGTCAAAAACGGAGTGATACGAGCTAGTCCACGGTTTGGAAAAACGGTGACCAGCATCTATATCCTGTCTCAACTCAAGCTCAAGACGCTCATCATTGCTCACCAAAAGACCTTTTGCAGCAGTTCTATAATACTTTCCTGAACTTCACCAATATCGAGGAATTGCGCGAAAAGCACCGCTCGCCTTTTGCCAAGAAAAGAGATGCGCGGGGCGAGATCGTCGGCTTTTTTGGGGACTACGATAATCCCGAGGAATTGGATGTCTGCTTTTTGTGTTGGCAGACCTTTGGCACCAAAGCCCTTAAAAAGAGCACAGGCAGGACTCACGGAGATGAGCGCATTGAAAAGTACGCCAACGCTTGGGGTCTTGTGATCTGCGATGAAGCTCATAAGCTCGGTGGCGTTGTCTTTAGCTCGACGGTGAATAAACTCGCAGCTAAATATCGTCTCGGCCTCACAGGGACGGTTGAGCGTGTTGATGGCAAGAGAGTTTTGTTGCGAGACATCATCGGCCCTGTGACTGCCGAGGGCAAATCGCGGCAAGTGCCGTGCTCGGTCACCGTGGTTCACACTGGCATTAAAGTAGCCTTTGGTTTTAACGAGCCGTTCCCACGGCTGCACAAGCGTTTGTATGCCAACAAAGAGCGCATGAAAATCATCATGCAGTATCTCGAAAAAGATGTGGCTGCGGGACACTACATTTGTTTCGCGTTCCACTCCTACTCCGTGGCTCAGTTGCAGCAATTTGTCGAGCGGCTCAAAGCAGAGGGTATTCGAGCCGCTGCTTTTTATGGGGGTTTGCCGAACCGCGAAGAGGTTTTGGAAGATGCACGGAGCGGGAAAATTCAAGTGCTCGTGAGCAACGCTCGGATGCTCACTGGTATCGATGTCCCGCGATGGAACTGCTATTACTCCGCGTTTCCCACGGGCAACGTGATATTCAATGAACAAGGTCAGGTGAGCGGAAACTTTTACCAAGAGTATTCGCGGGTGCGAACTCCCTACGTCAACGAGAACGGAGAGCCCAAAAAATTTGGGATTATCCGTGATTTTGTCGATGAAACTGGGATCTGCATGGGCATGTACAAAAAAGGTACCAAGCCTATCTCACCGAAAAATTCCGCATCGAAGTCGTCAAGCTCAAAAAGACGAAGACGATAAGCGTATCCGCTGGGAAGACTGACTCACCTGAATCACGAGTGACTCACCTGAATCAAAATCGCCTCACAAGTGAACTACTCGAAAATTTCGAGTAGTTGCCTCATTTTCAATCATCTTAAAAAATAAAGTCTAGTGATTACAGGTATTTAACCTGTACTTTCTAAACTATTTTTAAAAACTTCCGAAAAGTAGAATACAGGAGGAGGAAGTGGACATGAGAAAGACAGAAAGAAAATTGATCCAAGCTCGGCGTATACGCCGTAAAATTGTTGCCTCCATTTTTAGAAATTACACAGCAGAAACGATGGTATCCAGGGTAGACAAGGCGACATCTCGACTGATTCTCACGACGGGAGATCAGTATGATGTGCAAGCGTGTGCTTTCTTAGAAATACTCGAAGAACATGGCTACACCGTAGTGAGGATAGCTAAAAAACCAAATAAAGTATTGTGATTACAGACACTTAACATGTGGTTTGAGTGTGGTCGGAACAAGGAGATACTTATGTCTAAAGCACTAAAAAAATTGCAAGCAATCTTGGTCTCGAAGTTCTACCTGACAATGCAACCCATCGCTACCGGATGGAAATAAGGTCGGAAACATTCGACAGGATCTATGTCATCGCGCAATCAAAAGCTCCGGTGATTGGGAGTGCTCTTGCCCTGGATGGGTTTTCAAGCGTGGGGATAGACAACGGGACTGTAAGCATCTGCGAGCCGTTGTTCCTGCCCTTGAGCAAAGCATCAAGAAAATTGGATAAAGATGATATCTGCACCTCTTGTTCGGAGAGATCATGAATTTCAAATTTTGCAAGCATTGTGCGCAAATGACTTTACACAAAGATGGTGTTTGCACTCTTTGTCGGAGATCATGATGAAACGCGCTAGTTACCGTGATGCAATCGCTTGGATTGCAAATAATGACGAGCCACGCTGGAGCGATGTGGAAGAAATCGCAGGGATGATTAGTGTGACACTCATCGCGAGTATTTTTCAAGTTGAGCAAAATAAAATTGCTCAGGATATTTTGCAGCATCGTATCAAAAACTTTGGCCCTGCTGATAGCTGGGCTAGGAATCCAGGAGACATTTATGAAACACAAAAAAATTGATTTAGACGATATCATAATAACCCAGCAACAAGAGTCAGGTCTCGCCGCTTTCAGAAAGCAGCAAGAGGAAGTCGATAATTTGAAAGACGAGGATTTTTAGATTTTTATGTGTGCTGGCAATTCCAAGAGGGATTTTTTCAGATCATCATTTGATTGCCTCTGCTTTCTCCAAGGATTTGAATGATGAATAACAACGATGAAAAAGAAAAAGAACGAAGAAAAAAAACGCTCAAAGGGTTTTTGATCGGTATAAGCGTTACAAAGATGGGCCTGCGGGAAGTCCCGATCAGTGGGCACGGCAAGCCGAAAACGTCCTTAAGCCCGTCGCAGGCGGCAATTTAGCTCTCCTTGGCTTGAGCGAAATGCCAGAGACTATTAAAGAGCTAAAAGCGGCCCGCCGCAAAGCCATGCTTGCCAATCACCCAGATCGAGGTGGTGACGAGACGAAAGCTGCGGCAATCAATCGTGCCTACGACCAACTCGCAAAACAACTGGTCGAGAAATAACTGACATGTGTAAATCTTTTGACACTATTTGGCACGACCAGAAGACAATAGTGTCAGTGCCCTACGCTTTCACACTTCTTGCACTCTTAAGAATCGGGTTTTTGAGGTTGTGCAGGTAGGTTGATAGATGAAGCTGACAGATATCCAAGCGGATCAAAAGAAAATTTTAAAGCTCTTTCGCAAACACGATGTTGTGCTTCTAGGTGGTAGTACGGGGTACGGCAAGACGGTCCTATCCTGGTCTTTGATTGAGGATTGGGTTAAACAGAAAAAAAGGATTCTGGTTTTAACACATGGTCGAAAAGAGATACGGGAGAACTTTTCGGCTTCAAAGCCGCTAAAATTGAATTTCTTGTATCATCAAAAAAGCCACGGACTTGAAGGGCAGCGAAAACTTTTCTGTAGTTGTCAGTCTTCCGCAAACAATCTATCCGAAACTCGATCTCCTCAAGGGGAAAGCAAAAATTTGACATCATAATTATCGACGAAGCTCATCAATTTTATAATGAGCAAATGGTCAATAAAATTATCGATAAAATTGGCCCAAAAAAGCAACTTTTACTCACAGCAACGCATTTTAATTTTATTTGCTCGAAGGTTTGTGCTCCAGACAACAACTGTTTGAAAATAATAAGATCCCAGATATCTCGGTAAAGTTAATCCCTACGATGTTTACATTAGATCTGGTCAATGACTACTCTGCGATGGGCAAATTGAAGGAAGAAAAAGACTTCCAAAAAGCTGATTGATGGCATCAAAAAGCTGATAAAACCAACACAGAAATCTTTGATTATCACACATAATATTGACGCAGCAGAACGGCTGTTTAAGAGCCTAAAACAAGTTCTGAGGTATAAGGTTGCAGTATCTCATTCCGAATCTGATAAAGACCTTAAAATATTGAAACAGTTTGCAAATGGGAGTTTGATGTACTGATCGTGGTAGATCGTGCCCAGATCGGGTTCGACTACCCTAACTTGAATCAGGTATTAGACTTGACGTTCATGCGAAATATCGAACGAATAGATCAAATACTGGGAAGGCTTTGTAGGCGACCACAAGATAGTCATGTTGAGAAGGAATATCTCAAGCGACACCTGTAGACCATGTAGACGAGTTCAAAGTCATCATGGCGGGTGTGCTGGCCCCTTTCAGTCACGGAAATCTATGAAGCCTGGGATGGTCAAAAGTCCAAACTAAAAATCCCTGAATTTCAACCGAATTTTAGTTCAGACAATCAACCTCTTGAGCATATCAACTTTACGTTTGATAAAAAATACATCGAATCCTTTTCGTCGTTCATCTCATGTTTCAAGGACCAGAAGTTAATTACTCTCAGCGAAGCCATGGAACGAATTAGAAAGTCAAGCAACTGGCCAACCTATGAAGATTGTAAGCGGATAGCATCAAGATACTCACGCTTGGCGGAATGGCGTTGTAAGAATCCTACAATCTTGCGGATAAAAAGAGTGGTTGGCGGCCATGTGTGTAAGGATTTAGGCTGGAAATTGATACATGGATTTTTAAAGAAATCATGCATGAGTACGCAAGTGTCGTAACCTGGAAGATTGGAATACGATCTATCCAGACTCTTTCGAGTTTGCATCACAAAAGGATGGTCTTTAAGCTAAGATGGACTGGATCGTCAATCAATGAGCGATGAGTCAAGTTCCATTTTTTTGTACCGAGCTTGTAAGAGGCAAGCATCTAAATTCTCATCTTTGAAAGAATGGGAAAAAAACGCCAAGATCCAGTTATAAAATCGCCTTAAGCCATAAATGGCAAAGACAGATAGCTCAAGAGCTTAACTGGAAAGTTCGCAAGGAGCTTGGTCACTGGGAAAAATACGAAAATTGCAAAGCTGAGGCTTCGAAATATTCATCTTTCGCATGAATGGGGCAGAGCTTCACCTGCGAGCTATCTTACAGCCCGTAAAATTAAGTGGCATGAAGTAATAGCCCAAGAACTCAATTGGGATTTTCAAGACACTAGCACACATGGACCTATGAAAATTGCAAAACCGAGGTATCGAAATTTTCTTCCCCTGAAGGAAGTGGGAAAAAAGTTCGAGATCTAGTTATAATGCTGCGTCTAGAAAGAAATTTCCAAAGAAAAATAGCTCAAGAGCTTAATTGGAAGAGTTCGCAAAAAGCGGGTTACTGGCAGAATCTATGAAAATTGCAAAGCTGAGGCTTCAAAATTTTCATCCCTAAAGGAGTGGGAAAAAACTCAACAGCAAGATTATCTTTCTGCCTGTAAAAATAAATGGCAAGGACAGATTGCTCAAGAGCTAGATTGGACCCATGCCACGAGCCATGCTTTTTGTACCGAGCTTGTAAGAGACAAGCAGAACAATTTTCATCCATAAAAGAATGGAGAACAAACGCAAGCCCGAGTTATGCCACTGCGGTCGGGTATAAATGGCAAAAGCAGATAGCGCAGGAGTTAGGGTGGAGCGTTCGCAAAAATATCGATTATTGGCTCAAATATGAGAATTGTATAGCAGAGGCGTCAAAGTATTCTTCTTTTTCAGAGTGGGCCAAGAAGTCACGGGGAAGCTACCTCGCCAGTAAAGAATGGCATGAATCCATACGACAGGAGCTTACATGGGATTGCAAAGCTAGTTCGTCGTGGACCTCGTGGTCTTACGAAAAATGTAAAGCGGATGCCTCACAATACTCATCTTTGGGCGAATGGGAAGAAAAGTCCAGAAACAGTTATGTCTCAGCCTACAAGAAAAACTATCAAAGAAAAATAGCTGAAGAGCTTGGCTGGAAATCCAAAAAGAAACGAAAGCCGAAATATTCGGACACCCCTAGCCAACAATGCCTTTTTGAAGACCTCGTTGTAGCGTCGAGCCATAGCTAAGTGACTATGATGCTCTCGCGCCCATTCCCGCACGTCTTGCCGCTTGATGTCTTTATAATATTTTCCGTGCAGGCAGTAGGCGAGGTCTTCGATCTTTTCAAAGACAAACTTTGGCTCGTACACAATTTCAGAAAGCCCACCGCTTTTGAGTCCGACGACCGGAACACCGCACATCTGCGCTTCTAACACCGTAGTCGGGCAAGGGTCATTGAACACAGGGTCATGGGCCGTGTGTAGGTAGACCTCGGCCATGGCAAAAAGTTTGCTCTTGTCAGCTTCATTAGATATTGCTCCGACATAAGCGACCAAATCGCTGCCAAAGGCTTGGGGTTGCCGTTGCCTGCGGCGACGATCTCTCGGCCCAAGAAGTTTGCCAATGCACCGACAAGGTGTGGACCTTTGTCGAGCATCGATCGAGCTAAACCAGACAATTTCTCGCCCTGGCTCGGGGGACCAAAAAACCACGAGGGTCAAGACCGTTGGGCACCACATAGATATTTTTGTGGGTCTGCTCGAAATCTGGTTTTCTTTTCTTGTGAGATTCGAGTTGTCCCTCGTGTGAGAAAAATTTGATGGGTGCTCCCAGTGGGCTCCCTAAAGTCCCCGTGGCAGACGCAGACCTGCTTGGTTTTTTCAGAAATTTTTAGAGGCGCAAGCCGTTCTGGAGTGTTGGTCAACACAAGGTCGCAGTCTGGAACCAACTCATCGAGCGGCAAGTCCCCGCCCATCAATCGGGCCATGTCTGCCTTGGAAATCTGAATCACCTGTCCGTCCGGGTGAGAGACGGTGGACCCTTCGAGGCAAATCAAAAAAGGTTCGTGGACCTTTAGCTCGCACTGAGCCAGGAAGTGGAACAGCGAAATGCGCTCAATACCACCATAGAGTTTCACGGGCAGAGGCTGATGGTTCTCAATGATGGCGAACTTCAAGGCATCCTCCAAGGCAGGGCAAGATTTTTTAAGAATAAATCTGAACCCGAGAGGATGCCATGTCTTTCTTGACGCGCATTGAAGTCACCGCAAAAACCGTTTCTGCCCTTGAGACAGAGGCGAAAAATTATTGCGAAAATATTTCCGCCTTTCCGATATCTCTATTCCAAATTTTAAAATTGTAAATAATCCCAAAAGCCCATGGCTTGGCAAATGCACCTATGATTCAAAAAGTCCGAATACAACCACGATTCTGGTGCAGAAAAATATTTTGAACGACGACAAAACCCGTCGTCGAATCCTGCTGCATGAACTTATCCATCATGTCGATTTCATGCAGAACAAGGGCAAGATCAACCGCTCGCATAAAGGCCATGGCGAGTTTTTCAAGCGTTGGGCCACAAAGATCAATTCCATTGAAGGTCCACACTTTGTCAGTGAGAAAAGCGACATCACCTATATCGAGGAAGCAGACCAGGAATTTTTCGTCTTAATCCTTCCGATCAAGAGTCGTCAATTCGGTTATGCTTGGACTCTTCGCCCGAACAAAGAGCAGAAGGATGTCATCCAACAAGCCTTACTTCAAGACGGTCGTTTGTTCAAGACCAAGGAGTTGCGTTGGACACGAGGGGCAAAGCTGGGAAAAGACGGTCGCTTTTCGATCCCAGCACTAGAGGGTCAAAAAGAACTGCGTGAGATTTATGAACACGGAAAACGAATCACCAACATTTAGGGGAAGTGTATGCTGGGTTTTATCTTGGTGTGCTTACTGCTCACAGTCGGCTCATGCAGCAAGGAAAAGGTGATTGTCCAAGGAACAAATCCGCCACCCTGCGACCCTAACAATCCAAGTCCTAACCCTAACCCAAATCCTGGTATGAGTGAGCTTGCGCGGGAAGTCAACGCAGCACGTCAAGCCCGAGGACTGTCCACGGTGCTTACCTCTTCGGCTCTAGACTGTGCGGCTTTGCGTCATGCTCGCGATATCTCGCGCATGAATGTGTGCGGTCACGTAGGCAGCGACGGTTCGCAGTTTTGGCAAAGAGCCCAAGCCTGTGGGGCTCAAGGAGCTTCGGGTGAGATTGTCGCCTGCGGGTATCCGTCGTCTCGAACTGCGGTCACTGGTTGGACCAACAGCCCTGGTCATGCCGCAATCATGTATGACCCAGGACAAAAATTTATGGGCACTGCCGTCGTCAACAATTTCTATGTGGTCGTTTGGGCGAAGTGACCCCCACTACAAAGGATAAGATCCAAGTTATTGCAATAAAATTAGTGCATTATAACGATGCCTCGCTCAATTACTAAGTTTTTTGGTATAATATGCCGAAAAGTTAGAAGGGGGTGGGGAGATGTCTTTTTAGACCAAGTTGAAAGATTTGCGATCGAAGCGATGTCCAACCTACGCTCCAAGAGCACAGGCGTAGACGGAGCTATCCTCTGGGTTTCGGCGGGAGAATTTGAAGGCAAAGAAAGCCAGCATGGACCAAGGGTGAAAGTGATTTTGGGCCAGGGTCGCGTCACAATGGAATCTCTACAAAAAGCACCTAGCATCAAAATCAAAGACGGCTCACTGATACAAGGCAGGCTGAAAGGAAGTCTCCTTAAAAAAATACAAATGTTTCTTGATTTAAATCGCGCTGTTCTTCTTGATTATTGGAATCAGAAGATCGACACCGTACAAATGGCGCAAAAAATCAAAAAAATCTAGGATTTGGCCGACTCGACTAGATGCATTAGTTGCTGACATACCAGCCTGCACTTAGCTTGTCTGGCCACCCTTGTTTGGCTTGGATCTGCACGGGGAAAACATCGTAAGTACCGCTGGTAGAGGTGCAGGTCAAACTTTCAGGTGTGGTGCAGGGTGCATTGTCGCAGCGATGGTATGAAGCAACGGTGACTGACGAGGAAGTTAGACTTTTGCGAACTACGTCGTAGCCTGGAATATAAGTAGAGCCGGACCCCCAAGCGAAAGCAAGGTTTTTGACTTGCTCCAAGCCTGGGGCAACGCTAGTCAAAAAGGCGTAGGCTTGCCCAGAGCAATCTGCGGTGGTGTAGTAGCCCATGGTGGCAAATCTCTGGCCATTCAAAGCGGTAGTCGTATTCCAGTAATAATTTGCAGGCCCCCCGCCATAATTAGCGTACAGACCAAGAGAGGTTGAAGAGGTTTGGAAGAACGCGAAATATCCATTTCGTTCCACAAGCTGCCCTTGAATGAGATCTGAGCCTTGCTTGAACACACTGTAATTGTACTGCGCCATGTTGCCGATCAGGTCACCGTTTGCCGCATAAATTCGCATACTCCCAGGCAGACCTTGCGGCCCGGTTGCGCCTTGCGGGCCTGTTAAACCTTGAGCCCCTTGAGGTCCCGTTAGTCCTGTCAATCCTTGAGCCCCTTGGGGTCCCGTTGGGCCTTGTGGACCCTGCGCCCCTGCGGCACCTGTTGGTCCTTGGGGGCCTTGCGCTCCGACCGCTCCAGTCGGACCTTGCGGCCCTTGGGGTCCGGTGGCTCCTGCGATGCCATTTAAGCCCTGCGGTCCTTGCGGTCCTTGAGCCCCCTGAGCCCCTTGTGGGCCTTTTAGGTCCAAGGTCGTCCAGGTAGTGCCATCACAATATTTGAAGATAGCTTCCTCTCGCACGTAGTAGGCCGCGCCCTGTTTCTTGGTGTCGCAGCCTGGGAGAGGGCCAGCAAGCCAAATTTTGACCTCTTGCGTCTCATCTGCTGCCGCATTATTCGCGGGTGTGCTTACAGAGGGATTCCCATTATTGCCACCACCGCTGTTATTCCCACCTGCACCTGTCGGGATTTGAGAGACGGGAGCTTGCGGTTCCTCTGTCGAATCCGAATGACCTTGCTGCTGACAGCCTATGACCAAAAACAGCCAGAGATATTTAAGCATAGCGCGTTCCTCCGGCCCCCTATTCGGAAGAAACCCAGCTAGACTTTAGGCGCATTATTTTAAACTGTTGATTTAACAGGGAGAAATAATTTTTGGCTAAAGAAAACCTTTTCTTTTCTGAGGGGCTTTGTGTACGATGGAAAAAATATTTTAAAGGGAAATTTTTATGAGCGAAGCACCTGAGTCGCAAGAGCCAGTCCTCGTAGCCTATGTCCTGCAAAATTCTATGGCCACATACTGGGGCGAGTTGATGAATAATGACCAAGACGATTTTATTTATCTTAGCAAGCCGATGGTCTTTATCATGCAACCACCTAAGGATAGCAGTGCCGAGCCCAAAACATTTTGGTCAAAAGCGATGGCTTGCGGCAAAGAAAGTCTAATTGGTATCAACCCAAAATCAACACCAGGGCTACTTGTTTTAAACCCAGACGCTGAGTTGATTGCACAGTACAAAAACGAGTATCTGCAAGCCTACTCCAAGCTGACTCTTTTGAGGCCGTAATCGTGTTTGAACAACGTCAACGTCAGCCGCTGCCCACGAGCAAGCCTTGCGATTACAGCACGAACGAAGTGCAAGAGCTTAGTCGTTCGTCGCCTGCTCAAGCGATGGCGGCTTCGTTTGGTATTCCGCGCAAATTTCTCGCGCTAACCGATAAAGTTAGCCGCGAGGATTTTGCTCACCACAAGTTCAAAGCGATGGATTTTGCCGTTGCTCAAGGTGAACTCGTCCAACTTCCTGTCGCGTTGCAACAAGATAAAGTCGGGGAACTGATCGAAGGATGGCCTGTAGAGCATCCTTTAATTATCATCAACAGCTTCCCGCATGTTTTCATCGGAGCACAAGAGGCGAGCACGTCTGTTGAAGCCTTCTTGTACCATCTACTGTGCGGTCTATGTGCACGAGCGATTCAGATGAAGAGCTTGAGTGGTGTGGACGTGAGTTTCTTGTGGCTCATGCAACTCGAATTTCAAAGAATGTATCTTTTAAAGCCAAACCACACTCTGGTCTGGGGAGTGATAACCGAAGACCCGAGCAATTATGATTTATCGAAGACCTATCAGTTTTTGCTCAATTTCAGTTCTTACACCAGGATTCTTATCACCAGCGCCCACAATCTTGCGGCTCTCTTAGATAAGCTCCGCATCTCTCCGTCCTATGTAGACTACATTTTTAATTTGCATGTGGAGATGCCTGCGAAGAAAGAAATCCCCGCTGCTTTTCGTCGTAAAAAACCCAAGGCCAGGAAAATCACGATTTAGGTTTTTTCATCACGACAAATTTGAATAATTAATTTTGAATTTTCAAGAACGATGCAATCACAGGCAAGATCTTCGCGTATTTTTTGGCGAAGTGACTCGTCTGGTCTCTCAAATTTCTCGTGCTCACCCGTCAACAAAAAGGCTAAACTCACGCCAAAGTGATCGCTTAGTCGCTTGAGTGCCAAGTGGTTATCCGGTGACGCACCGGCTCGCCAGTTAGCGAGAGTTGACGGTGGAACACCAGCAATCTGTGCAGCGTCTCTAACACTTAGCTTATTGTTTTCCATGTATTGACACAGAATAGTCCGAAAGGGACTGTCGATTTTCTTACGACGACCCATAAGCTACCCTTTAAATAATCCGAGGAATTTTTTCATTATCGGAATCCTTTTGCAAAAACTTTAGAAAAAAATTCAAGGCACCGTCAAGAATTGGCTTTTGGCTTTTTAGTTAGCCCCCGAAATCTTTTAGTTGGCTTTTATCGTCGTGGGACGTCAACCTTGCCACAAGACTTTGCCTTGGTAGCGCAAAACCCAAACGTAGCCCTGTTCGCTATCTTTGTGTTCTGTGAGGCTATAGCCGTAGTGAAGCGGTCCTCTATCAAAATGTTCGGGAAGTCTTTTTCTAAGATCAGGGTATTTTTTGTTCTCTCAAGACTTCGCAGTGCCGAAGAGTTGATATTGCTGTTTAGTACCTCAACTACATCCTTGGCTTTGAAGTGCATCGACTTGTAGTAAGGCACGTCGCGGCCTTGTTCCTGAATGGTCTTAGCGACACCATCCTTGAGATCGCCAAAAAAGCATTCAATTCTGTAAGCCAATGGTTTGCAGCTTGGTCATTCGGGAAAATAGCGTATTTGATGAGATGCTCACAAATCATTTTAGGGAGATTGGAAGCATACAAAACGTGGCGAGCCTGCGCCCTGGTGTTGATCGTCATACCAAGCGCAGGCTTTTCGAGAGCTAAAAGTACCCGATGTAAAAACCCCATGATGCCTCTCCCCTTTACTTATCGGAAGAAAGCAAATGTTACTTAACCTTTGGTCTAAATGCCATCATTCTAATAGGTTAAGATTACAGGGTTTTGGTCTCCCGCTTTTTCAGTTGACGGGAATTTGTAGGACTCCGCTTGCCTGTTTTGGAATCGTCACCGTCAGAACGCCGTTCTCTGTTGTAGCCGTGATACCCTCTGCGCTGCGAAGGGTGTCAGGGAGACGGAACTTTTCGTGATACACAAACGCTTGGCCTTTGCGTTTTCGCTCACCACGCACATCGAGATGAACGCCCGAGGCTTTGATCTCGATTTTGTCTTTGAGACTCCTGGCATATCCATTTCGATAGTCCAAGCGTCTTTTGTTTCGACGATCGTTGGCGTGTTGTTAGTATCCGTGAGGGTCGAAAAGGAAAATCGCGATAGAGGTTTTCAAGCACATTTAGCATAGTTTTTCTCCTTTTGCTGATCTCACCCTAAAGATAAGCAGGGAGAAAAAATGTCAAGGTCGAAATTGAAAAATTGGACATGGAGCTTGCATCAAGGTATGCACCCAGGCTTCATCAGAGGCATTTAAATGCATCAAACCAACGGGTCTTTCACCTTCAGAGTTCAGGTCGCAGAAATAGGACACGAACACCATACCCTGTTGTGGCTGAAAAGGTGTGGTCGGTGGACCGATGTGTTTGGTGTACCACTCAATCCCGCGAGCGGTGGAATAGAAAGCGAAGGAGCCGATTCTCTCCGCAGTGTAAGGATCGTTCGTTTGGTCCTAAGAGAACACGGACGACGGGTACATCGTCGTTAAGTTCGACCGTTGCTTGGCAGAACGAGCCTTTTGGCATCTTCGAGTTTAGAAGATTCAATACACTTGCGATCTTCTCATGGACTTGGGATGGTGTCCAAACAAGACGATTATATGCGCTTTCGAGGCGATGTAGGAATGATGCCTGCACCTCACTTAACCCAGCCTTGCGCATCACCCGCTCCACGAGATTTTTTATTTTTTCGCTATCATCGTACTTTTAAATGGCACGAATCTCTTGAAACCCCCAGTTGTCTCTGAGGGTGTCAACATTTGAATAATCCATCGAAACCCGTATCTCGTGATTGGCTTCGTCCTCCTCCACCCGCCATTTGATATAAGCGTCACCGGGGAGTGTAAGTCTAAGCTGACCTATCGTTCTACTCTTGCCTTGGGAGTAGCGTTCGATTTCTTTTTTTACGTTTTTTTCTATTTTACCGTAAGACCGTAAAAGAGAGGCGAGAATATCGAGATGTTTGGACACCCGATCAAATTGACCGCGTTTAATGCTTTGGCTCTCAACATCGATGATTTTCAATATCTTAGGGTTTAAGACAACCAACTGAACTTCAGAGTTATGAATTGATCCGGTGTCGTCAAATACAGCGTCATAGCCGAGGTCTCTGAAGTCTCGATTCCACTTTCCGACTTTCTTAGTGCCCGAGGATAACGAATAATATCCTTTCAAATACTCCCAAAATTGATCTTTGTTCAATCCGTTGCGATCGTATTTAATGCCGATTTTATCTAAAATCGACTCCATTTCAGGTTGGGTGATCTTTGACAGATCAAGTATTCTTGCCGATTGGGATACCTCGACAACAAACTTATATTTTTTGCTTCCAAAGTGTCCCTTTAGTCTCAAAGTCTTTGGGAAGAGATATATTCCGGCGAGGTCTAGGTGAAACTGTTGCGGGTTCACACCGAGCTTATTCACGTCCGTGTAATGAACCCAAAGATTGCTCCAATCGCTTAAAGAGGCGGCAACGTATTTCCGGGGAGCTTTTTGCCGAGGTACTTTTTCTTAGCTTTTTGAAAGAGCATGTTGACCAGTGCCCAGTCCTGGCTGGTGAAGGCCGATTTTTTCTTGCCGCGAGTTTTCGCAACCTCTGCAACTTTTCTTTGCCAAATTTTTTCGTCGCGTGGACTTTTCACAACTCCGACAGGCATGGCTGCTCTCCTTCATGTCATTTTTTGATCGGCAGCAGTTTAAGGAACTTGGGTGGAATGATACCTCGATAGCCAACTTGTTTGGATTGTTTAAGGCTTTCAAACCACTGTGTATATCTTTCTTTGGGGATGTGGCTCATGATCTCTTTGAAGCCCTCATCCGTTTCTCGCCATAACATTTGCTGTACCAAAGGGTCATGCCAATTCCTCCAATCGGGAGACAGGTCTGTTCGTGATGCTTTGAGCTTCTCTAAAATTGCTTTCTTTTCTTGATCCTCTTTTTCACTCCAGATCTTACGAGATAAAGCCCGTGCCATTTCGTTCACATAATCGTCATCGGCGACTAGGCGCGCAACGTCTGGAACATGAACTTCTAGGACCACGGGGTAAACGTGGACGCCATCAATATGCACTCCATGACCCCCGTAGTCATCCATGGTATTTTTACCCTCACGCTTTGCCTGTATTTTGAGAGAGGAGCAACGCGCCTTAGCATAATGAAGAGCAGTATCCTTGCTCGATGCTAAATACAAAACCTTTGTGTTTTCCGGGTGTTTTTCGCGGCTTTCAAACCCACCTTTTTGATTAGAACCGTGAAACAAAGGGACCAGACCCTTTGTCTTGATTTTTTCCCAATCCTCGGAGCTTGTGCCGTGATAAAGAATAAAATTACCACGGATAGCCCTGGTCAAAGAGTTTCTTGGATCTCGAAAAAATCAAAATCAGGTTCGTTTTCGGTTTTAAAGAATATAGATTTCGTTTTGATATCAAAGGACTTATCTATGATTTTATTCCGTATTAGGAAATCTAGCAGCTTGCGTGTGCCCGGAGTCTGATTATGTTTGTCGTCTACTGTAGTTTTGTTGTTTTTTAGGTCAATATAAATATGGTCCACTTCCTTTTCATCTTCTGGAGCTTTGTATGCAAAATACACCCTGCCTTTGTCCGTTAAGCAAAGGGCGGTAAATTGATCCTTTTCTAGCTCTCTTTGAATCTCAGATTTGGGAGTACCGAAGGTCAAGCCAAGGACTTCGTAGAATGAATATTTTGCTAGAACGTGCTGAAAGAAATTCATGATCTGGTTTTCCGTTTGTATTAGTTCTTAAGCTCCCGAAAAAATCTGATCCACCATACGTTCCATTTGGTCCAAGGGCAGGCCATGGATGGGAGCGGTCTCGCGCAAACTTTTTTGATCGCTTCGGTTGCTTCGGAGTGCAAAACCGCACCTTAAGGTTGCGATGAAATTCTCGGACCAACCAGAAGTCGAGGGCAACTTCCCCAAAAGTCTGACGGTGATCGACCAAGGCATCAGCCAAAGCCTCGTAAGCATCAGGATCGGGTAGGGTCAAAGCCTTTTCAAACCGTGCGTTGAGTTGCAGCCAAGCGTCCTTGCGAATGTTGCGACCGTCCCGTGAAAGGTCATTTTTCACCTGTTGGCTGATACGCCAGATATCAAGGCAGTGAGCGTTGAAGGGGATTTGTTCGGTCTTCAGCGATCCCCCGTTGGACGATAGCTGTTTGGCCCAGGCTTGTAACCGAGCTAAGACTTGAAACCCCAGCGCCCCAGAGAGGGTGCCGCCTAGAGTTGCCACAAAGGCAGACATGGCAGGCACGTCCGATACCAAGGTCACTAAGGTAGGCGTTGACACACACCGACCCTAAGAGAAGTCCGTAGGCCATGAGCGTCAAACGGTTTTGGTAGGGATTGAGCACTTGGTCCACCGCGCTTTCCACGGCTACTAAGAAGTCCTGTTCTGAGTAAAAGTCGAGTTGGGATTCGCCATCAGAAATTAACTGAACTACGCGGTCACGTAGGCGCTGATAACGCATCATCCCAACCCAACTCCAAGGTGCGCCTAGATTCGCGATTCCTTTTTTGAGCATGAGGTCAATGTCAGGGGCATGGGAGTATCGGCAAGGCTTTGCCATGTCGTTTCTCCTATGGGAAATGGAAAGTATCTATTCTTCAGGATTTGGTTAAAAATATAAAAATCAGCCCGAGAATAAGCAGAGAGAATATTGAGCTTGAGGCCAGTCCGCATAGTTGGTCACAACTGTCAAGGTTAATAGATTCCATAAGACATCCTAAAAAATCTTGCTAGGGGCTTGGCAGAAGCCCTCATTTCGTGAACAATCATCGAGAGCATTTCTAAAATTTATATTTTGATTTTTTGAGGCGGAAGTGGGTTCAGCACTTGTTGATCTACAAGCTGAAGTGCAAGCGATCAAGGAGATCCTGACTCCTGGGTCACGCTTTGCCGCTGACCTTTTTCCGCCTGCAAACCGGATTACTTTTATCATCCGACTTCCAAAGCAATTTACAAACGTCTCACGCAACTATTGGCAGGTTCCACCTCCCTGGAGCTTCCAACGCTGTCCTTTGTTTTGTCTGATTCTAAGATATCTGATGTTATCAAAAATAGCTTTCTTCAGGTAGCAGAAGGTTTATCCCTCTTAGAATCCGAAGGGGATGTTACCCTTCTTTTGAATAAGCTCTCCGTGCTTGCTAAGTCGCGCTCCATGGTGATGGCGACTCAGAAAGCCTCCAACACTCTGATCGAGAGCCATGACCCCCAAGCTCTTCTGCGGGATATTGCCGATCAACTTGGGAATCGATTTTAAAGATCGACGACTCGGAAGATCTGCAAGGGCAAGTCACGCTGGCTTAGGTTACAATCAGGCCGCAGAGGATAGCTATCACCGGATTTTAAACGGTGGGTTTGAGCGGTCGATGATTAAGACAGGCTTCAGGGAGTTCGATGAACGCACAGGCGGTCATAACCGAACAAACCTTGTCGTGATTGCGGCTAACTCCGGGGGTGGTAAATCCCTCTACGCTTTGAACCTCATGGTGCGCCAATATCGACTCGGTTACAAAGTCGTGCTCGCCTCTTACGAAATGAGTGAAGATGAGGTCATGATTCGACTTCTCGCCTGTCTTTCGGAAGTTGAGATGGTTAAAATTCTGAATAACCGTTTGACTGAGCATGAGCGTCAGAGGATTGACTTGGCTTATCGCGAGTTCATAGCACACGGTTTGACTATGAACGCGAGCTTCACCGTGATCTGCCCCAAGTCTGAAACGAGCGTGGCTGAGATTGGCTTTAGGTGCAAATCCTTAAAACCGGATTCCTTAATTTTAGACTATATCAACCTTTTGACTCAGGCTAAGGGCTCTTCTGCTGAGGCACAGTGGCAGCAGTTGGGAGACATTGCCAAGGATGCCAAGCTCCTTGCCAACAAGCTCAACTGTGTAGTCTATCTTTTGGCGCAGTTAGATGACAACTACAATCTGCGCTACTCTAAGGGCATCAAAGACCATGCAAACTTTGTGATGGGCTGGGTGCGTGATGATGCCTCACGGTTGGAGCGCAAGATTGCGGTGCGACAAATTAAGGCCCGTAACGCACCAGTCTATGATTTCGAGGTTGGTCGAGCGTTTTGACATCGCGCAGTTTCGAGACCCTGGGCAGGAGGACCGCACTGAATGGCCTTCCGAAGACGATTATAACGAGATTTTGAATAGCCTTGCCCGTAGTCAGGCTCTTCTTGTTCCGTCTTCTGCTAAAGAAAAAGTGGTGCAATTTGAGGCGAGCCCCGCTATAGATAAAGAAGAGCGAATACAAGCAACAAGATCCAAGATGAAGCCGTAGACTTTGCAAAGTCAAGGTTCCTGCTCGCAAAGCGGTGTCACTGCTGCGTGGGCACCGAGTAGACGATGATACTGTTTAAGTGGAGAGGTCGATGCGCTTTTCTGTCTCAACGTCCGAGTGGCAGCGAGTCCTAAAACTCGTAAGGGCCGTGTCTCAAGCGAGTTCTAATGTTCGGTGTACTGCCCACGCAGCCTGCCTTTTCGTGTGTTTCCTGCCAAGGGTGAGGTCAAGCTAGAGTTTAGTCTAAACGGAGCATTCTTAGACCTATACGTTCGACTCGCTCAAAGTTTTGAGCCTTCCCGAGAGCACCGAAGGAGTACCGTAAAGCCCTCGATCTGGAAACTTTGCAATCGTTAAAATTTTCAGGAAAAGAAGTTGAGATCGAGATCATCGACAAAGATAGGAACTCGACCATTAGTTTTCGAGAGCGGAACCCTGCGTGGGAAAGTGTACGCTTCCATTCCCGATATCGAAGCGGAGATTGAAACCTGTAGGCCCCAGGAAACAACTGTAGACCTAGCCTACCAGTTTCCCCATCAAAGACTTTAAAACCGCGTTGTCTGCTCATCTGTATGGGCAGCATCATGACACCAATGCCCTGAAGCGGCCTGTTCGCATTTACTTAAAAGATGGAACCCTTCATTTTGAGTCCCGCGATCAGGTCGCAGGCGCTGCGGTCGTAAAAACCTTATCGTTACCCCAAAAGAAGAAATCGACTTTTACATCAATCCAAGTCATTTGCTTGCGGCTTTGGAGACCTTAGACGAGCAAGAAAACAACAGTTTCTTTTGTGCTACACGGAAGCGATGTGGCGCGTGTATCACATGCGCACCAACATTTGGATGCCTAATCAGTTAAAACCCGCAGCAAAAGTCGATTTGTCGGAACTGTTCCAGGTGATCGATCAATCACCTTCGTACAAAGGTGACAGTCCCAACCACGACTCTCAAGAGCGCGATCTCTGAACTGACTCCTTTTGTAAGTAACGGCGCACTTAGCCAGTAAAGAAGATCTCCCCGTCGTGTGTCTGGTAGGGTCAACCAGCAACGGGAAGTCTACTTGCGCGTCGAAACCCTCAGAGCGAAGCAGGTCACCCAGTATTTGGGGCAAGCCTCTTTTGAGTTCGATCTCCCTTTGAAAAAGATGAAGAGGTCTACGTCAACATCAAGTTTCTTGAGGAGTTTAACAATCACCTGAGCGCAAACAGGTCTCAAGAGGCTGGAGATAGGTGTGGATTAGGTGGTGGACGCACCAAGACCCGTCGATGCCCACCACGCGGCAAAGGGTGTGCTTGGGCCTTGGGTCCAATCGATATTTGACCTCGCGTACTAATTTTAAACGAGTAGCACGAGAAGTTTGAGGCTTGGTTTGAAGCGTTCGACCTTCAATGTCAGAAATCCTTTAGCTACCGACCCCACGCTGGAAGACGTGTGGCCGAATGACTACGCCTGGGGTGTGTCTAAAGAGCCTGGACTGTTTTTATTTTTGGTCGCAACCCGTCGCCAAAGATGCAGGTGTTTCATTTTATCGGCCTCATGATCCGAAGACCATTCGGCTTTGCAAAGATGTGTACCTGATTATTTATCGAGGGACTCTGAAGCAAGAGCTTCTTTACAGGCTCAAGTTTGAAAAAAGGTTTGCACTGAACACTGGTCGTTTAAACCCGAGCCCTATTGTATTTTTTGGACCTTTGGAAAAGAGGGTGGGCCTTCCAATAATATCAAGTATCACTACCGCGACCGAAATCTGACGATCATGGAGTGGACAGATAAAAGAGTTTTCTCGCAATTCTAAGGCAGCAGCACTACCTGCATGAGCCAACCTTCTGGCGTCGGTGAAAGGAGTTTTACCTTGAGCGATATCGAAGATTTTGGAACTCTCGGAAGAAACTACTCAAATGAAATCCTTTTCGGAAAAAACAGACAAGAGCCGCAGAAGAAGCAGTGAAGCTCACTAGTTGGAGTATTTTTCGCTGCACCTCATGCAGGGGATGCTTGACAACGAGCGCAGTTGGGATGGGCACGAGGCTAACTGGAATATCATGGCTCGTGACGCGATCACCGCTGCCGAGGCTTTGATCGAGGAACTATCTGATGTCTAATTTGGGTTTGATGGCCCTCATACTCAATATGCGAGAGGGAAGACTGAGGCAGTCGGGTGTTTTGATTGTGAGTATGCACACAGGACGAGCCGCGATGCTCGGAGACAATCCCCTCAGTGCTTTGCTCCGCAAGGATTTTGAGAATCCGAAAGAATACTCGATTGCAAGTCAGTTTGGAAAAAAACTGTTTTCTGGCTTCCAAACAAAATCAGTTCTTTCTACGAGGCGGCTCAAGGTTACTACGCTCACGGGGGTTACACCCTTTGGCAACAAGAGCTAGGCTTTGAGCCGAAAATCGGTGAGGACATTTATCTGACGTCCGATTTTTATCTGACCAACGATGCCAACCTCAGCGTTGAGGCCATACCAATCATAAGCGCCTGAGAAAAGGATTTTTCGTGAACCTTATCCAAGAAATGCTGCTGATCCTGTCCTGGTGAAACGGTTTCTCACACCGCTTCGGGAAGATCCTGCGTTTGAGATTCCACCGCACTTTGAACAGGAGTTTAAAGAACTGCGGGTGATCTCCTCGTCAAGCAAAGGCGATCTTCGTTTCCAAGATCACATCGCCATGAAGACTTCCAGCAACAGATCAAAATTATGGCCGTGGCTCCAGCACACACTGGACCGAGTGCAAGAGTTGAATACAGATCTTTACTTCTTGCAAGTGCGCTGGCATACTCATCTCAAAGAATCTACTACCTGGGTGAATAAACAGTATTTCGAGCCCCTAAACCAGTTGCGGGATGGGGTTCGGAAGTCTGTTATATCAAGCGTCCTCTCGCCGATCGAGGCGGGAGTCGAGCGCGTAGATGGCCTTATTGAAGTCGGTGAAAAGATCTACAGTCACCTCATCGCCACCAACTGGAATATCAAAGAGGGCAGTTCTTTAATTAAGGAATATTTGACCTCGATGAAAATTGGCCCTTTGAGGACTTCCCTATGACCCTTCCCATCGAAGACCAAAGACCAGGGGACGAGCTTTTTGGAGCCGTGAAACCCTATGTCGAACAAATCAAAGCAAGTGTCCCGAGCATCAAAGAGGCCGTGACTCAACTCTTGATTGAAGACATGAGCACCGATCTCGCACTCTCCAGAAAGCGTCGATCATGTCGGAGCTATTCTTGAGTATCTGATTCAAGACCTTGGGATTGAACGGCCAAAGTTCGATGCCGACGAGCTTCTCAGAAATGTGGGCAAAATCACAAAATTGGCCACCGCTTACAAGATGACCAACTTGTTTGCCTGGAAGATTTGCAAAAAAATATTCTTAGAGCAGAGATGGAACGCCTGTGGTTTGAGCCCGAACAGGTTGCCACACGTTTCGCAGATGAAACTCACGGAACCCGTCGAGACGAAGACTCGCCTGAGGATCAGTCATTTACTTGCAACCATCCACACGAATGTTAGGTAAAAATGAGCTACTTTGACCAAGAAAACCCCCAGGCATTCATCAAAACAAATGATGGATAAGGCAAACGACCAGATTCAACAGACCTTGGCGAATATGCGAAGTGAAGTGGAACGTATGACTCATGAACAAAATAACGAAAAATCAAAAGAAGAAGAGTCTGCGAAGTTTGCGGGTTTCGAGAAAACGGCGGTCGATACTAAGCCGGAACAACCGCAATTTTCGCTCAGAGTGCACCAAACAAGTTTCGTCCTTTGATCTATTTTTCTTATCCCGTGGTCAACTTCCAAGACATCCCGCAATGGGTGGGGCCTTTGCGTGAGGGCACTGTGTTCCTCGGTTATCTCGTCTACAGCCAGGCGAACTGGTCGGTTCTCAGTTTGGTAAACCGGACCTGCCGTTTATTAATGCTCTCGAAAAGAAAGCAGCCAAAAGCCTATGCTCGGTGCTTTCGATCCCAGAAGAGTTGTTGCTGCCGTATGAAAATGTTGCCCGTTTTATTTTATCAGGCGATCAGGGTGAGCCCTACTATTTGCTCTTTAGGCACCTTTGGTTCCTTGTGCGAGCAAATTTAATTGTGACTGATCTCACTCGCCCGAGCTTCGGTGGTGAAACGGGGCAAGAGTTACTTTACGCCAAGCAGTTGGGCATCCCGACCCTTGGAGTTTTACCCGAGAACGGGAGCATCTCACCCTGGTTGCATCGGAGCATCACGGCCCTGCTGACTCGCCGAGTTCAATCTCTCCAACATGATTCCACTCGTGCGCGGTTACGCGCCTTAGTTAATTAGCCGGATAAATGGGTCTTCATAAGACGATCCTGCCCTCAAGTTTTTGATGTAATTGACCGGAAAAAGCAGAGGGTGGGATTTTGCGACGACATACCGACAACAAGGCTGAATATAATTTGTGATATTGGTTGGTTACAGTATTTTTTACCTGCTTCGGGTGTTCCGCTTGTCCGACGACATACCGACGACAAGATTCGGTGAGAAAAGAGTAAGGCTATGAGTTGGCTCGAAAAAGTGAAAACACTGAAAGGTATATCTGAGAGCCTAGAATTGTCTGCAAGTTCTAGGGGCTGGCTCCTGCGTTACCACTGCATCGGCTTTTTGAACGTCGTGTTAGATGTGTTGGCAAAGAGAACGGCATGTCCTGGTCGGAGGTCTTGCTCTCGCGGAGGAAAGCCAAACCAAGGGCGACTCAGGATTTGGATTTTTGTCATCGCACCGGATGATATGGACAGGCTCGCCTGCACATTTTGAGGAGCACGGGTTCAAGATGCCGGAAAGCATCTGCCGTGCACGAGCCCGAAGCGAGACATCATCAAGCTCACGCACCAAAGGACGCGAATGCGATTTGCTCTTTTCCAAAAATCATGGTTACTTCCTCGATGGGTAAAAAAGAGCTAGGACCGCCTCTTTTTGGAAAAAAGTTAAGATAGCTTCCGCAGAGGGACTTGAGTGATTACCAAGCTCGCTTCGCCTGCGTTGGAAAGACAAAGCCGACCTCGCCCGTGCGCAGGTCGAATAACCGACGCACGCTCGATCTCGGCCATAATCCGTGAACGGCTTTGGGACTCTCGGTATCGGCGACCGCGTTGAATTTCTCAAATTGCCTCGTCCGAAGAAATAATTCCGCAAAGAACTGGACGATCTTTGAACCCTGCAAGATTCAGATTGTTGGTACTATGCCCATGTCAGACATTTACAATTTCAGAGAACGGCGGTTCTGTGCCTATCGGCATCGAATCAAAGTATTTATTTTTGGGGTAGACGTAGGCCCTTGGTTGCGGGGTCCGTCAGTGTGGCTACGGCAACCGAGACTCCTTCAACACCGCAAGCCTTGAAATTGCCAACCTCACCGAATTTGGCAGCTTACTCGCGAAAACCTCACCGACCCTAACGGCAAGGGTTTAGAATGGCGGGGGCCGAATACTCAGAAGCCCTTAAAAGAAACGTTTTTAAATTAAAAGACTGACATCTAACCAAGAGTATCAGCCTTCAAACGACCAGAACCTCTCACGGTCTTAAAAAACCAGGTTCAATCTCGGTGGACTTTTCGGGCAGTGTTCAGTTCACGGCTCCTACCGACGACGTAGAGAAAGTACCGTTTCTGCGTCAATGACTGTAGCTTTAATAAGCACGACCCGATTCGCATCTTTTGTGCGAAACCCTTTGCGACCGACCAGGCGTACGAGTGGATCGGGGTCTTTTGCGGTGTTGTCCACGACCATCCCGTCACAACGGTACTTACTATAACGTTATGGCAGTTCCTTTGAATCGCATTTCGGCTTTATTGGCATCAGACACATGATGACCAAGATGCGGGTCGCATCGAACGCCTACCAGAATCAAATATCGGGTGACCTCTTTTTCGACTCTGGCTTTTTTGCCGATTACGCTCGCTCAGGAATTTTAAGTCAACCCTTCGCAAAAGCATCCTTGCAAGATACCATTAGGGAGCTTGTACTGGGGGATGTGATTGGAGAAGGGTTCGACGCCAAGGCGAAGGACTCTTCCGCAAGCCTCAGTAATAAGAACCTAGCCCAAAAGGTGTGTCGGTCAATTTTCTCTTGGCAACGTGGTCTGCTATGACCCCGAAAACCCTGGGAACTGGTTGGAGCGGTGGCACCTAATGACCATGTTTGGGTGCAATCGAGTCCCCTTCCCTGATGAGAACATTGCCAAGAACAATCTTTGGCTGACAACGCAGCAAATGAATAAGCTCGGGGCAGAAACCATTTGGCACCCTAGCCGAACGTACCGTGGGCCTGACGCGAGGTATTTACACTTCCTTTTGCCCATCGGGGGGACAGGGGCCTCGTCGCTGATTGAGTCCACAACGGCAGATGGACCAACAGCCGCTGAGTTTACGACACGCTGGGAGATCATCAAATCTTTCACAGAAAAGCTCGACTTCCAAGTCCTGACGTCGCCCTCTGGTGATCTTCTGGTGGAGTTCCCGATGTGCAGGGTTTACTCCGTCAGCTTTCACAAACCACGGGAAAAACCAACAAGAAGATCCCAAATCGAAAAAGGGCCTTCAAAATATTTTTACGTTCGGGCACCACCAAAAAGAGGAAACCCTGAACGACGAAGGAGAGGATTTTCCCACGGTGCTCATGGTGAGTGGGAAACTCTACAGGTGAAGGTAACGTCCAAGACGGTGACTCGCCACCAAGGTCTTTTATATATTCACCTGCACTGGCGGCTCGCTATGGTGTGATCGTTGAATCGGTCGATTATCCGTTTGCAGGCCAAACAGCCTCGGAGATCGCAGGTTCCCTGACCTCAGCGCCTATCACGACTCGGTATGATCGAATACACCAAGCGGCTTGCCAACTCGTCCACTTGGGAAGGAACCCTGGCTTATCGCCCTTTCCTGTTTCCCAACCGTCCAATTCATCTGCTCAGGTCGAACCGCATCGGCAACATCACCGCAGTGACCTACTCTTGGTCCATCGGTAAAGATGCAGGGGTGTCGATCGCCCTCAATAACCTAATGGCCGAACGCATCGGCAAAGACGGTAACAGCAGCTTTAGGCTACTGACAGGAGCAGTGAACACACCGATCTCTTATGCGACGTTATGGGGAAACAAAGGCGACAAAGAGACGGGCGTCGATGCTGCCGAGCCGACTTCTGGTGTTCACTCCCCTGCAACTAACAACGTCAGCAAGAAAAGCGGTGCGTCACCGACTGAACCGGAAAAACCTCTCTCCTCGCAGCAGGTGCGGGAGCGAGTCACGAATCCGCCCGCTGAAAAATGGGTTCGACAAGCTGTATCCACCGTTCCGCAAAAAGATCGAGGCGCTTTTAGCCGAGTGCAAACGGCAGGGAGCTTAACATTTCAGTGCGAGAGACCTTTCGCTCCCCAGAGAGGCAGCAAGCGATTTTCAACAGTGCGGAGGGTACAGGAACCAACGCAGAAGCCTTCAAGAGTTGGCACCAGTACGGTCTCGCCGTAGACGTTGCTCCCGTAGTGGACAAGTCTGCCGCCCTACCAAGCGAGCGAGCCGTGTTAGCAAGGGTCAACGCAATTCAACAAGAACTTGGCCTAGACCTTGTGTGGGAGGGAACTTCCGTAGCTTCTACGATGGATACCATTTTGAAAAACCCAAAGAATGGATTTCTTTGAAAGACGCTCGGAATACCTTAAAAAATACGGTGACGGGTATTTGCAGGAAGTTTGGAAGCACATCACCCAGCGTTACTTTCCCGAAGAGGATTCAACCCGAAAGACGTGCCTAAAGTGACAGGCGCAGGAGCGATTCCTGGAAACAAGAACGCAAACTCTGTGATTCCTCCCCCAGTTGAGCCTTGCACACCGAAATTGATGGAAGCCGCTGGGTTCGACAACCTGCCCGACGATTCGGACTAGGAGCTTGGGATACTTATGATTGATTGGCGTCAGAAAATGAACACGATCTCGTCCCGTTCTGCCGATAAAACAGGTAACGGGATTGCAGACGCTGGCATATTTCAAGGTCTGGTGGACTCAGCCTCAGGCGAAACGCAGTCGGTGCGCGTGGTTTTTGCCAACGGGAACGCGACCTCTCGCTTCCCATGCCGTTTGACTCCAAGACCTCTTGGATCAGAAGCATCCCTGAAAGCGGGCAGCAGGCACTCTTAGCCTATAGGTCCGACAACAAGGATCTTGTCTTCCTGAGGTATCTTGACGAACGACCAGATAAAAAGATCGAAGGGTACAAGCGCAAAAAAACCCTTTATCGACCTTTGCTTCCAGAGCGAGCACGAAATTCATTCGTCAGGGATGGCTCAATCCTATTATGGACAAAGACCGCTGCTGGAGATGCGAGCCGGGGTTTTGCGCTCTTGGCTTGACCAGGACCGAGCCGAGATCGGCCAAAAGGCACCTTTACACCAAAGGCAGCTTTGGGAGTACAAAGCCTCGGGTGGCAACGTCCCCCTTTTCTCTCTTGGGGATGAAGAGCGGTTTGGTGTGGTGCGGAGATCAAAGCCGCTGACGCCTATTGCTATCGCGGGGATTACTGCACGGCTTGCGCTTTCTAAAACGCTCACCATCCCGCCCATCAAGAGCCCAAACTTTCATCTTTATCCATTTCCAGACTTCAGCTTACCCGCAGGGCCTCTCGGCATACCCGCAGGCTTTGGTCTCACGTCGTTTGCCGTCGCTACGGCTACCGAGGCGCTGACGCCTGTGACGGGCAAATTCAAAATGCGGCCTTACGCTAAAGAATATCTCCGTGTTATCCGCAACCCTTTGTTCAACCCCGAAGACGGTTTGACCATCCCGCCTATCAACCTTGTCGATATCCGCGAAGGTCATGTGTTCAATGACGAAGGCTTGCAGACTTTTGGACCTAACGGAGCGTATCTCAGGGCGCAGCATCGCTATTACACCACGATTGGTGATTGGACCAGTTTCAAAGTGGACGAGCTAGGCAACGTCAACTGGGATCTCTCGCTATCTGCCGTGAAAGGTTGGACTCAGCTAGTCCCCTTCGGGAACTATGATGTTAAAGCTGGTCTTGAAATGTCGTTTGCCGCGACCAACATCAAAACTTTCTCGCTCCTGCAAACCAGTATCGACAGTCTAGCGTCTCTCTCCACAAGCTCGCAGCTTTCTACTTCCATGTCATCCACCTTGAATTTTGGAATTGAGTCGAAAGGAATGTTGGGGGTCAAGGCTTACCTTGATGCGACGATTGAGTCGATGCTCAATATGAAACTCTCAGCAACAGCCTTAATGGATGTGAATGCAGGAGCACAGATGAATTTGAAAGCTCCTATCGTCGCCGTAGGTGCAACTCCTGCCGAACCGATGGTGATGGGAACGCAGCTTTCGACTTGGTTACAAACCCTAATAAATACTTTTGTAACCAACTCGATGTTCATCACAACAGGGAACATGGGTGCTCCGACCCCGCTCAACCCTGCAATCCTAACGCAGTTAAACCAACTGATCGCTCAGATTCCAACACTAACATCGAAGACGATAACTCTTTCTCCGTGAGGTTAGTGTGGCAGAGGTCACGATTGATTTACAAACCCTACAAAATATCTTAGCCAAGTCCTCGAACAGAGAACTGGAAAAGGTCACTCTACATCCAAGCCTGATAGCGGGTTATAACCTTAACATCGATGATCTTGCTCAGACACCCTCCGTGATGTCGTCTTTTGTGTTAGTTCCATCTTTGGCCTACCGCTTCGGGTATTTCGACTACCGCTATCTTTTACTCGGTTATCTCTTAGAGCGAAACGGATCGTATGAGAGCGGTCAATTTGAAATTATTTCAAACGCTGCCGAAGACGACCCCAAGACAGAAGTTTTTTCGCAACCGACCTTATGGACGAGAAAGATTACCAACATTCTTACAGGCGCGTCTTTAGGGGTTGATCTTGGGGTTGCTTATGATTCTTCTTTGTCAGAAGATGGATATAAACGATTTGGTATAACATTTAAGATCACGTCCGCGACACCCGCAGTGTTTCCAACGCTGCGCATGTTTTACATTTCGGCCCTAGCTTGTAAGTCATAGGAGAAACGAATATGCCACTGATGGGTTCAGAGACAGTCTTGGCAGCACAAATGTTTAGTCTGGTCCAAGCGGAACTAGCCGCTACAGGCCATCCGCCCGATCCTGCATCTCTGCCAAATCTGCAAGCGTTCTGTAATGGACTCGCCAAGGCGATTGTGCCGCATATTGTTTCTTTTGCACAGGTGGCTGCTGGAATACCGACCGCAGGCTCGCCTGCCGCTCAGGCTACGGTCGCTCCTGGAATTATTATATAAATCAGATACTTATAAAATTATGTAAAAACCAAAAGGCGTTTATATTCTGAGGGCTCAGATGGTCACACCCAATCGCTTACGCTACATTCAGTGTGAACTTCCTGATGACTTTATCAATTCACTGATTGCCTTTGAAGACGACTTCGACGCACAAATTAAGCCGTACTTTGATCGCCTCGCGTTTCTTACGGCCACGCAGCTTCCAGGCGTCAAAGCGGCCTTAGAAGAGCAGTTAGTTTTTCGACGGCAGTTGTTAGAAGGAAGTCCGGTTCCCAACTTTGGGTCCATGGCAAAAATTGAAGAGTTTTTGAAAATCACTAGCCCTGACCGCGACCCGACCACTAAAGAAAGTCGTCGGATCGATGAGCAGAAGCTCGGCGCTTTTGGCATCCCTTTGTCTGAACGGAAAACTTTTTAAGATACTCAAAGGCCGACGTGTTGAGCCTTTTCGTCGCTTATGGAAGTTGGGTGGGAATAGTTTTCAGAACTTTGTGGACCTTGCCGAAGCTCACCTGTCTTCGACCTCTGGCAATGTTATGTTTCTACAAAACAACACCGCTAAAAAAAACGACTCGCCTTATATCGATCGCAGCTTTGACCAAATTTATCAGATCAGTGGCTATCAGCCTTCACTGTTTCAAAGCGGTGTATTTTGGAACGAGACAATTTTAGCAAGTACAGCCAACAGGCGCAAACTCGACGCCTACGGCTTTACCGCAACCCAGATCACTAACATCTTTGCAGGTCAATCTCCCAACGCTAACGTAGACCTCAAAGCGAAATTTAAAGTCGTTTTAAATTATCTATCGACTCTTTCTAAACTTTTAATTTTGCCAAAAGACGATGCTCTAAGAAAACCTGCGTGGAGAAGCGAGTCAAACTGGATTGAACTGACTATTAAAGAATACCTAGAGTATCGCCTGCTGCGCAGCATCACCTCTTCCGTCCTTGACCCCTCGTTTTATAGTCTTTTGATGCAGAACTTACAGCCAGAGGACTTAAAAGAACTTTTTGAAAACAGACCTGACGTTCTGGATTTCGAGTTGCCGCAAAAGCTCGACGAGATCACGGAACTTGTCAGCACGGCAGTTTCGGTACCTCCTGGGTCTGCGGTGATTAACACTTACATGCTCGCCATACCAGAAGAAGAAAAGTTTTTAAAAGACTTTGAGTGTCGCCTTTTTGATCTTGGTTTGAGCTTATGGAAGGTCTTTATCAAAGAGCTTCCCGATCGTGCGGGGGCTCTCGAAGTCTTGCTCCAAGAGTTGACAGGTAAAAAGGAAGCCCTGAATGAACTGACGCCTCGCTGCATGGATGATGCGAACCTGACCCCTGAGGAAATTCTAGCTGCGTTAGGTGCGAATACTAAGGCGAGTGGTGCGGCAGGAGATCTTATCAATGTCGTCACGACCAGCGATGACCCCAGAGAAAAAGAGCTTATTAATACTTCCATAGGTGCCAGTGCTTCCGGTCAAACTGCGGCCAAGCAAGCCGAAGAGTTTGAGAACCGCTCAGAGGCTAAAAGTGCGGGAGAACAGCCTGGGTCCAAAGGCCGCAGACAAGGGCGACCGTCTCAAGAGACCGCTGCAATGTTGCTTGCCCGCCTCACCAACTGGAGCAAAAACTTCGGAGGTTGCGGTTCTGTCGAAAGCACCGGAACGGGTGGTGTCGCTAGTTCCACAGATATCGTGGACTCTCGAACGGGACAAACCCTAACGTCCACCACCAACAGTGCCGAAGATATCGTGAATCAAGACCTCGGCACACAAACCTTGAAAAAGCAAGATCAACGCTATGAAAGTGAGATGACCAAAGCACCGGAGGAAACAGACTCCGGTATGAGCGAGCCTGTTTACACCGTGACCATTACAGGCGAAGACCATGGTATTCGTGAAGGGTCGTCCATAAACATTTACGAGGCACCCAACAGTAAACTACTCGGCAAGTTTTATCCTAAGATCATTAACAATGCGACGATGACGATTGAGGTTTCGGGAAGTCCTGCTCCTGGGAGCGGTTATCTATCTTATGAGTATCTGCCACGCATCGATAACACGAATTACTCCGCAGAAAAAAGGCGTACTGTTAAGCAAAGACAGGGCACTCCTGCCAAGCTCAACGTGAGTTTAGAGCTTCAACTGAATAACTGCGAGACTGGTGGAGCGTTAGGGGCCTTATCGAAATGGCTTGAGGCCAAAAGAAAAATGCTAGAAAAATGGCTTGAACGAATCATCGATATGATTCGCCAAGTTCTTATTACAGTCATGGACAAGATTGATGCTTTTATCTTGCAGTTCCAGTTGGCGATCGACTCGGTGCTTGCCATCTTAGAGCGTCTTTTGACTCTCGATATCAACTTGAGCGGTCAGGGGGATACGAGAACAGCCTCATCAAATGTGTGTTCGCTGTAGACCTAACTCTTAAAATTGACCTTTTGTCTTTGCTTCTGCCTTATCTTCAAGGACTATTTAACACCATAGGCTTACCGATTCGGCAATTTTTGGACCTTATCCGCGACTTTATTTTAAATATTTTTTGTATTCCCATCAAATGGCTCAATGACCTATTGAATCCGCTCGACGACGCTTTAGAGGCTCTTTCAGATCTTACCTATGGCGTGGTTTCGTGTTCGGTGAAAGATGTGAAACTTCCTGCACCGATCTTGGAACTCTTGCAACTTCTCAACGGCCTTTTCAGTTTGCGTGGATTGGTATTAAGGCAAGCGAACTCCGATTGGCTGAATATGTCTCTCAATTTGCGCAGTGCTAGGGATAACTTCACGGGTCTTTCGCAGTTTGCAAGCATTTGTTCCAGACCAAGTATGGCCCAACTGCAAGCCAAGATGACATCTCTTGCAGAACGTATGGGCTTTGGTCTTCCGATTAAGGAAAGTGCCATTCAATATCAGTCGGGCAAGAGAGCAACCGCGTTGGCGGCTGGTGTTTCTAACATAGCTTAGAGGATCGACATGGCCATCACATTAGATGAAAACCAAGCCAAACTTATTGCAACCAAACGTCTCAGCGCAAGTCAAAGACCTAAGTATTATAACGCAGAAAAAGGTAAGAAGGTCACGATCAGCGAGGACTTTGAAGCCTATCTGATTATTCAAGGACGGGCTCGTAACAAAGAGGCACTCGATTGGCTCAATCAAGCCTCGGAGTTTGCTGTTGCGGACTCTGATCGTGATGCTCTCCTCGATAACGCGATGGAAAATGAACTTAGTAGAAGCGCAAATTGCCAAGGCTGAGCTAGGTCCTATCCTCGACCAGTTCAATCGTTTTCGAGAACGGTTCCTCATCAAAGGCTTTGAGGGTGTTGCCGAAGCGGGTCAGTTCTTTGCCGATGTGCAAAGACCCATGGGCGAGATTATGGCAATAAGCAACCGTCACGAGCATCGTGTGATTGCTGCGTCTCTCTTGCGAGACCTTTTAATTAAAGGCGGGGTAACCCTGGAGCAGCAAAAGCAAATTCAGAGTTGGAATGAGCCCCTGACAGCGTACTAAGCGGAGATATCAAGATGTCGAAAAAGTTCAGATTACCATGAATATTACCGATCAATATGAGGAACGAGCCCTCCTTCGCCTTCTCAAGGCAGACCGGGCTTACTGTGCGTTACACGAGATCGCTCAAGAGATTTTTCGTCCCGCTCGAAAGCACGGCTACAGTGATCCTGCCCTGCAAGAGGCCATGAACAACCACGACCTTGAGCATGAAGAAATCATCGAGATGCTCGAAAAAAATTCTATCAAATTCTTTCTGAAAACGAGATTTCCCTAGAGGAATACGTTTAATGAGGTAGACGTGCAGGATTTTCCTTGGCGCTACTTCAAAATTGATCTCGATTTGGAAAGCTCCAATTTGCAGAGAGTACAGGAGTCAGAAAAAAGGCGGTGAATCACCTACTATCCGTATGTCACGAGATTCTAGCAAAAGAAGATAATCGCGAGTTGGCGTCCGCAGTGGAAGAGGTTGAAAAATATGTCCCGAACCCTCAAAAAAGCCGATGGTGATCTTTATATCGACCGCGAGACAGGTCGGCCCGAGTTTGTGACAGGCCCTTCCAAGGTCGATCAGGAGTTAGCCGACCTGTATCTCACGCGCTATGATGCTGAGAGAGATTGGGGCTCGGAGATCCAGCTAGAGAATTTTCTTAACATCGATATTTCCAAACTCCGAGCCGCTCTTTTCTTGCGAGTCCAGCAGGCGAACAAAAGGCTTTTGGCAAAACAGGGCCGAGACCCTGCTCTTTCCAATTCAGAGAAAATCAAAAGTTTTGACGGAACCCAAGTGTTTGTGGACCGTGAAACCCAAGCGGGGCTTTTATCTCGGTGGCCACGGTGGGGGATACCACGGTGTCGAAGGCGATCGGGCTTGACTTTAAACCCACGTCCTTGCGGCAAGTGCTGCCACCGCCACCTATCAAAATTAGCAAAGGATAGTTTTTTATGGCTCGGTCCTTGACTCAAATCCGCGATGCTATGAAGGCTACTTTGCGCCCTCGATCCCACTCTCGATCTTGAAGTGGGACCGCTTTACGATTATCTGATTTCCCCTGTTCCTTTGGAACTGGTGTCGATCGAAAATCAGGTGGAGCGCCTCAAGCGTTTTTACTCGACAAACTTTGCAGATGTCGCAACACCAGAAGAAGCTCGTGACTTCGCCAATAACTTTGGTACAGGTCCAGATCCTGGTGGAGTCGCACGAGCCACCGTCGTCTTTTACAGGACTTCACTTCCTGGAACTGGCCAGGACAGTACGGTGCCTGTTGGGGCTTTGGTAGCAACAGCCGATAACAGCCTCGTCTTTCGAGCCATACAAACGGCGACCCTTTATGGTGCGTTCGCCTCGTCGAACTTCAATGCTGCGACCAACCGCTATGAACTTCCGGTTGTCGTGGAAGCCGTGGCCCCAGGGCAACGCTACAACGTCCCCGTGGGTCGAATCACTAAAATGATGACTCCGATCTCTGGCTTTGAAGGAGTCGTTCAAACATCCGCAGCTAACGGGGGGACGGAACCCGAAGATGCCTTGACTCTCGCGCAACGGGTGCAATTAAAGTTTAAGGGCCTTGACCGCAACTCCATCAACGGTCTAGCAAGCCTCGGCAAGCAAGCCTACAGCACTCTGATTCGAGATATTCGTGTGGTGCGTCCTACCGACCGCACGGAGTTTCGTCGGCTAACCTCAGGTCCCAGCCTCGATGTATATGTGGACGGAGTTTTGCCGCAGCAATTTACGGAAGACTATCTTGCAATCAGTGCCGAGACCGTGGTCCCTTTGAGCGAAAATAGAACAGCCACGTCGATTGTCAGTGTTTCTGTGAACGGACAGGTCTTGGACGCAGAGGCTTGGCAATTTAGCCCCGATCTCAGCGCAGAGTATCAATATTCCACAAGGGCCAATCCTTCGATCCAACTCTCCGAAGCTCTTCAGCCCAATGATCTCGTCGAGATCACAGGGACGAGGAATGATCTCTTAGATCGGTTGCAGCTTCTTTATTCCAGTGAAGATTCAGTGTTCCAAACCGATATCCTGGTGCGGAGTTTTATCGATCTACCAATTATTGTTGGTCTTGAAGTTAGGATCAACTCAGGCGATAGTGATACTATCAAACAGTACATTCAAAATTATTTGACAGATTATATTGATCCACAAATCTCTGCGATTCCGTCTCTGCTTGTCCCCGATACCATTCGGGAACAACTAAGAGTCTTGATCCCAGAGATCGAGAACGTGAAAATTTACGAGTTCCGGCGAAAAATTGGGTCTGTTGACAGTGTTGAAGTGATAGTTCCTTTTAAAAACCAAGTGCCACGGTTTGACTCCGTGGCATCGACGATTACGGTGCGATTCTAATGCTGCCTATTGAATTTGAATATCTCCTTGGGGACGATAGCACATCCTACGATGTGCTTTTGTCAGGCTTACCACAAGGGGATTCAAATCTCAAACGAGGGCAGGTGGTTCCATCTCATACGAGAAATACTCCACAAACTTTCCGCCTGAAAAATTTAATCCCTGAAACAGCCTATATTATGGATATTCAGGGAGAGTATGAAACCGCACCAACGCCAAGAATGTATTTTTTCTCCGTCATCAGATACACAACTGATGACGGTCCATCTTCCTTACGGCCCTTCGACCATTACGGTAAAGTCTGCCTATCAAGAGCGCAGCTTTTTTGTCTCGGTGACCCATTACGGAACTCTTTTGCGAACGTATGCCAAAGAGATTACCGAATACTCAAGACAACCACTCAGTCTTTTAGACGCAAGTATCACCGAAGAGTTTTCTTATCGGTTAGCTCTCCCTGTTCTCGCAGGTATGAGTAAATTGATTCCTTCGGACTTAGAATTTCTTGGGGTTCTTTCCCATAAACTTTTGGTCAAAAACCTTTTGCACAGACCAGGGACGAACGGGGCTGCGAGAGAAGTTTTAGCCGCATTCTGTGCATCAAACCCCGTCTTACATAAAATGCGCAACATCTCCCGCCTCGATGGGCCGATGTATCGCTCAGAAGAAACCTTTTCAGGTCATGAAGCTCACGTTTGGGTTCCCAACCGAGAAGTAGAACGCTGGAAAGCTCTTTACCCTTCTTCTCGCAAACCTCCCTCAGTTCTATGCGCTTACAGCACTGACAGAGGGCGAGGTTTTCTTCGAGCAAGGTGGTAAGCTCAGGCGACACTCCTTTGATTTCGATTCGCCTTTCGCCAACACCATTTTTGAAAGCACCGGAACCTTCGACTGCTTTTTAAGACTTTTTAGATTGTCAGCCACTGTCGAGAGCGATCACTTTCTGGACTTTTGCCAAGCCTCGTATCCGTTCGATGGCCTGATCCTAGCTCCAGGGTTATCATCGCCTGACGCAGACCCGCTCCAAATCACAAACTGGACGGGCTACTCGCTCACAGGCCGTATGGAGCAGCAATACGGTGAGTCTGATAAAGTCCACCATTGGATGTATGAAAGTCCCCTTCCTGGTGAAATCGACGGCAAAAATCGTTTCTATCGGTTGAGAGGCGTTCCCAGGAGCAGTCGTTCTGTAAAGGTTTGGATCGACGGTATTCTGCAATACCTCAATATTGATTTTCGCATCAGCTTAGGATCAGGTAATCGATCTGGTGCCGTTGGCTTTAAGGCAGGGTCTGCGGGGGCCGAAGCCTTTGGTGGTGGCGAAACTCCAGGTCCCTCTCCTCATGCTGGTTGGTCCACCGACCGAAACCACTGCGCAGTATCTGCTTATCGAGACGGGGGAACCGCGAGACTTTATCGGACCTGCCTTTACAACTCTTGAAGTTAAAGGTGATGCCGACCTCCAGTTCTTGCTGACGGTGGGGCAGCAATCGACAACTAACATCGGGGTGATCTTAGCGGAACCACCCTATGGTAGTAGTGAGGGTACGACGGATCTTCTGCAAGAAATCGCAGTCAACTATGTTGCTCCTGCGTTGCCCGCCGAAGATTATCCCGGTTTGAACCAGTATGGGATTATCGATCTGCCTCTTGGCATCACGAGCTATTATCTTGAGTTTCCCAGACCTGCGATTGGGGCCGATTACCAACTCATCGTTCAACTTGCCGTAGACCCACTCCCTGAAGAAGGGGTCAGTGCTGCTTGGCAAATGAATACTATGGTGCGCACCCATACGACGGATGGTGCGGTGATTGAATTTTCCGATGAGATCACCCAGGAAAACACCAAGCTCTACTGGTGGATTATTGAGTCGGACGAGCTTGCGATGGAACGTGGGACCATCGAACTGGCGCAAGACACTAACCGCTACAAATTGAACTTTGCCCATGGGCCTTACACCGATAAGGTCGCACTCTTATATCAACTTTGGCACACCTCACTAGAAGTTCCAGTTGCGAACCTTCTCGTGTCGCATCGCAAGATCAATCCTGGTGGAACCTATATTCAGTTCTCGGATGCCTTACCCGATAATGGTTACCGCTTGATTGGTGCTCTATTTGCCGCAGAAGCGGGCTCTTTCTTAGAGTTCACGGAAGCGCCTCCGGTCGGCAGTTTGATCGAAGTGCAGTACGATGAGGTGTGGCCTTTCTGGGGTCAAGGACCACTGAGCCCCCACCCGATGGGATTCGCAATGAGTTTGCCCTCCCATACCCCGTGGCCAACGAAAAGTCGGTCTATCTTGCCATCAATGGTCTGCTCGCAACTCAAGGCAATAACCGTCAGTATACGGTATCCAAAGAAAATACGATGGTGCGGTTCACATCGCCACCGAAGCCCGACCAGAAACTCTGGGCCGTCTATCCCTTGAAGAGCCCCTACACTCAGGAGCTTCCAAGCGCGTGGGATCAGGGTTTTGCGTTCAGCCGCAGCGATCAACGGGGTCGATTTGCCACGGCTACGATCGGGAAAGCCTTAGACCGACTGCCAGTAGGCACGACGTTGGAAATAGCCAACACTCATTTTTTGGGAGTTGCACCAGCGTCCGGTCAAATTATCGTGACAGGCCGAGTGGACACGAACTCCACGTTGGACTTTGAGGAACTGGGCGTCACGCTCAAAGCCGTGGCAAATCCCGTGGACTCTTTTATCTTTGATGCCTCCGTGGTGTCGCCCACAACCGATCGCATCACTATCCCCAACCATGGTTTGGCAAGTGGACGAGAGGTGTTGCTTGATGTCGGCTCAGGGCTTTCAAATTTGCCTGTCGGCTTCAATCCCGGTGTGACCTATTATGTCGTCGATCCCACCACGGACACTTTAAAACTATCACCAATTTTTAACGGCCCGCCTGTGGACATCTTGACCACGGGGGCTCGGCTCGTTTCAACTGACATCTCCCAATGAAAACTTTTTTAAAGTCAATGTCAGCCTTGAAGACGATGGGATCGCTCTAGCTTCTTGCATCAATAACCATTCAATCCTGTCTCGGGTCTACCATGCCGAGCACATTCAAAATGGCCGTATCCTCATCCAAGCCAAGACGCTGGGCGGTTTTGCCCGCACCAAGACGACGGACATGGGCATTTCGTCCACGATTGTTTTTGTCGAGCATACTCGCGGGTTCCCCTCCGAAGGTAGTTTTGTTCATCAAGGCACGGTGTATATCTATACCTCTAAAACTGACACCACTCTGGCAGGTATCTCGCCCCGCATCACTTATAGCGAAGAAGACACGATTGCCCTCTCAAGCCTCGATCAAACCTTTGAGCTTCACGGGCTTAGGGATTGATATCACCGACATCACGGGGGACACGTCACCGTCTTCGTTTCAGTCGATCAGTGCCATGTCTGGTCTGAATGTCATCACCATCGATCCTCTGTTGGTTGATGGAAATGCTCATCACCTTTACAGGTGACGACCAGAATTTTTATGAAACGATGCCTGTCAAGGTCATGCCCTTTCAGAATGGAGATGTGCCCTCAGGTCTCTCTGAAGACCTGACCTATTACATTAGAAATTTAGAAGACTCACCCTCGACGGGTGGGAAGCAATTTCAACTCTACAGTGCGCCATCCGGTGGGTCTTTAGTCTCGATAGGGTCCGGTGAGTGCCTACTTCAATCTCGTGGTGTTTGAAGTGGACGCCTCTACCTCGTCCATATTTGCACCAAGTCATGACCTCTATGAGCTTCAAAGGGTCAAGGTTAGTGGCACCAATCTGCCAGATGGCTTTGACGTGGCGAAAATCTATTTTGTGCGCAACATCACCAGTACGAGCTTTCAGCTATCCGAAGACTTTACGGGTTCTATCCTAACAATCCCAAGCCACGAAGAGACCTATCTGCATGTCTATTCCGTAGGCGCTTTTCCCACGGACGTAGACTCGGCCTTTGACTTTGCAAGGCTTGGTAGTGTGGTGGCGGAAGATCCGACCCTTGGTGCTAACCACAACGTCAACCTTTACGATACCTATCTTACCATCAGTGCTAAAGAGATCGGTCCGTCTTACAACGCTTTAGTGTCGGGCAGTAGTGCCTTGACTGTGCAAAATATCGAAGGTGGGGCGGTACCCGTCCGAGACCTGAGCTTTGCCTCGCAAGAGGCGCTTTACGCCAACGAGGGCACGGTCCTCACGTTAGACGGTCTTAGTACAAGGCTTTACAAATTTATAGTGGCAACGAGTTTCAGTTCGACTATCGACCGACTCTGCGTCAAGAGCCCTACTACTATGGCGAAGCATTTCCGATCGACTACCATCCTTTGGACTCGATGATAGCCAATGAGCCGTGTAACTACCCCAAGGGTGTCTTCACTCAGGGTCTCTTTTTCCCAAATTACAGAACACGGATTTTTGCACGATTATAATGAAGAAGATCGCTATTTCCGTCTGGTCGTCACCACCACGACGTTGCCCTATCAGGAAGAGCCTCTAGGGGTTTGTGATGGGGTCAACAGAGTCTTTGAGCTTACCTTGTCTTCGGTCGCGGGCAAAAACTCTATCATGCTTTTCATCGATGGGATTTTTCAACCAACGACGACCTTTGACTATCAAGTCACGTCGAGTGGTGGCAGTCGCCTCACACTTGATGCCGCCCCTTCGTCGGAGCAAAAACTTTGGGCTTGGTACATCCCAATCGACACCTTGAGGTTTGAACCTCAGAAGTTGATACTCTTTCGAGCACGATCAACCTAGCCGATCATGCCCTTTACTCAGGGCAGATCATCTCGTTTTGGGCCTCAAGCGGCACTCTCCCTGAAGGATTGCAAGCGGAACAAGCGTATTATGTGGTCAATCCCACACGCAATAGCTTCCAGATCTCCCTGACCCCCAACGGTTCACCGATTGTGATGACCTCGCAAGGAATCGGGGTCTTCCGGGCATCAATCCGAGCGACAACTTGCTTTACGAGCGAGTTGAAGCACTAGATGGAGTGGTGGATGGGGTCAACAAACAGTTTTCATTACCCCATCGGTCCTGCGGACGACCGCCTCTCTCTTAACTTATTCCTCGAAGGTTTGTTCCAGCTTCAGGGTCAAGATTACCTTGTGGATGTGGGAAATGATTCGATCACCTACTTGGGGGATTTAGCACCAGCCTCTGGCCAATCCGTGTGGGCGCACTATAACGAGCGCACTCTGGACCGTTGGCGACAGTCAAGTCTCGGAGTGACGGATGGCGAGACAGACCTCTTTACGATTCCTTTTATCCTGAACTCAGATCTGCCCACATCTGATGATTCGATCTTGTTATTCTTAAACGGCCTCTGTCGAGACGTGGGGTAGATTTTGAGGTTTTACACGATGAGCTAGGTTATCCAACAGGCCAACTCCGCTTTCTTGGTGGAGCACCGGAAGCAAATCGTAAAGTTCAAGCTGCCTATATCAAACGCGGGTAATTATGGCACTCAATGAAAAAGTAAAACAGAAGATGTCGTCGAGATCTTGGACACTAAAATTCTGTCCTCCCAAGGTCATCCCGCGCTGGGAGTGTTGCCACGCGAATCCTATGATTCGGTACTCACCAAGCTCGAAACCCAGGTGTTGACGCCTGAGCAAAAAGCTGTTTGATGCGCGCCTCAGTACCCCTGACCCTCGAACCCTGTTGTTCTTAAAAACGACCTTGACACGTATATTCCCACTGCCGACCTTGGTGAGTTTCGGGACACGGTGCAAACCTTTGCCGACCTGCCGCTTCCGATGACTTTAACAGGCACGTTGACCAATGGTAGCAACGTCATCACGAGCATTTCTTATGTGGCAGCCCTTTCTCCAGGCAAAGCGGTTGCGGGCACGGGCATCCCTGCGGGCACGACTATTGTGGAAGTGTATACGACCAACGCCTCAGTCAAACTCTCTCAACCAGTCACCAGTGCCGGGTCCACGGTCCTGACAATTTCTCCTGTCGAGGGGGAACTGCGAGGCGTCTTAAACGATCGCACGATCTACCGTTGGAACGGTTCGGCTTGGATCGCCTTCATCAGCACGGGAACTTTAAATCATACAGAACTGACACCCAGTAGTATGAACGAGAGTCTGAGCTATCAGCATCTCACGGCCACTGAAAAAAACCTTTTAATCAGTCAATCCCATGCCCACGCGAACAAAGAAATTTTGGACCAAATTACGAGCCTTGGTTCTGGTCAAATCATCACGACGGATGAGCGCGGACGGATACCAACTCAAAATCAAAAAAATGCTTTAATTGGCTCTTCGGGCACTCCGTCCACAACCAACCCTTTTGTAACGACGCAAGACCCGCGCCTCAACACCGTCCGGAAACCCTATGTGACCGTTGGTCCCCAGGATCTTTGATGACCTTTCAGGGGTGGACTTCCGTCCTTTTGAGGATGCCGTGCAAAGTATCACGGTGGGCGCTACCGCTGCGGTTAAAGCGATCGAAGTGCTCCCTGGGTTTATACTCTGGGAGGTGTGCCCATCCGTTGGCAGACCCAGAACAACGCCATCTTGATTGAAAACTTTACGCCTGGAACGGCTATTTTATCGTTCCAAACTTTCGCAGCAGGGATTCAAGCTCTCCTTCCTGGGACGGGCCAGTTGGTCGTGCGAGGTTTTACCTTCGAGTTGAACGACCTGGGCACCTGCGGCATTTTAACTGAGCGTCCAAACTCGGTGATTGAAAACTGCATCTTCCAGCCAGGACCAACGACCTCCAATCTCCAGGTGGGAATTACCATCGGTGAGTCTGCGGCGAACACGGTAATAAGGCGTTGTCTATTCAAAGGCTATTTGGAAAAAGGCATCGTCATCCGTGGGACAACTGCCGTGTTGAGGAGTGCAAGATTCTCTTGCAGAAGGTAGTAACTACGGTGTCGAGAGTGGCGTCTACAGCAAGTTATTCCTTTGTCAACCATTGTCATTTCATCAACGCCAAATTGAAAGTCCAGTCTGGTGCGGTCAACACCCAGATCACAGGCAATCACTTCGGGACCACCAGCGACATTTTAAACAGTGGTTTTAATACCCGCATCTTGGAAAATTTGCCCCAAGAGGTGAATCAGCCTTTTCTTGGTAAAAAACGCACGGTCGGTCTCACGGAAAGTTATGCGGACTACCGAGGAAACGATCACATCCCTTTCATCCAAGCCCTGGCTGATCCGAATGTCAGCGAGATCGAAGTCCTACCCCGGAACGTACACGCTTTCCACGGTCGTCTCGGTTCCCGAGGGAAAATCGATTCGTGGTGTGTCTAACGGTAATGACGAAGTGGTGGTCCAAGGCAATTCCGGTATCACGCTCTTCAACCTTGCGAGCTACGCTCATCTTGAAAACTTGAAAATCAATGGTTCAAACGCGCCTCTCGTCCTCTCGCAAAGCACGGTGGGAGCTTCGCTTGAAAATTGCACCTTGACGATTTCCGCAGTGGATACCACACTGATGATTACGATCTTTCCGCCTCGAATGTCGAAAAGATCTCTGTTCGCAAGTGTCATTTTCTGGGATCAAGAGGGGCCTCTATCGCTAACTCCACCTAGGCTGTCTACAGCGAGAACACTTTTGCTGCGACCAGTATTTCCTTACAAATGGCTGGGTCTTGCACCCGAGACAAGATCTCCAGGAAGCGTCTTTGAGGTCCCGCAACGCCAACGCCGCTCATCGTCGGCTTTCGCTCGATTGTAA